TAATTTTAATAATTTTAATAATTATTGATATTCAGTTATTATTTTTTAGTAATAATGATAAGTATTGTGATATAATATATAAATATAATATATAAATATAAATATAATAAATGCCAAATTTACTAATTGGTGATAGTCATTGCAGATGGTTGAATGCAAATATAAATAATTGCGAAGAACTTTTATGCGGCGCAGGAAGTGCAAAAGGATTGAATAATAAAAATAGTATTTCAAATTATCATAATATTATTCTCGAGAAAATACGAGACCCAAATATTTATTACGAAACATTAATATTTATGTTTGGTGGTGTAGATATGGATTTTTGCTATTTTCATAAACTTTTACAAAATCCAGAATTAAATCTCTACGAATTTATTGATCCTGTTATAAATAATTATGTAAATTTTATTGTAGAAAATTTTTCTCATAAAAAAGTTATTGTTTTATCTGTGGGCTTACCTACATTAGACGACGAACATTTAAAACAAGGGCTGTTAAATGAACACATTAATTCTTTAGAAAATAAAAATATAGAAACAATAAAAAATAGCTTGGATAATATTTCACTACCAGATATTTATAAAAGAACATATAATACTATCATTATGAATTTTCATTTAAAAGATATAATTGAAAAAAAAAATAATCCAAATATACGGTTTTTAGATATTACTAGTTTTTCTTATGATGAAGAAAAAGGTAGAATTAAGGATGAATTTTTTACAAGTTTTGATCATCACAATTATGACCGAAATGATATGATTAGTAAAATTATAAATGCATCTCTATAAATTTTTCGGCATCCATTATTCCAGTATGTAACAATTCTTCTCTCTTTTCTTGTGATTGTATAGCTTCTTGCAAATAAAGCAAAGTTAATGGATTACCGAAACAGGTCACTTCATAAGGTATAACTATTGATGTATGAAAACCACATTTATCTACCAATTTATTGATAATATTTGTTGTAAATTCTATAATCGTAGAATTTTCATTAATCACACATACTATGGGTTCTCTATAACAATTTTTAAATCCTAAAATTTCATGAATATTCTCTTTACCAATTTGTTCAATGCAATATTGCAATGGGTAATTAGAGAGAACTCCTCCATCAATGAAACATTTTTCATTCATACAAATAGGAGAACATAATAAAGGGATAGATGCGGACATATAAGCACATGTTAATAACTCGGTATCTGGCATTGTCTTGTATGAAATATCTTCTAATGAAAAAGAGTTGATTTCCATTGCAAAAAAATGTAGTTCTATCTTTGTCAATTCGAAGAATTCCTTGCAAGTTATATGGAGCGAAATATCACGTGCATCAAAAAAAGGTTTAAAAAATAGTTGCATTAAAGAAATATCATACAATCCTTTTTTTGAATACATCTCAAAGATTTGATCTATTTTTATATGTGTTGTATCGTGCCAAGGACGTTTTATAATATAATCATTAATAATTTCCCAGTCAAATTTAAGAGCAATTAAAATACTGATCATACATCCAACGGAAGTAGCGTATATTGTTTCAATATTTTGAATAGACCAAAATTCTTTTTTTTCTAAATGCTGCAATGCACCAATCGTTTGAATACCAGATGGTCCGCCACCCGAAATAACTAAATGTTTTATTTTCACCTTCTCTTTTTCCTTCTCTTTTTCTTTTTCTTTCTCTTTTTCCTTCTCTTTTTCTTTTTCTTTCTCTTTCTCTTTCTCTTTCTCTTCCTTTTGCATATAATTATATATTACATTATTTTACTATAGTTTTTTTCTACCGCATTGTTATGGCTAATATTTTTACTTTAGAAAACATCTCTGATTTTTCGGAGAAGATAAATTTAGATGACTTGTATGAAAAAAAAAGATCGCATGATCTAAATAAATTAGATTTGTATAATAAAATTTTAAATAGAATTCATGTGAGAATTAAAACAACATCCCGACAAAAAATAGATGAACATTTTTGCTGGTATGTTGTTCCAGAAATTATTATTGGCGTACCTAAATTTGATCAAGGAACGTGCATTGCATATTTGATGGATAAATTAAAAGATAATAAATTTCAGGTAAGATATATACATCCGAATACTTTATTTATATCTTGGCAGCATTGGATTCCATCTTATGTTCGCACAGAACTCAAAAAGAAAACAGGAATTGTGATTGATGAATTTGGCAGAAAAATAGAAGAACAAAATGATGATAAGATTTTATTACCAAATTATGAAGAAGCCGCAAAGCCTCAAAATAATCATGCATTCAAATTAAAAGAATCTACAAAACAGATACAACAGAAAAAATTTACTCCAATACGCTCGTATAAACCCTCTGGAAACTTGATCTATGATGAAGAACTATTCAGCACTTTAGAAAATAAATTAAATTAAATAATTTAATCGAATAATTTAATCGAATAATTAAATTATATCTTTTTATAATAAGGATAGTAGAATGGACCAAATAAAAGATAAAACGGATTTAAGAAAAACAAAGAATAAACGTACAAAACATAATAAAACCAAAAAAATGCAGGATGTACCCAAAAAATCAACCGCTGTATGTTCTCAGCCGTATTCAAACATCGAAGAGCGTTATATAAAAAATTTCAAAGCCGAACGCGATTTGTCTTATAAACCAATGCATGCTGCTCTAGTTCGTGCGTTTAAAATACCATTTTCTCCATCTCTTGTAACCCCACAATCAGATTTTTATACATATATAAATTTCCGTTGGATTCAGGATTCTACTAAAAAATATCAAAGCAAAGACACAACAAATCGTTATTTTGTAGAAGTCGATGTCTATCGACTAACTCAGAATAGAGTGTATAAAGAACTATTTGATTTGGTGAAAAAATATGTTGCAACCGAAAAATCGAAAAAAAGAGACAAAATAAACAAAGTATATCAATCTTTATTAACTCTGAAATCTTCTACTATTAAGAAACATTTTACAGAAATGAATGATATTTTTGCTAATTTTCAAAGGGGGGATAATTTATGGAATTTATTAGCGTTTTTGAATGAAAATGAAATTATATCTTGGGGTTGTCCAATTTCTTGGAGCGTTGCACAGGATCCAAAAAATTCTCAAACTTTTTGCGATACTATTAGCGCACCAAGATTAAGTCTTTATGATTATTTGTTATATTTGGATGATTATGGACAAACTCCAAAATATGTAAAATATAAACGATCCGTTGTTTCTCATTTTATTCACTATGTAAATAAAATATTTGACGCGTGTTTAGGTAAAGGTCATGGATTAGAGGGGAAAGATGTATTTACGGTAGAAAAAGAATTACTCAATGCAATGGGTTGTAATACTGTGAAAAATGATAGTCCAGATGGCTACAATAAAGTATTAGCGTCGGAAGCATTAGAAAAATATGGATTTGATTGGGCTCAATTTAGCAAATTTCTTGGATATAAAAAGACTCCCGGTTATTTTGTATGTACAAGTCTAAACTATTTATTGTGTGTATCAAAATATTTGAAAAGTATTTGGAAAACGCCAAAATGGAAGGCTTATGCATTTTATATTGTGTTGCGTCAAATGATCCGTTTTGATAGCAAATTAGTGCAAATCTACTATGATTTTAATGATAAATTTATTGAAGGCCAACCAAGTCCTTTTCCAAAAGATTTATATCCTGTTTTTGGTCTTTCTTTAACATTTAATACTTTTTTAACGGAGCAATATGTGGGCGCTTATTGGAATGAAGAGCATGTAAGATTTGTTGAAAATCTGGCAAACGATTTATTAAAAGTATTTAAACTAAAAATGCATAGGAATACCTGGCTTACGCCTAAAACTAGAAAATATGCTATCAAGAAGCTGGATTATTTACAACTTATTATTGCCAGACCGAAAGAGATGAGAGCCGATCCTTTATTAGAATATAGTGCTGATGATGCTTGGTATAATATGTCTTTATTGTGCAAATGGAAAAAAAATAAATATTTACAGCTACAAGGAAAAGAAGTTGTTGATATTCCTCTTATTGACTGGAAAGAATTTAAATTAGTTGGCACCCAAGCATATGTTGTGAATGCTTATTATGAGATGAATAATAATAAAATTTTTATTCCTATGGCTATTATCCAAGAACCCTTTATTAATTTGAGAGAAAGAGGGTTCGAATATAATTTAGCGCGTATGGGATATATTTTGGGTCACGAAATGTCGCATGCTTTAGATAATACTGGAAGCAAACATGACTATAAAGGTAATTTGTATAATTGGTGGCAACCGGAGGATAAAAAAAAATATAATTTAATTGTGAAAGATATTATTAAGCAGTATGAAACGTTTGCATCCTATGATGGAATTAAATTTAACGCGGAAATTACTGTAGGAGAAGATATGGCAGATATTTCTGGAATCGCTATTTGTCAAAGATATTTACTGGATTATCATGAAGTGAATAATGTTGTTATGCCAATTCGTGATCTATCATTAAAAGAGTTTTATGTACATTTTGCGTCGCATCAACGCCAATATATTTACAAACGCGCGGTAAATGTACAATTAGGAACAAATCCTCATCCTTTGGACAAATATAGGACCAACTGTGTTTTAGCAAGATTAGAGTTATTCAAAGTTATGTACAATATTAAAGAAGGGGATAAAATGTGGTGGAAAACAAATGATGTAAATTCGACTATATGGCTTTAAAAACTATTTTGAAGAAGATATTTCCTTTATAAATTCAAGTATATTAAGGAAAAAATAAAACTTATTAAAATTAAGCAAAAAAAAAATCTCAGGTATATATATAAAATGGCTACTCGTCGTCATCGTCGTCATGGAGGTCGTCGCTCTTCTTCTCACCACGGAAAGATGAATAAGTCTGCTCTCAAAGCAATGAGATTGCACACACGTAAAGCTAGTGCTGCTGCTGCTGCTGCTGGCGGTGCCAGCAAAAGCGCCGCGAGAAAAGCCATGAAAGCGAACACTCCTGCCACTGCTCGCGCCGCCGCTTCTGCCGCCGCTTCCGCCGCCGCAACGGCCGCTTCCGCTGCTAGCGCTGCTGCCCGCGCCGCCGCCAGCGCTTCTGCCGCTGCTCGTGCTGCTTCCGCTTAAAAAGCTGAAAGTTAAGTAATTATTTTTTATTTTAGGAATAAAAAATAACTTAAAAATAGGAAGATAACATTAAACAATTGAAAAATTATTACCGAGACAATGTTTTACGTTGTTGCTCTGTTTCTTTTTGAATGAGCCATTCCGCACTTTTTTTTAGATGTTCAATTTGACGCTGGGTTGTTACCAACATTTTAGACTCAACAATAGACTCATATAAATGTATTCCTTTTGTAAAATCTTTTTCGCATTGCAAATATAATTCAATAATAGTTTGTCTAGCATCCTCCACAATTTCTTGCAATTGATCCTTATTCAAATCAGGATGAACGCGAATAAATTTTTTATCGGAATCATCGCTTACAAATAATTGATTGATAATTTTTAACAACTCTTCTTGCTTTTCTGTCGATCTGGCAATCATTTCTTTCAAATTTTTGGCATATTCCGTCATGTTTATTTTATCTTCTTTTTTGCTTGCGCTTCCACTTGCGCTTCCGCTTGCGCTTCCGCTTGCATCTGAGCTATCACTTGCGCTATCGCTTGTATCTGAGCTATCGCTTGTATCTGAACTTTTTGCGCCACCTTTTTTACAGGACGACGAGTGTTTCCCATAATCTTGCAATTTAATATCAGCAAAGGATGTAATAGTATCTGGCATTTCTTCTTCCCCGGTAAATGCTTTATAAAATAATTTTAAATCGCTCAAAAAATGTTCTTTTGATTCTGCACTCATATCAGTAAAATTACCGGTTTGATAGTCAAATTTTGCATCCATATACAATTGAAGAAGTTCTGGAATTCCTGGTTTTTCTGCCAACGATACTCGATCTATAGAACAAAACGGATTTTTCTGTTCTATTCCGGCCTTTTTAAGCAATTCGATTCTCTCGTCACATATATTTGTTTTTCCCAATGTAACCTTTGCGTGTTTTGGAATCTTATCTTTTTCATATAATCCACGTTTTACTAATTTTCCTGAATTATTTGTATAGGTGTATTCTGGATTAATCGTCATAACAATCGCTGCAAAAATATGAGCAATTTTTACATAAAATTGTGCAATTTGGTTGCAAACTGTCATTCTTTTTTCTTTTGATGATTCATCTATGTGAGGGAGATCACTTTTATGAAAAAATAATACACTATCATTGCCCAATTTTTCTTTACCAATGTTCTCGATTTCTAAATCTGTAAAATAAGTATCCAATATATTGGAGGTGATCAAGACTAATTTGTTGCAATAACTTTTTTCATACATTTTTTGCAAACTTTTGAAATCCATTGTTAAAATATAGTGACTTGCAATATAATCTAGACGTCGATGTAATGATTCTTCTGGTAATTCTGGTAATTCTGGATGACTTGATTGATTGCCCATATATCTTTGTGAGATTAAAATATATGTATTCATCCGGATCTTGTAAAAATATTATATTATTTTCAAGATGAAATGAAAATGATATAAAAAATGATATAATATATATTTAAAATTGAATTAAAAACAAAATATTATAATGATGAGATAAACATAATGAGCAAGGAAAAAACTGTAAAACGAAAAATTTCATCTATTAATAAAATTCAATTATGGAATCAGTTTGATTCAGAAGTTGTTGGATTGCGATCCAAAATTGATCCTTTAGAGTGTATTTATCGCTCTTGTGGTACTAGAGAAAATTGCGAACGTTGTGAAAGCAACTTGGCTTTTTCGGAAGAAGGATTTTTAACGTGTGTTAATGAAAAATGTGGTATTATTTACAAGGACATTGTGGATCAGTCGGCAGAATGGCGTTATTATGGTGCAGATGATAATCAAAATTCTGATCCAACTCGGTGTGGTATGCCCATCAATCCTTTGCTAAAAGAGTCGTCCTTTGGTTGTAAAGTGTTATGCATCGGCTCCACATCCTATGAGATGCGAAAAATACGACGCTATACAGAATGGCAATCGATGCCATATAAGGAAAAATCGCAATATGATGAATTTCAACGAATTACGATTATGTCGCAGAATGCGGGAATGCCAAAAATGATTATCGATGATGCTATGCGATATCATAAGAAAATATCTGAATATGATCTAACATTTCGCGGTGATAATCGCGATGGTATATTAGCAGCATCTATTTACATTTCGTGTAGAATCAATAATTTTCCAAGAACGGCAAAAGAAATTGCGACTATTTTCCATTTAGATGTAACTAGCGCAACAAAGGGTTGCAAGAATGCGCAGGCCATTATTAACAACTTGGAAAGAGATATGGACAACAAAGAAAAGACTTCATTCTGTAGAACAAAGCCGGAAGCATTTATTGAGCGATATTGTAGCAAGTTGAATATCAATACAGAGCTTACCAAAGTATGTCAATTTATCGCCATGAAGATTGAAAAGATGAACTTGATGCCGGAAAATACTCCGCATTCTATTGCTGCAGGAGTTGTCTATTTTATTGCTCAAATATGCAAACTGAATGTATCAAAGCGCGACGTAAAGAATATTAGCGAAATCAGTGAGGTGACGATTAATAAATGTTTTAAGAAGATTGAACGTTTGAAGGATGAACTGGTGCCACAGGTTATTTTGAATCGATACAGTTAAATTATCTTCTTCTAGTCTTTCTAGATTTCCTTGTTTTCCTAGATTTCTTTGTTCTTGTTCTAGATTTTCTTTTTCTTTTTCTTTTTCCTCCTGAAGAATATTTTTTTGCCAAAAAGTCTTGTATTAACCCTCTAAATTCTACATCACTCATGTCATTAATACGATTTATCATCATCGTCTTTTGCTCCGGTGTTTTCATTGATTTTATAAGATTTGCAAATAAATCCAATTTATCAACCAATAAATTATGAATACCATCCTTATCATTACCATAAGAATGTTGCACTAAATAGTAAGCTTTTTCATAAGTTAAAGTATTCAGCATATCTATTTGTTCTTCCGTTAGCATTTTCATTGCAAGTAATTTATTAAAATAATACTCGGGATAGGGGTTACCATCAAATTGAGTGTTGGTTAATCTTTCATAATTACTCATCGCTATAATATAATATAGATATAATATTTTTATGAATTTAAAGAAGTTTTAAACAAAGAAAATAATTGTATATAGTAAAGCATTCATGTTATTGTTTAGAAATAAATTGCGCCCTCCACCCCCACCACCAAATCCAAGATATAAAATATATCATGAAAAACACCAAAAAATAGCGCGCCAATTAACAGAATTTAGACATAAAAACAGACCTTTTGTATTAAAAACATCTTATAATAGCATTATACCTTTGCATATATACACATGCTGGCATTCCAAAGAGTTGCCTCCGTTTATGAACGAGAATGTAGAATACTTAAAACAAACAAATCCCGAATTTACAGTACATGTATATGATGAAGAAATGTGTCGTACATTTATTCAGGAACATTTTGATTCTTCGGTAGTAGAGGCATATGATAAATTGAAACCGTCTTCTTATAAATCAGACTTGTGGAGATTCTGTATTCTGTACATTCATGGCGGAATTTATATGGATATTAAATACAGATGTATTAATAATTTTAAACTTATCGCACTCACTGAAAAAGAACATTTTGTAAGAGATAGAGAAGAATTCGGCGAAGGAACTTATACAGCATTAATTGTAACTTTACCAAAAAATGAAATTATGTGGCAATCTATTCAAAAAATTGTTGAAAATGTGAAATCTCAATATTATGGAAATAATCCATTGGATCCAACTGGTCCAGGATTACTTGGTTCTTTTTTTACGCAAACAGAAAAAAAGGAAATGATATTACATTTTGAATGCACAAATATTGAAAAATATTATGATAACATTTATTACATAATGTTAAATGACACCATTATTTTAACTTATTACAAACAATATCGAGATGAACAAAATCAGTTTCAAAAATATGAACCGTATGGAACATTATGGGATAATAAAGATATTTATTTTTCATGATAAATTTTTGGCGATAAAATTCAAAAATAAAATAAGTAATCAGATAAATGTCTGTACCAAGTAGAATTTTTATTGTTCCGTATAGAAATCGAAAAGAACAAAAATTTTTTTTTAGCAATCAAATGTCTTTTATTTTAGAAGGAGAGACAGATTATGAAATTTTTTTTGTTCATCAAAGCGATAATCGAAGTTTCAATCGTGGTGCCACTAAAAATATTGGATTTTTAGCCATGAAAGACAAGTATCCAAATGATTATCAAAATATCACATTTATTTTCAATGATGTAGATACGCTGCCATTTCATAAAATTTTCGATTATACAACAACTCCTGGTATAGTAAAACATTATTATGGATTTGAATATGCTTTAGGAGGAATTGTTGTTGTCAATGGATCTGATTTTGAAAAAATCAATGGATATCCTAATTTTTGGGGCTGGGGAATGGAAGACGCGTGTCTTCAAAAACGTTGCGCAAAATATGGTTTAGAAATTGATCGCTCCCAATTTTATAAAATTGGAAGTCCTGAAATTTTGCAGCTGTTTGACGGAGTTTCTCGTTTAATATGTAAAAAAGATCCTCAACGAATGCAGAAAGATTCTGGGATAGATGGTCTGCAAACCATACATGGTCTGCAATATGATATAGATGCAAAATCGTCCAACCCAGCGGACAATCATTTTATTGTTGAAAATGATCGCATATGGATAATCAATGTAACAAATTTTGCAACTCAAGTGCGTTTTGAATCTGATGAATATTTTGAATATGATTTGAGAGAACCCAAAACACAATTTAAACATGCAAATAAAGGCCGTATTCAAAATCCAATTAATACAACAGAAGAGTGGAAACATATTCCGTATTATCCAACAGCAGAAGAGAGAAAACAACAGCAGCAACAACAACAACAACAACAACAACAAATTAAACAGGTTGTCCCTCCAACAATGAACAAGTATCATCCCAAATATGCGTCTGTAATAGGAGCAAAACCTGCTGCAATGGGAAGTGTGAGAATGGGTCTAGGAGGAGTCTTTAAATGATAATATAGTTATTTTTTTGTATATATTTTTATATTTCAACATAGTATAATGCCAGGTTTTCAGTCATCTTCATATGGAAAAGGTGTTAGCTATAGTACTATTTCTCCTAAATTAGGAAGAATAATACCCCCGCACAGCTTGTATCAGGCAATCTTCCTGTATGGACCTACAATGTCTCAAAAAAGTCAGAGTCAAATAAATGCCATGACATCAAATCTCGGTAAAAAATGAACTTGTAAAAATAAATAAAGTTGTAAAAAAACAATATAAAATATGATTTATAAAATAATATATTCTATGAATCATATTTCAGATATTAAACATGCATTCTATATTAATTTAGAAGCAAGGGTTGATAGAAAACACCATGTAGAACAACAATTCAGTGTTTTACAAGTACCCATTAATCGATTCAATGCAATTCGTTTGCCAAACGGTGCTATTGGATGCAGCATGAGTCATTTAAAGTGTCTGCAAACAGCCAAAGAAAATGGATGGCCACATGTTCTCGTATGCGAAGATGATATTAAATTTTTGGATCCGGCTGTGTTTTATAGACAGTTAAATGGATTTTTGGAAAAGAATCATGATTGGGACGTAGTTCTTCTCGCTGGAAATAACATGCCGCCTTATGAAGCAAACGATTCTTATTCTGTAAAAGTTCGACAATGTCAAACGACAACTGGGTATATTGTTAAGGCACACTATTATGATAAATTAATAAAAAATATAAAAGATGGCATACAACATTTGATGAGAGAACCGCATAGACATACTTTTTTTGCAATTGATAAATATTGGTTTCATTTGCAACAAGAAGACAATTGGTTTTTGATTGTTCCATTGACTGTAGTACAAAGAGTAGATTACAGTGATATTGAGAAAAGAATGACTAATTATACGAGAGCTATGACAGATTTAGATAAGGACTTTTTAATGAACCAGATTAAAAATGCAAGAAAACTTGCAATATAAAATAAAATAAATATTGCAAGGTAAAAAAATAAAAATTGATTGCTATTCTATATTTAATAAAAAAGATAAAAAGAAATATATGGAATTGTCATCAGAACAACAAATTGCATTTGATAAATATATTCAAGGAAACAATATATTTATTACGGGTCCAGGCGGAACAGGAAAGTCCGCGTTAATCAAGAAGATTTATCAGCATGCGATACATCATGAAAAAAATATTCATGTCACTGCCCTCACAGGTTGTGCTGCGGTTCTTTTAAATTGCAACGCAAAAACCGTGCATTCGTGGTCTCATATAGGATTAGGCAATGGATCTATTGAACAAATGGTTCAGCGGATTAATTTTAATCGCTTTTCAAAAGCGACATGGCGATCGACGCAGATTCTTGTGATAGATGAGGTCAGCATGTTATCTTTAAAATTATTTGATATGCTGAATCAAATTGGCAAGTTTATTCGAAAGAGCTCAAAGCCTTTTGGTGGAATGCAAGTGATCTTTTCTGGAGATTTTTATCAATTGCCGCCGGTGGGTTCCAAAGATGAACCAGATACAACCAAGTTTTGTTTTGAAAGTACAGAATGGAACAACGTGTTTCCGCCATCTTGCCAAATTCAACTTGTCAAAATTTTTCGACAAACGGATGAAGTATATTCTACTATTTTGAACCAAATCCGTATCGGAAAATTCAAGAAGAAGAGCCATGATCTATTGCTAAGTTATGTGGGAAGAAAACCAGATCCAGATTTGATAACAGAACCGACAAAATTATATCCGATCAAAGCTAAAGTAGAGCATATTAATACAACAAAGTTAAATGCGCTGGAAAGCGAGGCACAAATCTATGAAATCAATTATGTGACTGATTTGAAAACTACGAATAAGGAGGCTGAAAAATTCGTGGAATATACAGAAAAGACAATTTTGGCAGAGCTAAATTATCTGGCTGGAAATCTCATGTGTGACAAGGAAGTGCGTATCAAGATTGGTTCGCAAGTGATGTGTATTGTCAATTATAAATCTGATTCCGGTGGTGGCATCGATATTTGCAATGGAAGTCAGGGAATCGTTATAGGGTTTTGTGAAGGATTTCCTATCGTTAAATATAATAATGGAATTACGAGAACCATGTATCGTCATGTATGGCCGAGCGAGAAAATACCGAATATTGGTGTCAGTCAAGTGCCTCTTATTTTGGCATGGGCTCTAACGATTCATAAGTCGCAAGGAGCGACCTTAGATGCAGCCGAAATTGATGTGGGAAGCGAAGTATTTGCATGCGGACAAACATACGTTGCATTATCGCGCGTTAAAAGTTTGAGTGGCTTGTATTTGACATCGTTTGACGTATCGCGGATACAAATTGATAAAAAGGTGCGTCAATATTATGAAGCGCTTCCAAAAGTAGAACCCCTCGTACAACAATCAATTCCTCTTGTCTTTGCAGAACCCATACCAATTGCAGAACCCTTTATTGAACAACTTCAAAATATCTTCATAGACTATCAATATGTAGAAGCAAAACTAGAAGCAGAAAAATAAAATAATAACATAATATAAGTAATAAATGGACTATTTAAAAAGGGCATCTGCTGCAGTAAGTTCTACGGCAAGTTCTGCACTCAAAGGACGAGATAAAAATAAATATGGGGATTTACACTTTATTTCTCTTTTAGGAGCAACTTTATCTCGACTTGCTTATTTAGACGATAATTTATTTCTAAAAAATTATATGGCTATTATGGGGCCTGTTATTTTGCCGCAATTTTTAACAGCAATAGATAGGGTGCCATCAACTAACCTAGATGCATTATTAGATGATCAAACATTATTTTTTTCACAACCAACTGATCCTCCTATACCTTATCATTTAAATCCACCAGGATCAGGAAAAAAATATATTAATTTTCTGGAAATGAATATACCACAAAATATCAATATTATAAACAAAGAAACTGGGGGAACTGTCACTGCTGGAGAAGGAACGCCACCTGCAGCTACAGATGTAAAATATATTTCACTTGGTTGGTCTAACTATGGAGAGGTTTTTATTGTTGCGGATAAAAGAATGCCACACACATTATTTATTTTGTTTCGCGGAACATATAGTGCAAAAACTGCAGCTTTATACAGCAAACCAACATCTATAACTCCATTAACCGTATGTGGTAATGAAACCTTTTTATATGGGATTTTTAAAACAGCAAGTGAATTAATACATACAATTATTGAATCTGCGCGATATTTAGCAGTTGATTTTTTAGGCGCAACAAATCCAAATCCAGTTAAAATTTTTACAACGGGGCATTCTCTTGGCGGTGCCATGTGCACCATTTTTTCCTACTTGTGGTTGTCTATTAAAAAAACAGCGCCATATAATAGTGGAGAATACGCAGTTTTAGCCGATAATATTGTTTGCGTTAGTTTGGGTGCGCCACGTTGCATGGGTGCAAAAGTAGCACAAAATTTCTGCGATGCAACAAAAGGACCTAAAAAAAAAATACTATTTTTGCGAATTACTACAAGAGGAGATCCCGTGACAGGGTTACCTCCAAAACAACTAAGTCTTACAAAGGCGGTTTCGGGCGCTTATGGATTTGAACACCCATGTTCGACAAACGATAATGACAGACGAACCGTATCGGAAGATTGTAATGCTCAATTGGTCATGGGAAGAAATTTATTTGCTTCTAATAAAAGCGCGATCGATGTAAATTATGAGGGCTTGTTGGATTGTACAAATTATAAAACTAGAACATATATACCTAACCCACTATCACACACCATCTATTTAGACATTTTGTTTATAAATGCTGTGGATATTATGAATTTTATAGCTGGATTGAATCCAGTAGGAGAAACAAGAGAAGTTTCACGCACACCTAGTGGATCTACAGTATGTCGCGTTATCATTGGAAGTCCTAATGATTTTAAAGCAGGTTTTTTTAATGTGGATCAGGCAAGAGTAGCAGCACCAGCGCCTCCTCCTAAAAAATCAAGTTTTTCTATTAGTATGCCAAAAATTGGCGGAGATGTTAAAGAAGATGTTAAAATGACAAAGGAAGCCTTTACATTATTAGTATCAGAGATGAAACCTTTAACCGGAGATTTGTGTCCAAAAACAGGCCCTCTTATAGAAGATATTTTTACTGCTGTTGTAATGCCCGATATTAGTAAAGTTAATTGTCAATCATCTAGTGCTGTTGCTTCAAGCCCTGCAACTGGAACCTCAATAACATCTAGCATGTCTAGTATAACATCTGGATTTCCTGGTATAAAATCTGGTATGTCTGGTATGGCATCTAGATTCGGCAGTAGTATGGCATCTAGATTAGGCAGTATGACATCTAGATTAGGTAGTAGTATGCCTGTTCGTTCGCAAGGAGGTAAAAAAATAAAAAAAACAAACAAAAGAGTAAAAAGAAAGAGACATACAAATAAAAAGATCAAAAGAAAGAGACAAACAAGAAGAAGATAATAGAACCTTGTATTACGGCGTCCCATCTTCAAAATATTTCTTTGAATCAATGAACAACATATCTTGTTTCAAGTCCAAATGTAAATACAATCCGATGGCATAATCCTCCAAATACTCTTTTTGGATTTCCTCTTTTTTAGAAAGCAAATTTGCAACTGCTTCTTCAGATAAAAGATAAAATCTACCATTACAATATTTTATTTTTTCAATCACTAAATTTGTAGGTAATTCTGGATGAATCATATAATATTTTGAAATATGTTGAAAAGGAACATCAACAATATACCCACCATAATGAACCTTTGGAGTTTTTTTATGTAAAAGATTCATGATAGTTGTAAAAAAACTGGTTGTTGTAAGCATCTGATCATCATCGGTTTTAAAGATATATTGAAACTCGAATGTTTTTTGTATTGCTTCATAAGCCAAAATAACTTTTTTTGGTAAAGAATTATAATCGTCTTCACATTTTACCCATAAAACATTTGATTCCCAATCAAAATAAAAAGGTTCAGCCGATTGCGGGTCACCTAATACGTGAAAATATCGTAATACAGAAGGCAAATGTTTAAGCCAGCCATTTATTTGCTGCGTTGCTTTATATCTATATTTAACACAATTCATAATAAGAAGAATACAATCTTGTTGAAACATATTTATATCTACATTTTAGCTATTATTTTTATATCAAATCTATTATTATATCATTTAAACCAACCATTTTATGCAAAATAATATATAATATATAATATATAATATAAAATGGTTGAATATGTATATTACTCAGGTATTGGAGCGAAAGAAAATGGGAAACATAGCGTAAAAGATTTTTTAAAAATAATGAATAAACATTTTAATATAGAATGTTCTGCATTTTTACCTGATTCAGATTATAAACCATGTTATGAATATAAAGAAATGAACCGCAAAGCAATGGAATATAATATGAAACATAACAAACCGTTATTTGATTATAATAGGAGCAAAAAAACAGAAAAAAAATATAAAAAATTACTGAATAAATGCAACAAATATAAAAAAACAGCAAAAAAAAGAAATTGTAACCTAGATGAATACATTAAATTTAGCGGTGCCGAAAAAAAAATGTAGTCATTATGTATTTAAAATAAAAGATAAAAAATGAAAAATATATAATATTCTATATTTTAAGCCATGAATCAGGAATTAAATCTTTTGTGTCATTTTTTAAAAGTTTGGGACCAAACCATACAGCTGGAGAACAAACTATTTTTTCTTCAGAAAAGTGTAAATAAGCACCCCACCAACTAAAACTACTATTGGCAATAATATGATGTTGGCAGCATGACATCATAATCATTTGTTCATAATCCAATGCTCTAGGATTTGCTCGAATAAATACAAGGCCTTTAAATTCTTTTTCTAATTGTCTAATATATTCTTCTTTCACATAATCGCTATCATCTTCTTCGCAAAAATACAAGACAGTCCAATCCATTGATTTTGTTCTCTCAATAAGAGCATTCAAACTATTTTTGTAATACGTCGATGGTAATACCGGATGAAACTCCTGCAAATTCATATAATCTCCCAAACGAAAATGCATACTAATCGTTTTTTTGGGATCAAGTCCTTTAAATTCTCTTTCCAGCAAAATCTTTTTTGTCTCTTTCAAATGCATCGTCATTTCAGCTATTTCTTCGGCATGTTCTTGAAAATATTTTTCACTTTGAAAATATCCATAAAGAATAGTATTGTTCAGTTTAACTTGATTTTTGGGTAATTCTTCGTAATGGAATCCTTTTTCTCTCAGAACATCACCTTGAATTCTATTCAGAGTAGTAAATTTTCGCAATGGTTGTAAAAATGTGTCCCAATAAGCAGGTCTTTTACCAAACATTTTGGCATAAGTAAAAATAAATGGCTCATGGTGTTTCACAGCATACGCAATCGTAGTAAAAATTTGGAATAATTGGTTTCCGAGCCCACCCATTATATTACACGTAATCATATAAAGAATATCGAGAAACCTATTTATATGATTTTTATAAAATTTAAAAATATTGTTAGAAATCGTTGTTAGAAATCGCTGTTAAACTCAAATACATCATCGTCCATTGTTTTATTCGCTAGAGCATAATCGCTAACTCTGCTCTCAAAAAAATTGGTTTTTTGTTCAATTGATATTAACTCCATAAAATCAAACGGATTTGTCGCATTATATATCTTGTCATACCCAAGTTGTACTACAAGACGATCCGCCACAAATTCGATATATTGACTCATCAATTTTGAGTTCATTCCAATCAATTTACAAGGCAATGCCTCGCATATGAATTCAATTTCGATTTCTACTGCTTCTTTGATAATCTCATAAATTTTTGCCTTACTCATCTTTTTCACAAGTTTATTATACAATAAAACGGCAAATTCAGTGTGTAATGCTTCATCGCGCGAAATAAGCTCATTCGAAAAAGTGAGTCCGGGCATTAGACCGCGTTTCTTTAACCAATAAATAGAACAAAATGCCCCGCTAAAAAATATGCCTTCTACGCAAGCAAATCCAACCAGCCGTTTAGCAAAGCTGCTTCGATTATCGCCTATCCATTTTTGCGCCCACTTGGCCTTCTTTTGAATACATGGAAAATTTTCTATAGCATTAAATAACTTGTCTTTTTCCAAAGCATCTTTAATATACGTTTCAATAAGAAGAGAATATGTCTGAGAATGAATATTTTCCATGGCTATTTGAAAACCATAAAAAGCACGAGCTTCCGATAATTGCACATCTGACATGAAGCGTAGAGCCAAGTTCTCCAAGACAATTCCATCGCTTGCTGCAAAAAAAGCAAGAATCATAGAAATAAACATTTGCTCATCGGTTGCAAGACCATCCCAGTGGGCTATATCTTTTGTTAGGTCGATTTCTTCAGCTCGCCAAAAACAATCAACTTGTTTTTTATACATTGCCCATATTTTTTCGTCTTGAATTGGAAACATGACAAAGCGTTTATCGTCAGGTGTTAAAAGGGGCTCCAAAACATTCTTCGACATCCTAAATAATATATATAGTAGATTTTATATTTTTTCCATATATCTATTAAAAATAGTTAAAAAAATAATAGAAAATAATAGAAAGCTAGTATAACTATGTCATTTTTTGAAGTAGAATTTACATTACCCGAGCAGGATTCTTATTTAGAAGAAGTCGAGAAACAAATTCAAAAAAAAAGAAATTTTTTGTTGAAAAGACAACGTCAATTAGATGTCGCATCCAAAGAAAACCAATTTTTAAACTCTGTGAAAGAAGATTATCAAAAATATCAGAATTTTATGATGAAGCAGAAGGACGAGCAAATAAAATCTATGCAAATTATTGATCAATATTTGAATGATTTAATGGTGAGTGGTAAAATGACAGGACACGATATCAATGAAACGAAAAAAGATCAACGAGAAATTCTTTCAGAAATTGATAAAATTAAAAAGGATTTAGATGAGATGATGAAATAAAAATGTGTGCGTAATATATATTTATTAAATAATGAGCCAACAACCAATAAATATGCAAGGAATTCAAACTAAATTTGATATAATTAAAGGAAATATAGCAAAAAATAATGATTTTATTGGAAAAATGAGAAGAGCTTTAGATGAAATTGGGATCAAAGTACAAACATTGGCATCAACAAGATCAGGTTATCAGAAAAATATCGAAGATAATAACCGCAGAATAAAAGAACTTACCGATCAAATAAACTCTGCAAAGCAGTCAAGCCAAGTTTTACAAAAAGAAATTGAGTCATTAAAACTTGCGACTCAACAAAGCGGTCAAACAATACAGGCATTGACTGCTGAAAGAGAAAGAGCATTGCAACAAGTTCAACAACTGCAACAAGAAATTACCCGAACAACTGGCGAAAATAGAAATTTTCAACAAAATATTGCAATGTTAGATCAACAAATTGATGAAATTACACAGTTAGTAGCAACGCAAACCAAATTATTAAATCCTGACAATGCAGCCAATGATAAAAATTTACTAATACACGTTACTGGAATTAATCAAACATTGCAATCCATTTTAAATGGTAATTCTGGTCCTTCTGGTAATGGTGGTCTAGGCCTGAATTCCATTGCAAATAGCTCAGTAGTTGATTTTATTCCCCCTCCTTCTTCTTCTTCTTCTTCTTTTTCTCCCTCTGCACCACCACGACCTTCCTCTACCTCTTTACTCAATCCTACTTCAGGAACTTTTATTAATCGTGGCCAAGCTGGTAATATGAATCCATATGTTTCTAATCTTACACCAACAGCACAATCCTATTCAGGAATGCCTCCTTCTGGACCTCCAAGAGCGCCCGGACGTGGTGGAAAAAAATCCAGAAGAGTAAAAAAATCCAGAAGAGTAAAAAAATCTAAATCAAAAACAAACAAAAGGCGTCGTCATAAAACATCGCAGAAATAAGCAAATTTATTGTTTTAATCCAGACAACATCCCATGAATGGTCGGCATGTAAGCACAAGTTTTGGGCCAGGTTCCATGTATTTGTCTCCAACCTATAGAATAAATTGTCATTCGCTGGCTTCTAATGCGACATCGTTCTTGAAATATTTTTTTCCAAGCACGTTGTACAATTCGTAACCAAACTGTTTTTAGAATAGCTACTTTTTCATCACCTTTTAATAAAATACATTCAGCAATCTCCGGGCGAATATAGTCATCTCTTAGAATAAGTTTCTTATAATTTCTTATTTGTGGGTGATCTGGATATCGTTCCATGACGCAACGAATATTTGACAGCATATTTTGAACTGCAGAAAATACGCTTACACTCGTATTTTCATGAGTAAGATCCGCTGGTCCAATCACCAAAAAGTGTCCTAGTACAGTTTTATCGCTTTCTCTCGTAAAACCATGAAGAGAAGGATGAAAAATCTCGCACAAAATAAGAGTATTCTTGCGAAAAGAATCTTCTTCTTCAGAATCAACTGTTAGATCACTATCTGTTTCTGAGTTATCTATATAAGAACTTCTGTAAAAGTCTGGCATTCTAATGATAATTATATAAAATATAAAACAACTTTATTCAATTTTTTTACATATTATATATATATAAGGTGTAATGAAATATCCCAAATCGATGGCAAATCTTCTTAATAATAAGACAGTTTTCTACATAATACTTTTCTTGTCTATTACCAATATTATTGGTGACTTTATTTTAGGAAGTTATGTAAGCATTCTTTTATTTTTAGTTGTTGGTGCTTTAACCTATTTGTATGTAAAAAATATGACTGTTGTTTTAGTAGTCCCCCTCATTATTTCGAATGTTTTTATGATGGGTAAAAGGGTAGAGGGTATGACAAATTCTGATACTACAAATACAGATAAAAAGACAAAAACAACGTCGAAAGTAAGCAGTCCTTTAGATAATACTCATACAACAACATCAACGGCTGTAGCTGCAGCTGCAGCAGATCATTCAATCATTGCACCAGAAGATCAAGAACCTGAACCGATGAATGCCGAAGTTCAAAAAGATGGGTTTAAAAAGCGTAATCGTATTGATTATGCTTCTACTATTGAAGAATCTTATGGAAATTTGAGTCAAATATTAGGTTCGGATGGAATAAAAGGACTGACTGATGACACACGCAAATTAATGAAACAGCAAATGCAGTTGGCGGAAGCCATGAAAAGCATGACTCCTATTGTGCAACAAGCTCAAGATATGTTGCAAGGATTAGATCTCAAAAATTTGGGTGGAATAGCAGATTTAGCAAAACAATTCACAGGTGGAAAAAAAGACTAAAAATACATTGATTTAAAAAGTATCAAGTATCATATAGCATAAAATCATAATTTCAATTATATGCTATAAAAATTAATATCAAACAATAGTCGGTTTGAAAACATAGTAACTTGCAAAAAATGCAAATATAATATTCAATAAAATATGATTATAATTTTCTATTTTCTCATCATAATTCGTTTTAAAAAGATGGTCTAATACATCTGGGCCATAATTGCATGTTTTATTTATGTTAGCGCCTGTTTTATGATGGATAACGTGTGCTTTAGAACAATGAAATATAGAATAATTGATAATATGAATTGTTGTATAAACGAACCCATAATAAAAAATAATAATATTTGGAACAAAATGATTAGACAAACCCTGTTGAATATAATAAAATAAGACAAAAAAGAAAATATTCATCAAACATTCGATAAATAAATTCGTGTATTTTACAAAACTATTATTTTCATTTTTGTGATTATGATGAATAAACATATGAATATTTATTGGTTTGGGTAAATGATGAAATAATTTGTGAATAAAATAAGAATATAAAAATATGAGTATGATAGAAAGAGCGGTACGTATTGGTGAAATAGTTTTATATGTTAGAAGAATTCCTAAAACAAGAAAAGTAAAGCCTGGAATAAATTGATGACAAATTAAGTGTGGAAGCGTGTTTTTTGTGAGTAAATGAATCATTGTTATATTATGGTTTTATATTTATTATAATAGTTGTAAAAAGTTAAAAAAAGTAATTTATTCAAAAGTATAAGAATACCAACATTGATCAATATTTCTTCGCTTTTTTTATCTTCTAAATTATTGGTCAATGATCTTGAAAATAATTCTGCGATGCATGAAAAATGATCATTGTATTCCCATAATGTTACTATGCATCTATCAAAAAGAAAATATAAATATCTTATAATTATCATAATAATCAATAATATTAACAAAGCAGATATGTTATTAGAGAGAAGTGCAATCATAAAAACAATATAACATAATAAAAAATGGACTAATGATATAATCAAATGAAAAATCAAGTACATATATATATCGAATATAAATATTCTTTGTATAATATAAGCCAATGAAAATTCAAAAAAAATGTCCGCCTGGAGTTATTTGTGTAGAAAATTTAACATTTGGACTCATGATTATCATTCTTGTTATTATTTGTTATCTCGGTTATATAAGTGTATTTAGAGAAAATAGAACGAGAGAAGGCAGGAGAGAAGGCAGGAGAGAAAAAGAAAGAAATGAAACTATTATTGTACAACAACCCAGTTATCCATATACAAATCTTCCTGGTAATGGAGACGTCTTGCTAGATCCATATGTTCCACCATTGCGGGATGAACGTTATCTTAGACCTGAATTATTAATGGTACCACCAGGTCGCGTACCCATTAATATAAGCACAAATATTGGCGCAGTAGATACAAGTTATCGACAGGTCGGAATCATGACCCCATTGAATGGAAATAATTCGAAAATTCTTCCTCTTATGGGCAGACCCTTATTTGTAAATCGAGACAAATGGCAATATTATACCATGAGCGATCAAAATAATAGTATCAAGTTACCGGTGAGTCGAAACGGACGAAGTTGCACAAATGAATATGGGTGCGATAAAATATATAATGGTGATACACTTTATGTAGAAGGATACAAGGAAGCCTTTAAAATCACTATTTATGATAATGATACAATTCGTTATTTACCATTTTTATAAATATATAAAATAAATATATTATAATTATGAAGAGTGTTATATCTTATGTATATTTTAAATCTCCACAAGCGGACTATAATTTAAAATATTTTATTACTTCAGAGCTAACATACAAAGAAAATATAGATTATATTTTTGTTATAAATGGTTTTGATTGCGGCGATATTATTTTTCCGGATTTTGTAACAGTATTAAGAAGAGAAAATGTAGGGTTTGACTTTGGTGGGCATAAACATGCATTAGAATATATCACAAATAATAATAAGTCATATGATTATTTTTTTTTTATGAATAGCGGCGTATTTGGTCCAATTCTTCCTCATTATTATACTTATGAACATTGGTCTAATATTTTTATACGTAAAATAAATGAAAAGGTAAAATTAGTTGGAACAACAATCGCATGTCTTCCACACACTGATTTAGGTGGCTATGGACCGAAAGTCGAAGGGTTCTTTTTCATGACAGATAATATAGGATTAGATTTACTTAAAAACGTCGGGAGTATTTTTTATGACCATCCTGATTTTGTAAGTGATATTATAAATGGTGAATATGGATTATCTAATTGTATTTTAAAAAATGGATATTCGATTGATTGTATGATACGTAAATATCAAGGAATAGATTGGCAAAATCCTCAAAATTGGGAAATGAACGATAAAAAACATCCAACTAGAAAAAATAGTTTTTATGGAGAATCTTTAAATCCATATGAGCTTATTTTTCATAAATGGTTATGGAAAGATTCTGATCTCGTTCAATTCGATATAGTGAGACAAATTGAACAAAATAATACATAAATAATATTATATTATTGAATATTAATATTGAATAATAATATAGAATGCCTACAGAAAATTCACTTGTAGAAATGACTCAAGTACCAGAGTCAGATGCAGAATATATTTGGACAGAAAGTATTGAGCGAATTTTAGATAAAATGAGGATCAATTGCGTGAATTTAAGTGAATATCACATGTTCAAATATCGACGTTATAAACGATATTTGATGTTTTTCAGAATTCCCATTATTATTTTGAGCGGGATCAATGTATTTACTGCGATAGGGTTGCAAAGTTATGTTTCACAGAGTTCAATCTCTATTATAAATAGTATTATTTCTCTAGCTTGTGGTATGATTACAAGCATTGAATTATTTTTGAACATTCAAAAGAAGATGGAAACAGACCTGGTTTCGCACAAAGATTACTATCGTTTGAGCATTGATATTTTTAAAGTTATTTCTCTCGAGAGAAATATAAGAAAAGTGGATGGAAAGACCTTTTTAGACCAAAAATTTAGCGAATATGAGAAATTGATAAAAAGTAGTAATGTCTTTGACAGCGAATATGTCTTTGATACGATTTCTTCACAAGTTCCAATTGTTCCTTCTATTACTCAATTTATCAATGATAAAGATAAAGATAAACATGAGCATAATATGTTGAAAACAATTGGAAAAACCATGTGCAATCTACCAAATTATTTAGTACCTCATTCGAATCAAAGGAAGAGAGAAGCATACATCAAAACTCATCGAGATGCGACTCGAGCCTATTTTTATAAAGATGTCGAAATTTTAGCAAAAATGGAGGAAGAAAAAACGAAGGAACTCTCTGAAAAAAAGCAGCAAATCAATAAACAGAAAACCTTGATGAGTGAGGCTGCCATGAAAGCGGCTGCCAAGGCAGTTGCATCTTTGCGACAATCCAGTTCTTCCTCAAGTCTTGGTTCAAGTCAAGATATTATTCCAAGTCCGAGTTCAAAGCAAGTGTCTTTACCAATCATTGAAGAAAAACAAGAAAAAGAAAAAGAAACAGAAAATGTTAGCTTAGCTGTTGCAGAAAATGTATAGGAATATTTTATTTCTTATATATTTTCTACATTCGCTTGTGTTTGAGCAGCACCAGCTAACGGCGCTACAGGCGGGCCCGCATTTCGTATGCGTTTTACCATGTAATCTGCTAATGCTTCAACTGCGCGTCCAAGAGCAAATGTAGAATCGTCTGTGTTATATTGTTCTGGAGAAGGCATTTTTGCTTTAGATTCTGTTTCAGCATTTAATTTGATTGCTTGGTCTTGTTGTTGTTGTTGTTGATCATTTGTTGATATATCTTCTTGACTAAAAGCGGAAGATAATGGAGGAGGTGTTGAACTCGATTGAACGTCTTGTTGTTGTTGATTACTCGTTAATCCATCTTGACTTAAAACGGGAGATTGATCGTCTTGTTTTTCTTCTTCTGTCTCTTCTTCTTTGACATCCTGTTCTAGCTGGCTTTGCTCAGGTGCTAACCCCGATGGAATAATAACTTGTTCCTCTCCAATTTCACTAGAATTTCCGGATGGCGATGTTGTTAGTTGTTGTGATGCGGTAGGTGGTGTTGTTGCTGCTTCTACTGTTGTTATTAGTGGTGATGCTGCTACCGGTGCTGCTGCCGCTGCTCCTATTGATGCCGCTCCTGGTGCTGGTGCTGCTCCTGTTGCAGCTGCTCCTGTTGATGCTGCCGGTGCTGCTACTGGTCCTGCACCACCATATAACATGTGTTTCAAAGTACGATTATGCATATCCAGAGAACGTCTCTTTCTAAATGTTTTTGATTGTATTCCGCCTTTATTCTTCTTATATCGTTTTCTACTTTGTCTTTTTTTACCATATAATTTTGTTAATCTACCTTTAGTTAATTTCATTTGTATATAAATAAATAATATTTTATTTATATAGTATAATCATGAATATTTCACCTAATAACATTTCGGGAGAATGCAATTTAAAATGTACATATTCTTTCAATTACCCCGCAAGTAATTGCACAGCTAGTAACAAAAAGACATATATTTCTCTGACCTACGATACCGGAGCAGTGCCAGCAGTTCAATTCAATGAAGCTGGTTACAATGTATCTCAAATACTTTTAGTTGCGCCATCTATTCATCAATTTAATGGTGTAACCGTTGGTGCGGAATTAATTATTAATCATACCCCTCTGGCCGGAGGCAAAAGTCTGAAAGTCTGTATTCCTATCGTGTCTGGATCATCCTCTACAAAAGCTACAAGTATTCTAGAAACAATTATCTCTACTGTATCTAAACAAGCACCCGCGGCAGGAGATTCAACAAATATTGTTATAAATGATTTTACGTTAAATTCGATAGTTCCAACCACCCCCTTTTATTCTTATACAGATGCGCAAAATGTTTCATTTATTGTTTATGGTCTCAGAAATGCTATTGATATTAGTGAATCTTCTCTAAAAAGTTTAGTAACCATGATCAACGTGGGAAAAAGTATCACCTTTCCGAGTGGGCCACTTTTATTTATTAATCCGAATGGTCCTTCTCAAAAAACAGGCAACGGAGAGATTTATATTGATTGCCAACCTACTGGAAATTCGGAAGAAATAACGGATGTATTCAATGTAAAACCAACTGTTAAAATGGATTTTACATTTGAGGCCATTATGAAAAATCCGATTATTCTTTTTATTTTGTCCGGGATTTTAACTATTATTATCATGTTTGTATTATATTTTATTATTACTTATATATCTACGGGAGAAACTTCTATCAATTTTTCGAAACATAAAAAAACATAGTTAAAAATAGCATTTAAAGAATAGTATAATTTTATTATTTATTTTTACGATATATAATAAAATCTAGATTACACGTTCTGCAAAGAGGACAGCAAATCGTGCATTTTTTGTTATACTGAATATGCATTAGTTTTTCAAAACATGTCTTTCCAAATGAATGTCCGCATGATGTTGTAATAATATCAGTAATTTTGTGTTTGTCCATACAAATAGAACAACCTTGCTCTTCGAGCCATCGACTTTTCGCTTTCGTCAAATGGCGGATCCTGCTATTGCTTTTATTTACTAAAAGCATGGTACTTATTTTTTCATGTGTTTTATTATAACCTAAACAATACATATCCGAGTTGTACTCTAATATTTCTAGGTCAAATTTCAAAAGTTGTGAATCGTGATCTGCTTTATCGATGAGATGTGATATTTTTCCTATTTTTTTATTGAGTAGTATCATGTCTGGATGCGCAAAATCCAAGTCACTTTCATAGTATTTTGTGTAAAGTTCGGATCGATAACTATGTAAATGATAATATTTATTTTGCATTTTTTTATATTGCGTAAATGTTTTATCTAAAATAATTTTATTTTGCATGTATATCATCATATTTTTGTGAAATTCTACCGACAATTGATGTTTATGTGCATCTAAATTCTCTTCAGAGAACATTGTTATTGTGTTATTATTTTTACTGTTATTATTTTTGTTAAAAGCTTTCAATTTTTATCTTTTTTCTGTATAAATGATGAACTTACAAATAGAAAAAGAGAAAGGAGAAGAGAAAGAAAATATTACTGTATGTTGCATGTGTGAAAGAGATATATCTATATCTTTGGTTCCAAGAAAATGTCTAGAAAAACATGGAAGAAAAGCTCATCAAATATGCAAAGATTGTTGGTTCTCAGACTTTGCACAAGAACACAATAGCCATGATTGTCCTGGATGTAAAAAAGGCCAACCTTTCACACAAGTTAAAGCAATTAGTTTAATTGATTTAACACAATAAAGGTCTAATACTACTCCCTCTATAATACTCCCTCTATAATACTCCCTCTATACTACTCCCTTGTAGCCTACTGGAGCAGCATCATGGATATTATCTAAAACCGGCATAAAATTTGAAACTGCATTTGGATTGATTGTATTATTAATAGGTGCCATCTTACTAACTACTTCTTGTTCCAATGTATAAGGAAACTGATTCATCGCAGTCAAATTAGAATATTTTTTCTCCTCCGTTGGATAATATGCATTTAATGCAGCGCTACCATTTGTAATCGACGAGCGTTGAATGAGTAAAAATGCAACCAATAACCCTAAAACACCTAAAATAGGGTTACAGCAAAAAAGTAGAGCCAATGCAAAGCCGATAACAACCAATTTACCAATCATTGTATCAATCATAGAGGCGAGACTATCGGGGGTCTTATAACCCATGACAATATAAATTAAAAATAGAATGACCAGAATGACTTGTCCCATATTATCTTTCTTAAATAATTCTGAAAAATAATCCATATATCATATTAAAAGATTTTTATTTGTCTTTTTATCAAATTCTAATTTGAAAACTCTAAACTTACAGTCATTTTTGTTTATAAAATTGAATATAAATATATAGTAATAGTAATATGTATTATACATATGTATTTAGGTCAGAAAGGCTATAGTATTCCCAAAAAAAGTATAACAGTAGAACAACAATATTTTATACGACAAGAACTAACTATCAAACCATTTGTTCAAGGTTCGCCTGCAGCACAAACTGTAACCTTCCCAGCTTATCGCGAATCTGCTAATAAATTTTATGTGCCGCGTTATTTTGGCGAAGAACACTTTGGTCTAGCTGAAGAGTCGAAAATTTGTCCAGGACAAACAATTAGTCTCTCTTTTGCAGGCGAATTGAGAGATAATCAAAAGCCAGTAGTGAAAGCATATTTGGATCATGTTACAAAATATGAAAATAATAACAATTCTGTAGGAGGCGGAGGACTTCTAGAACTTCCATGTGCTTATGGGAAGACTATTTTATCCCTTTACATCATCTCACAATTGTCGGTTAAAACTCTTATTATCGTGCATAAAGAATTTCTATTGAATCAATGGATTGAGCGCATTCAGCAATTTCTTCCTTCAGCACGAGTTGGTCGTATTCAGGGTCAAATTGTAGATATTGAAAATAAAGATATTGTTATTGGAATGCTTCAATCCTTGTCCATGAAAGACTATCATGAAACCACCTTTCAATGTTTTGGTTTGACGATTATTGATGAGGTCCATCATATTTCTAGTGAAGTATTCTCTTGCGCACTTTTCAAAATTGTTACGCGATACATGTTGGGTCTATCCGCAACAATGAATCGAAAAGATGGAACTACCAAAGTATTTAAAATGTTTTTAGGTCCTGTAGTCTATAAAGGCAAACGTGACGACGAACATGATGTTACTGTTCGAGCGATCGAATACAGGGCAAATGATGAAGATTTTAATTCTATAACTCTTGATTTCAGAGGAAATGTTCAATATAGTACCATGATTTCCAAATTATGCGCATACAATCATCGCACAGAATTTATATTACGTGTTTTAAAAGATATGATGCTGGAAAACGCGGAGCAACAAATTATGGTGCTAGCACATAACAAGAATATTCTAAAATATATACATGATGCGATTAAAACACGCGAATTTGCGACGGTTGGTTATTATGTAGGGGGTATGAAAGAAGCAGCGTTAAAGGACAGCGAACAAAAACAAATTATTATTGCAACTTATTCTATGGCCGCTGAAGCACTCGATATTAAGACTTTAACCACGCTCATTATGGCCACACCAAAAACAGATATAGAACAAGCAGTAGGCCGCATTCTAAGAGAAAAACATAGCAAACCTATCGTGGTTGATATTATTGATGCACACGATCCATTTCAAAGTCAATGGACCAAGAGGAAAGCATTTTATAAAAAACAAAATTATAAAATAATTACGATTGAAAGTACGCGTTATACTCCAGATATTTCTCAATGGAAGCCGGTCGAAACAAGTAAAAAAAAGGATCAAAGTCAAGGAAAATGTTTGATAAAAATAAAGAAATAACAAACAAAGGAATATTAAAAAAAATCGTTACCAAAATTGGAATCCTCTTCCGCCTAAACTAGTACCCTGTGGTGTATGTTTATAATTATCGGTACAATTTGTGAATTGACTATCAGAACCAATTCTCTGGAAAGGAACCGGATTAGCAAGAGCTGAATTATTGGCACCAACTTGATAGCTCATCCCTCCCGTGGAATAACTAGGAGTGTTTGGAATTTGACTTCCATATTGGTGATATGTACCCCCCCGCTGACTAGAAGATCTTTTCTTTTCTCGTTTGCCCTGTTTTTTTGTGGCTATATATCCACCCTTAAGTTTCATAAACTTTCGTTTCAACTGTCTTTTCATAGTTTTATACCTTCTTTTGGGCATTCTATACTGTTTAGCAATATTTTTTATTTTTCTGCGAAGAGTTTTTCTGGTACCACCGCCGCGTTGCAGAGCTGATGCAGCCGCTGCTTGCACATTATTCCGCATTGCGGGTAGTCCGAATTTCAACGATGTTTCATTGCTGCTAAAACCACCTGGCCAGTTGGACGCATCAATATTCACTTGATGTTGATTAACGTTGTAAAAAGGAGGCACTGTGTTTTTTAATGCATAAGGAGCTAAAGATAAATTAGGATTCATTATATTATAACAAGTTTATTTTATTGATAATTCGTGTTTTCTAACCAACATAGAAGGCGATCCTTGATCTATCACCTTTATCGGTGCCCATTTTTTAAATTTATAATTGAATATACACGACATATAATAAGACTTTTTCAAATCTACGTATTTATCGAGTGTATCATTCTCAAATTCTTCTTCATCATCACTTTCTTCTAAAGCATCTAAATTAATATTCTCCTTGATGGTTCTAAACAGACCATTCATAAGAACGCTGGTTTTATAATCAGAAATATATGCTGTATCGTGCAAATATTCGCATTTTAAAATTGGATCAAACGCATATAGATGATAAATATCATTTTGTAAATCTGGTTTTACTAGAAAGATGGTATCCTTTGATTTTTTATATTGTCTTTCCTTGTCTTTTTCTATATTGCTATTGCTATTACTGCTATTACTATTATTCTGATACATATATTTCATAGCATAATGATGTCTAGGTTTCTCTCGTGCGTAAAAATGCAGTTCTTTGATTTTATATGGAAGCTCTTTAATAGCAACATTCATTTCTTGTGAAAAATTTGGACATAACAAAGGGACTCCAAATGTAATATTATTTTGATAATATGCGATATTCGATAAACCATCTTCTTTCAATAGTGTAGAAATACGCACAAGTTTCTCTTGAATAGGAATAAACGATGTATTTTTTCCATCCTGATACAGCAAATCTTCTATACAAAAAAAAGACTGATTATTATATAAGAAAATTGTTCCGTATAAAATTGTCTCTCTACATTTTATCTCACCGCTAGTGCTAGCTATTTGAATATTATTAATTTTTTTTGTTTTTGTATCCACTTCCATAAAAATACACTGATTTTGTTTAGAAAACCAGGCAAAATATTTTTTTCCTTCGGGTATAGCCATAGCCATCTGACATGAAAAAACCTTCTTATGTGTTATTATTTCATAAGAAAGTTCAATATTTTTTGGGAAAGATTGCATTATTTCCATCTTCGATACCATGGTTATAACTATATACATATATATAATATTCGCTTTATTATGATTTATTTTATAAAATAAAATTTTGCAACTATATAGAGCTATATGTCAGAAATAGTCCATAAGTCGGAACTCAACTCAGGCGACAATAAATACGCATAAGGTAAATAAAAATATCCAGCGGCACCCCAGTTTTTACCCCACGAATTTCTCATAATCCATACTTTTAATGCATCATTATATCCAACACATAATATTGCGTGCCCTCCTAACAAATTTTCTTTTTTTGTATTCGGCATAGGAACTATTCCTGTATTAGCGACAGCTTGACTTTCAAAACTTTCATATATCAATATTCCGACAACAAATGGCAAGTTATTAGATAAACATTCTTTCATACAGTTTAAATCATTTTTTATGTTTCTTGTATTTTTTTCTAAAACGCGATGTTGTAAGGCGCTTGTATAGCATTTTACTGGAGGTTTAATAGAAAATCTATTTATAATATAAGGCCATTCATTTTCTTGACAAATACCATTTTTAATCAATGATGTAACGCCATCCTCTAACGTTGCTCCAGAATCTGTTGATGTAGTTTTTCTTAATATTCTCTCATTATAATATAAAAATAATCTAGAGCCTTGAATTTTTGGATTATCATGAGCTAACAATCCGCATAATGCATTTGCAGTGCAAGATCCCAAATGTCCTTGATCATATATAGGTGGCATCTTTGATCTTAAATCAACATTCTTTGAGATATTTATTGATTTCGAAAACATTAAATGATTCAATTTTGACTCGGGCAATCTCTCAATCTTCAAATTATATACACGTTTCTGCATTTATAACATTATACAAAACATTTTTTTTGACAGAATTTTTAATCAATCTGTTTATAAGACTTCCAAAGATGAAATCTCTGTGCTATTTTCAACGACAGAGTCATTCCTTAATTGATTCTTTAAAAAATCCTTCAATTCATTTTTCATAGCATCTCTATCTTGAGGTTTATTTTGTTCATTCTCTCTTTCTCTTTCTCTTTCTCTTTCTCTCTCTCTTTTTATTTCTGACGGTTGTTCAGACATGTTCTGAATCATCTGTTCATATTTTTGCGAAGGGGAATCTACTAAATCTTTTATTTTGGGAACCGTCAGGGTAGATTTTAAAAATTCAAAAATTTGATGAATGAGAAAAATAATAAGAGTAGAAATAAGAATGATTTGAATGGACCAAAGCAACATTATTGTATAGAAATAAAAGAAATCTTGGGTTTAAACTTTTTCCTCTGGTTTTATCCAAAATATATTTTTTTGGAAACGGCTTAAACCTATATATCAGAGAAACTGTATGGCGCAAAACTTGTCTGTAATTATTGTCGATAAAACAGGTGCATTAAAAACAACCACTGTAAAAGAATACAAGGAAGAGGAGTTGTACAAAAAATGCGGATTTAAAAAAGCGGATGGATTTTTCAAGCAAACAGAATGGCTCATAAAACTAGATGGCAAGAAATATGTAGTTTCTTTGTTTGCCAAGCTCGAAGGGAAGGCAAATACTGAAAATAAGTATGATTTTCCACCACCTGTAGATAGTGTATTATATTTTGGAAGTTGCGCACTTGTTGGAAAAATGAAAATGGATGATTCAACTGATGCATATCTTTCACTCACATTGGAACTATGGCAAAAGATGTATGAAAAATTGTTTGGTGGTTTTGAAAATTTGGCAGATACTTGTTTGGAAGATGAAGAGGAGGAGGATGAATTAGCGAATGTGCCTGCAGAAAAGAAGACCAAACATGGATATTTGAAGGACGGATTTGTTGTGGATAGCGATGAAGATCTAACCAACGAAGATGATAGTTCTTATGAAACCGAAGATTCGGATGATCAAGATGAATCGTCTGATCCACCAGAAACTGATGGTCTAAACTTGGAAGATATTGGATCTGAGCTTAGTTCTGAAGAATATGATTATAGTGATGAAGAGGACAATAAGAACAAGTAATGTAATTTAATTAAACAACAGATTGTTTATTCTATAAACTAATCTTTCTTGATGTATAGTATCATTATTTTTAATTAAAATATCATCTAATTCATAAAAAAATTTATTAATTAATTTATGCATAGTGTTGATATTACCTATATAAATATTATCAATTCCATTATGGTGTTCATCATCAAATAAGAAGATGTTTTTTATAAATATTGTTTTACTATTATTTTTTATAAAATTAACAATTCCTTCTTGATTGAAATTATTGCTATTATTAAGTATATCAAATCTAAAATTTACAATGACCTCATCCTCGCATATATTTATGTTATAAAGATAATCTATTATTTTATGTTTTCCATACCAATAATTTTTCCAACCGATAATTGGCGTTAAACCATTATTAATTTTACCGCATAAATTACCTATTAAGTTTATTTTAGTATCATCATCAATAATAATATTTTTTATTAAATACCCTAAATCATCAAAATAATTATAAATAATTTCATTATTTACACATAGTTCATTAACATTTATGTCTCTCCAGCTAATATTATTAGCAAATATGTTCCAAGTATGTATAAATATTTTTAAATCCGGAATTATGACATGTAGTTCTTTTATGAAATTATATAGTTCTTTTGTTTCAAATGAATTACGGATATGTCCTCTAATAATAAGTATCATATAAATTACATATTTATTATTTTATATTTTATATTCAAAATAAAGAAATGCAATATGGATGACTTATTCTGAAAAATAGTATTATTAGATCTAGTAATAAAAATTGATTTCACAATAGTATCTTGTATTTATAAATAACCACAAATCAAAAGATGAGCCAACCAAGAAGCGTTGCAGATGTTAGCTACTATATTGCTTCTCAATTGCCGAAAGATCAGACAACATTCAAAGAGGATATGAATGATGTGTTAAGAGACCTTAGCTATGTTCCACCAGAATACATGACTTATCCTGAATACTGGGGGCTATTAGATGTAGTCATGAAAAAACATATTCCAACTGTCAAAGACATCGATTGTCCATGGAAACAAAAAATTGTTGATATTTTTATAGGTAAAATCTCGCTTCCGACTAAAAAGTAAAATTTAATAATAAAAATTGATTGCAATATGATATAAATACATGATGATATTTATATCGTAGAATGAGAATCATAGAGAATCCGGAGAATTTCCGAAAAAATATCCGTACAAAGCTGGTTGCGATACTCGCTTCAGAAAAAGATTGCACTAATTTAGAAAAAGGCATTTATAATTATTCGCTGAAAGAGGCAGATAATAGAAAAGTGGTAAAAAAGTGGGACAATCCGCATTTTATTCAGATTTATACAGATCGGTTGCGCAGCATTTATTTGAATTTACAAAATCCGGCATTTCGACAACAGATTCAATCGGACAAAGTAAAGCCACATACGATCGCATTTATGACGCATCAAGAAATGAATCGCGATAAATGGGAACCGCTTATTCAAGCAAAAATGAAGCGAGATCATCATAAATATGAAACCAAAATTGAGGCAGCAACGGACACCTTTAAATGTAGAAAATGTCATTCGAACAAATGTACCTATTATCAGATGCAGACGCGATCGGCAGATGAGCCGATGACAACCTTTGTGTCTTGCATTGATTGTGGTAATCGTTGGAAATGCTAAGCAACTTTTTCTAAAAGTTGCGCAAAATGCATTGAAAAAAGTTGTGCAAAACTTATACAACTTTACATTATTTTTTACACTATTTTTGCACAACTTTTTCTAAAAGTTGTTTTCTAAAAGTTGTTTTCTAAAAGTTGTTATCAAACTGTGACACATTGATGCCTTGTGTCGCAACGACATTTTCTGGTCGTAACGCCCAATCATTGCTCACAATTTCATACTGAATGGCACGATTTCTCTCTTGTATTCTATCTCTAACTTGGTCTTCCGTTTCTTCTCCAGGATATTCAGTATAAACAAAGCTGGAGTTAAAACTTGGTTCAAATCTATACATAATACCTTGTTCATTGCAAAACGTAAATTCAACATCGGGATCATACGATCTTCCATATAAATTTATATTCACTAATTTTCCCATAGTTTTTATAAATTTAATTTTTTTATTATGATCTATAGAAACTAGATTATAATATTTTCCGACTTCTAAATTGGAGAAATGAATTGCTCGCGTTGTCATCTATTTAATGAATTATATGATAATAATGTATTAAATCAATTTTTATAAAAAAATAGTATGTAATAATTGTATAAATATAAAATCAATTAAAATCCGATCATTTCCAAATCTTTTAGTTTCCAATATTCGCACGCACCTCCTGGAATCGGCCGACGAATAATAAAAGGAATTCTTGCTTGTGCTAGCTCCAATTCAGCAACAAGATACCCATCGATAATATTTTCAGGTACTTTGACAAATGCCTTGGCGCCAGAATTGATCTGTTTTGCACGCTGACCTAGAACACGTGCGCGTTCATATTTCGTTAGATAAGGCAATGTTCGATGCAGCTTATCAATAATATTATTATTTGCATCGCGAATAACCGTTGTTAGCGCACTAATTTCCTTATAATTATGAATCATTGCCTCCGGATGAAAATCCAGCAAATATTGTTTATTAATATCCGCATTAAATTTTTGCAAATATCCTTCATTATTTTCCTCATCTTCTTCATCTTCATCATCACTTGCTCCACCGTGTTGTTCAAAACTAGGTATTTTTCCTCCTATTATTATGTTTTCTCCACCTTCTTGGTCTTCTTCCTCTTCATCATCGTTTTGATCTTCTTTTTCCTCTTCATCTTCGTCTTCATCTACTTCTTTTTCATCGACTTCGTCTTGATCTTCTCCTTCTTTTTCATCAACTTCTTCTTCTTCTTCTTCATCGACTTCATCTTCATCTTCAGAAGATGCAGTAGATACAATATCTTCTTCGTCGTCGCTATCGATCTCGTTTTTAAAACTAGGCATTATTATTAATACTAGACAATATATTTATATTATTATAAATCAATTTTAATATAAATAATAAAGAACCTACTTTTGTTCATTCGACTTCCATACTGTATCGCATGTAGAACACAAATAAATATATTTCATATTAACATCATCATACCGAATATAAATAATTTCTCTAGGCGCATCGTGTGTATTTGTGTCACATTCGGGATTAGGACACAAAATTTTATTGACGCGAGGCAATGTAGGATCCAACTTGGTATATTTATTGATAATGTGTGAAAATTTTTGATCATTCTTTTTCACCTGTGTTTTAGAAACACTCACATTATCTACCGTAAGCAAGTTATCTTCATTTCCGCAATTCCTGCAATAATAAATCAACTTATTGGGATTTTCCGCGTCAATTCGAATATAATACATATTATTACATACATTGCAAAAGTGCATTCTCTATATATTATATCTTTACTATTATTTATTTATATTCAATTTTTTCAAAAACAATTTAACATTTCCTTGCATAAAAAATAATTAGCTACATACCTGTATAACTGTTTTATCAAAATCTTCCAGCAAACGTTTATAATGAATCTGTACAGTCATCCCATAAAAGGACGTTTTGATTATTACTGGCTCTACCGTTTTCCATTTTTCCACAATATATTTACGCAGCGCGAGCTTATTTTTATCAAAATTTTCTTTGACATAAGGATAAAAAATGGAAAATTTTTCCGGATAAATATCCGGCTGTCTCTTGACCATTTTTAGAATGGCAATATCAATCGTTTTAAATTCAATAATCTTGGTATAATTCGCAAAGTCAGCGTGTGTCTTTGATACACCTGGTTCATTTAACAATGGATCAGTGCATAAAAGGGTGCATAATGTAAGTAAAATAGTAGAAATACTTTGACACGATGTCCATTGCTCTCCCTTCCACGTATTCAAAACACTGATACAAACCTTCCCATTACAATATAAATTGGGATTAAACCGAATCATCTCACCATTTGTGCAATACAAGACATGCGGCGGACTATGCGGATAATCCCTCGGATAATGAAATTCAAAGAAAAAATTACCGCCAAAATAGGGCGTATCCTCGGGTCCAATAATAAGAGCATATCCCTTCATCATGTCCTCGTCATCATGTGCATAATAAATACCATTTTCTATAAGTGGATTTTTCATAATATGTTTTACATCGTGTAATAATCGTGTAATGGTTTCTTTTGGAATAAATACATCTTTTTTTGACATGAGTAATATATATTATATATTAGATTCGTTTTATATATGTTTCTCTCGATAATAAATAAGCTAAAATCGGATCCACTCAAAAGTTACAGGTATCCGTTATTTTCTTATTATTAATGAAAAAAAAATGAAATAGAAATATCTCAATATATGATATTATACAACAGTATATTATGGATTTAACATCACACTATAATGATTTGAGTGATTTTTTAGCAAAGCACAGTCTCAAAAAGGATGGAGATACAAGCCTCATTACTCACACAAGAATCGGCGACAAGACTTCCAATATTTACGGAGGTTCTTATGTAATTCCCAAAGAAGAATTGCCCATCTTTTACAGACTATATTGTGAAAAAGTATTTATAAAAAAGCAAATGGAGTATCTTACCGAAAAACAGCAAAAGGGTACAGGACCTATTCTGATCGATCTTGATTTTCGTTATGCTCACAGCGTTACGTCGCGACAACATACCAAAGAGCACATTCAAGATATCCTTTGTTTGGGATATTTGGAAAAACTTAAGGAACTTTTAGTTTTCAAAGAAAATGTCAGCTTTCCAATTTATATTATGGAAAAAGAAGACGTAAATCGTCTCCAAGATGGATCTTTGACAAAAGACGGCATTCATATTATCATCGGAATTCAAATGGATCATGTTTTGCAGCAGATTCTGCGCGAAAAAATGTTGGAGGAAATTCCCAACATTTTGGAGCTGCCACTTATCAATGACTGGCCCGCTGTCTTGGACGAAGGAATCAGCAAGGGAACTACAAATTGGCAGCTTTTTGGTTCAAGAAAGCCCCATAATAAAGCGTATGAAATAACACAATATTATAAAATCAGCTTTGATGAATCGGACAGTGAATTTATCATGGATGAACGACGCGTTACGGACATTGACGTAGAAAAAGAATTTTGCTTATTATCAGCGCAATACAGCGAACATGCAGTATTTGAGATGAATCCAGAAATCAAAGAAACATACGATAGTCGCGTCAATAATAAACCAATTAGACCAAAGGCACAAACCAAGACAAAGTTACGACTCTTGACGACGGATTTAGGTAGTGTAGAAAATGAAGTATATTCGTTGCAAGATATTGTAGATCAAGCAACATTAAAAAATGCTGTCGATAGTATGTTAAAAAGCTTCAAGATTGATGAATATGAATTGAAAGAGGTGCATGAATATACGCAAATCTTACCGAAAGAATATTATGAACCCGGATCCCATAGTAAAAATATCAAGGTGGCGTTTGCACTTAAAAACACAGACGAACGCCTGTTCCTATCTTGGATTATGTTGCGCAGTAAAGCGTCGGATTTCGATTTTGCATCTATTCCAGTTCTACATGAAAAATGGTGCAAACATTTGAAGGAAAAGCCAGAAGGCATTACCAAGAAATCAATTATCTATTGGGCAAAGCAAGATGCACCGGAAGACTATGAGCGTGTAAAAAAGACAACCATCAATCATTTCATTGAAAAAACTTTGACCAGTCCAACAGAATGGGATTTTGCCATGGTTTTATATCAAATGTTCAAAGAGGTCTATGTTTGCAGCAGTTATATAAATAAAACGTGGTATGCATTCAGAAATCACAGATGGGAACTTGATGAGGGTCAAACACTAAGATTCTCGATTTCGGTAGATATGTATAATATTTATCAAGAGAAAATGGCGTCAATTATGAACGAGATGAATCACTATGAGCCAAGTGACGAGCGATATGCAGCCAAATCCAAGATGGTAAAGTGGGTCAGTGAATTATCAACACGCATGAGAACAACCAGCATTAAGAATAATATTTTTCGAGAGGCACATGAGCTGTTCTTTGACAAGGAATTCACAAAAAATATGGACACAAACAGATATCTCATGTGTTTTACCAATGGTGTAGTAGATATCAAAAACAAGGTCTTTCGTTCTGGATATCCGCAAGATTATATCACCAAATGTACAAATATTCCATATTATGAGCTGGATCCGGTTCGAGATCAAATTACGATGGAATCGATTCTGCAATTTATGGAACAATTATTTCCAGTGCAAGCACTCAACAGATATATGTGGGATCATTTATCATCTGTTCTTATTGGCGAGAATATCAATCAAGTCTTCAATATTTATCGCGGTTCGGGATCAAATGGTAAATCCATGCTAGCAGATCTGATGGCATTTACGCTGGGAGAATATTGTATGACAACGGTTCCAATTACGTTGGTTACAGAGAAACGCGTCGGTCAGGGTCAAACTTCTTCAGAAGTGATGCAATTAAAAGGTGTGCGTTACGCGGTCATGCAAGAACCAACAAAAGATTCGTGCAAATTGAACGAAGGTATGATGAAAAATTTGACAGGTGATTCGACGTTGCAAGCTCGTGAATTGTATTGCAAATCGGAGACATTTCAAATCCAATTTCATCTGGTAGTTTGCACCAATACCTTGTTTGAAATCAATAGCAATGATGATGGTACTTGGCGACGTATTTGTATTGTTGATTTCATGTCAAAATTTGTGGATCCTGAAGCGCAAAAAACAGAGGACGATACACCTTATCAGTTTCCCAAGGATAAAAATTTGAAGGAAAAGTTGCCAAAGATGGCGCGTGTGTTTGCGAGTATGTTGGTGAAGCGCGCTTTCGAAACGCAAGGAAAAGTAGAGATTTGCGATATTGTGCGATCGTCTTCTGATAAATATCGCCAAGGACAAGATCATATCGCCGCGTTTATTGCAGAAATGGTGGGAAGAAAAGAAGGAAAGAAAATTGCAAAGCGTGAGCTTACCGAACAATTCAAGATTTGGTTTCAGGATCAACAAGGTGGGCGAAGGGCGCCCAAGGGTATCGAATTGCACGAATTCATGGACAAGAAGTTTGGCAAGTCGAGACGCGACGGATGGCATGGTGTAGAAATTATTTATCCGGAGAGTGAAATTGTTGATGAATTATTCTAATCAAACAATTTTGTATTTGTATTTGTATTTATTTATAGTTAATTACACAAAAAAATGCTATAATAATATTTTATAATAAATAATATATTATTGGTTTAAAGATTGGTATTTTTTACATAGTTTTAGCCTTGTGATAAACATTTTTTGGAAAGAATCCAACTATATATTTAACACATTTTATCAAATAAATAACAATCGGAACAATAAAGATGGGATAGAAAATAAAACATACAATAATTAGCAATTTTTTGATCCACGATCCACTATATTTAAATAAAACGATACCAATGACTATGAAACCTAAAAATATATATATAAATCTATACCAATAGTATCTGAGTTCAAGACTATCTATATATTGTTGTTCATAATATGTCTTTCGATCATTTGTAACAATATCATCCTTTACTTTTTTCAGGAGCTGCTCCATTTTTTTATTTTCTTCTGAATATTCATCATATAAATCATTCATGCGACTATAATTTGTTTCTAAACTATCATTCACATCTATTTGCTGTTCTATATCTATAACAATTTTATCAAATTTTTCCTGCATAGATTTCACGAGCGTATCGGCATCTGTTGTAGCTTCATCTAATACCATTTTATCATATTCCAATTGACCCTTTGCTGCCAAAAAATAATTTTTTTTCGCGGTTGCCAATTGTTCAGGAGCCGTTTTTACATTATTTTGAGCATTTATATAACTTTGTTCTAATGCGGATATATTTTTCTCTGCTTGGCAAGTTGGACCACACAACAAAGACTCTTGGGACTGTGCAAGCAATGCATTTATTTGCGCGGTTGATGCTGCAGCTTGAGACTCTATTGTACTCGGACTCGGATTTGGATTCGCAACTGTATTGGCATTTCCCAAAAATAGGTTTTTTATCATATCCATATTATATTATATATTATATGATATGATAAAATTTTTTATAGACCGCCAAAACCGCCTTGCAACATGAATCTATTATTATTCGCAGTTCCTGATAAAGTATCTGATGTTTCTATTGTTGGAGGTGCTACATAAGAATCTGGCACACATTGTTCCAATGTTTCATCATACTTTGTTCCTTCATAACAACAACTCTGACCTAAACAATTGGTTGAATTTTCCGATGCAGTTGCCCATGGATCAGATGCTGTATTATTGACAGAAGAAAAAGAACTTGAATTTGCTGAAGGAGCTGTTTTTTTATCAAAACCCCAAGTATATTCGTTATAGTTCATGTCACTTCGATGCATAGCATCTAAAATTCTTGTTCCGATCACAATGATACCTATAAACATTAAAAAAATAATAATAAAGGAAAAGGCCCCGTTAGAAATTATTTCAGACTTGTATAAAACACTAAAAAATAAAATAGGAATACAAAAAAGAAGAGACAATTTTAAAATACTTGTATAATTGCGGTATTTTTCCCCATAATACGTATTTATTTCTACCATGCGCATATTGTTGCTCGTATTTTTCTGCATTTGATTTAGTTTTATTTTTGCTTCATTCAATTGTTCTTCTACAATTTTGACTGCATTCGTCTGCTCAACCAATGTAGCATTCGATGATGTTATATTTGCGTTAAAAAAAGAATACATACTATTCAAATTTTCATACAAATTCATTCTCATTTGCGATACTTCATTTATTTTTGTAACAATGGTATTTTTTTGTTCAGGGGTTAGAGAAGGTTGGTTCAATTGATTAAATAATTCTTGTTCAGTATTTTGTAATCCCTGAATGTCAGTTAATGTTTGTTCATTTCGCTCTTGCATATCTGTATCTGTTGGCATGAATATATATTTTATAGTAATATAATATTATAAAATATGCTTGTTTATTAACGATTCATGGTATGCAACGTAATAATAATAATACTTAATGCTAAAACACCCCAGAATATATACTGATAATTTTCATATTGAAATACTTGTTTGCTATCTGCAACGATAAAACTCGAATTGTTATTTAAAGCGCCCTTATATTGATGAAATTGATTACTAATATCTTGATACATTGCAATATTCTCGGAAAATGTTGCTTCATTCATATTGAGCTGCTCATTAATATTTTGATTATTCTGTTTCAATACAGCAACTACTGAGAGAATCTCATCTGCTAATTTCCCTAGCTCTCCCTTTATTATTTTCACACGTTCTTGTGACTCTTGGATCACCTCGGCTAAGCCACATTTTGTGTTTGGAGTCATGATTCCATTTTTTTTAAGTTTTCCCCAGGTAATACTATCAATCGCTTCTACGGCTTGAGGACAGGATGAGTCTTGTTGAATTATCTTAGGTATAGAATTAGATGACTGAATCATGGAAGACGGATATTCTTTTACTTGCGAAAAACGATCTACATACCCTATTTTTCCAATAAATGCCGGATTTGCGCCTTCATTATTAATACGATACAAAGAATTGACTGCACCTATTCCATACATATATCCATCAGACAATGTTTTAATTGGATCGGAAGAGCCATATTCCGTCGCCGTTTTAAAAGAATTACTAACAACACATTGAGACGATCCTGTTGTTCCATTTTTTAATCCAAAATATTGATAATTATTTTTTTTTGCATAATCTTGACATGTTTTGACGGAATAATTAGTTCCATTGACAATCATGGAAGAAACCGGATCATTTGTATATTTCCAAGAACTATTGGTATTAAATAAGACTCGACCATTATACATGACAGTTGCGACTAATCCAGCTGGTCCTCCTGTATTGATTGCTGAACATTGCAAATAATTAATTCCTGGCGCCAATGTAATGTTAAAGGTGGGTGCTGGACCACCCCACCCGCCACTAATTGTTCCTACTTTATTTGAATTTAAATACCATGCTCCAGAATCATCAATAATTGCGCTAACCTTTGCAGTAATATACGTTGTACCTGTATGATTATATTCATAAATAAATGTTATAGGAGCATTGTTATTGATAGGTGCGCCACTTTGCGCATTAGGAGAATACCATATCCACTTTGCTGTCGCATCGGGAAATTTACCAGAATTACCCCATGGCCCCATTCCATAAGATCCTAATACATAAACTGATGAATACCGATCCATCGAAATACCTGACATTTCCATATTTGGACCCAAATTAGATGTAGTCGATGAATTATAAAAACATCCTTTATACGTTGAATCTGCTGTATTATATATCGCTGTAGTATTGGATTGAAATTGTCCATATTGTTTTCCATCGCTTCCACTACTACATCCATTCGTTGCAAGTCCATTTTTACGCGCTGAATCCGCATTGGAACTAACGTTACATTGAGCCAGTTGTGTTGCTGCATTCAAATTTTCTAGACCAAAAATAGAATTATTTGAAGTTAATGCAGCTTGCATGCAACTACTATAGTTATATTTTCTTGCTCCGTTATCTAGAGTCGTCATAGATGATGACTCTTTGTAGGGACCAAGATACATTGCAGTTGGATTACTAATTACTGAATTGACATATACATTTTTTCCCCGAGATATAGATAAATTATTACTAGTTTTGGAAATAAGTTGTGCTTGCAAGATTTTATATTGAGACATGAGCTCATTAAATTGCTTTTGTAATTGAGTATATCTCAATAATTGCGATGTTTGTTCTGATTCTGTATTTGATTGCATTCCTTCTTTTCCCTCTCTTCCTTTTCCTCTTTTTTCTTTTCTTTTCTTATGTCGTTCTAAACTCCCATCCAGTATTTTTTGTTGAAGGTCCTTATAAATTTTTCCTTGTTTTAAAGTTACAAAATCAAGTGTATTTGAACCCATTACACTATGCAAAGACAATAAAAATTAATGTTTATCCCTTATTTTATTTACACCTTTAAAACATCCATTTTATATAAATAACAATACTTTTTATAAAATAGTAACTAAAAATAGAAATTATGACCTTAATAAGGATGATAATCCTACTCAAGTTATAAGATATTTACTTTTGCGTCTCTTTTGTTTTCTTTTTGCACGTTTTTGAGTTTTATTTTTCTTAGTTTTATTTTTCTTAGTTTTTTTCGAGTTTTTCTTTTTTCCACCAGTAAGAAGATCTCCCAAACCTTCCAATCCCAAACCTTCCAAAAAACTATGTTCTACTTCGGTTGATAATGGCAATAAAGGGTATTTATCTCTCTCTGCATCATGCGAAGCATCATTATAAAACGCAATTCTTTTATTATTCGCTACTATTTCTCTTCTCTTTAAATCAAGTAATTCTTCATTTTCCTCAGCAATTTGGTCTTCATCTAAAGTCATCGTTTTTTCATTTGATCTGTCATAATCATACGACAACCATCCATAATGCGATGGATGTGTACTACATTTTTCACCATCACATCGTGAAAGCGTATTTAATACTTTTAATGCTTGAACGAAATTATTTTCACTATAAAATTGTTCTATTTGTTGCATCTTTTCGAGTGGTATTTTGTTTGCAAGTCCAAAGTCTATTATCAATACATTACCATCAAGTTCATCATAATACCCTGTTGCATGTTCATTTACGAAAACATTTCCGGAATGATAGTCGGCTTGAGAATAACCACTTTCAAGCGCTATATCCAAAATCCTCAAACGTGCCATATTTTCATATCGTTTAATAGAGGGTGCCAACTCTTCGGGATGTATTTTATAATAATGATAATATACATACAATCCTATATAATCTTCTGCAAGTTCCATACCTAAAATACCTAGATATGGTATTTTGCGCTGAAGAATGTTTCGATTAATTGCATTTAGTACTGCTATTGCTTCCCCATTGCCTGATCCTCGAATCATTTTATTTATAAAATCGATCGCAGCATCTTTATCTTTTTCAACAGATGCATAAACTGGTGCTGGACACCATGGGTTTAATAAGCGCATGGATTGAAAAAACAATCGAGTTTGTATATTTACTTCTTCTTTAAAAGTTTTTTCCTGTTCTATTCTTTTTTCTACAAAATTAGGTAGTTCGTATTCGGGTATTGTCCAAGAAGGTTCATTACCATTGTCGCGAACAACTGAATCAATTCCCACTAATTTTACAATGATTTTTTTGACAGGTGACTTAAAATTATTTGAACGAATCATTTCATATGGCGATTCAACACCTTCTTTTAGTGTGCATTCAAACACTGCTCCACTTGTTGAATTTTTAGATATAAACTTTATGCTTTTGCAATTCTCAATGAAATAAATGATAGATTCTTTTGATTTTTTATTTTTTATTAGAATGCCTCCATTTTGTATTTTTTTTGGCATATCTAGCTATCTTTAAATAAATATAGATTATTATTTTCATCGTAGATGAAATTTCTCTATTTTTTGTTCTCTAAAATGGGCATTTTAAATATGTAAATGCCCATTTTAGTAAATAATATATGCTTTATATGTTCCTCCTGAAATTTTATTTGTCCATATGGTTTCTACCGTATATTTTGTTTTATTTTCTATTTTACAATCTTCAATTTCATTCAGTTTTTTTATTATATCTTCAAATTTCATATTAAAATCTACTATTTTTCCATATAATATTTTATTATTATTGATTGAAATGTCACTAATTTCTAAAAAATTATTTTCACTATCATAATTTTGTATTATAATATAACCATCGTAAATTTCATAATCATTGTTTATTTTTTTCAATATTTCTACGTTAGTTAATTTATTGTAAAAAAAGAATTTTACCATTTATATTACAAAATAATATAATATATACAAAATAAATATTACAAATATAATTTTCACTAGAGTTAAGGAATAGGGACAATCTTCAAAAATCCTAGGCAAATATAGGCAATTATAAGACATAATATTAAAAATCCCGCTGGAACATAAGAGTATAATGCACTAACGATAATGAATGCAACGAATAATGCCCAACCAATAATTTTAAGAGGCTTGATTTCTACATTAGGGAAAAAAATTGTTGTTACAGTGATCAAAAGAACAATGATCAATAAAAAAAACCAAAATAAATATTGAGCATATTGATATTGAAAATAGGTTTCAAAAAAACTTTTTCCAGTATTCACAGTCAAATTTTCTTCCATTAATTGTTGAATTTTCTTTTTCTCTTGCAACAAATTTACATACATTTTTTGGGCTTCAACCAATTTTTTTTTATTTTCATTTTGAACAGAATCTACGTCAGTTTGTGTTGATTTTAATAATTCTATTATTTTGTTATTTAATTCAATCAGTTTTTCATTATAAAAAATTATAATAGTATTTCCAGAAGAATTTGATTTTGAATTTTTCAAAATTTCAATATAATTTACATAGGCTTGTTTATATTGGCGTAATGTTTCATCAAAATCACCTTCTAAATTATATAATTCCAATGAATTAGACATTATTATATATAATGTATATAATAAACTCTTATCTTCTGTTTCTGTTTCTAAAGATATAAAGGTATGCCAACACCATGGCTGGTATCGATAAACAAAAAAAAATGGAAGGTATAATATCTTTTTCTTTCTCCTCCTCTTCTTTTTCTTCTTTTTCCTCTTCTTTTTCTTTATTTTTCAGAATATTTTGTACTGTTTTTTCAACAGGTACATTTTTTTTATTTTCTATTCTTTTATTTGTTTCACTTTTCATCATATTTTCAAAAATTCTATCAAAGAAAGTTTTTCGCACAGGCTTATATAAAAAACAATTTATTTTTTTTTCATTTTCTTTTTTTTCATTTTTTTGCTTCTTAGCTTCTAAAGTATATTTTTGTTTGCACCATAACTGTGAATATGTCTTAATACTGTCCATAAAATAATTCATAATTGTTTTATTATAAGAAATATATTAATTTTCTTTTGCAAATGCAATGGAATATATAAAATATAATAATATAATATCTCCTATAAACAATGTTATATTTTTAATGCGCTGATAATCGTAAGAGTCTTGAGACTCTAAAATCATTCCTATCGAACCACGGGCTGCACCTTTTTTATCTCTTACTTTTTTATGCAAGTTTTCATTTGCATCCTTTTCTATTTTTACTTTTTCATCAAGTATTGATATTTGTTTGTTAAAAGATTCGATCGATTGTTCAATTGAATTTTGCAATGAAAAAAGCGACCCAAGAATTGCACGTATTTGTCCTTCTTCCTGCGAATAAATTTGCGAATATTCTACAGAGTCTGGATTTGTATGGTGAATAATAAAAGTATTATGAAAATTTTCGAGAGCAGAAGAATAAGATTCTTTTAATGCATCTAATTGTATTTTATATTGGTTCATTATTTTGTCTTATATGTATGAGATAAAATAATTTTTAAACACAAATGCGATAGTATTTTCCTTGAATGGATGTTTTACTTGGTCGAATAATTTCACATACTTGTCCAGGTCGAATCCCTATAATTTGCGCTACTGGATCAAATCGCGATATTTCGGGAAATTGTGTATCATCCATAATATTATATCTCTCTTTAACAACTTCATATTCAGAAGGATTTAAAATGCGATGATCTGGAACCAATATGTGCTCTAAAATATTATATTGAAGACGTTTGATATTTTGAATGACAATCAAAATACCATCTTGTTCCCAAATATGCTTTAAAAGATTTATTAATGTTTCATTCATTTCCTCTTTGACAATGATCATCAATGTATCTTTTTTTGTTAGAACTTCTTCTAAATTAAAGAGATCATCAATAATTTCCTGAACATTTTGAGGGCGCAAGGTTTTTGCTAAATAATAGGTAATATATATTTTCTTTTTGGCCTTTTCACCGGGGTCAGCTTCTTTCTGTTCCAACAGCATATCCAATTGTTTATTTTGAAACATGGAATTCACATCATTCACGCTAAAATTATCATATTCCTCTGTATTATATCCCTGCTTGTCCATTAATTGCAATACTGTTTTCCTAGATTTATAGACTGAAGAAATGTTGCTACTTGAGTTTTGTGTCGCCATAATCTTTGTATAATATATACATATTCATTATCGTTTAATTCAATTTTTTTATTATTTTATTTCTTTTCTTGAGAAAAAACTACCTTTTTTGTTTCTCCAGAACTACTTGTATTCGTTTTTTCATCGGCACTTGCATCCTCTTCTTTCTTTTTCTCCTCTTCTATTTCTAAAATAGACGTTTTATCTTCTTGCATTGGATTTTTGATAAGAAAAGGCTCTTCTTCTGCATTCGGTGGAAGCGAATTACTAGGAGAGCTTGGTCGAGATAGTGGAATCATTTTTTCTTCTGCATTCGGTGGAGGCGAATTGCTGGGCGAGCTTGGTTGAAATGCGGGCATAATTTCACGCTCTTCGCTTGATGTTGTATTTGGATTATATTGCGGTGAATTATTTTGTGAATTTGGATTGTATTGTGGTGAAGTTGGTGCATACGCCGGTGATGTTGCTACGTATTGTGGTGAAGTTGGTGCATACGCCGGTGATGTTGGTACATATTGCGGCGAATCGCTAGGCGTGTTTGGTTCGAATCGCGGTGGTGGTGTATTGGGATGATATTGTGGTGAATCGCTAGGAGTTTTCGGTTGTAACTCTGGTGCTTCTCTTTCTCTTTCTATTACTTTTTCTTTGAAAGTGGCAGTTTTTCTCTCCTGCAATGTAGATTTTACCTTGTTAATAAGTGTTGTAATATTTGGGTTGTCATCTTTTAATAGAGCATTGATATTATTGGAATAAGACATACTCATTAACTGATCGATATTATCCTCCGTAATAATGCGCATTTGAACATTCATTACTTGTAATTCATGAATCAATAATTTTAATGAATATGGAATACGGACAATGCTGAAAGATCTACCAAATCGACTTATATTATCAATATTCAATTTTCCATCCAATGTTGTCGTAAATTGTAATGGACCATCGGCAAAAGGCGATAAAAATAAATTAAGCGCACTATTATACACTGCAATTGTTCCTGTTTTATTGCAAACAGCCATATAATATTCATCGCCTCTTATTAGAAATGATTCATTCAAAAATGCAGATGCACCATGTGCCAAAATACCATCACGTTCCATCTCACCAATACGCAACCCTCCATCATTTGCACGACCTTGCACTGTCTGTCTAGTTAGAACAGTGCGCGGGCCTAATGCACGATAATTAATTTTATCTTTCACCATATGTTTCAAACGCATATAATAAGTTGGTCCGATAAAAATTTCAGAGTACAATTGTTGGCCAGACATGCCATTGTATAAAATCTGATTTCCAGAAGAATGAAATCCTTGTTCCTGCAACATACTTCCATAAATTTCCGTATTTGGCCCTTTCGTCTGAAATGCTGTACAGTCGCCAAATGCGCCATAGATTGCACAGGCTTTTCCAAAGAGCGCCTCAATTAATTGTCCAATTGTCATTCGAGATGGTAAAGCATGTGGATTAATAATCAAATCGGGGCGCAACCCATCCGCGGTAAATGGCATATCTTCTTCAGGTATAATTAATCCAAGTGTTCCCTTTTGTCCAGCGCGCGATGCCATTTTATCTCCTATGGCAGGAATTCTCTCCTCTCTTACTCTAACCTTGGCAATTCGAAATCCTTCTTCTCCTTCGGTAATGAAAGATTTATCGACAAATCCGAGTTGGCCTTTTTTGGGAAAAACAGATGCATCCATTGCAACTTCCGAATCCTCTGTACTTGACGTTACTTTTCCAATCACCGCCATTTTATCATCAAGCGGTGTATTTTCGCGAATCATACCATATTTATCCAAATGGCTATAATCATAACCAGGCTTGATTCCAATAACATTTCCATGAGATGCTATATCCGTAAAAACAGAATTATTCGTAGATCCGCGCACTTTTGTGCTTTCTTCTCTCGCTTCATACATGGAATAATAGCTGGTCAGAAAAATTCCTCTTTTAATAGATCCTTCGTTGATCAAAATGGCATCTTCCACATTGTATCCTGTATAAGACATAATCGCTACAATAGCATTCACACCATACGGCTGTTCTTCCTTATTAATATAATCCAAATATCTAGATTTTAAAAGAGGAATCTGTCCATAATTTAGGATGACACTCATTTTATCAATACGAGATTGGTAATTTGTATGATATACACTGACTGCTTGTTTGCTTTGACCACATGAAAATGAATTTCTGGCAAAAGGGTTATTTTCAGGGTAAATAATTTGATTTCCCATGATACCAAATAAAAAAGAGGGGTCAATCTCTATATTTGTATAAAATTGACTTTTGGTCAAGTCTTCCACTTTTGATGCAATCAGAAGCCCATCTTCTTCCGATACATCTACATAATCCACTAAACCCTGATATTCCATTAATAATTTTTCTAGTTCTAGATCTTTTCTTGACGATGCTATATCTGGATACAATTCTTCAACATCATAAATAATAGAATCTCTCAATGAAAATGATTCGGGTTTTTCTTTGAATCCGCCAACAATCTGCTCCCATGTAAATTTTCCAGAATTGATCTTCTCTAAAATCGCTTTCCTTTGAAAACTAGGCCGACCTTCTTCTATATAATAAATAGGTCGTATCAATCTTCCGGAATCAGTAAAAATTTGCACTTCGTTCTCTTGAAATAAAAAGGAAATACTCGTTTGCATCGGGATTAACCCATTTCGTCGAAATAATTTTAATAATTTTACAGTTTCCAATGGATTATTTATCACTCCAAGCCAAACTCCATTCACCCAAACTTTGGTATTCAATTGTAAATAATGAGGATCGCATTCTTGCAATACTTTCAACATGGTTTTTGCCCGTAACCATCGTATCAGTGGTGCGACGGAAAATCCACTAGTAATTTGCGTGCTGATTGCCATGTGTTTATGTAGGCCAATATTTCCGCCATCCGGTGTATCCACTGGGTCAATATAACCCCATTGCGAAGAATGAAGCAACCTGGGCCCCACAACTTTTGCACTGGCATCAAGTGGCAAATTAATCTTTCGTAGTTGAGACATGAATGTATTCCACGATAAACGATTTAGATCTTGTACAACTCCTACACGTTTTGTATGTGCTTCAGACCCCCAATTGCCTTTAAATGCCTTTTTAAACCCTGATTCAACAGCTCTCTCTTTAAAAAATTCCCCATAATTATCCTCAATCAATGACTTGAATGAATCAAAACTTGCCTGATATTTACCCTTGTGATAATAATGTTCTTTGTCAATTTTTTGCCCAATGGTTCGATTTTGAATTAAAAAATACTCTCGAAATAAATCATAGATCAATGATCCTGATAGCTCAACGCGTTTGAATTTAAAATTATCACGATCTGTCGGTTTTTCCTCTTCCGTGAAAACGCGCAACAGTTTATTTGCCATATAACCAATATAATATGCCTTTTCCAAAAAATTATCCTCACCTATGTGTGGTAAAAAATAATTCATCAAAATATCAAGTACGCCAGTAATCGTTCTTCTCTTTGTAAAACTAGCAATAAATCGTAATGCAACTTTTTGACTAAAAATCTTACTTGCATCATGAACTGATGGAATAAACAAATCTACGTAACTTTCATTTTTTTCAAGATTCAATAAACAATATTCGATTATTTTTTTATCAGAAACAATGCCAAGTGCTCGCATAACAATAAAGAGCGGAATGGCTTGTTTCACATTCGGAATAGAAACTACAAGTTGCTGATTTGAGAGACTGGGCGATGGTGCCACCATTTTTACAGCGGTTGTGCGAATCGGTTTTGAAGCATCTTCGCTCACCGATCGCACTTCCGCCGAAAAACTATAAGTATTGTCATCCTTATTTTGTCTAATATAAATCATATTATTAGCAAATTTCTCTTGACTCACAATAGATTTTTCTTTGCCATCGATAATAAAATATCCACCCCAATCATTTCGGCATTCTCCCATATTGAACCGAACTTCAGGGGAAAGATCCTTTAGAATACACAAATTAGATTGCAACATAATGGGAAATCTACCAAGATATATTTTTTCCAAAATAATAGAGTCTGTTTTTCTCTCTCTTGTTTCTGGATCAAAAAAAACAAAATCTACCTCAACATCATAATGAATGCTGACACCATATGTCATGTTACGTAATCGTGCATCATTCGGATACATGTAATGTGTTCGATCATTGTCATCATAAATGATTGGTTTTCCGAAATAAATTTTATTTCCATCTTTTCCACCTAAATATAAAAAACTTTCATTACGGTTTTCATCACCCTCACCTTTTTCTTCATTATCTTTTCTCTCAATAAAACGAAGAGGGTTGTTTTCTTTGAAAATTTGTTGAATCCCCTTTCCAAAAAAATCATTGTATGAATCTAAATGATGAGATACCAAATTATATGGATTATCTTGAAAATATTTATCAATCAGTTTCCAAGAGATGTCTTCCATTGTTATAATGATTTTATATAATAATAATAAGAATTTTCTTTTTATTAGTAAGTTAATTTAGAATATTATATCGTTTAATATTCACTTCTTTATTTGAGTTGGAATCGATTTTGCGAACATAATACATCATTTTATCTTTAGAAGTGTCTAACATAATAGTCAATGCAAAATAATATTTATTGCCTCTATCTTTTGCATCTAAATAAGAGACAAATACAGTTTGATTATATGGTGTTTTATTATATTCAATGATAGGAATTTTTTCAAGCGTACCATATCGTGCATCGCTTCTAGGAATTCTATTGATTTGTATAATATGGCCCTTGCGTATAACAAATCTTTTATCATAGGACAAGCAATGTTTCACTAGATCCATGGGTAACTTTTGCAATAAGATATCATTATCCACGTATTCTGGTGTTTGTTCCATTATATAAGAGTATCTGTTGGTTCTTTTACATTCCTTGGTTTAGACATCAATTTTTTATTGATATATTATATATGAAAAAGCTATTTATTATTAGTGTTTTATTCTTGTTACTTGCGTTTGCATGTTTCTTCGGACCCTTGAAATTTGTCGAAGGTCATGGAGGAATGGGAATTGGAAGAGGCGGAGGATTCGGAATGGATGGAAGAAGTTTTGGACGAGGATTCACATATACGATTCCATCATCCTATTATTATAATGGATGGAGTGGAAATAATGGGTGGGGTGGAGATTATTACAATGAAATTCCAGTGTATTACCCAGCATATTATTCGGGCGCCTATTAAATTGTTTTATTATTTGATTTTATGATTTTTTACGCAACGATTGCCGTTTTTTACGTTTTTGATCAGTTGTAAAATCCGTCCAAGGTTCTTTAGGACGATCATGTAAATAGGGTCCATATTGTTCCCATTGTCTATGTTTTTTGATAAACTCATCAACTACAAATGGCGTTCCGCAAGAAGATCCCCATCTACCAACAATAGACATTCTTTTAGCAAGATTCGAATCAGTAACAAAACCATCTACTGCGCCACGGGGTTGAAAAGGCAATGGGCGATCCGACTGTGACATAAATTCTCGTGGGTCTAATTCATAATGAGAGCATACTGTGCGAGAACATTTATTTATTTTGTTAAGATATACATCATAATGATCTGCAATTAGTTCCTTGGCCAAATTAATATTCAGTTTGCCTTTGTATTGTTCCATCAAATCAGTTAAACGCACTTTGCGCGCACCTTGGTGTCGCCGTATATCATTAAACCCTGAGTTTGCACATTCTAAATTGCGAATTTTCGGATCATAGACGGAATTAAAACTAACAATATATCCATCTGTTTTTCTCTCTACTCTATGATATTTTAACCCCAATTCCAAAGAAAGAATCTCATTCGTATTCGTATCTCCAAGCAACCACGTATTTGCATAATCGCCCGAGTTACCATCTAATAAAATTCTTACATAATCATCCAATGTGTTTCCGTATTGCATAGCTTGACGGATTCTGCATGCAATGGGCAAATTATTTTCATAAGGAAGAAATCCCCCGATGGTTGTCTCTGTTCCAATAATTCCAGCGCCAGTAACAAAGAAATCTGTTCCGCTCCATATCCACGCAGGGAATGTTTGCATTAGAATGCGATGTCCTTTGTCTGGCGTCGTATCTAGAACATAATTGCAATATTGACCATCTACAAAGTTGGAAAAACTATTATGGCCAACCACGATTTTACCATCGGCTGTCCAACTTCCTGTTGCAATAAAAGCACTGCATCGATCTTTGGAACCACCTTCTGATTTCGGTTTTGAAGAACCTTTTTTGTCGTCATCATACGTGCTATACCATGAATCTAACAACGTATAATAATTATTCCATGCGAGAATTTCGTCGATATCTGTTGAAACCCCGGCTTCATTAATGCCTTCAACAAGTCCTTCCATTTCTTCGTAAAATTCTGGATACACTTTTTGAATGGTTGGTTTCAAATATTTTTTTCCGGCATCGATAAAAAATTCCCATGAACGGCCATATTCCTCCTCACAGACAAAATGCAACATTTTTTGAATATCCTTAAAATCATTGGCACAGAATCTTCCAAAAGCTCGGCCTCTTTGCATTGGATTGCCTTTTACTGAAACATAGTTGAATCCATTTATTTTATAAAATTCACCGTGGTCAGATACTTGTTTTATTTTTCTTGTTTTTTTAGTCATGAATAACTTGATATATATTATCAAATTATTATTTTTATTTGTTCTTATACTATTCATATATGAGGTCTTCAACGCCCATACGTACTCATTATCTTTTGAAACACCTGATATCGTTGGTTTTTATCATTTGGATCCATACCAGCACGCCGCATACTATTAGCCATTCCGTTATTTTCTAAAAACATGTAAATATCATGAGGTGTTAGGTTTCCTTTATTAAGGCGTGCTAGAACAATTGCAGCTATATTGGCTTCTTCATCTTCTGAATACGTAATGTCGGTTATTTTACCTGCACCATCTCTAATTATTTCAAATCCTCCTTTCATATTCTTTCGTCTATGTCTCAAACTTTTTCTCTTATTTCTAAACGACTTTCTCTTATTTCTACGAGATCTCATTTATATATAATAACAAAAACCTTTTTGATATTATAATTAAGTATTTGTTTTTGTTGTACTTTTTCCAGTAACAAGCATCATTCCAATTAATACGAAAAACATGATAAATGGAATCAAGAAGAGGAACCATGAGACCCCGACAAAACCAGATTTACACAAGTAGTTGAGAACCCATGTCCAAAAAGCAATATACACTAGTTTCAAGAAAAAAATAAATAATGTATTTGGAACAAGGGTGCTAAATGAACCAATAGTATAAGTATTTGTATTTCCTAAATTTTGAATAGCAAGAATCACTAATCCAATCATGGAAATAATAAAATATAAATAAGCAGGTGTGCATAACTTCGGCATTTTATCAAGCATCTTATATAATTATTTTAGATTATTTAATTTCCCATACCTGCTGCCATTTGAACACTAGTTGATCCTGCTCCTCCATTTTCCTTCGATTTCATATTTCCAATAACTCCTTCTAAAGAATAAGGGTTCATCATAAAGATAAGAACAACCGCAAAAAGAAGAATAAAAGGAATAAGAACAAGGAACCATGCAATTCCTGAATGTCCTGAACCACAGATCAAGTTCAAAATCCATGTCCAGAAAAGAATATAAACAAGTTTTACAAAGAAAACAAATAATGTGCTGCTTACGCGAGCGGACATGGGTCCTATGCTATACATGCTACGGTTTCCCATATTCTGATAAGCGCACATTATAAGCGCAATAATAGAAATAACAAAATAAAAGAGAGCTGGACCACACAAGTCCTTTAATTTGCTGGGGAAAGGCGCCATTATATATTATTCATAGAAAAAAACATAATTCTTTTTATTTTCGAAGAAATTGTACCGTAGGTTGAGGATTTACTGGCATATTTGCAGAACCAAGAAGAGTGCTGTATGCATTTGCAAGTCCGTAGGTTGCCATATTTACTAAATCTAATCCACCCCTCATCGATCGTCCTCTTTTTGTTTTTGTTCTTTTTCTTTTTCTTTTTCCTCCCATCTGATATGGAAAAATAGATCCTGCTCTTTCTTGAACAGCAGTTCTATCACTTACATCCACTGGAAGTTGATTTTTTGTAAGCCAATTTCCTGTCCCTGCTCCTTGAACGCCTGGCCAAGTTTGAATTGCAGCAGGCAACGTTGGCGGATTTACAAAAGGAGATGGTGATAATGTCATTCCACCGCCTTTAACTCGTCTTCTTTTGCCTCCCATTTGTCTAACGCCTCCTCTTTGGCTAACGCCTCCTCCCTGTAATCCACAACCACAACTACCGCCTCGTTGTTTATAGCAACCGCGCATTGGCCATAATTTTTGTGTTTTTTTCCCCATTCTTCTATTTCTTTTTGTTTTTGTCATATATTATAAATATATATTTTTCAAAAATAATTGGGCTATATCATTTTTATTTTATTCAATATCCACATGAGAAAGTAAATGTCTTCTACAACACATTTTATTTAAACCCAATTCATCCGTCACCTCTCCCTCCGGAGTTTTCTCTTTAAACTGCATTGTTAAATATTGTACTTTGTGAATATCCATACCGCTAGATAACTTTCTCTTTCTTACTTCTTCTACATAATAACGATACTTGTCAGCAATCACTTTGCCACATGTAAAACACTTAATTGGAATAATCATTTCTTACGTATATAGAGTATGACTAGATTTATTTATATTCTTATAAAATCAATTTTTATAAGAATACAATACACTATCTGGTTTATTTCAAACAACCTGGTCCAAAACATTTATTCATATAATAATAAGAATCGATAGGAATACTTGTTCCGTCGCTATTATATCCAAATATCGGTCCGCTCGCATTTGCAGCCATACATTTATTACCATTTACATAAGCGCAGCATTTTGATTTTTTACAGTTCATTGCTGCAAGTGTAGAACACTGTTTCTCCATAGTTGCTGGATCTTCCTGGTGCATTTCGCAAAAATGAGAAGCGCCATCACTAATACTGTTTGTTAAAGTATCTATGTCTGAATCTACAAAATTTTCCATTGTTTTTTTTTTATGATTCATATATATTAAAATAAGCAACACTAGTAACAATCCATATAATAAATAAATGATGAAACAATATATAGTATATAAAAATATTTATTTATAAAAATTTTATTGATTATTATTTATTGTTTATTATTTATTGTTTATTTGTTCTGATAATCAATTCATCCAAACATCTCTCAATTTTCTTGTTTCTATATTTGAAACATATACTCTGTACATCCGCGGTAGATATTTTATAACTTTTCATTTTTTCAAATTTCTTTTTATACATCCAAGAGCGAGTAATTTGACGATATGTGCATACCATTTGTTGAATAATATTTACACTAGCAAGTTTCATATCTAAACGATAATCTACGCGTCCAGATCGATAAAATGCCGGGTCTATTTTATCCAGATGATTCGTTGTAAAAATAAGGATAGCATCCTGCATTTCAGCAATCCCATCGAGGGTTGTTAAAACGCACTCTAATGTAAGCTCATCATCCATCTTCTTATTCATACTGCTCAACATACTAACTAAGGTATTCTCTTTTTTTTCATCTTCATTTTCACCATCATTTTCACTATCATTATTTCCATTATTTTTACCAGCTAGTAATTGACTTGCTGCAAGAAGTTCATCGTGTTTCTCAGTGTTCTTCAAATTTGCTTTACGTTTTTTCAACGTCTCGCTATTGTTTGCATCAAAATCTTCAAAAATAAATACATAATTTTTCATATCAAAGAGAGTATCATTTATCTTCTTAGATCGAAAAAGACTAATAAAATCGCTGCAGCGTTTTAAGCGTGTCCAAGGAACAATAATTCCATCGCGACCCGTTCTATTTAAAATACCTTTGATAATACACGATTTTCCGCATCCAGGCGGTCCCGACAATAAAATACACGCTTTTTTTGTAATACCCGATATCGAATAGATGTCTTTTTTATGATCTTTTTCTGTTGAGAAATAATCAATATATTCTATAAATTCCTTCCTTCCTTCAAAGAATATATTTTTATCCAAAAATTTATTGCTTTTAAAAGGAAACTCGCGATATATCAATTCAGAACCACTATTTTCATTTTTAGATGTTCCAATTAACTCATATAACTGATGAGATTTCTTTTTATTTATTTCTTTTGTATGAGACTCCATTAATGTATCCATAAATGCATGCAAAACTTTAAAATTATGTTTTCCTTTTACGATCAAATAAAATGTTGTAATTTTGCTATTATCTTCACAAGACTTTTTTTTCTCTCCGGATTCATCTATTGAAACTGGAGTATTATTTTTAACTTCTAGAAAAATGTCATATTTACCTTGAAACTTCTCGTAAATTTTCGTGCGATAATTTGATTCAGGAATAAACATAAAATCATCACTTTTTACACGAGGGAAACTGTTATTGATTTTAATAATTTCAACAAATTTTGAGATGGCATTTGTTGAGTTATTCATATCCATATTTTCTAAAAAATATACAAGTGCCTGAAATCTCTCACTATAATAATATTTCAATGCATTGCTCCCATAATCACCCATTGTTTTTTTTGTATGTGTTCTCAATTCCATTGCAGATTCTTCTTTTTCAAAAAAGACTGAAATTGTTTTATTCAACATAATCGAAACATATTCTATACTGAACACCATTCTAGCAAGTCCAAGAAAAATAAACAATCCGATTATGTAATTATTATATTGGGAATGTTCTAATACATTACCAAGTATTTTAGAAAAGATTCCAATACTTGCAAATTGGAGAACGTCCATATCTTACTATATTAATAATATCAACGTTTAAATCATTTGAAAAAAAAATATTTGCGTAGTATATAACTATGGCAAAAAGACGTGGATCTAGAAAAACAGGAGTTTTAGGTAAAACAAAACAAGTCGCCAATAAAACATTGAGTTTTTTAGAAAAAGGATTAAGTGGATTATTTGGTGTTGTTAAAACAGGCGTTAATATGGGCGTGAATAGTGTTAAAAAGGGTGTTAGAATGATTTCATCACGTCGAAACAAAAAGTCTAGACGTAACGCAACGCGTCGCAGAAAGTATTAAATTAAATTAAAATCAAAAATTGTTAATTAAATTATTAATTGTAATTGTTATTTACAATAATTCTGTTATTTGAATACCTTTTGCAGTCTTTACCTTTCGTTTTACTTTTGATAACTTATCTTTGTTACAATGAAATGCATGATGACACTTTTCGCAAACAGTAATCAAATTTCCGGGATGATTTTTATGGAAGCTAGATTGTTGTGTATTTATGAATCCATCCTCATTTGCAATTTGTTGATGTTGCAAATGATGTACCTCTGTTCCCATATCTTTTTTACATAGTTCGCATTTTCCAACTATTTTTTTACTATTATAATGAGATGTTTTCAGAGACAATATACTGGCTGATTCTGGATGGTATTTCATTCGAATCGAGTTTGCTAGTTCCAAGAAATCTTGTGGTAAATTTAAGGAACGACAAACTTCAAGACCATACATATTATGTCCTGGTCCATCTTTTAACTTTCTATCATATATTAATTGATCTTTTTCTCTATCATAAAAAACGGACATGTGTTTCAAATGCACCGTATTCATCTCATCAAATTCATCATATCGAATTATTTCATGCAAGTGTGTTGCAAAAATAAAACTACTTTCTTTTTGGAAAAGTTGTTTTATTCCGGCTACAAATATACTCTGTGCTGATATACTTTCTGTTCCAGAGCACAATTCATCTCCCAAAACAAGACTGCCCGGATCTGCCAGACGCAAAATGGTACGTAGTTCCGACATTTCCACTGCAAAGGTAGAAAGACCCTTGAAAATATTATCATTTCCAATAATACGGGTAAAAATATACTTGTATGGCGAAAATCTAAATTGGCTACATGGCACATATAACCCTGATTGCGCCATGATTACTGCAATTCCTAGTGCGCGAATCAAACTGGTTTTACCAACTGCATTTGTGCCATATAATAAGATCCCATCTGAATCATCTTTGCCTAGTGTGATATCATTTGTTACATAAATCTCGTTCTGTTGAATATGTTCAATCAGACAATGTCTGAGACCAGTTATCTCAACAAATGATTTTTCACATGCAGAATCATCTATCATCGGTTTGCAATAATTATATTTTTTTGCTATCGTTGCTTTTGCAAAACAAATGTCAAGACTAGTTAAAAATTGAATGATTGTATCAAATTGTGATTGAAAATCTGATAATTCTTCCAAAATCTTCATATACACTTCTGTCAAAAGATCCTTCATTTGTATCTTTATAACGGTGATGTTTTTACATAGCTCATTTATCTGTCCTGTAGAAATGGTTTCATTGCTTGCCGTTTGCGATAAAAAAACGAGCGATTCAATACTTAGAGTAAATATTTTTGTGGTTCCATCATAAGAAGATGTATATTCTAATTCTATATTGGAATTATTCTGGCAAGTCTGCTTCAAAATAGCACATCTCCTTTTTGTTGCCATTAGTTTAAAGTTATTCTTTTCTGTTTCATGCAATTTTACAAATTCACTTTGATCGCTCTTTTTTCCCGCTTTCCCAGCCTTTTCATATTTTACAATGCAAGAATGAAAATAGTTACGAATCGCTTCTAACTTGTCCATAGATTCCATATACAATTTGGTTTTTTCATCAAGAATTGAATTTACACCTCGTTGAATAAAATTGATGTCAAATTGCTGCGTAATATCAATATCTTGGGCTAGATCAAGACAAAACTTTGTTTCGAAAAACTGAATAAAATGATTGGTGTCAGATATAATGTTCGAATAACGTTGAACTTTGTTTGACAAATACTCTATAAAAATGGAGTCGTCTTTTAAAAGATCTGTGAAATCTCGAACGATAAACATGTTATTATAAAGTTGGGTCAGCGCTTTTGGTGAAATTTTTTTCATGATAATATTTCGATTCAACTTTGAAATATCTTTGACATGTTGCATTTTGTTTTTCATATCCTCGCATTTTGTAACATTTGTTAGAATATGCTCAGTAATATTATATTCAGCTTGTAAAAATTTAGTATCTGTTGTTGGATTCAAAAACTGGTGAGAAAATTCGCGCTTTCCCATTGGACTAATACACCTATTTAACATTTTTTCAACAGATGAATACTTGTTAAAACCTTGTCCATCATCAATAATATTCAACTGTTTCAAAGAATGATTGGCAAGTATCAATCGATTGCTACAGTTTTCAAATACTGGTTCCGAAATTTTATCTGTTAAATTAGGATTATGTTGATAAATAAAATCTAACAGAAAACAGTATGCTTGACAAGCAATCGCATTTTGACAAAATGTTTGGTAAAATGTATTGGTGTCATACATATTCTTAAAAAATCGCAACAATAGTTCCTTTTGATATGTTTGCTTTTCACAATTCATGGCATATTTCACGTGTTTATCATCGGTATTTTCTATAGTACTAATTTTATGAATAGCACTAGATTGAATATTGACAAAATCAACAATATCATTTATATCTGACAATGAAATATTGGCAATGATAATTGTTTCGCTTGGCTGATAAATACTAATAAATCTTTCCAATTCATCAAATGTAGTTGGATTCATGAGAAATGCTTCATGAAATTCAAATATAGCGGATTTTCCAGTATAAATATTAATATTAGATACGCCAACATGTACCCTATTTTTAATGACTTCAATCCAAATACAACATGTATTGTTGCTCATAGACGCCATGTCATTAGAAAAATATGTTCCGGGAGAATAAATTCCAGATAAACTTCGTGTTGTATTTTTATTTTGTTCGTCTTGTGTAAAAACAACAGCAGTGAATCCTGCTTCCTGCAGCTTCTTTATATATTTATCAATCATATACGTTCCGAATCCTGCCATCAACACCCCTTTTTCACCCACGCAGATTTTTTTATCGGCAATTGCCATATCACAAATTCGAGAGAACTCAACAATAGAACTGCCTGTTATTTGTTGCGTCTCTTTATTTTGAAGACCATACACTTCAAAAAATGCGCCGACTTGCATGAGAACCAGTGTTTTTTCACCATATTGTTTCTGGTATGATTTTGTTTTTTCTAAATAATCTTTGACGAGTGCCATAACAATTATTCATATTATATCTTTATATCTTTCGTAAAAACTATGTTACAATGCTATTTTCTGTTATAATCTTTGTATTGTTACGAAATATGGTTTCTAAAACGCAATCAAAATCTCTGACGCAATTTCTCAGTGATGTCAATTATTTGGTATTTTTCCCCAAAAGTATTTTCGGCCAATCGATTTTGGACATTTTTTTTGTCCATTTTCAGAAAGTCGAAAATACTTTGGAAGTAAAAAACATGCATTTTTTGAACAAGAGCATAATGATGCAAATTTTAAAAATTTGTAGAAAGTTTGTTATTGTAAAAATTTAAACATTTTTATGAAACAGTTTAGGAACTTTTTATATGTTGCCAATATATACGAAGAATGGCAACAAATTTAGTTCCAAAAAGTTCTAAAAAGTTCCGTTGTGAAGTTTGTGACTTTGAAACGTCACGTAAAAGTCAATATGATAGACATAATTTAACATCAAAACATCAAATGGCAACAAATGCAACAAGTTGGCAACATGAAAAAGAGACAAAAGTTGCCGTTTCAAAGAAATATAAATGTAATTGCGGGAAAGAGTATTTACATCATTGTAGCATGTGGAAACATAGAAAAAAATGTACATTTGAACAAGATATTGAAAATACGGAAGAAAAAGAAAAAGAAAAAGAAACAAAAAATAAAGAAGCATCGATGATTATTCCCAATTCTCCAGACGTGGTGATGGAATTATTAAAACAACACGGGGAATTCAAAGACTTGATAAAAGAACAAAATAAAATAATACTTGAACAAAATAAACAAGTATGTGAGCTCATTTCAAGCGGCAAAATTGGTAACACAACAAATTCTCATAATATCACAAATAAGAATAAATTCAATATCAATCTCTTTTTAAATGAGCAATGCAAGGACGCTATGAATATCATGGATTTTGTCAATTCTCTCCAACTCCAACTCTCTGATTTAGAAAAGGTAGGTGAAAATGGGTTCGTCAAAGGTATCAGTAATATTCTTATTAAAAATTTGAAAGAACTCGATATCAACAAAAGACCGATTCATTGTAGTGATTTAAAGAGAGAAACCATGTATGTAAAAGACGAGAATACTTGGGAAAAAGAAAGTGGCAAAAAAGATAAATTAACAAAAATGATTCAACATGTTGCACACAAGAATGTGAAACAGATACCAGAATGGCAAAAAGAAAATCCCGATTTTAACCACAGTGAATCGATTGAGAGTGAAAAGTATTTAAAAATAGTGGGGGAATCTATGGGCGGTTCGACTGAAGATGATGATATTGAAAATTATAACAAAATCATCAAAACAATTGCAAAAGAAGTCAGTATTGAAAAGGAATAAAACCTATTCTGTTTCAAATAATTTGCCATTTTTATAATATTGATAGGAAGGAACATAACAACCATGTTCGTCTTTCATAAACATTTCAACTCGTGAATCTGCATATTTTTTCGAATAGTCTATTGCTTTTTCCTTTGATAAAAATACTACCATATCCTCCCATTCACCCCCGTTTCTTATAAATACATATAGGTAATCCATTTATTTATTTATTTATTAGAAACTCTTTATATAGATGTATTTATGCAACAAGCGCGCCTCTTTTATTGGCGGTTACAGCAAATTGTACAATTTTTAAAGGATAATTTTTAATTTCCCATTCTGCTATAAAAGCTTCTTCCGGTATTGCTGTGGCTAACCAGGCTGCATATGCAGCTTCAACTCTTGTATTACCTGTAGCAGTTGATGTAAATGATCGTGTAAATGTTCCTTGTTCGGAATCATAATATACTATATTTTTATAGTACGAAATTTCCCACATCCTATTCTAAACGAATAGATAATTATTTTTACAGAAAAAAAAATTATTTCGATTCCAAAACAACAAATTGATCATCTGGTAATCCAATTCCTACTGATAATATTTTCTTTTTCCAATACGTGAATGTGTTTTTATCTAGTATCTTTAAGTTATAAAATAAACATTTAAGAATAATGAGTAGCCAGGACGCATAAAACGGCAATACTGTTTTCATAGTATGCTCCTTTAAAATACCCTTTTTATAGCGTTCGTTATAAATAGAAAATTCCACAAAAATACCTTCTTCTTTATTTTTGTAAAAAATCTTATTACCATATGCAATCGTATTATTATGATTTAATCGCCAAACAAATTTTTTGAAGTCTGATCGTTTGACGTGTAAAAAATGTTGTAATTTTGTTATGGTTTGGATTTCATTATCTGTAAAAATATCCACATCGATATCACTTTCACCTGGAAAATAATCATCGCGTTGAACACTGCCAAAAAAAAGAAGTTTTTTATCTAAATACTCACTTAATTCTTCAAAAAATTCAATTGTGTTATCTGGTATTTTATTTTTAATAGTTTCCATAGTTTTAAACTTACACTATCGTTAGATAAATTTTTCAACAAAGTATTTTTTTATGTTTTCTTTATTCATTTAAAAAATTATGCATAAGCGTTTCGCGATTTATGTTTGCAATATCCCCAGATAACATTGCCGATTCATACGTCTTTCTTATGACATCATTTGGAGCATTACTTCCTGCTTTGATGAGCCCTCGATGTTTTAAATACTTTTTTACATCTTGTATGGATTTTTTCTTTAATTCCTTCTGTGCTTCTACAATTTTTTTCCTTGTATTTTTATCTTTGATAAGAACGCCAACTTTTCTATATTTTGTTGATTTACCTAGTGTATATTTTCGACGAATTGTTTTTTTTATAGAAAGAGATGGATTTTGAGAAAGAGATGTTGATTTTATAGGTTCTTCTTTTATTGATTCGGCTATATGAATGCTTTCTGCGGGTGTATCAAATAGTTGCGGAGGTGTATCAAAGGCAATTGGTGGTTGAATCAGGGGTTTAGCAAATAATTGTTTTTGATTCTCTTCCTCTTCTTTTTGTTTCAATTTATGCTTTAATATTTCCAATTTTTTCTCTCTTTCCAAAACAACAGGGTTCGAAATCGGAATCGGATTTGGATTTGGATTTGAAATTATTAGTGCAGGATCATGGTTTTTTCTCGTTTGATTTTGTTTCCACGTTCTATAAGTGGGTTTGTTGCCATTTTTAAGACAACCATAAGGAACCGAATTAGAATTATCTATTTTTAGACTTGTATTCACAGAAATCGGAGGACTAGTATTAAGTTTTATTTCAGAAGATTGACTAGGAGCTATAAATAATTCTTCCGGTAATTCTAACTGCACATGAGGCATCGAATCGTATTGATGAGCATATTCTGAATAACTTGTTAAATTCTTTAATGTTTTTTGCGATGGAGTGGGGTTTGGAGTCTCTTTTTGCTTTTTTGACAAACTTGTTAAATATTCAATAGAATCTCTAAACTCATCAGAAAATATAGACGAGTCTTCTTTGTTGTCTTTATTTTTTTTTTTATCTACTTCGGATTTTTCTTGTGTTTTATGTTCTTTTATTTTATGTAATAACTGTTTTTTAATTGAATTTGGATTTACCAACGCAGGTAAAACCGGCTTATTTTTTTTGCTCCGGACCTTTTTTGTTTTTTCGGAACTTATTTGAAATAATTCAGGATTTATTTTAATTGTTTTTTTGGACATTATTTGTTATACTATACATAAAAAATAATTATCTAATTGAAACTTATTATATCTTATACCTTAAAATATTAATTTTTATTTGATTTTTTATTTAATTTAAACATACAAACTACTCATCATCACCTTGTGCGTTTCGTTATCTTTACGTTTTTTAACTTCTTCGTTATCCATGAACAATTCAAACCCTTTATTTAAATCTTTGATAGTGATCACCTTTTTTTCTTCACTCGTCTTGCAAAAAACTCGCCGACTATGGGCAATTTTAGTTTTTGAAAACAATACTTCTATATCTCTTCCATAAAATGTAAAGTATGGTTTGTTCTTTATAAACCATTCTTCTTTCAAAGAATCATCTGTTTTCCATTCGTAATCTTTAATTTTTTTTAGAAACATATTGAATAGATCCTTTCCATCATAATCATCAATTTTGAAACGCCATGTAAAACGCGAATCTAACCCTTTATTAAATTGAAAAAAACATTCGTTTAATTCTGATTCATAACCAGCAATAATTACCATTAGATTTTCCTTATAATTGCTGAGAGATTCGCACAATGTATCGATACACTCTTTGGAGAAACTATCACGCTTTTCCGAATTACCTAATGAATAGGCTTCATCAATAAAAAGGACACCATCTAAACATTCATGAATAACATCTTTTGTTTTTATTGCAGTTTGACCTAAATATCCAGCTATCAAATCGCTTCGTGTTACTTTTTTGAAGGTGCCTTTCTTCAAAATACCGAGTTTTGAAAATATTTTTCCGATTATTTTTGCAACATGCGTTTTTCCAGTTCCTGGCGGACCATAAATAACAGTGTGCAGATAATCACCTTTTGCCATTCCTTTTCCACCTTTGTGAAGATCTTGCGAAAAATATAAAATTTGATCGACAATATTTTTTTTCAAACTCTTCATGCCAATCATATTTTGCAATCGTGTTAAATAGGGTTTAACCTTGTGAAGTGATTCCATATTGATATTATATTCAATATTCTCTTTTAAAGGATACTTATCAATCATATTTAGTAAATCCTGCAAAGTATCTATATTGGATTCTTCTATCGTAATTAGTTTCTTTGTAATAGAAACTGGGTTAGGTTTAGGTATTGTTATTAATGGCATTACTTTTTTGTTTCCAAAATAAGAATGTAACATTTTTTGTTCTAACAGAACAAATATTGTTTCTTTATATTTATTTGGATCTGAAGTTTGGAATAAAGTTGTTATTTTATCTTTGTCTGTAAATTTACTCTTATTACCATATTTTTGATCATATATGTCTTCCACCTTTTTCATAAATTCATCAAGCTTTTCCGTTCTAAGTTCCGTTCTAAGTTCCGTTAAAACTTGATTTTTAGTCTCTACATGTGATATATCATCTAAATAAGAAATAAATGGAATATATTTCTTGTTTTTAGACATCTCTTACTATTATTTCTATTTCTATATTTATATTCATATTGTTTTACATAGAATAACTTTTCTTGTGTTATATAAATATGGATATGAATATGGGTATGAATATGGATAAAACTGTGGATGAAAATGTGGTTACGCCAAAAATGAGAATTCTCATGTTTTTGGGTACAAATTTTTCATTTATACTCATAATGATAATGATGATTATTTTTTTAATAACCTTATTCTTTTTTCTGCGTTCAAAAACTTTACATAAAAATCATAAATTTAACGTATTGTTAGATTTAGTTTCGTCGCTCGGAGCAACTGCATTAGCAATGACGTTATTTTTAACAATATTTTATCGACAACAAGATAAAGCTGAAGTATCATTTCAAAATTACAATACTATATGGAGCAAACAGACAGAATTTACTATGCTATTTATAGATCATCCCGAAATGGAATATTTTCATAACGATCTTAACGGAATCCCACCTTTGACTAAAAATTACCATTATAAACGAAATATTGTGCTTGAAAGAAATTTTTTTCTTATTCTTATGGATATAATTATAACTATAATTGCATATTTTGATGCTTCTGACGGTGATTATAGTTATTCGAAAATGGAAATTAGATCTAGATTCGACTCGTTAATGAAAATGTATGTCAAATCAAAACTTTTTCTAGAGCATTGGTACAGATACAAAAAATATGAGGCATCTCCGAGAGTTATTGAATACATGAAAAAGAATTATAATATTTAATACACCCTTGCCTATTGCCTAATTAGTAATTGATATTTTTAAGATTAAAACTATTAATTATAGGTTTCATGAAAATATTACATTTATAAAACAATATAGAAACAAATTGAAATAAATAATAACCCAAATATGGATTCAACAATAAAAACCATGGATCCGAATGAATACGATAGTGTGAATGACCCATATATTGAAATGCCATGGACAATTATTGAATCTTATTTTAAGGGCCAGCATTTGGAACGATTAGTGCGACATCAGATCGAGTCCTACAATAATTTTGTAAGTTATCAGATTATCAAGACAATCGAGATGTTTAATCCGGTGCATATTGCATCAGAACAGGATTTTGACGCTAAAACCGGAAAATATGCTTTGGAAATATTCATTACTTTTGAGAATTTCAATATTTATAGACCACAGATTCACGAAAACAATGGAGCGACAAAATTGATGTTTCCACAAGAAGCTCGCTTGCGAAATTTTACTTATGCGTCAGCAATGACAGTGGATATGAATATTAAATTTGTTGTAAGAAACGGCGAAAATCTTGATAATATACAGACATTTTACAAGGTTTTGCCGAATATTCACATTGGCAAATTGCCGATTATGTTGAAGTCCAGTATTTGCGTTCTAACACAATATAAACACGTTGAAAACAATCAAACGGGTGAATGCAAGTTTGACGCAGGTGGATACTTTATTATCAACGGATCGGAAAAGACTGTTTTAGGGCAAGAACGTGCTGCAGAAAATAAGGTTTATTGTTTCAATGTGAGTAAAAACAACACAAAATATACTTGGCTAGCAGAGATTAAATCGGTCCCCGATTTCAAGTGTATTTCTCCGAAACAGATCAATATGATGGTTTCATCGAAAAATAATGGATTCGGATATCCTATTACAGTTCAGTTACCGCGCGTAAAACAAGTTGTTCCGCTATTCATCCTCTTTCGAGCTCTAGGTATTTTGTCAGACAAGGAAATATGCGAAAGAATTTTGCTTGATCTTCGTAATGAATATTACGTTGAAATGTTGAGCGGTTTGCAGGCCTCTATTATCGAAGCGAATGGGTATATGACACAATCAGAATGTATTAAATATATTACAACACATGTCATGTACACGCCCATCAATATGGACAAGGAAACCGGTGCAAGAAAAAAGTATGAATTTACCATGGATATTTTGAACAATGATACCTTTCCCCATTGCAAAACACCGGAACAAAAAATTTATTTCCTCGGTTATATGGCAAACCAACTTTTACAAGCCAGCTTTGAATGGACGAAGCAAGATGATCGCGATTCTTATCTAAATAAGCGCGTTGATTTAACAGGAACATTACTTAATAATTTGTTCCGTAATTATTTCAACAAGCTAGTAAAGGATATGGAAAAACAAGTCATCAAAGAGATCAATACTGGGTCATGGAAATCAACGGATGATTATCAAAATATTTTGAACATGACCAATATTTATAAAATTATCAAATCGACGACAATTGAGAACGGGCTAAAACGCGCTTTAAGTACGGGTGATTTCGGAATAAAGCACGTGAATTCGAACAAGGTTGGAGTAGCACAGGTTTTAAATCGTTTGACCTATGTTAGCAGCTTGAGTCACGCACGCAGGATCTCAACTCCAACGGATAAAAGCGGCAAATTGATTCCTCCTCGAAAGCTGCATAATACATCGTGGGGATTTCTTTGCCCCGCGGAAACACCAGAAGGTCAATCCGTTGGTATTGTTAAAAACTTGAGTTATATGACGCATATAACTATTCATTCCAATTCACAACCTCTTTACGAATATATCATGCCATATATAAAAGATATTCAACACTTGGCGCCGATAGATATGTTTCAAAAGGTAAAGGTATTTATTAATGGAGCTTGGGTGGGAATTACAGAAGATCCCATGGATCTTTATACACAATTGAAGGACAAGAAACATCGAGGTATTATTAATATTTATACATCGATTGTCTTTGATTATAAGAAAAATGAAATTCGTGTTTGTAATGACGCCGGACGATTGACGCGACCCTTGTTGCGTGTTAAGAATAATCATATCCTCATCAAAAAGTCGGATATTGAAAAGTTGAATAACAATACTCTAACATGGAATGATCTTTTAACTAATTGCAGAATTGACGATTCTATGATTGAATATATTGATCCAGAGGAACAATCCTGGTCTATGATTGCGATGAAACCGGCGGATATCAAATTGTCAAGTGACCAAATTTATAAATACACTCACTGCGAGATTCATCCAAGTACGATATTTGGTGTGCTTGCCTCTTGTATCCCTTTCCCAGAACACAATCAATCTCCAAGAAATACATATCAAACTGCACAGGCAAAACAAGCCATGGGAGTATATGTGACAAATTACGAAAATCGCATGGACAAGACAGCCTATGTATTGAATTGTCCCGCGAGACCGCTGGTTGATACACGAGTAATGGATATGATTCATATTAATAAGATTCCCTCTGGTTTTAATGCTATTGTGGCGATTATGACGCATACTGGTTATAACCAAGAGGATTCGTTGCTATTCAACAAAGGATCTATTGATCGAGGATTATTTCAAGCCACGGTGTATCATACGGAGCGCGATGAAGACAAGCAAAAAATAAATGGAGACGAAGAAATTCGATGCAAACCGGATCCGGCGAAAACAAAAGGTATGAAATTTGCAAATTATAATAAAGTCAATAGTAAGGGTATCATTCCAGAAAATATGCGAGTAGAAAATCGAGATATTATTATTTCCAAGATTACACCGATTAAGGAGAACAGAAATGATCATACAAAAGTAATAAAGTATGAAGATCAAAGTCGCGTTTATAGAACAGATGAAGAAACATTTATTGATAAGAATTATATTGATAGGAATGGAGATGGTTACAAGTTTGCCAAGGTAAGGTTAAGAACTGTAAGAAAGCCCGTTATTGGCGACAAGTTTTCATCGAGAAGTGGGCAAAAGGGTACCATTGGTAATATTATACCCGAAGAAAACATTCCTTTTACAAAACAGGGTCTAAAACCTGATCTCATTTTGAATCCACATGCGATTCCATCTCGCATGACAATTGCACAATTAAAAGAAACCTTGTTAGGAAAAGTCCTATTAGAACTTGGTTTGTTCGGAGATGGAACCAGCTTTGGAGATTTGGATGTGAAAACAATTTCAAATGCATTGCAAGATGTGGGATATGAGGCGCACGGTAATGAAATTTTGTATGATGGTTTGACTGGAGAGCGAATGGAATGTCATATATTTATTGGACCCGTATTTTATCAGCGTTTGAAACATATGGTAAATGATAAGCAACACAGTAGATCGATTGGTCCTATGGTAAATTTGACGAGACAACCAGCGGAAGGTAGAAGCCGTGATGGTGGTTTGCGATTTGGTGAGATGGAGCGAGATGCCATGATTTCACATGGCGCATCACGATTCACGAAAGGGCGAATGTACGATGCTTCAGATAAATATCAAGTACATGTTTGTAAGAAGTGTGGTCTAATCGCTTCCTATAATGATAAGATGCATATTCATCGCTGCAGAACGTGTGACAATAGAACAGACTTTGCATATGTTGAAATTCCTTATGCGTGCAAGCTCTTGTTCCAAGAACTGATTACAATGAACATTGCTCCAAGATTAGTTACAGATAGTTAAATTAGAAACGGTAGATAGTTAGAAATAAAATTAATACTTAAAAATATAGGTAGTAATTTTATTATTTATGAGCAATTTTTTGATAGAAGAAACTACTTTATTAAAGGAACAGCTTAAAGAACCCGATAAAACAAATGAAGAAAAATATGAGATTTGTTTGAAAATTGGAAGATTATGTGAAAAAGAAAATAATTTTGATCAAGGTATTTATTACTTGATAGAATCTTACAAGTACGACAAAATACGCCTTGAAGGAATATATGAAGTAATAAAACATTATTGTTGTGAAACTAATTATGAAATTGCCTTTTCTTTTTATACGATGATTGAAAAAACATACAATGAAACACTAAGATCGTCATTGGCGCCGATTCACAGCTTTTTTTTACCATATTATATGATTATTGTGTGCGAAGGAATAAAACGGTATGACGTCGGAATCAAAATGTTTGAAATTATTTTTCGAAAAAAATATTTAAATGCAGATAAGCGATGGATAGGTTGTCTTTTTTCAAATTTAAAATTTTTTATAGATAAAATTCAAGATCCTATTTTTTTTCGATTATTCGAACATTATTTGAATATATTATATATTCATTTTGATCATTGTGATTTTGCAGATCATAATGTAGTACTGCATTATATTCATAAATATCTGAATAAAGATAATATTTTATTTTTTAATGCAATAAAAGAAAATATAAAAGAAAATGCAATAAAAGAAACTACAATAAAAGAAAATGAAAAAACTTTTATAAAAGACGAAACAATTCAAAGCAATAAAATTTTATTTTATACAGGATTTGCTTATTATCAATGGAATACTACATTTGGTAAAAAAAATTTTCTGGGGGGTTCCGAAAGAGCAGTTGCATTTTTAACTGAACTTTTTCCAAAAAATATGGAAATTTATATCAGTGGAGACGTTATCGAAGAAAAGATTGATAATGTAGAATACATTCATTTGAATAGACTAGATGAATTTTTGCGAAACAATGAGTTTCATGCTATTATCATTAGCAGATATATTGGATTTTTTGAAATGTATCATTATTTCAAGGCAAAACAGGTTTTTGTATGGGCGCATGATATAAGTTTAATACCTTATAATAGCATTAATAAATTAAATGATCTAGAACTTGTATCAAAATATCATAAGTATATTGATTCGTGCATATGTTTGACCAAATGGCACAAAGAATTATATGAATACAAGTATCCTTTATTAAAAGACAAAATTCAAATAATAGCCAATGGTATTGACTTTTCATTCTTTCCGGAATCAAATAATCAAAGTAAAAAAATAAAAAATCGTTTTATTTATTCATCAAGTCCAAATCGCGGATTAAAATATTTATTACAATTATGGGATAATATTACCGAGTTATTACCCGACGCCGAATTAAAAATCGTGGGGCAAGAATCTGATGATTCTGAGATAGTAACATGTATCCATCGTTTTAAGAATGTTGAACATCTTGGTAAGAAAAATCCTGCGGAATTATATGAAATTATGGCTACATGCGATATATGGTTTTATCCAGTCACAGATTTTTACGAGACATATTGTATTACTGCATTAGAAGTTTTATATAGTAATATAGTATGTGTGTATTACCCAATTGCTGGATTGATCGATACAGTAGGAGAATATGGAATAGCGGTAAATAAAGATAATGAACTTGAAATTTTGGCCAATATAACGGAAGAAAAAAAAGATGAAATGCGTATCAAAGGGAGAAAATATGCTGAAGAATGTTCATGGGAATATCGAATGAAAACATGGCTAGCTCTTCTTGAATTAAAAGAATAAATAACTTTCACTTAGTTATACCAAACTCAATAGTGCTACAAATCTAACTTATTATCTAATTCAATTTTATGAAAAAATAATATAAATTTTACAAGTTTTTTACAAGCTTTTTACAAGTTTTCTTTAACAATTACCACTGGTTGGTTGGTTTCAGATTTCTTGGATCATTGTCTTCAGCTACGGTGAATGTACGAGGCATTTCTTTGCAATAAAGGCAATCGCAATCAGAAGGACAAACATGATCGCGAATTGTAATAGATTTGGTTATAATATCATCGACTATTGTTGGTTCTTTTTCTACTTGTTGATTCCATCCATTAAAGTTGTCAATGACAAGATATTTGCACATTTCAGAAGAGCTAACTGGGTATCCGTGTATTTCTTTGCCATTAATTAACAATGTTCCTGGAGTCTCATAATCAATAACGTTGTGCAGCCACCTTCCAATATAAACAGTACCATCTAGTAATGTCATTTTACCACAACCATTGATGCAAATGAAATAAAAATCTGTGTAGGCACAGCTGCCTTCATATACGCGTCCATCCAGATATACCATAGTTCCACGAGAAGGTTCAAACCCTTTCTTCCGAATAGTACCTGTAAAGGTGCCACACTTTGGTATAAAGAGTTTGCCTGTAATAAAACGAAAATCATCATGTAGAACAGTGTCAAATAATTTGCGTCCATCGGCAAAATCAACACTAGTAACGAATTCTAAAGTATTATTATGCCATTCGCCAATAATAACATCGCCGTTTGCCAATGTTTGCGTACCTCGGAACATTTCATTGTCAAATATTCCCTCGTCAATCGCGCCATTTTTCCATGTCAATACACCATTGCCGTGCCATCGTCCATTCGAAACCCCGCCTGCATATGTTTCATATTTGCTGTCTTTGTCGTTCTTGTAATTGAACATACCTTCCCGATCAGGCTCGTAAGTGTCGGCATTGATGCCACCGATATAACTTACGTTGTCTGGGTAGTCCTTCATTGTATTGTAAATTTTGTAAGCATTTTTTATACCAAGCATCGAAAGCACGACTTTGCCTGTTGGCAAAATATGAAACTCTATTAATTCATCCATCTTTACGATGATGACCTCATTTTCGCGTCTAAATTGTTGAGGAAAATTCATTGTTGAATTTTTGCTTTGTTATAGGCTAACTTTATAAGCATTTTAATTAAACGTTTCAATTTTTTCTAAAAATAGTTGTAAAAACATTTATAAAAAATTGAATTAGAATGATTTTATAATTAATAGTAGTAATTAAAAGATGAAAACAGAAGATTATATTAATGAAATATACCAAGTCTTTCAAAAAGACAAGTACAATGTATGCAAATACAAACAAGTATCATCAAAAGATTATACATCATTCTTGGTTTCAGAAAAAGATGAAGACCAAGAAAAAGATGAAGACCAAGAGAAAGAGCAAAACTGCTCGTCATCTTTGCTTTGGCTGGTATTCTTTCATGAGAAACCAGAGTTAATGAGAATAGAGCACTTTGATGGCGGAAAATATATTACTGAGCTAGAGTTATTCAATAAAATGGAAGAACTTGCAATTTCATTGAAAATAATTAGAGAGATAAAAATTTGCGATGATTCGCGTCTTCTTGTTGTAGATAGCAATGGAATACAACAATCGCTTCGTCTAGATATTTTAACCGTACTTTGCGATGGAACGGGTATATGGAATCAGCGCGGATACACATTTTCTTTACTGAAACAACAAATAATGGATGCACACAATGCAAAAATTTTAACAATGGTATTACAACAATTCATTACACAACTATGTTATCATATAACCAAAGACCCTGTGCGTAAAGAAGGGTTACTAGCTCAAGATTTAGAAGATCCTTTTCTAAAAGAATTTTGGAATCGACCCGTAAAAGAGTTCTTTTGCCATATAAGAGAAAGATTGATGAATAATCAAGAACTTTCTATAGATTTTATTTTGCGACTACTCAACGATATAGCACATTACAAATTGATCCTGGTTTCGGGGGAGTTCGAATATTTAAAAAAGAGGTTTTGAAGCAACGCAAATAAGATTAGATTAAGGAAAGAAGATAATTGAAAGAATTTTTTTACACTCTATCTTATACTTTAAATATGTAATAGCTGAACTATTTTTGTAACAAGAGCAAAAAGAATGCCGCCCCAGACTGTATCCATGATCACTGTTTTTGCAGTCCATGCTTTTAATGTAGCATAATTGGTTGTTTCATACACTGAATAAATAACAACACCTAATAAAAATGCTTCAATCCATGACTTTTTCTCTCGAAGAATAAAGTACCAGAGTCCAAAAATGAGAGCTATGTAACAAAGAATGGTTGGAACAATTCGCAATTGAATAGGTCCTTTTTGAACGCTAAAAATTTGTTTCTGAAAATAAGTTTTAGAAGAAAATAAATAAATGGAGTCAATAATGACAAAAATTAAAGAAACAAAGACAATTTTCAAAAATAGTTGCATCCTTTACTATAGACCAAGATTTAAGTTTTTTAAACCAATAGAAATACTATAATATATTATATCAAATAATTATACCAAATAATATATAATTGAATATTAATATTTTTTTATCATTTCTATTATATATACAATGCCTGGATTTCAAGGATCAATCGGATACAATCACTTATATGGGTCAGTCGGTTCTAGTCCATTATTTAGCTTCAATCAATTATACAAAATAGATGAAAGTATGAAAACAAACTATCTACAACAGTCAAGATTAGGAGGCGGGCTTCCTGGATTTATTCCTCAACAACTTCAAGTAAGCGATGATACGAATGATTATCCTCAAAATCGTTTTATTCTAAAAGAAGCATGGAATACAAATTATTTACGTGCAAAAATACCTAGCACTATTACCCCAGGTGATCCTAAAAGTGGTGTCCCGGCCAGAGCAGTCACACCATTTCGCGCAGTCACCAATGCGGGCGATGTTCTTAGCAGACAGAATTTTTCTTGCGGTGGGCCATGCCAAACATTTCAAAGCAGGCCTGGTCGGCATGGATTAAAAATTCGTTTTGGACACATCAGTAAAAGTTGTATTACTTCGGATGCTTATCCTTCTGAAGCCGCTATTCCTTCCGCATCATGCAATGTAAGATATGTATATGATAGCTCTGATTATTCGAGATATTTGAAAGAACGAGCTATTAATAAGAACTACAATAATAAATCGAATGGTGGAAATGATTACAATGCATCTCAGAGTGCATGGCGAGCTATTCGCAGATATTAAATATATATACTTTTTATAGCAAAAAAAGTATTTTGAATCTTTTGCTATAAAAAAGTTTATTTATAAAAGTATATTAGTATAGTATGACAACAGTAGCCTATCATCAATATGCCAATATTCCATTTGCCGGCGGAAGTTATGCCGCCTCACCCATTGTAGGACCTATTGACAACCCTAATACACCAGCATGCGCCATTTTGTACAATCATACTTTAGGTGTTTTGCCCGGCCCACGATCGAATCCTCCTCAATTCTACCCTTCTGATAATTCAAGCGAATTTGCGCAAGCACGTCATTATTATGCACGAACCGCTATAAGCAAAAAACGACAAGCCGAACAAGAATTGTTAGCAAAAAACTCGCCCGTGAGCAATCGATTTTCCATGTCATCTCAACGCCAATTTCCAGTAAGCACCCACATGAATTATATTCCACCGCCTTCGTCATCACAGCGCACAGCCATTTTGAAAAGTCAAGCAGTGGGAAAGAGTGCGTATAATCCTGGAAAAGGACCTTCTTATTTAATGTCGTATAAATCATATGATCGAAACGATGTAAGAACCGCGTTGCGTATGGCGCGTTCTGGAGGTTGTACCGCGCCGAAAAAGAAGGGTTCTATCTATAATACTACTTTGTGCAGCGGAAAAGCATGTACTTGGGGTGGCATAGCACAAACATATCAACCTCCATTGTATCCGTTATTTACTACGGCTCCTGTACCAACACGTTTGATTTAGGACGATTTAAAAAATAAAAATTAAAAATATTTTATCCTTGTATAATATAGATAAATTTGATGACGAAAATGTATCATGGAGGAAAAACAAGAAGACGAAATAGAAGAAGTATGAGAGGTGGAGCTAATTCATGGGGCGAATGGTGGGAATCACTTACAGGTAAAGCAAAAACAAGTTTTAGTTCACTTGGAACAGGGTTACAAAGTGGTTATAATTCAGCTATGAACTCTATAGGATATTCATCTACTCAATCTTATCAACCCCCTTATCAACCACCGCTCGATCAACAATCTTATCAAGAACAACCTTATCAAGAACAACCTTATCCACAACAACCATACGGAGGTGGAAAAAGAAGAAGAAAAAAAGGAGGTTTCCAAGCTTATTACCCGCCAGCCACTTGGAACAATATGTCTCTGTCTCCTTACCCTGCCGCAGTAGGTGGCACTAGAAAAAAAAGAGGAGGTTTCCAAGCTTATTATCCCCCAGACACATGGTCAAGTATGTATCCTTACCCTGCTGCAGTAGGCGGTAAAAAACGTCGCACTCATCGTCGAAAATAAAAGAATGATAAAAAGAAAATAATATAAAATACATAAAAATATTTTATATTATTTTGACCGTTTTCTACATGTCAAGCAATACAAGATATAAATTCCAAGTATGCCGAGAGAAAGAAAGTACAAAGTGATTGCTGGATCTTTGATAGTAAAGGGGATTTTATAGATTTCTTTTTTTTCTGCTTCTGAACCCGCTTCTTGATACATGGTTTCAAATGTTTCGCTACACGTCTTTCCAGTGCCCGGGTTTTTTCCATCCGGAAAAGAGCATGGATCCATATTATTAATATCGACTAACGCAACATATTCAGTTTCTTTTCCAACAGCGTTTGTAGGCAAAGAAGTCGGCGGTGGTGTAGGCCCAACTGTTTGCATAGTAATAGCCTGACATGGAGGATTCGTCCCTACCATAAAAGCTGACATGATAGCAAAAGGATTCAATACATTTAAATCACTCATCGCGCCGGGTATAAGACCTTTTAATTGAGAAAAATTCATTCCCATGCCCGAAGAAATAAAAGGGATATTTCCTTGTGGAATATTATCAATATAAATATATCGATCTGTTAATACTGGTTCGCCTTTTGGATCAAGATTGGTATTGCACTGGCCGCCTGTTTTTAAGAAAAATCGATTGCCTAAAGGTCGGCCCGTGGCAGAAGCATCGCCCGAGCCAGATACAAGAACTTCAACATATGATTTTAATCCACTAACATTTCGGCCTAATGCACTCAAGTTTCCGTCAGATGACATACCAATCTGGGAAGGAGTTTTAATATTTTTCCAATAAGGATAATCTGGACCAAGTAATTTTTGTTCTACTTCACCCGCATTTTGTAAAACATCTTGAAATATATTTGACATTCTAGTATGATTATATTATATCTATAATAAAATATTTTATCTCGATATAAAATATTTTATTTTATTAACTTCCAGTAACTGTTAGGGGCTTACTACCAACTAATTGTGTTGCAGCCTGCTGTTGTTGCTGAATTAATCCTTGAATTTGTTCATTTACAGAAATTAAATTTAGAGACATATCATTTACTTCTTTTTCTATCATTTCTAATGAAGCAATTCTTTGTTTCAAATATTCTATATTTCCTGCATTTTGTTGTCCTAAAATGAGAGCATTGTTGGGATCATTCATATCATATGGTTTATACTTTGATTCTAAACCTTCTCTCATTTTTTCTTGAATTAGACAAAGATATGTCTGGTAAAATAAAAGAATAGTGAAAAATATAATGAGAATTGTAATAAGCATATATTATATTAAGACTTTTCTTTTCTATTCTTACTATATATAAAAATGTCTAGCGCATTTTATTCTCAAGGCATGAACTCCTATAATAATAATTTACCAACTGGTGGCTGGAAAACTTGGAAAGGGACCGGTCGATATAGTAACCCTGTTGCTACTACGGGTGGAAATATTCGACCCTTGACAAACAACGATCCGACCAACATTGCCACACCTAACCCTATTAATCCATCATGCTTCTCTCGTGCTTCTCTTCCGACTCATTCCAAGTTTAACCCTCGCCCCTTGAAACAATATCGCAAAGGCTCGACAACTGCTGTACCCATTATTGCATTAAATCCAGAAAATTCAAATGAGTATATTACTATTGTTCCGCAAGATATTACAAATCGTGCTGTAAAATCAACAACAACACCTAACCTAGTCAATCAAATGATGTGGGTGCCCGGTTCTTTTTCGGTGAAACATAATCCACCGAATGAATTGAATGAAGCGACGCAAGCGCAACTCGATTGCAAAACATGCGATGGTGTTGCACTTGTTGCAAGTGTTTATCCAGAACCCTATTTAACCAATAATCCTCAACCGGTTTCAACAAATGGACGCGGCTGTTGCAATAATGAGAGAAAGGCTTTGAGAATGGTAAGACCGGCAAATACCAATCTTCCTAAAAATTATTATACAACATTGCAACAGTATAGACAAAATCGATGCCAGACATATGAACAACGCATTTTCAATTTTAATCGTGGGCCTCAGGCTTTTAGCAATGCAGTTGAACTTGCAAATGGCACGATTACTGCAAAAGAATTTGCGCAAGAAAAACCAGGAGGCCCACTGGGAACAACTAATTTATATGTTGCCAATTGTTACCCAAATACGGATGTAGGTACAAATTCGCAAATCTACATTGTAGCACAAGCTTTTCAAATCTTAAATAATGCTGGGATATTTGATAATACAGATTTAGAAAACTACAAGCAATTGCAAGCAACTACTATACAACAATTCGCCGTTTTTTTGCAAACATTGCATTCGGGTCAAACTGTGCGAGCGGTCGAGTTATTTGCGAATTTCTTGTCCAACCCTTATATTGGTATGTCTCTCTCTGGTCCTAGCAATCCAAGAGGTTGCAAGTTGGTTGTTTATAAACCAAGTAATACACAATTTGCAACAGAGGGTGGCGTCATGGCTAGTGCAAGAACATTGAAACTTGCAGTAACAACAGTTGAAAAAAATGTAGCCAATCAAAACCTTTACAAACGCAAGGGTGCAACATTCGCTTCGTTGAATCCTGGCCAACAACCTTTTACGCCTCTTATCTATAAAAACAAAGTACAAAAATGTATGGCGCAAGATTACGTTGTAAGATTCAATGGCAATCCACGAAGTTGCTCAGAATTTAGAGCTACATTAAGTGACTTGAACAATAATACTAGTAACAATTTAAGTGCCGGAACAGTGGGTCCAACAGTTAGCAACAATGGTATTTCCGCTTCTTTTTCGGGCCAACCATTAGGCATTACAAGATAAAATATTAATATTCTATAGCTTTCAACGTCGTCTTTTTGTTTTTTTAGAATTCTTACGCCTTTTTGTTTTTTTAGAATTCTTTCGTCGTTTTGTTTTGCCACCGCGTTTGTAACGCCAGTCAAACATACTAGTCGTTGGTATGCAACTTTGTTCATATTCCACTCGTTGCGTACCTAATCTATAATACTCGTCTTCATCTTCTTTTGTTGCGTTGTTTTTAAGATTTATTTGAAATTCCTTATTTATTCGTCCAAGCACTTCTCCTCTCTTTAAACATTTTTGTATTCTTTCGTTTAAAATTGCTGCGGGACTTTCGAGTTCATTTTGTTGTCGTAATTCAAAATCATGAATACGTTCATCTGGACCTATTTGTAGAGGATTTTTTTCCAAATACGCCTCCTTCGCATTATTAAGATCCAATTTTGCATTTATAAATGTATTAAATCCAGACATACGTGTATATAAATACAGTAGATAATATTTATTTATTCTTCTACTATAAGGTCTTTTTCATCCTCTTGCTCTTGTTCTTGCTGAGTATTTAAAAATATATTTACCTTTTCTATAAATCTATTATAAGGAATTTTATATTTCTCACACCACTGAATACATTTTTGAATATTTGTTTTTTTGCGATGTTCTATTTTATCCTCTTTCGTTTTATTTTTAACCAAATGAATCATTTGTTCAATATGTTCTAAATATTGATGACCTATAATAATATTTACTTCTTCCACTTTATTCAAAAAATAATAAGGCAAATCGTCTTTTACAATAGAAGAAAATAGTGGAAGTTTTGATTTTAATTTTGTATGCAATAAAATTTTAGTTATTTCTGGAAGATAAGACTCAATATGTTTTATCGACCCTAAAAAATGTTTTGCAACAATATATTTTTCATTATTGCACAAATTGGAGGCATTTGGCTTTATTATATAGACCTTTTCATACAATGAAGTAAATAAAAAAAGAATGTCCAGTATTGGTTTATGGACAATAGTATCTATTTTTATAACAGTAATACCATCGTGATTTTGAAATTCTAATACATGCGCAAGACAAGATAAAAAAGAATATATATACGTTTCAAGAGATCCGAGATAATCTAATTCAAAATACATAAAATCAATATATCTTTCAAGACATTCTTTGCAGTGTTCATCATTATAATTTTCCCGCACAATATCTATACATTCAATAATTGATTTTGAATGTTGGCTACAAATAAAAGTAGTTATGTTTTTATTTATAAAAAAATCAAATATATCCAATGTATAAATGATTTCCAAAAATACATAAAATTCTGAAGAATATGGTTTCATTTTACTTACAGAAAATTTTGCACCACTAACATTTGTAAAAAGATATTCATGTGGATTTATATTTTTTTGTAGATACTCCAAAGTGTGGTTACTTTCTATATTTGTATGCAATTCCTCATTCATAGTTTGTATATAATAATCGAGACTTTGTGAAATACGCGGAACTAAAGATATATCCGTGGATATTTTTGGTAAAATATCAATCATTGTATTTTTTGTTGGTAATAAATAATAGCTCATTTTGATTAGAATCCTGTTATTATTTATTTTTTATTTTTAAGTGTTAATTATAAAAGTTTCTATTATTCTTCCTGTATGACTAATTTGGGTTTCTTTGCTCGTACCTTTTTTACTGCAGGTGCTTTTTCTTTTACTTCTGCCTTTTCTTCTTCCACCTTTTCTTCTTGTACCTTTTCTTCTTGTACCTTTGCTTCTACAGTATCACCTGGTTGTTCCAGAACAAATTTTTGTTGTAACCTCTTTGCCTTTGGTTTTTGTTTTTTGAGCAACTTTTCTTCTTTTTTTGCTACTTTTACTGCAGCTCGCGTTTCTTCCAATGATTCCGTGTCCTCCAATAATTCTATTGCCAATTTTTCAGCATTTACATGACGTATCTTTTTATAGACAAAATATCGATTTAAAAAGGAGATTTTCTTCTCATATGCTGTCATATCAAGCGCATTTCCATAATCATTCGCTTTAAAACGATTGCGCTTTACCTCTTCCAACATTTGTTGATATAAATCTGAAAACATACCCGTTGCTTCGGGAAGGCCAAGGCTTTGAGCCTCTTCTCGAGTAATCAGTTTAAACCCATAGTTTTCCATTACTCTTTCTAAATAATCATAATTCACAAGAAACTCTGGAAACATTTTATTAATAGATTCCTGATATACACTAATCTGATATCCAACGCTAGAAATATCATCTAGAAATTCTGTTTGTTCGTAATCTTTTTGAACCTCCCAGATTTTCGTTTTTCCTTCATATATTTCCAAACTTTCCCCCAATTTCTTTTGTTTTAGAATATTGAAAATGGTTTTACCATCATAACTTGTTCCGATAAAATATCCGCCCAGTTTAGTAGTCTCTGCCACATTTCTCAAAAAGTTTTGCAAAGACACTTGATTTTCAAAGAAATAGTGAATTGCAAATTGACAAGACGATATATTAAATCCTTCAGCCCCTTTACCAAATTGTCGTGTAACTCCTTTTCCCAACTTTTCTTCGTCATTGACACCCTCACCAAAAACGGCCTTGGTTATTTGGATAGCCTTTTCATTCAACATGGCCCGCCCGGATCGAATATTTGCACTGCTGTTACCATTGACAAATAAAGCGTATGGAATGCGCTTAAACTTTTTCCGATAATTTAAAAATCTTGCGCAAGCACCATCTAAACGGTTTTCCAAATTGTCTTTACTAACATCAATTCCAAATACAAACTCCAATTTTCCTTGAATCCATTTGGAAAAATCACCGCCTTTGCCACACGCATAATCGATTAATATATTACCTGGTTTGCTAACACTTGTAATAAGTTTCATTTTAACAAACAAATTGTGAAAATCGCGGAGTCCCTGGGTTCTCTTTGCGCTTGTTACGCGATTGTAATATACATCATCATCGCCCACTTCATCTGGAATATTATTTCCTGTACAAATCATCTCTTCTGTAATTGGATTGTGAATAGAATGCCAATTACTATTGGCAACATGATATGCATTACCGAAATTTTTACCACCTTGACGATAATCACTTGTTTTATCATAACGCACACGCAACGGTACCCATCGCCATCCTGCCTCTTTTTCCATATCATAACTAAATTCCACAATTGTATCATCTTCAAACGCCTCATTGTCTTCAGAAAACATGTGTGATATGCCGGTGTCATCGCGTTTCAACATAATATTGCAAATTCCTGCGCTGCTATCATATGGGTTAGTAGGAAAGAATTGTACAGGTTGATATAATTTATCATTGTCCAAATCTTTAAAATTCGGCAAATTGTCTTCAATTACATCATTACACGGATTCAAATAGCCATGTTTTTTATTATTAAAACCAACGAGCAATACAACTGTTTTATATTCATTTAATTGAACTACCGATGAAGTATTGGTACCAGATTGAAAGATAGGTGTCACTTTATCAGTCCCATTAGGCCCCTTTTCTGTTGTCACCAAAAAGTCGATGGTATTATACTTGGGAGGCTTCCATTTGAATGAATATTCCCAAGTTGTTTTATACAGCGGTCCGGCTTTGCCAATTTCGTCCGCGCCAACGCCCATAAGTGCTGGTGTAAAAATGAGTCCATCAATCTCGTAATCGAATAGACCGTCTTTTTCTTTTTGTATAATAAATTTACATGCAGAAAAGATGTCATCTGTTAAAATTGTCGGATAAAACTGTTTGCATTCAAAACGCATGGGTGAGATAGCACCCGGCACAACCGATTCAGGTCTTAGTTTCCGTATAATATTTTTTAGTAAAGGCAGACGAAATTTGGTTGATTTGTCGCTAGAAAATCCATAAGATCGAACGTCCAACTTGTCTATAAAATAAACATCAAATGCTGCAAATAAATTGATAAATCTACCTGATTTATTATGATAAATCAATTCACCATCTATTAATGTGTTAAATATTTCCTTGGTCTTGGTTTGAACGCCAGTAAAAATAACCTTCATATTCGTATTCAGTAAATATAGCTTTCCTTTTTCAGAGATAAATAGCAATGCTCTATCACCGTCCGCCTTATCTGTAACAGTATAACTTTTACGGATATTTGGAATATTGGCATTTTCGTTAATAGGAACAATATTTTCAATTTGAAGCGTATAAGAAGAAGGACCTATAAAATCATTTGGAAATGCTGGTTTTTCTGGCTCTTTTCCATGAATTAGTCTCATGTACGAAAATAACACTTCTTTTTGTTCGGGATAAGAAATTGGATAATTTGTATCTTGTAATCCCATAAGAACAAATTTGATTGCTTTTCGAATGCTCTGCATCAATTCTTCTGCTGTGTTAAATTCGGTATTCGGACCAATTTTATCATTATCTACTTCAAGCTCAATCTCATAAATTTCTTGGTTTGTGAAAACACCAGACTCTTCCGTAGTGTAGGTTTTTTCTAATTCACGATTTACAAGCTTGGAACTTTTCACAATACTCACATCCACTTTTACGGGAATGGATGAATGCTGAAATGTTACGCGATTTATATAGCGAAATGTTTTTTTCGATTTGATCCAATTATCCAGAATTCCCTTTACTACGCCTCCACTAGAAGACATTTTTTCTTCCACCTGATAACTAACGCGAAAATTAAAATCATCAAAATTGACTGGCATAATGCGTTCTTCACCATGCTTGTACATTGTTTTTTTATAAAATCCAACAGAATAAGACATGTTCGATGTTGAAAGCATTTTATTAATATCATTATTTTTACAATATTCCTGGACTCCGTGAAAACCATTAATTTCTGCACGAATTGGAGATAATTGAAATGTCCCAGTATTTGCATCTAAAAATTCATTTTGAATGCGTAACATGCTCTCGCCTTGTTCATTTCTGCATTCAAATCCAAGAGATTTCAATTTTCGAATCACGCTATCATAATCCACCTTTGTCAATGGTTTTATGCCGCGTGTGCCAAATCTGACTTCCAATTCGTTGTTTTTTTTCATATCTTTGATATATGGATTATTGCTGACGAATAATTTCACCATCTTATCAAATTCAATTTGTGGATTAGGTTTTTCTCGTGGTTTCCCACGCAGTTCCCCACGCAGTTCTCCATGCGGTTTTTCATACTTATTTTGTTTAGATGCCATTGTTATATATAGTTTATATATTTATATCATAATTTATTTTCAATTTTTATTTCATCACATCATTTCTCATTTTTCTATTTTACTAAATTATCAATTCATTTCTAAATTATCACTTTTTTAAATAGACATTACCAATAAATCATACAATTCTTTTTTAGTTTTTTTTACTCCCCCTTTTATTTGTCCCTCTTTCATTACTCCCTCTTTCATTACTCCCTCTTTCATTACTCCCTCTTTCGTACAAATTTTTTCATAGAGTGCCTTTAATTCTTCCAATTTATACGCGCTTGGTGCCTTCAATGGCTTATCCACATTTTCCCATTGATAATAATTATTTTTATACATTTGTATTTCTTCTTTAGTTGTCTCTGTCTGTAAAAAATATTTTGTATAATTATTCATTTCTTTTTGATGTACAATATAAAGAGGCTCGTCTTCTTCAGCAATACTCTGAAAACACTTTTTTTTGTGAATAAATAATATATTTATATTACTTGCAACACAAAGTGCAATAAATGTTTTCATGCCAATTTTTTCCTTATTGGCTAATTCATCTTCGATATCTTCGCGCAAATTCTTAATTTTTTTAATTTTTAATAGCTGTTTGTTGGATCGCAGCATATCAATATATTGAAATTTAAGTTCTTTTTCTCGTGCAAATGTGGTGGTCCCCGGATATTCATACTCAGAAAATCCATTTTTAATAATAAAATAACACCAAAACAAAGAATCTTTTTGTCGAGGAGAAAAAAGTTTGTCTTTTTCCTCCACGCTTTTTACAGTCAGTATTTTATTAACAATTTGCTTAGGTATAGGGTTTTGTTCAGGCATTTGTTCAGTCGGCGGAGCTCTTGACTTTGGAAAAAAAATACTAGCTGCAACCTTCTCTACAAGTTTCTTCTCCACAATTTTCTTTTCTTTCTTCATATTTTGTAATGTTAGCATAAATGGTCTTAACATTAAAAAAACATTGGTATTCTTTTCGCACGTATTTTTCTGCATACTTACTTTATTTTTCCCTGATTATCTTTATTATCTTTTGCAAAGTATATATTCTTAAATTGTTCTTTTTGTTTTTCCATCTCACTTAATGCATTTTCTTGCGTTCCAACATAATTTATATAAGCATGCAATTCTTCTAAAATGGCAGGATCAATATCGGTCAAATTAACATGCGTGCCATATTTATTTTCATTCAAAGTAACACTATTGTATTTCTTAAGAATTTTTAATATCTCAACATGATTAAATTTAGACATTGATTCTATTTTACTTCGGATAGCATTCAAATTTTCTGTAGTAGGCTCCATGTAAAAATATATATGGTTTGATTTTAAGTGTATTTTCACCCAATAACTAATCTTGGTTTTGATGCTTCCGTCGAGTTATCCGCTAATTCCGCAATGACCGATACATATTTATCATTGAGCTCATAACGCTGTCCAATGACTCTCGCCACAAACTTATCCCCCTCTTTAATATTGGAAAACTGTGCATTCATATAGTGGTGGTCTCTTGTAATAAATACAATAACTGGGCTTGGCGATTCATCTGATGATTCTGCACGAATACCAGCTTTGGTGATATTCTTTGCAACGCATTGAATTAACATTCCTTCTACCGGACAAGACACTAAACATTCAAACACTACTTCAAACTGAATAGTAGTTCCATGTACCATTCCACTTGAATATGTAAGAATTTTGGAAGAACCTGGTTTCACAAACCCTTCAACAACACATCTCCCCTCGAATAAGATTCCTATATTTTTTTCAATGGTCTGTTCAATATTTTTTCCGACATATTTGATAGGAATACGAATATTTCGCGTGATCATAGCTTTGGAATAAATACCTTTATATTTTATTTCACGGCGTTTATTTCTAAAGGGTTTTTGTGTTTGCGCTTGCGCTTGTGCTTGTTCCATCAATCTATTATACATAGAGATACTCTTTTAACTTGTTTCTTCAATTTTTATATAAAATACTATGTTTCTTAGAGTTAAAATTTATAAAGCATAGACACCTCAAAATTTAAAAACCATATTTTATCATCCTTTTTATCCTTATTATAATAACGCAATAATAGTTCTTGTAAAGAACACAGCTCTTCTTGGACCGCACCTCGTGTATTCTCCTTATTGTATTTTTCTTCGCCAACAATTTCATTTAAAATAACAATTTTTTTAGATTTTACTGAATCATCACATCTTGCGCCTTTGTTTCGTAATGATTTCATATCTTTTACCTTGAATACCAAATAACGATTTTTATGCTCGAATCCAATAAACCCGACAATATGGGCAAATTTATCCGCAGTAATACCGTATTTTTTACTAATTTCTTTTCCAGTTTCAATTTCATCTTCAGGCTGTGCATTGACCCACATTTTAAAATTTTTATCCCAAATCATAATATGTCGTTTTGAACTAGAATACATAATAATAGCAGAAAATCGCGGTGTTTTGATAATATTTTTCTTAAATACTTCGCGCAACATAAAATCAAATGTGTTTTCTGTATATTCTTTGGAAGAATCCTGATAGTAATATTGATACAATTCCAACTTTTCTTCAAATGGAATCATATCTGCAATATGATCTATCAAACAACTCAGTAATACTGTTTCATCAAACCCTTCTTTAATCATTTTTCTCATAGTAATTCCACAATGCTTATACCAATCTTCATCTCCTCTCTCAATTTTCTCTCCCGACCGTGCGTATTGAACCGCGGTTTCAAATTGTCTCTTTAATTCTTGTATAATAGTTATTGCGACAGTAGTTTCTTGCGTACCTTCTTTTAACGGTCTCTCATCAATCGCCGATTCTTCCTTCTTTTTTATGTCAATATGAATGGATCCATGTTTAAAATCGATGGGTACAGATCGATCAAAGATGGAAATCTGCCTATTATTCAACTCGCTCGGCTGAAATAAATAATACTCATCTATATTTATCAAATACCCGGTTCTACCATATTTATCTGTAATAAATTCACTGCTATCTTCTACTAATTGTGTTAAAGCAGCGTAAATTTGCACAAGTGGATAGGGTTTTGGAATATTGACAAGTCGAAATAAATCATTTTTCTTATAAAAAAATCGCTCCTTCATAAGACCACGTATTTTCTGTAAAATTCTATCAGAATTCATCATGATAAAAGATTCGGTATAAGTATCCTCTTTTGAAATATCAATTTTTTGATCGGGGTAGCATTTGAAATCGCACGACTCCATATAATCGCAATTTGCACTATAGGGCGCATCGCCTACTACAAATGCAGGTAAAACAACGCCATTAGAAAGAATTTGTTCCACTGTTTCTCCCATTGCAATCTGTGAAAAATTTGTTTGGTCGTGATTGATGACACAATCCACGGCTGTTTCTTTTAATACGCGCGTAACTTGCCCAATTTGAACAGCTTTATAATTCGCCGCTCGATACACATACATATCAGCCGCCTCTTCCTTATTTTCTTCTAATAATGTGCCATACATGAAGAGTTGAACGTTTCGTTTTTCAAATGGCAGATCTTTATGACTAAAATTACGTACAGCACGTCCAATAATTTGTTCAATACGATTCATATTGTACCACGGCTCTAAAATATGCACTTGACGAATAAATTTAAAATCAACGCCTTCTGAGCCAGCTCGCGAGATTAGAATGACTTTGATTTTATGCCCATCTTTATTGTCTGTATTTGTTGCTGCTTTTATATCGGCATCATTGTCTGGTGATAATCTAGGATTACCTGTTATCATAATATAGGTTGATGGCTTAAAATTTTTATCTGATTTTGAAACCCTGGGCTGGCCTGTTACTACGTCCAAGAGTTCTGCGGCTGGTTCTTTGAACAGATTTTTGGATTTTTGACCGTATCTGCGAAAGCCCATTTCTTCCAATGCAAGAGCCATCGGAATAATACCACCTGGAATATATTCAGAATAAATAAGAATAACTCCTTCCGATTTGATAATACAGTTAGAAACAGTTTTAATTTTAGAACTATATTTTCCTATTTCATCGGGAGAAAAGATGCGTCCATATTTTTCAAGCATTTGTGGTTTGTACTCGAAATCACCCATAACAGGAGGCGTTACAGTATCAATATAATTCATAATACGTTTTAAACCACGCTTCCCTGTTATATCATTAGGATTGATGTATAGTTCTTCTTCTTCTTGTTCTTCTTCTTGTTCTTCTTCTTGTTTTCTCTTACTCAAGATTTCTTCTAATTGTTCCATAGGATAAACAATAATAAGAGCTTCTAACGGCTGTCTTAGCAAATGATAACCAAAAGAGTCCATATTTTCAAAGGAAGGCATTTTCCGGATTTGTCCCTCTTTTGTAGTTACTGTCATTTCACGACCGCGCAAAGACTCTATTATGTATTGATATCCCAAGGATTGATAGGAGCCAATTTCAACCATAAATGTTTGCACCATTTTTACATATCTTTCAAAATCTTCATTTTTTTCAATGAGTCTGCCATTCATTTGATAATCAGGATAGACCAAATCTTGAAAGGTATTTTGTTTTGAAAAAATAGAAGGATAAATACGAAATGGAAAAGTATAAGGATTGTCTCCTCTTACAAAACTAACATAACCAGTTGCTTTTCGAATCAATAGTTCCTTTCCAACTTCTTCTCCTTTTGTATTCATTTTGAAATTTCCATTTTTATCGAAAATATCCCGAGCTTCTATTGTCGCGCGGCGATCATTTAAATTCATTAAATTAAGCAACCAAATGATTTCTTTGTAACTATTATACATCGGGGTCGCAGAAAGTAATAAGAGTCGAATATGTTGCGCCTTTTTAACAAGATTCATTAATTGACTTGCGACGACCTTGTTTTCTCCATCTTCAGAATCACGAATATTATGAATTTCATCAATTACAATGAGACGATTATTAAACTCATTTTGCAAATTTCTTTCAAATAACTTTTCTTTCCTTTTTTTGTCTCTTTCTTTTCCTCTTTCTTCTATAGTACCATGTTTCTCTCGATATAATTCAATATTCTCGGTTTTTGCAATATAATTTGAAAATTCAACATATCCTAAAAATAGATAGGCATTGTTTATCAATGACTTTATTTGACTAATTATTTTCTCTTTTGAAATACCGGACATGTTCATAGGATTCACTTCTTTCAATAACTTGTTACCAATACATCCACGCATTGTCCAGATTCCGCCAGGACCTTGTTTCAACTTTCTCTCATCGAATAACTGGAGACGGAAGTTATCCTGCACATTGGGTGATGCGACAATAATAATACGTTTTAATATACCCATGGATTTCAAATAGTCGCGCTGTTCCTCACAAACTCCGATGGCTGAACACGTTTTACCACTTCCTAGGCCATGAAACAGCAAAAGACTATTATATGGGGTTTGTGATGAGAGAAAATTACGGACAAATGCCTGATGAGGGGATAACTCAAATTCCGCATTGGCGAGCAATTCAGAGCGTTCTTTAATATCATAAATAGTTCCATCATATTTTGTATCTTGAAACTCCTTTTTTTCTGCAATTTTGACAATAAAATTGGGATCATTCAAATTGGGATATAAAAAATCATTTTCTTCTGGGTGTTCGGCAAGCTCTTTTCTCTCAAGATATTCTTTTCGTAATTGAAATTGATTGCATTCTTTTGATAAAGGTGTCATATTGCATTCATTTGTTTCATATAGTTGTTGCAATTCATTTGCTTCTGTACTCATACTATACTATTATACTTTTTTCAAAGTATATTTTGCAATAAAAGTATATTTTAAAAGTATATATTTTGCTATACTTTTTTCGAAAGTATATTCAAAGATATATTCTATACTCTTTCAAAGCATGATTAATATGTTGAATCATTTGTATTTTCTCTAAATTATACGGACGAATGGCTGAAATACAATCTTCTATCGTTTTCCATTCTAATTTACTCACTTCTGTTTTCTGATAATTTAACAATGCATCGGAACTATGATTCATATACGCCAAATAGTATTTATGTTTATAGGACTTTAAATTAGATCCTATATACATCTCTTCAAAAGGCAACATGTTATCAATAAAACAAATCGAGTCTCGCGATATACCGGTTTCTTCTTCAAATTCTCGCGTAGCACATTCAAAATCCTTTTCTTGAAAATTTCGCCGACCTTTTGGAAACTCCCATTCTGTTTCTTTCCACATTGTTTTACTCTCTTGTATCAATTGTTCCAATGTGTAAATAGTTCCATTTACTTCGATCCCATTTTTCAGCGATTCAAATTTTTTCGATGAAACCGCTTCTTCGCTTCTATATTGTATATAATTATTCTCGCCCCACATCATTTTCCACAATACATCAAAATTATGTTCTAATAATCGGATCTTTTCATCATTTGACATTTGATCAATCATTTTTTGTATTTGACTAATGTTTTGATTGGAATATTTTCCCCGAATAAAATCAATGTATCCATAACTATCTTTGCGTCGAATCATAAGAAATTGCAGCCCTTCCAAACTGGATCGAAATACAATAACCCCATGACTTGTAATGGGCAATTTACAATGATGAAATAAATGACCATGTTTTCCACAATTATTACACAAAGAATTATTTTTATTCATTCTATAACATTCTGCATTTATGTTTAAACATTATTTTTTAAATATTAGTTTAGTGTAGTCTCATGAGTATAGAACACGGTTTTGACCCAGAAGTATGGGGTCCTCATTATTGGTTTTTCTTACACACTATTTCTTTAACTTATCCAAAACGACCCAATGATGTGACAAAAAAAAAGTATTATGATTTTGTGCAAAATATACCTCTTTTCCTACCTGTCGAATCCATTGCAACTCACTTTAGCAAACTTTTGGATGAATATCCGATATCACCTTACTTGGATTCGAGAGATGCATTTACGCGCTGGATGCATTTTATTCATAATAAAATCAATGAACGTCTAGAGAAAAAGAAGGTATCTTTGGGGGAATTTTATGCAAATTACTATGAGCAATATAGACCCAAAGAACAGCAATGGGAGAATTATGCAAAAATAAAAAGTAAAATATTGTATGCATCTATTATTGCAGTTTGTATTGGAATCATTCTCTATTTTTACAATAAATAATGAATTTTATTTCCGTATCTTTACATTTGTAAATAATTTAGATTTTTTGTGATACCTCATTATCCAGACACTTGTCGCAATAATTAACAATATAAGTAACAATATAAGTAACACAAATAACAGTTTTGATGCCATGTAAAAAATACTATATCCTGGCTCAACCTGTTCATCCAGTTTGAGAGTTTGAAATAAATAAATCAGAATATTTTTCAATCCCAAGAATGAAAACCAATTTTTCTGATTTTCTGTTTCTGGAAATAGTTGATAGCACAATGGTTCATGATACAAATATCTTTTCTCTTCAAATAATGTGTAATAATCCCAATCAATAATTTTTGTTTGATCTTTTTGTAAAATTTTTTCTCTTATATTTCGAGTATAAATGCATGCGTGGCATCCAATTCCCATTAAAAGTATATTATTATAATAATCATATGGTTGTTGTATAAATGGGAGACAACCTAACATATAAATCATTGGCTCATTCTCCTTCTTTTTAAGAAAGCTCATAACATTTTTTCGGACCTGTATATCTTTAATTTTTTCATGGAATATAAAATCATCTTCTAGGATCAAAATAGTTCCATAATTTTTTTGTTGAGCGTCTTTAAATATAGAGAGAAATGCATCAATTAAATCTATTTTAGAGTCATCCATATGAAGTTTTTTTTCGCACTGTTTGAAACCTTTATTGTATAAAATATACACTGTATTAGAAGGATGATATTTAGTTAATTGTTCGTGTATATGATCAATTCTACCATTCCCTTCTAAATGAATAATATAGGTTGCATCAATATCTAATAAGCCATCCGCATAGTCTAATTTTTCCAACCTATAACAATTAGTATTCATTCCGTTATATTATCACCAGATTTAAATCAATGTATTAAAGAATAATCTTTTCTATTTATATATAAATTCAAAAAATGAAGCACACAAATAAAACAAATAAAAATAAAACAAAAAGAGGCGGTAAAGTTCTCTCATCTGGAGGATTTGGTTGCGTTTTTAAACCGGCATTAAAATGCAAAACTCAAAAACTGCGTCGTAAAAATGGCGTAAGTAAATTGATGAAAAAAAAACATGTTGCGAAAGAATATGGCGAAGTTGTAAAATATTTACCGCAACTCAAAACCATACCAAATTATCAGGATTATTTTCTTGTAGAAGGATTCTCTATTTGTGATCCAGCACCTTTGGAAAAGCAAGATTTAGAAAACTTTGACGTAAAATGTAGAGCTTTGACAAAAATCGGAATCGATAAAGAAAATATAAATAAAAATTTGAACAAATTAAGTCTTATCTCTATGCCATATGGTGGAATAGATGTAGGTGATTTTATTAAATCAACGCAGTATAAAAAATTGCAGACATTGAATGAATCCTTGCAAAGATTATTGATACATGGAATTTTACCTATGAATAAAAAGGGAGTATATCATTGTGATATAAAAGAATCAAATGTCTTGGTGCAAGAACGCGGTAATAGTATGAAAACACGACTCATCGATTGGGGTCTTTCAACTGCTTATCATAAAGAGAGAAAGGTACCATCTGTTCTTCTGAATAGACCTTTTCAATATAATTTGCCTTTTTCGAATGTCTTATTCAATTCTTTATTTACGAAAATGTATCGCGAATTTTTGCAGAAACATCCAAATCCGGATTTTATTGCAATTCGAGCATTTGTTATCAATTATACAATTACATGGGTTGATGAGCGCGGACCGGGTCATTTGCGAAATATTAATGGAATCTTTAAAAAGATGTTTGAAGGTACGCTTATTAATGTAGAGGGTAAATTCAAAGAAGATATTATTGAATATAGTTACACATTTTACTTTATTTTTGAATATTTGTCTCGCATTTTACAAGCATTTACAAAAAATGGAGCGTTTGCTGAAATGGAATATTTCACTACCGTGTTTTTGAAAAATATTGATGTATGGGGGTTTGTTATGATTTATCTACCTACATTTGAACATTTATATAAAAATGAAACCCGATTGACCCCAGTTGAAAAAGAAATTATGAATACAATAAAATCCATGATATTATTAGTTATGGAAACAAGCACAGAACCAATCGATATTGCCAAAGTAGAATCTTTTTTGCAAGCATTGAATATATTGTTTCAAAATGCAATTCAACAAAGAATGAATTTTTCACGATTGAAGACGATACCATCTTCATCGTCATCAAAAACAAAAAAGGTATCTGTACATAAAAGTGGTTCTGTTATTGATCACTATTACGAAAAAAACAAATAGACAAAGAAATTATATTTTAAATATCTATAAAATATAATAATGCGATTCGAACTCTATATTATTTTAATAACAGCATTTGTTATTTATAATGCCTATCATGATTGGAAATATATCAAAATGCTTACAAAATACAAAAAATATATACAAATTGCCGGTTTTGCCTTTCTAGGATTTATTTTCTATTTGATGGTAAAGAGAGATCCCAAACAATTTAAGAACGTCTTGCTGCATGCCAACAATGTTGTCAAATATATGCCTATTGATAAATCGGCCATGGATCTGTTTAACCCTATTTTAGACTTTACACCTACACAATTTTTAGAAGAAAATGAAAATGATGACAATATAAATATAAACGGATTATCAAATTCCTCTGAACAACGTATTCTAAGGTCGGGAAGCAAAGGCACAAAGCGCTCTGTAAGTGAGACCAAGAAAAAATATGTGGCTTCTATGCAAGATTGGAAATGCAAACATTGCAAGAAAACACTTACCGCGTGGTTTGAGGTGGATCATGTAAAACGCTTGGAACATGGAGGCAACAACGACGTGACAAATTTAGTTGCCTTGTGTAGGGAATGCCACGGTGAAAAAACAGCATTTGAAAATATGTAATATATAATACATTTTCTGTTTTTATTTTTGTTTTTTATTTTTGTTTTTTGTTTTTATTTTTGTATTGGTAAAATTATATATTGGCATAATATAACCATTATATAATTATGGATTCTACAAAAAAAAATAATACAAATAAAACTAGTTTCTATATTTCAACCTTTGTCATGATAATTTTGGGCATAATAAGTATTATCCTACTCTATACAGAAGGAAAAAATGTTGGACAAACGTCTTCCCCTTCTTCATCATTCACCTCGGGCAATACGTTTCTTCTCATTGCAGGAGTATTCACTCTTGCTATTTTAGTATTTTTGTACGTAAAATATCCAGATTTTTTTCAATCTGTACTGTCCGCATTTACTGGATCGTATTATTTGATTTTTGTAGTGTTGTATCTTGTATTTTTTATTATTTTATATCAAAATATTTTAACACCGGAACAAGTAAATAGTTATGCTTATTTTCTTTTACCATTGACTGTAGTTTTTGCAGTTATTTTATTTTTTTTAAGCGTAAAAGAAACAGTTGGCGATTTTTTGAATACAAATCGAACAACGGACCGCATCAAATATAGTATCCTATATTTTTGTTTAATTATATTTTTATCTTTATTATATTTTTTTGATCCGAATCAGTATATCTCAACCTATTTAGGTCCTTATTTAGTGATTAGCATATTGCTTGCCATATTTGGATTTCTATATTTATTAACACTCATGTCCTTTCCCAACAATTCGAATAATAATGCAGAATTTTTAAGTAGATTTAATCCTTACACCATAATAAATGTTTGCATATTCCTATTATTTTTAATTTTGCTCACTGTCGGTCTTGTTTCTTATCCTGGTGGATTTTTAAATAGTAGTGATTATACCAAATCAACAACCTTTGTTATTCTTATTTTTATTTTTATCGCTTGGATTACTTCTTTTATACTTAGCCTGTTTCCTAGTGAGATCGCTGGTCTTACTGGAGAAGCAACCAAAAGTTCTATTTCTGATTATGGATCCATTTTCCAAAAAATTCTATTATTATTATTTGGACTTAGTTTTTCAAGTCTTCTTATTTATTGGTTAGTGGTAAATATTCAGTCTCTCTCTACTTCTTCGGGGATTGTATCATTTCTGTTAAATTTATTCATTATTTTAATCATTCTTGGTTTAACATTTAAAATTTTTTCAAGCACATCTTTTTACCAAAATAGTCCGTTGCTTCGTCTTATCGTAAATACCCTCTTATACATACCTTGTATTTTTGTTAGCATCGTCGATAAATTGTCATTTTTATTTGGTATTGCATCAAAGTATTCTCCAAAGCCAACGAAAGATTCGAATCTACCAAAAATGAAAATAACGGATGAAAATACGGCATCGTATCTAGTGTATTTGGTACTTCTTCTTGTTGCATCAGGTATTTATTTAATTTATCCATATATAGAAAAAAAAGTAACCAGTCAAGGCGGGCTTCTTCTAGTAAATCAACCAGTTTATTTAAATCAAGAAACAAATTTGGCCTCTTATCAGACATTGAATCAGACAAGTACGATTGATTTAAATGATGAAAATAATCCAATGCAATTTAATTATCATTACGCTATTTCTATGTGGGTATTTTTTGATTCAACCAATCCATCCAGTCTAAGTCAATACATGTCCATTTTAAATTATGGAAACAAGCCCAATATCATGTTTAATCCAGTAGATAATACGCTTATTTTTACATTACAATTTTCAGACAATGATGCAGAAACCCAGGTGGTATATACATTCAAAGATGTCTTATTACAAAAGTGGAATCATATTCTTGTAAATTATAGTGGCAATATATTTGATATTTTTATCAACGGTGAATTAAAAAAATCCGTTGTAAAAACGATCCCGTATCAAAAATTGGATGTATTGCAAATCGGTTCAAATAATGGAATTCAAGGCGGAATTTGCAATGTAAATTATTTTAACAAATCTATTCATGCAAACCAAGTCAAAAATTTATATCAGTTTTTTAAAGATAAAACTCCTCCAACGCATTCTTCTTCACCCGATACTATTATTAATATTTTAGAGCAAGTGCCTAATATAGTTAATAATAAACCTATAGAAATATCAAAAAATGAAACCTATTTGAACAGTTTAGAAAATGCAATGACTGATATAAGCAAAAACAAAGAAGATATTAAAAATGAAATATCAATAGATAAAATTTATTACAATAAAAATAACTATATATCATGGGACTGGTATTTCAAGAATAATAATTATGAATAAAAAAATCTATTTCTATAATATAAATATATCATGGATATTAGTAAAATAATACTCATAATAGTAATTCTTGTATTAATATATATTGTAATCCAATACTTCCTTTCGACTACCAGCACTTTAACCTCGGGTATCATGCCTGGTACAACACAACAACAAATTAGTGCTAATAAATTGACATCAAATTCATCTCGTACAAATGCTAGCAATTTCACATATTCAATTTGGTTTTACATTGATGATTGGAATTATCGATACAATGAGAGAAAAGTGCTATTTGGTAGAATGGGCGGACCTACATCCTCCACAACTTCCGGATCTGTATCAGATGTAGGAGGCGTTGATCCATGCCCTTTAGTTTCATTTGGCGCCATTGAAAATAATTTAAATATTGCATTAACTTGTGCCGCCGAAAATGCAAAAACAACTTCCAACACCACAGTTCATACATGTACGGTAAATAACGTCCCTATTCAAACATGGACAAATTTATTGATGAGTGTGTATGGTCGCACTATGGATATTTATCTAGATGGAAAATTAGTAAATACTTGTTTATTACCAGGAATTGCAATGATTAATACCGACGCGGATGTTTATGTCACGCCGAATGGAGGGTTTTCTGGATGGACAGGAAAACTTCAATATTTTCCGAATGCCACTAATCCTCAAACCGCGTGGGATATTTACAAGGAAGGTTATGGTGGATCTATGTTTGCTAGCTATAATGTTAAGGTGTCTTTCACAAAAAATGGTGTAGAAAGTAATGGTTTTACCATATAAATCTATTATACACTAATTTTTATTTTATTCTACTATATGTATTTTATTTATTGAGGCTATATTGTGTTTTCGTTTTTCTTATATATAATATATATATGTATAACGACCAAGAATATGGAAATAATAATGGAATTAGTAATTTCATGAATTCTGATAGTTTAGTAGCAAAAATAATATTTTTATTGATTGTAATTTTTGTTTTTGTTATTTTATTGCGGTTATCCATTTCAATCATGTCATGGTCTTTTACAGCGCTAAGATCTCCTCTCCTTATTGATGGAATGGTAAATGCGAAACAGATGTTGATTATTCCACAAGATCCAGATTCAAAAGATGCTAATACTATTTTACGTTCTGTCAATCAAGCGGGTGGTATTGAATTTACCTGGTCCGTATGGATAATGATTGACGATTTGCAATATATGGCCGGAAAATATAAGCATATTTTTCACAAGGGAAATGATGCCATTGCCGAAAATGGTCTCAATTTTCCAAACAATGGGCCCGGATTATATATTGCACCCGATACAAATGCATTAGTGGTTATTATGAATACATTCAACGTAATTAATGAAGAGATTGTTATTTCTGATATTCCTTTGAACAAATGGATCAATGTCATTATACGCTGCAAGGATACTACACTAGATGTCTATATTAATGGCATTATTACCAAGTCTGTTAAATTAATGGGTGTTCCGAAGCAAAATTATGGAGATGTCTATATTGCGATGGACAATGGATTTTCCGGATATATTTCCAATTTAGCTTATTACAATTATTCTGCTTCAATGACAACCATTCGAGAGATTATGCAAAATGGACCCAATACCAAGGTTGTTTCGGGTGGTGCTGGCGATCCAAAAAATAAAAGTACTTTGGATTACTTATCTTTGCGATGGTACTTTTATGGCAGCCAATAAAAAGTGATATTAAGTATTATCAAGTATTCGTATTCGTATTCGTATTACTATAATAAAAATATATTTGTATAGTAATACATGTCATGTTTAGGCCCATATTATTTACCAGTGCCGCCTAGGGCGTGGAGTAGAGTTGAGAATATATGTATCAATACAAATTCTATACAAGAAACACCAGGCGATTTTATTACTTTACCTTATTCTACAATACCTATTTTAAAATCACAATATTATTATCAATTATATTGTTTAAAAAAAGCCAATGTTTTACAATATAAAGCAAATAGTTCTAATTTAACAAAGCAGCAACAATATGCTCAAATTGTGAATGGAAATGGAAACACAACATGGGCCTCACAATCAGATACGTCTTCTCAGCCAAATACGAAAAGTTTGAAGCGCGTCAATTATTTTAATATAACAACAGATGGGGTTCCAACACTAGATCCTTTGACATGTACTTTACCACCAAGATCCATAAATAAAGCATTGCCGCAACGCGCAACCTCTTCACAATCAAATGCTCCAGTCGTGCCACCTATACCCCCCGAGACAGGCAAAGGTCCTGTTATGCCGCCACAGGTTGCACCCGCTGTGCCCGCTGCACCCATCGTTATTCCCGATGGCGGCAGTCTTGTTTGCAATGTGGTAGAAAATATTTGCACAGGTGAAATTATTGAAGTAACTGCTTCCAACAAATGTTTTTCTACGACTGCTTCCGATGTTCCAGGAACACCTATGCTTCTTTGTTATAATGATAATTTGCCAACAGTGTATCCCAAGAATCGTCTTACTTATCCCGATGCTGGAGGTAAATGGCCGGTTGGAGCGAAATTCATTGAAGCAGCGAATACGACGCAGCCATTTTCTCAAACCACAACAACAACAACAACTGAAACCGAGAGTATTGTTCTCGATAATTATAATATTTACGCGATCGATACTGTGAGTACAGGTGATTTAATTGTAGGAAATATTGGTATTTATATGATCTACAATTTCAATGGACAAAACATGATCTTACCGGAAGACTTTCAAAATCTATCCTTTTATACATTTTTTAATGCTACTTCAAAAGCAATCAATTTACAATCACCAAAGGAAACTATTTATTTCTATAATGAATTTTATTCTAGTAAAAATGGTGCAAATAACGTATTAGTAGGTGCAAATCAAGCATCCACTTTAACATCAGTTGTAAGTTCAGATAAAACTAAAATTACCTATTTTGCAGATTTTAATGTTATTCAATCCGGTGTGCAAAATTTAAATACAAATCCAATAATTACATACATAAATAATAATAATAACAATTATTCAATTTCTACACCAATTTCTGATTATTACATTATAAATAATTATTCATCAAGTGGAAATATTTCGCTGGATGATACTTTACCTAATTTAACTATAATAAAATTTTATAATTTATCGAACAATCCCGTAACAATTAGTTCTTCCAATCTAATCTATAATACTTACTACATTCCATTGACGGGCGAATCAAGCTATATTTTAGATTCTTCTAATCATTATGCTTTTCAGCTAATCCAAACAGATAATTCCAAAATATGGATTATGAATAGTAATAATATACGATTAAACAGTGTTATATTGGACGGTCCATATTATATTAGTAATGTTATAGGTGATTTTACAGTTAGCGAAAATACAATATATATTGTTGAAAGTATTACAGGAAATATAATCATTCCTAGTTCAGCTGCAAACTTGTCCAATATTAAAATTTTCAATATATCAGAAAATACTGTACAAATTCAAACGTCGAGCCATTCTACATTCTTATGCAATGATTTTTTTGCGCCCATGAAACTAGGCGGATTATATAATTATGCATTAGATTCAAATTTGGCAATTCAATTTCAATTCATGAATATTACAAATACACCAGTGCAAAAACCCATTTCTACAAATTTTAATATAAATGTTCCTTTCTGGACCTTTACAATTAGTTAAGATTAAGGCACAACTTTTTATTAATTGATTATTAAAATAATAAATAATATTATTGGTGAAATTTAACTTATTTTGATAAAATATAGTATGCCGCCTCAGTTCCCTTCTTTTACTCCAGGTCAAACACTCTATTTGGCGAGTAATAACGTAGTTCTCACGTCTCCCAATAGTGGTGTAGCAAATAGTAGCTTGACCACTTGTTTGCCAATTTACACCAGCTCGACAGTTACTTCCGAAGGTTTAACCATCTTGAAAACAGATGGCGCAACACAATCTTTGACTATTTCGCCTGATGGAACTTTAAGTACAAGTGGTAATTTAATAACAACCGGATCTGGTTACATTACATCTGCAACTTCTATTAATTCCAACTCGATCAATGTTGGTGGAACCAATTTTACTGTTAGTAGCGCAGGCGCTGTAACAGCTGGAAGCAATTTAACGGTAGGTGGAACTGCAACTATTTCCGGCAATGTAAATATTGGATCGAATTTTAATGTTACTAGTTCAACAGGTGCTTTATACACAGCAGGAACTATTACATCCGCATCAAATCTTACTATTAGAGATTCTACAAATAGCGCAAATAAAATTGTTCTTGGTAATGATGGAAATGTTAGCGTTCAAGGTTCTATTGCTTCTGTCGGTGACATCAACGTCAATTTTGGAAAATTGGTTCTCAGTGCTGGAAATGGTAATATGTCTATTGCTGGGTCTTTTGCATCTGTTAGCGATGTCAATGTAAATAGTGGTAGAGTCGTGTTGAGTGCGTTGAATGGCAATGTAACAGCAGTTGGATCTTTAACCATTGGTTCAGCCGGTCAGCTTGTTGTTTCGTCTGCGGGTACTCTTTCGACAAGCGGATCTCTCAATTCTGTTGGTGTTGTCAGTACCGCAGATGTAAATGTAGGTGGAAAGGTTATTTTAGCTGCTAGCGGTAATGTGACAGCTCTTGGTTCTTTGACTGTTGGTTCCGCTGGACAGCACGCTGTTTCTGCAACGGGTGTATTAACATCCACAGCTGATATTAATGTGAATGGTTCCGGTTCTACTCAACTTAATCTTAAGGCTTCGGATGCATCTGTAACTACATCTTACAATGGATACATTGCTCCTGCATCTGCAACGAATACAACATATACGACCGCAGCTTTGGCATTGACCGCGGATCCCAACTTTTTCACTACCGCAACAAGCAATAAATTGACAACGCAAAGTTATGTTGATAAACAAATTTTCAACCAAACAGCGCGTCTAAATTTGATTTTAGATAATAATATCGCGGATAACTTGGAAACATTTAAAAATGTATTCGAGATTTGCCAAAAGATTGAGGGTTCATCAGCTTCTCAAGGTGTAGATGGGTTACTGAAAGAATCATCTCAAATCAAAGAAAGTGTTACCAATGTCATGACTCAAGCGCAAAATACTTTTCCTATAAATGCAGTGACCTCAGTATGGGGAACAAGCTGCCCGCCTTTGCCCATCCCTTACACATTGACAGGCCTTCCAACTCCCGCTTACACCGGTGATGGTTGGTTTTTCCGTAATTCTACCAGTGGAAATCAGATTTCGTGGTCTATCCCAGTGAATACTGGAATGACTCTTGGAAAACTTCAACAGTTTTGCATGAATGTCTTTGCTGCTAGTAATATAAGTTTGCCTCAGATTGTTATTAAATCGAGCAATGCTACATATAACAATACATTTACTTATAAATTTACTGCATCCGGATCTTCTGCCAGCGCTAATAAAAATTATTGTTTATTCACCAAAAGCAGTCCATTATGTTACGATGCAAATGTTGTAACAAGTGGTACTGGTGAGCCAATTAACACCTATGGATTTGTTCCCAATCCCTCTGAAATTTCCGCAGTATTATCGCTTTCCTATTCGTCGGTTTCGAATAATCCTAGTACAAGTGGAACAGTTTCAACCGGATTCTCTACCTATGCTGCTTCAGCGGACCTTGTAACTAGTATCACTGTTCAAACCGATTCAGCAGTTGTTACTACAGACAACATTCAATTTATTTTACAGTCTTTGTACCTCGTTCAAGCAAGCAACGGTGTTGTTCCTGCAGGCGATCCCGTTGGTACGACACAATTTCTTTTCAATAATGCATCCGTTGTGAATAACTATTTGATGCAGTACTGGTTCAAGAAACATGGCGACTTTTCTACAAACCCAAATGGTGCGGTAGAGGCCAACTATGAAACTGTATATTCATCTTTGTTTGCTAGCTCTTAAACAGATTTTTTTGATAAAATAAATATTTTTTATAACACATAAAAAAAAATATTCATTATTGGCGCAAGCTTGGATTAATACAAATATCTCGTGTAGGAAAAATATCTCCTGACATGCACACGTCATTCACACCAACAGAAGCACAAGTCCGGTAATCTTGTTGTTCTCCGATATAACACCATCCTTCCTTTTGCTGCAAGGAACTGGTTGCTTGCACTCCTTGTATTTGCTCTTCCGGTTTTAAATTTAAATTTAAATTTTGAGTAAAAGTATTATTATCTGCTATCGTTGTTTGACTAGCACTATTTAATGTATTGGCAAGTGCATTGTTTGCATTTTGCATAATATGTTGATTTTGAATAGGCGTGCCTTGCAATGCACTCAAACTAGTATCAACTGTCGATGCAAATGCGTTGGTTGTACCTGTTACGCCGACGGCAGCAGTATTCACTACTTGTTTTGTTGTATCCGCTGTAACATTACCAAAATAACTTAATATGGGAGCAAATACTTCATGAATACCTTCTGTTCCTTGAGCTACATAATAGAAGATATTAAATCCGAGAAGAGCAAGAACAATAATAACAATGAGCCATGTTTCCCAGGTAATACTTTGGATCCATTCTACAAAAGTGGGACCGGGGTTTGAATTTAAACTTGTTGTTCCTAAATAATTGGAAGATGAATAATTAGTCGAAGAATCCATATTATATTATACTGTAAAAAAAGTATAACAAAATACTGTAAAGAAAGCAAAAAATTATATTTTATTTGAATGTTAGAAGATACAATAGTTGATTCAATTGTCCAAGCATTTCATCACGAATATTATATAAATCTGAATTTGACATTTGTTTCAACACTAGATTCTTATCTAATTGAACTAGAAACTTTTTAAACTGCATAATTTCTTGTTTAAACTCTTCTTCGCTTGTAAAATCACAGAGAGGGATCGATTTCACACCCGTTAGATTCACTCGATCACCATATTTTCCCAATAATATTTCTATAAATTTATCTATTGTATCATTCAAATCGGAATACAACTTATCTGTTGCTTTGTGTGTAGCATAACTGCGAGTTTTCCAGTGATATAATTTTATGGTATTCAACATGTGCAAAAAAGTAAGAACCATTTCTTTTTCGAACGACGCAGGCTTTGAATTTGATCCCTTATTTTTTCTGGTTCTTTGTCTAAATTTTTTAACGTATCTTGTCGGCATTGTTTATATATATACATATTTTATTTGTTCGGTAAAACTTGTATTTTTATAGTCTTGGAACAAACGTCTCGCCAAATTGGTTCATTTTCTCCAACTTTTCAATCGTTTTATCAACATTGCTTTTTTTTGTTCCGTCAAATAAATAATCCATTTTGGGACTTTGTTCATTTTTTTTAATTTGTTTATAAATAATATCTATTTTTGATATAATACTGCTAACCTGTTCTTTACTTTTGATAATCTCCTCGTCTAAATATATGTTTTCTGTAAGCAAAGAGATTGCATAGTACATGATATATTTTCGTTTCTTGAAAATACCGGAAGAATATTTCAATGTAAAAAGCCGAAGCAGCGAATCCGTAATTTTTTTGATGAGAGGATGTTGTCGTTTTTCGGCTTCTTTAATAAATGCATCCCAAATAAGCCAAACAATGTCCATTTGATGGATTGAATCTACTGGCATTTTATCGCGGCGAGCGCATCGACATTTCTCCTTCTTTGCTTTACAAATTTTTTCAAATTCAATAATCCATTCTATCCAATAACAAGCAGACAATGTATTCTTTCCACTTTCGCTTATATGGTACGCTAATTCATTGATGGCAATAAAAAATTCTTTGGGGTCTTCGTTCTGCATAATATCTTGTCCATATGTAATATTGGGTGCTTTCAATTTATCCGAAATTTGTGTTAGATCGAAATCTTCTATTTTCACTTTTATTTCTTGAAAACTATGCTTTCTTTTTGCATGACACAAAATAATGATGATTTCACAAAATAATTTACGAATCTTTTCATTGTTTCTCATGCGAATTTCATGCTGTGCATATCCATTGCGAATAATATCTTTAAAATGATTGATTCGCATTTCTAAATAAATCGCCATTTTAGGATTTCCTAAATGAATGTATTTGCTATAAAAAAATAAGATGATTTCCCATAAATCGCTATAATGTCCAGCACATATAAATTCGGCTGACCAATAACACGCCGGTTCTATTTTGGATGTGATTAAATTATTTAGTAATTCTTTTCTGGCGTCTGTTTTTTTGTATTCAGAAAAGGTAATTCCCTTGAAGTCTTTTTGTTCTCTTATATCATTAATTTCTGTAACAACATCCATTTTTAGTATATAATAAAATCAATACTAAAAAAAAATAACAACAACATATATATATTATGAAACAATTCTTCAACCCAATAACTAATTTTTATCATAAACTATCTTTTTGGGCAAAAATATTGATACTGATTGTCATTCTTTTAATTGTTGTGGTAACTTTCAAAAAAAATGACAAGAAGCAAGAAGGATATCAGCAGAATGATGTCTTTGAATTCAAATCTGGCACAGACATATATGATGACTTTTATTCCAGTATCTACGATCAATTGGTGTTCAGTAATATCAAAGATAACTATGAAATTGGTAAAATTATTGAAAAAACACAGCCCACGTCTGAGAGTATAATTTTAGACGTCGGTTGTGGAACAGGACACCATGTCGCTGCATTGGAAGCGCAGCATATTCCTGCAGTCGGTATTGACATTAGTAGTTCGATGATAAAACAAGCCAAAGAATATTATCCAGATTATAACTTTGTTCAAGGGGATGTTCTAAAGGCAATGCAGTTTAGGGCAAATAGTTTTACTCATATTTTATGCATGTATTTTACACTCTATTATTTTCCAGATAAGCTGACCTTTTTCAAGAACTGCATGTATTGGTTGAAGTCTGGTGGTGCTCTGGTAATCCATGTTGTGGATAGAGACATGTTTGATCCTGTTATTCCTCCAGCAAATCCATTGCTCCTTTTATCTGGACAGCGTTATGCTGACAAACGCATTACGGAATCGAAAGTAACATTTGACGATTTCATTTACAAGTCTAATTTTGATTTGCCGGAAGGTTCCGATACTGCGAAATTCATAGAGAAATTCACGAATCGTAAAACAGGCAAGCCTTTTAGGCGCAATGAGCATGTGTTATATATGGAATCGGAAGATCGAATTTTGACCTTAGCCAGAGAAGTCGGATTTATTATGCAGGGAGAAATTGACATGATCAAGAGTGGATATGAATATCAGAAATTATTTATTTTGGTGAAACCGAGTTAAAAAGGAACGGTATTTTTATAATTTATTATATTATATTTTTTATAATATAAAGAGATGGCAACATCAATAAACTTTCCTTCTTATTCTACGCTTTATACTTATGCTATACTTGGTGGAACTACTATTACAAGTGTTGGAACTGGCACAACAATAAATAATTCGCAGGTTAATAATATTGTTCCATTATATGGCGTTTCTCCTAACACTAATAGCAGTGTTAGCGGAAGTTATACTGGCGGAAATCTTCAAAGTGGTCCTTTACCACCTGCCTCAACAGCAATAAGTGAGTTAGGAACAACTAGCAGTACTACTTCCGCAACTTTAATAGGAGCAATAAAGTCATTGGCTGTTGTTCCTATACAATTTACTAACTCTACTATTCCAACTACTTTTAGTTCTCCTATCGCGGATCAAGCGGTTGTGTATGAATACACCGGATCAGGAGATTTAAATTTTAATGCAATAACTACATTTAGTGGGCCAGGACAAATTGTTATCCGTATGAATTCAACTCTTAATCCACCTCCTAATATAAATTTTAAAGCTTCTTTTAGTCAAACTATTTTAGCTACAACATCTGCTTCTAATATTTATTGGTATTCACCTGCACAAATCAATGATGAATCAGGTGGTCAATTCTTATATGGTATTTTTGTTGCGGGAACTTTAATTTCATTAAAACAATCCACGACTGTAACTGGTAATTTATATTCCAATGCTGTAGTATCATTGATTGGAAATACTATCAGCACTACCAACCTGAACGATATTTATTTTTTGACTGATCTTTCGTATAATGAATTAAATACATATACAATACTCGGGGGTGGTACAATTACTAATAATACATCTGTTGTAATAAATAGTAGTTCATCAAATTATGGATATGGAACATCAAGTGGTTCTATTACAGGAACAGGAACTTTTACAGGTGGAATACAAAATAATTATCCTAATTCTGCTGCAGCATATGCTCAGATATTAAATTTATATCTAAATGTTGGTTATGTAATCAATTCATCTCCTTTTTATTCATTTCCAACTAGCTCGGCAACTATAACTCCGGGATCATATGGACCATCTAATGGTAATGACATTGATTTAACCGGTCAAACTATAACATTTAGTGGGTCTGGACAATATATTATATCTGTTTATAATAGTTATACAAGTTATATTAAATTTACAAATTGCACCTTTATTTATAACGGTGTTGATCCATCGAGTATTTTTTGGTATAGTAACAACGGAATTACTGTTATTGGACCCACTACTATACCCGGTATATTTCTTTCATATGGACAAGACACTACATACACGCCATTTATTACGGGAATAAATACAATTTTTGATGGTAATTTGTATGCATGGAATTTAATTTCTGGCTCAACAAATCAAGGAGACACAACTTTAACTAGCGTTATTTTAAACCCACAAACTGCTTGTTTTTTAAAAGGGACCAAGATTCTTACCGACCGTGGATATTTTCCTATTGAAGAGTTAAAAATTGAAGATAATGTCATTATTCATGGATCGATCCTAGATAATTCCGAAGTTGTTTTGTATGAGAAGATTCAAAGTAGCCCTATTAGATGGATTGGCAAATTTAATTCTTATAGACATGATGCATCTGATTTGCCCGTTTGTTTCAAGGTCGGTTCTTTAGGTGAATTTCTCCCTGAAAAAGATTTGTTTGTCTCGCCCGGACATCGCATGATTCTTGATGGTAAAATGGTTGTTGCGAAGAATCTAGTCAATGGTGAGACCATTGTGCAAGAGGATACCCATGAAACCATTGAATATTATCACTTTGAGTTGGATTGCCATGGCATTATTATGACAGAAGGCGTTTTATCAGAAACCTTTTTGGAACTAGGTAACTCTAAATCAGGTTTTGATATATTTTAATTTATTTAGGTGAAACCGAGTTAAAAAGGAATGATAATTTTAATTTTAATTTTAATTTTAATTTTATATTATATTTTTTTATAATATAAAGAGATGACTACTATAAGTTTTTTGACTAATCCCAGTTATAATGTTCTTAATACTTATACCTTACTTGGAGGTGGGGCCATTACCAGTATTGGTACTACTACCATAAGTAGTAGTAGTGTAGCAAATTATGGCTTTGGAACAGTAAGTGGCTCTATTACAGGAACATTTTCTGGTGGAACTGCTCTATCATATCCTAATGCTACTGCAACAAGTGCAATGAGCCAAATGCAAACATTAGTATATGCAATTGTGAATGCTTTTAATGTAGCCGGAGCAGGAGCGCAACCGTTTCCAACTCCAAGTTCTAGCGCGGTAACTTTAAATCCAGGGATAGTATATTATTGGAATGCTACTTCTACTCTTTCATTAAATGGCGTAACCATAACATTTAACGGTGCAGGGCAATATATTACTTATATTGCCTCTCTGAATGGCAATATTTCATTTACAAATTGTAATTTTATTTACACAGGAGTAGATCCATCAACTATTTTTTGGTCTGTACCAAATGGAATTACATTAAATGGCACAACTGGTCCAAATAGTACAATACCTGGCATTTTTCTTGCATATGGGCAACAAGGTGGAGATAGTCCCACAATTACTACAACAAATGCAATAATAAATGGAAATTTGTATGCAGGAACATTCTCGTTCTCAGGAGCAACAAATCAAGGAACAATAACATCAACAAATACCACTTTAAATTCAACCGTTGCTTGTTTTTTAAAAGGAACTAAAATTCTTACCGAACGCGGTTATTTTTTTATTGAAGACTTACAAATTGAAGATAAAGTTATTATTCATGGGTTGATCCTAGATAATTCAGAAGTTGTTTTGTATGAAAAAATTCAAACTAGCCCTATTAAATGGATTGGAAAATTTAATTCTTATAGACATGATGCATCTGATTTGCCCGTTTGTTTCAAGGTCGGTTCGCTAGGTGAATTTATTCCTGAAAATGAGTTGTTTGTCTCGCCCGGCCATCGTATGATTCTTGATGGTAAAATAGTTGCTGCGCGAAATCTAGTCAATGGTGAGACCATTGTACAAGAGGATACGCATGAAACCATCGAATATTATCACTTTGAATTAGATTGCCATGGCATTATTATGACAGAAGGCGTTTTATCAGAAACCTTTTTGGAACTCGGTGACTCTAAATTAGCTTTTCAAAAATAGATAAAACTTGTAATAAAACTTGTAATAAAAACTTGTAATAAAAACTTGTAAAAAATAATACGGGAAAGGTCGTATTATTTTTTTATCTTTTTGTCATTTTTCTTTTCCTCATCGTTTTTCTTTTTTTCATCATTTTTCTTTTTGTCATTTTCCCTTTTCTTTTTTTACCGCCTCTGCCTGTGCGAGATTTCTTAACAGCAGCGGAAGAAGGAGCACGAGCAGCTGCGGAAGAAGCTGCATAATCAGCATAAGCAGCCCAATAAGCCTCCAATTCAGGATCAATATCAGCAGCAGGAGGATCAGCAGCAGGAGGAGCAGCAGCAGGACCTCTCTTTCTACCAGGTGTTGAACTAACAGCAGCGGAAGAAGGAGCAATACCTCTATTTCTACCACGTGTTGAACTAACAGCAGCGGAAGAAGGAGCATAAGCAGCAGCTGCAGAAGAAGGAGCAGGACCTCTCTTTCTACCACGTGCTGCTGTTTCGCGTGCTGCTGTTTCTCTTATTACTGCTTCGCGTGCTGCTGCTTCTATTGGTGCTGTTTCTGCCGCGGCTGCTTCTGCTTCTCTACCTGCATCATTATCTGTAAATGAAACTGCGCACATTATAGGTTTTATTGCATCTGCCGCTAATTCAGTCTGTATCGTTTTATAGTCTAAGGGATTACCATGAATTGGTATACTCTGAATTGCAAATCTTGAAACCATAATCATACTTACTTCCTCCTGAGCTACGTCAAAATATTCTTTAAGAGGATCGTCTAAATTATTATAAAAATGATTTCTTAATGAAGAAAATGCGAGTTCTTGGTTAATTTCTTCATAATAACCATGAATATCTTTAAATAAAAATACAATTGCGTCATTCATACCTGAACGTTCAATCAAGAGCATAAGTATTTTATCACCGCTACTTGATATTGAAATCTGATTTGCATAATGTATATCTTGATCCCAATTGGGTAATGATTCTCCTGGTTGGAAATCAAAATCATATTTACCCTTCCAATTAGTAGCACTACATTTAATTATTATACCTGAAGGAATTTTTAAATATTCCGATTTATGTGCCTGAAGCACTCTTCCTAATTTTTGTGTCTCAAGCAGCCTTGACATATTTATATTTATATTTATATTTATATTATAATATAATTAAAAAAACATTAATAATCAAAGAGGTAAAAAGCGGATTTAAACTTCTCTAAAAATAATATGAATTTACTAAACATCATATTATTTGGAATTATCTCTCTTATATTGATAATTATTGTTGTCGTGAAACTCCGATTTCGATTCTGGGCGGATCAACCCGTTTTTCATCTATATGATATAAGCTATTACCTCTTTTATTCAGGTATTATCAATAAATCTCTTCCCGAGAAAACGAGATATACTAATTTTAAAGATGTAGAAACCCTCACCTTTGGAAAAAATGTAAAGGCAATGGATCAAACCCGTTTCATCCGATTCATCAATAAATATTATTTACGCAATGGCGATAATCAATTTTCGCCAAAAGAATCAAACATTGTACCCTACTTTGAAGGACACAATAGTGCATGTTTTCTCTCCTTCTATAAGGATGCTCTCGTCTTACATGATGGAAAAACAGGAGATATTATCAATACCGAGAAACCCATTGGCGTCATGACAACTAGACCGGTTCATGTACGCTTAAAAAAAGGCACTACGAGTCGGTTCGACGCTTATTACGTGGATTATTTATGCGTGGATCCTGCACGAAGAAAGAAAGGGATAGCACCGCAGATTATTGCAACGCATCATTATAATCAGCGTATTTTAAATAGGGAAATTCAAGTTAGTATTTTCAAGAGAGAAGGCCAATTAACAGGAATCGTTCCTCTATGCGTCTTCGGTATGCCTATTTTTTCCATGAAAAATTGGTCCAAACCATCGGGTTTGTTGGCACCTTATTCCCTGATAGAATGCGGAACTAGCAATATACATCATTTGTATGATTTTTTGCGAGATTCAACACAAAAATTTGATATTAGTATAATGACAGACCCGGGAAATATAATGGCGCTGATGAAATCGAATAATATTTTCATTTATTTGCTTTTAGAAGATAAAGTTGGGGTGGTCGGTGCTTATTTTTTCAAGAAATCTTGTACAGAGATTAAAAAGAGTGAGGAAGCACTTATTTGCTTTGCCTCTGTTTTAAATAGCAATTCCAATAAAATGCAAAATATTTTTATACATGGATTCAAACAAACAGTTTCTGAAATATGTTTGAAACCAAGAAATGGAAATTTGTATCACCATCTAGTAGTAGAAGATATTGGAGATAATGACTGCATTATTGCCAATTTAAAACAAAAAACATGGCCTTCATCTGTCGTGCCAGCTGCTTATTTTTTTTATAATTATGCTCATCCTACAGTGCATAAAAATAAAGTATTGATTATTTTATGATTCGATTTGTTTCCTTTTTTCTTTTTTCTTTTCTTCTATCGGGTATATTTTGAAACACGGGCAAAAGAATCCACAATGAAAATAATAAATACACCTAAAAAGCAGTATAAAATGACTTCTTCCGTGACATTGTTAGTGCGTTCATCTTGCTGTTCTTCCAATAAATGGATCATATAATTGAGTTTTTCTATGAGAACAGATTCATTGGCTGGCATCGGTTGCGCATTGTAAAAAGAAACATTGTTAGGACTATTCTGATTATTCGGATTATTCTGTTGTTGATCCTTGTAAATGGTCTCATAATTGGGTATAAAACGTTTTTGCATTTCGACATCAGCCATTGTAATGTTCGCAGGCATCGCGTGCTGTGAGGTGCTAACATTGGAAGAGAACATGGACTTTTCTTGCTGAAAATTAGTACCCTGAATAGAATCCCTTAATCGCGTCTGTTCAACTCCAGCGGACATGGGTGGCGGAATGGGTTGAAAATCGCCCAGAGAGTCGCCTTCATTATCTGGCAAATTATTGATGCTTTGTAAGACAGAATTCACCTTTTCGGAATAGCCTTCTTTTACATATTTTTTCTGAGTTTTGTTATGATGATTTGCAGCTCTTTTTTTACTTATTTGATCCGTTGTATTTATTTCATTAATATCATTATCAAATGGTGCTGCATACATTGCTAAAGACATCTCTTATAAAAAAATAAGATAATAATTTAAAAACTTGGACTTTTAACCTCTAATTGTTTTATTTTTTTAGACAAGCAAGAAAGAATAGAATATTTTACAGGAAATCGAGCATGAAACCTTATAAATCCATTATTCTATAAAAAATATAATCTAGATAAATTTATATACCATGTTTTCCAAAAAACTAGTTGCAGCCATTATTATCATTATTCTTTTACTATTATTTTCAATGAATATGAATGTACAGCAATCTTATTTAGGAAGAGCGCTTATTGTTCTCTTTATTATCTTGATTACCTATTGCAATATATGGCTAGGTTTATTATCTGTAGTTGCTGCTATATATCTTTTTGGATTTAAAGAATCTTTTACTAATATTCATCAATTATTTGATCAACAAAATCAACTACAAAAACATGTTTATTATGTTCCTAAAAGAAGGGAAGCACCTATTCCACAAAATGACACAGACTATGTTCCAATGAATCCGATGCAGTCCAAAGCAGGAGCTATTCAGCCTTCTCAGCCTGCAAAAGTTGAAAAACACGCTAACAAAAAAAAGATGACTGGAAACAATTATCAAAATGTGTTGAGAGCAGAAGAAATGGTGCGACCTAAATCGTCAAAGATGATTGGATCAGATATGGGTAAGCAGACAGGTCTGAATAAGGACTATGAACCTCAATCTAACTGGCCGGACGGAAATGCCTTTAAGAATCCTTATTCTGCTGCAGAGAATTGATTTTTTTGTTTATAGTATGTATGTCAAACAAAAAAATTTTTTTTATTTTAATAGTATCTTGTCTCCTGATAATTACGGTTACTGTTACTATAGGTTCTTTGAAAGAATATACTGTAGAATCTTTTACTCCCGGCTTGCAAAAGATATATCGCCCATATTTAAGGTCTTGGCGTGTCTATACAGAAAAAAAATACGATGAATTTTCTAAAAAAAAACATGTGATATTATCAAAATTTGGAATTATTTAGAAAACAATTATTTTATCGTGTATATATATGCCAAAAAAAGAAAAAAATTTAAAACAGACAACAGTTCCTGGTTCCTTTGGTGCTGCTGCCAATGTACAACCAGGAACCCAAAATAATTTCTTTACAAATCCATTGGGTTTTATTCATGATCATATCGGATTTCTGAATAGTAGCAAATTTTTTGCAGGCATTGTCATGATTTTATTAAACGTTGGGTCGAAAGTGGTCTCGATTCAATTTAGTAAATCTACTGAAGAATATTTCAAATCATCATTGACTCGTCAAATCCTCATTTTTGCCATGGCGTGGATGGGTACTCGTGACATCTATGCGTCGCTTATTTTAACCGCGGTATTTGTCGTTTTATCGGATCACTTATTCAACGAGGAAAGTGAATACTGCATTGTTCCACATAATTATCGTATTTTACATAAAATAGCCGATGCAAATGGAGATGGTCAAGTAACTGATGCTGAATTGAATACTGCAATGATGACTTTAGAAAAGTCTAACCGGGAGAAACAGCGGAAAAAGCAAAAGGAGGCATTTTCCAAGTTTCAATATACCGTTCTAGATAAAAATACGTAAGCACGAATACCCGAATAATATTCTTAATGTATAATATGTCGAATATACCCAATACATTAACAATATTTATCAATACCAGAATTAGAGGATACCCTAAAATAAAATATAGTCCAAATATGACAATTCCTGATTCAAAAAGCGATTCTGTTTATTTTGATCCTTTAGTGAAATTGAATACGTCTGTTGTCAAAGCAATTCCCGCGTATTATCCAAAAAAAGATGTTTATACTCAATTTTTTAACAAAACCGAATTTTCTGGGCTAATAAAACGCACCATATCTTCTACCGCACAAAAAACTGTCGATTTAGTGCAGGCAACAGAGAATGGATATGTAGATGCAAATATTGATATTATATTGCAAACACTTTTCTCTCCAAATACTCTTTTTTATATCAAAGACCAACCATTCACTATTTTTAGTTACGATTGGCTAAAAGGTGATTGGCGCATTGATACCAAAAAATTCGAAAATCGTATGTTATATTCTCCTTATGGGTCGCGACTTGGTTCGCTTCTAACACAAAGATATGGATATGGACAAGGATATGGGCAAAACCAACAAACATATTCGCAACAGCAAGAAGCTGATAAACAATTGGCCGAATTTAAAAAAAAATATCCTGCTCAAATTTTGAATGGTTATTCCACACAAGAAGTATCGTCTCATTTTGCGGACACGCGTACAGCAATGGCACAAGCAGTGGCACAAGGGCAAGTTGTTAGCCCTCAGAAAAAAACATTTTTACAACAGCTGGCAACTCATATTCCCTCTAGTTTTCACACACTTATTGGACGTGATTTTGTACCACAATCTTCTATCAATGTCGATACTACGATAAGAGATATTCCAAGTGACCCTATTTCATTGTCTATTTTATACAATATTTCAGACAATTATGAGAAAGATATTCAAATGAATCCTGAATTGTTACAATCGCATTATGATAATTTGAAAAAAGCCGCACAAACCTATAAAGAATCAAGCGATCAATTTACAAACGTATTAGGAACACAGTTGCCATCCATTAGTGTTGCAACTCCTGTTCAATCTGCTGGAGCCAAGGTTATAATACCCGATTCATTGAAAGATAAAAGTGTCATGTCTCAAAAATTGCTCATTGATCAAACCGCAAAGAGTTTAAAAGATTTAATAAATCAATATAAGAAAAAAAGATATTCGATTGATTATATTTTACAAACACCTACACTTAAAACGGAATTTTCAAATGTTCTTTCTACATGGGTTGTAGAACAAAAAATATTTTATCAATTAACTATCTTAGCATTGCAATGTTTGTTGGAAAAAATAGAAAACATGATGGAATATATTTCCATGTTGGAAACCTTTTATAGAAATCTTTATCAAGTGAAAAAAAAGCAAGGAGGAACTGCATTTCAAATAGAATTAATAGATATGCTTTTTAAGTTTGATCTAAATTGTTATCAGGCTATTTTGCAAAGTGCTACCATAAAAAGTTATATATCTAGTGTTAAACTGACATTAAAAAATAAAGAAATTCGGGCATCCAATTATTTGAAAATTATCTATAATAGCAAAGAAGAAATGACAAAAAATTATCAATATCCGGATCTATTCAAGATTCAGTTACTAGAATGTAATATTGCTGCATTGGACATTATATTAATGGGTGAAAATTTTGAACTTAGTATTTGGGACATTATAAAATCGAAAAGTACGAGTTTTTTAACAGTTGTTCGAGATAAAACCTTTACTAGTGTTGGAAATACAAAAACAAAAATGGATGCGTTTCAAAGAAATTATTCGCAGGCAGATCGAACCGCATTTGATGTTATTTTGAAAGCAAAAGGCGAACCTATGCAAAAACAAACGCCTCTTTTCTTTGAATCAACGCATACCAAACTTATCAAAACAATGACCAATGAGTATTTATCTATTCAAACTGGTATTATAACATCTTATGATTTTATTACTTTATATTCGCGCGTATCTACTGTTGTATTTGCTCGTGAAATTGCCTTTTTAACATGTAAAAAAAATATCAATAATACATTATTAGAAATACATGGAACTTCTGGATATCAAACTTATTATAGTTTAATATATGCAAATCCGACCATTGTTTCTGTATTACCAGTTTCAATGGTTTTATTTGACGGTTACCCGACGGACGCTACTATAATGGGGATAATTGCATTAAATAATCAGAAATTAGATATATTAAATCAAAGAAAACTTAGTTATGCAACAGATATGCCAGCTTTGCAAAAAAAATATACTGATAGCGTTGATCTATTGATTCCACAGATTTCTTCGGTTGGAATGCTTCAACAATGTCTTGGTATTATGACAGGAGTAATACCTCCAATTGCTAATAATAATAACAATGATGATGATTTTATGCAATCAAAATATGATCCGAATGGCACCGATGAATTTCGCAGAGAATTGTTTATAACTTATGAAGATGGAATAAATGATGGTCTTCTTACTAAAATTTCAGAAGACTTGTTGGATGAAATGGTGGAAGAATGGAAATTATATGGCGATCCTTATGACATATGCAATAGTTTATTTACGAGTATTAGCATAGCATTTAATAGAGGATTATTAAAGGCAGATAAAATTACGAATAATAGATATTCTGAAAATGGGTTATATACAGCTGTTTCTCTAAGAAATGCAGTAGCAGAATATATTACTGCAACTGAACTTGTATTTTGGGATGAGGCAAAACAATACACTGATTATTCACCGGATGATCCAGATCGCATACCATACAATTTTTTATTTGATGAAAATAATCTCTTTATAGGAGATGATTTACAAAAAGTAAAAGCCGCTATTCGATTGGAACCAAAAAATGGAGGGAAATATTGCGGTAATCAAAAAACAATTCAGATTCTTGAATCTATATTCAAAGTAAAAATGATAACAATACAAGCAGAAACCATTCCAATAGATAAAAAAATTCTGAGCCCCGGACAAATTGTGCATTTTGAAGATGTTACAAATGAATATAAAGGCACTATTCTAAGTAGAACAAAAAAACGTGGAAGTGGAGATGAGTATTCCTATTCTATTTTATTAGAAGATCATACAGTTGTACGCGATATTAGTAGGGAAGACATTATTGATATAGATACTAGTTTTTTTTCGATATCATGTAGTGATAGCCAAGAAAATTTGGATGATGCGGATGAATTTACTCACTATGTTGTATTGATGCAATTTGGTACATGGGAAGATCCAATAAAAAATTATCAAGTAGCTTATAACACAAAAGTAAAACAATGTGTTTTTCAAATAACCGAGTTACCGCCATATATAATTTATTTATTATTCAAAGGTTGTTGGCGTTCAAAAATATTATTAAAAACCGCCCTTTTACCAGATCAAAGAAATTGGTATTATACAAATACTAATATGCGAGCCAAATTAAACAGGGGAGGAGAAGCATTTCGGAAGATGCTTTCGCAAAAAATAACGCAACAAAATATTATTGGACGAAGAGAAGCGAAAAAAGAAAAAGATCGATTTCGTAGTGCGTCACGTGCGCCTTCAGTTTCACAACAACGTGGTCCTTCATCCGGTGGTTCGTTGTTGCAACAAGGAGGTGCGAAACCGGTATTATCTGTACCCAATAAAAATTTATACGTGGATATCAATAATATGAACGCTTTATATAACAACATTGGTGTTGGCGATTCCAAACTTACTTACTATATTGTTATTGATTTAGAATTATATCCGGGAGAAAAAATACCAATGGGAGAAAAAGCTGTGCTCGCGTGTCAATCAAGATATGAAAAAATTCGTCAAGCCTATGCACAGCTATTTGGTATTCAATATCAGCCCAATGAGTTTTCTCGTGGTAATTTTGTTGCGCCTGATGCAAATGCGAAATCGAAAAAAAAACAAACTCAAAATACAACTCGCCGACTTACTAGATGATTTCTACAATGAATCGAGTACTTCCAAATATTTAGTAAAGAATCCTTCTACAAGAGGCGCTGGAATGCAATTAAAGTCGATAATTGTTCTATTCTTTTCGAATTTCAAACCAGCGTCCTCCTTCTTTATTCGTTGTTCAAAATACTTGGTATCTTGCCAGCATTTCAGTGCGGTTTTTGGCCCGCACTTCTTGAAAATAGACGGAATATTGTCGCTTGTATCGCCCATGACAATCTTACAAAACAAGTTTGTTTCCGCATCACCAAAACTGCTCTTCTTTTCAGCAATATTATTGAAAGCAAGATCAAAAATCTGAATCTTTTCTCCATGTAGCTGCAAATAATCCATGTCGCTAGTAATAATGTAGATCTTGTCAATGTCCGGATTATTGGCAAGATGCTTTGCAGCGAGTGCAATGCAATCGTCTGCTTCCAATGTATCATAGGAAAGTGTAGTTTTTACACCCGCCTCCGAGAATAGATTTTGTTCATAAACGGACTTAAAGAACGGCCCGCCCATGAATCCATCTTCTGGTCCATTCTTCCTATTCGCCTTGTAATTCTTTACGTGTTGATTGCGCCAAATCTCTTCTCGCTTGCAATCTTTTCCAACGATCATTGTAACATTGGCGATATTTTTCTTTAAGCCCAACTTCTTTGGAATATCTTTTACAGTTTGGACAAAGGTTTTCGCGAACTTTTCGCGGAATTCTTGATTCTCATATGGATTCAAGAGGACATCCTGTTGCTCGGGAAAGCCGCTTTTCCACCAACGGACAATCGAATAGTATCGATGGAAACACAAATAGCTTCCATCGATAAAGATAATGATTTTCTTGGGTTGTTCAGTCGCCATGCTTTGCTTTTACTATGCAATATTATATAAAATTGATTTCTAGTTCAATTTTATATCTATATAGTATAAAATATAATATGAAGGTTCGACCCTCTCAGGATAAAGATATTCCAGCGCAAAGATATATATTAGGTATGATTCCAATTACTATTCTATGGTGTTTTAAAAAGCGGAAAGTGCATCCAACTGAAAAAAAGGCACTATATGAAATATTTGATGATAAATGATGCCGAAATTGTAAAAATAATCCTATTTTATGTGTTTTCAGTCTATGTCAATAATTGAATAAAAAATCCCAAAGTCAATTTGGAAAAGTCGTTTTTGGACATTTTTTTTGTCCAATTTTAAAAAGTCGAATTTACTTTTGGAAGAAAAAACATGCAAAATATGCACCAGAGCATAATGCTCTCAAAATGAAATTCTTGCTAAAAGTTTGTCATTGTAAAAATTTATACATTTTTTGGAAAACCAATTTAGGAACTTTTCTCTTCGTCTATATATACGAAGAATGACGAAGAATTTTGGTTCCAAAAGTTCCAAAAAATTTCATTGCGAAATCTGTGACTATATTACGGCAAGAAAAAGTCAGTTTGATAGACATAATTTAACATTGAAACATATTTCGACGAAGAATACTAAAAAAATAGCGAGCAAAAATGAATATGATCTTGAAAAAGTTCTGCATTGTTTTTCGTGTCATTGTGGGAAAAAATATAAACATCAATCTAGTTTGTGGAATCACAGACAGAAATGCGTTTGCGAAAAAGAGGAAAAAGAGAAACAAGAAGAGAAAGAGAAAGAAAAAGAGAAAGAGAAAGAGAAAGAGAAAGAAAAAGAAACAAAAAAAGAAGTTGTTAATACATTGTCATGCGAAGTATTAGTAGATTTGTTCAAAGAAATGCTGAAAAACCAGAATGAGCAAATGCTTGAATTATTCAAGAATGGAATTGGAAATACAACAAACTCACACAATGTAACTAATAAAAATAAATTTAATCTGAATTTTTTCTTGAATGAACAATGCAAGGATGCCATGAATATTATGGATTTTGTGAGTACATTGCAAGTTCAACTCTCTGATCTAGAACGAGTGGGAGAACTCGGTTATGTAAAAGGCATTAGTCATATTGTGGCAAATGGATTAAAAGACTTGGATGTTTGCAAACGACCCATTCATTGCAGCGATCTAAAGAGAGAAACCATGTATGTGAAAGACGAGAATGTATGGGAAAAAGATGAATCCAAAGTGAAATTATCAAAAATGATCAAGCATGTTGCGCATAAAAATCAAAAACAGATAAATGCATGGCAACAAGAAAATCCCGAATACAATGACAGTGAATCGATAAAGAGTGAAAAGTTTTTGAAAATAGTTGGTGAATCGATGAGCGGTCTAACGAATGATGACGATGCTGAACAATGCACTAACAAGATAATAAAAAATATTGCCAAAGAAGTGACAATAAAGGAAGATTAATGAATTTCAACCGGTATTTACATGTTGAAATTTATTCATCAGGAACGAACAAAGACACGTGAAGTAAATCGTTCGTTACCGAATTTGTAAATTCTATAAAATTTTCTTTGCATAATGCCATACTTATACCATTGGCCATAGCTATCGCAGTTTGTATTTTCGAAAAATCCTCATTAATTTTTATATTATATTGTTTCAATTCTTTGTTGGAAAGAAAATCATTGAATTGAATAAAAAAATTATAGAGAAAAATTTGACTGACGCCTTTTTTAATATCAATAGTATTTTTAATATTTGTACTCACAAGTGTAACAAATTTTTCATATAAATGATGAGGTATATTGTTTTTTAAATCGGGTGGATCGAATAGCGTATTGATCGTTTTTCTAGCTGATATATCTGGATCACCTGTAAATAATTCAAACATAATATTCATCAACAGTTTTTTTGTCGAGTCTTTTATTGTTGTTACTAGACCAAAATCAATGGGAGCAATTTTATAGACATGACCATCTACGCCTTCTCTTTTTTCTCCCTCTTCTTTTATAAACAAAATATTTCCACTGTGCAAATCTGCATGAATAAATCCTATAATAAAGGCACTGACAATTCCATATTTAATGACTTGTTTAGAATAGATTTCATAGTCCGCTTCGTCAATCTCGCGAATGTGTTTTCCATCAATATATTCCATTAGAATTACATCTGGAAATTGTTGCGTAATATCAGGATAAATCTCAGGAACTTTCACATAATCAAGATGTTTGCACTTTTCTTTCATTTCTATGGTATTCTGTATTTCTTGTAAAAAATTTGTCTGTTCTTTCATATGCATTAATGTTTTTTCAATAACAGAGGGAATATTCATCCTCTTTAAAAAGGGTATGAGAGAACTAATATAACTGATCCATTTAAACTGATCGATTGCTGCATTCAACTTGATATCCACATTTTTTCTTTTCACCTTTAAAATGGCAAAGGTTCCATCTTCTTTTGTAACTTTATATACGAGAGAAATCATTCCTGCATTGATGGGTGCAAAAGAATCGAAGCGTAAATGATAAATGAATTTTATTTTTTCAAGCAAAATGAAATCGACGTCTTCTTCACAATATGGAACACAATCTGTAAAGGTAAGTAATTCTGTATTCAAGCTTTCATCAATAAAATTGATGTTAAAAGAAATAGCTTGAAACACCTTGACATATAAAATATTTTTTTTCGCTAATTCTTGGGTAACACGTCTTACGAAAGACTCCTTGTTCCATGCATAAAAAAAATATTCATAAAAGAGTATAAAACAAATTTGTAAAATAGCATATAACATTATATATTTATCTTTATCATATTTCTATAAATCGTTTCAATCGAAGAAACATTTTATGTATAATTTGTATTACTATTTTTTCAACAAAGGGTTCGATTTCAAATGGGCAATGAATTGCAATCTCTATAAAGATTTTAATCGAAAAATCATTTATATACATTTGAATCGTAAAGGTTTCAAAAGAAAGAATAAAATAATCTGGATTTAAATTTGTTGTACCATTTATGGCATTTGAACAAATAAATTCTAATATATTATTTGTTTTTGTTCTTGTAACGTCAAGATGTAAGCTCAATCTAGGAAATCCTATATCCTTAAAATAATGGTGAAATACAATAAAATAAGACGCCGTTCCATCTTGAATATTTGTAACTTGCAATTCATCAATGATATCTTTATACAATTCTTTTAAAATGGGAAACTTTTTAAAAGAAAACAGTTCATCTGCATCTATCTTTAGATTTGTTATTTCGCCTTCCATGGTGTAATTATTATTTTTGAGTTTTCTTATTTGTAACGAATCCTTATCAAATAGAAGTGCCATTATTGTATAAACAGTGTTTCTATTTATACAATTTTATACAAAATATAATACAAAATAAAAATCTTCTTTTATAATAAACGATGTCGTATAAAATCACAAATTATACATTGGCCCAAGCTAAAAAAATAGGTGTAACTGTTAGGCCATCAACTAATAAGACAAAGAAAATCGATGTTTTCAAGCAAGGTAAAAAAATAGCGAGTGTTGGTGCAGCCGGCATGAACGATTATCCGACCTTTATGAAACTCAAAGGAAAATCATTTGCTAAAACAAGAAGGCGCCTTTATAAAATGCGTCATGAAAAAGATAGGCATGTGAAATGGTCAAGAGGATGGCTAGCTGATAAGTTATTATGGTAAAATGCAACACTTTTTGCGTATTTTTTGCAAAATAAGTTTTATAGTGTAAGTATAATTCTTATGAATAGATTGCCCAATGATGTAATTTTGCACATCTCCGGTTATTATGGAGAAAAAATACCTAACGATTTATCAAAACAAATTAATGATCAAAGATTATTGTACATGATCAAAGAAAAGGAATATTATAATAGAACACTTCGACTCTGGAAAATTGGAGATCTCATTAAAAAATTAGAGATGAATCGCAACGCGATACAAAAATTTGTTCAGATGCATAAAAATAAAAGTTGGGAAGATTGGAATAAAATTGTCAATAAAATATGGTGGTCATACACGTTGGAAGAACGAACGGATTTTTTTAAAAAAAACTGTAACTTTGCAGAACCAATGTTTATAACAGGTGCAGCATTTATTGATCATCTAAAATCTTCTGCTTGAGAAATCTGCTAAAATGTTGGCAGTTATGGTTATATAGATGAATAGTATCACTTCTCCAACCGTCCAATATAGGGAGAACAATGGGTTTCCTGGGTTTCTCTCTTTTTAATTCCCATTCATTAAATAATGCTTCCTCGTTATCAAATGATGATTTTAAAATAGGTATGACACGTATTTCGGCAGGAACATGCTTTCCAGAAAGTAAGTTTTTTAATGTTTCTATTTTGTGTTGGTCGATTGGTGTAAAATCAATAGCGTAAATAGACGATTTTTCTTTCTTTTTTTCTTTCTCCTTTAATATTACTACATGATGTAAATTAATGTGTGGTAAAAACTCAACCATCGGCGTTTTTAAAATTTTTATACTATATTTTGTCATGTAGTAATAATTTATTATATTTTATGCAAAAATAATTCTATAAAATATTTTACGGATATTCTTTAATTTTGACTTTATTAGATGTCTAAACTTACCGTGTTCTTATCCGACTTTTGACGTCTCTTGCTTTTCTTTGGTATATTGATAGTATCTGATTGCAAGTCCTTCAAATCAGAAATGCTAATAGTACTATTATTATTCTCTGTGCTAGCTTCTTGAATATTGATAGTTTTTGTTTTTAATCCTGATAGAATATCGCTAATATCGCTGGGACCCTTCATTTCTGGTCTAGAAGGAGGTCTTTCACTAATATTAATTCCGTCATTCATGTTGCGACCCATATTTAGATCTGGACGAGATGAACCAAAGTTATTATTTCCACCGCGATTTACAGAGTAATCCGGTGCGCCTGGACCTTGTGTGGCCATGGGCGGTGGCGGACCATTCGAATCTTGGCCCATCATATTGCCCATGAATCCTGAAAATCCTGGACTACTTTGTCCCATGGAATTGACTGCTGCCGTTTGAAATTGACGCATGAGATCAGGGTTTTGACGCAAAATATCGTCCATACCAGGCATGGCGGATTTGAACATGGTATTTGTCATATGAACCATCATGGCGCTTCCGCCAAGTTGAAAAAGAAGCTTTAGCTCGGGCGCCATGGAAGCTCGGCTTTTGTATTTATCGTATAACTCGCCGAAAATGTCATCGTAATCAGTCATATTTTCATTGACTTGCTCGCTCCAACCGTCGAGTTTTACATCGAAGGGATCGAATCGTTCATTCAAAAACTCGATACCATTAATGCACGCCATCAACATATTTCCTTGAAACTTGACCGAGTTTTGCCTGGTTTTTTCCTCCATAATCATCTCATATTCTCCTTGCATTTCTGCTAAATTAGATTCCATATTGTACTGCTTTGTTAGTGTGATGCCCTTTTTCTCTAAAGCCTCCAACTTTCGCAAATATTTGAATTTTTCTCTTAATAATTCTTCCTTTGACATCTGAGGCGCAGAAGGAGGCGCCTTGTCTGGATTTATGGGAATATTGTTAAATTTTCCATAACCGTCCCACGTTTTTGAATCAGGAGTTGTTTCTGCCGTCGCCTTTCCAATATTATTATCAACACCCTCTTCCGAAAAACTGACGGATGGTTTTTCTGCAGATGGTACTTGCTTTGAAAAAAAGTTGCTCTTTCCTTCGAAGAATTGATTGTTTCCTGAATCAATATCCGAAGTGAGATTGTTGAGTTCATCTTCCAAATTATTTAAATCGTCTAAATGAATATCGCTCGAACCAGCACTTTCTTTTTTGGTTTTTTCATTCATGAGTAATTCAATTCCAGCACCAAAATTGACCGATTTTTGTCTAAATGACGTATCTTCTTCCATTGATAAATCGATAATTTCTGAATCCATCTTCTCTTATGAAATGAATAGATGAATTAATTTTAAGTATTACGAATATATAATTATATATTTCCACTTTTGAGAAAAGTGGAGCAAAATCAATACGTATCCACTTTTGAGAAAAGTGGAGCAAAACCAACCTTTATCTACTTTTGAGAAAAGTGGAGCAAAATCAATACGTATCCACTTTTGAGAAAAGTGGAGCAAAAAATTAGAAGGAAAAAATTACTTTACCGTTGAAATAAACCACAATCCTTGTAATAAGGCATCCGCTAAATCATCCTTTTTTTTATGATTCTCAAAGTATGATTTCCAGCTCTCCAACTTGGTATTTGAAGAAAATATATCAGCACATGTTTGTATGCCCAATTTTTTCCTATCTTTATAGCTAGTTTTCTCTGTTGTTGGCAAAGCCTTTAATTTATTTGAAGCATTTACAAAATCGATATTGATTTGATAATTGCGCATAATAAAATACTGAGCGATCATACCTTGAATTGTTTTCATGCGAATAGCAATCGGTCCAATCTGATTTTCAATGATAACCATATCTATAGTGTGAAATTGATTTTCCAATACCTCATCAAATTTGATTTGCAAATTATGGCCAATGGTAACTAAATCCAATTTGGATGCATTTATTTTGACAACTGGTTCAAAGCATGTTTCTAAAATATAAGTATTGATAATATTTGTTAAATCTGTTTTTTTAATCGGTTTTTCGTATGCAATTTTATATTTATCTGCGATTTCGCAAAGATTCTGAATTTTTTGTTTATTAATAAAAGCCGGTTTCAAATCATTCGCCGGAACTTGATATACCTGTTTTTTTGAATGTTTCAAGCAAAAATAGTGTGAATCTTTTTTAAATTTAGCTGGTTTCCCACACGGTACGCCCTTTTCCATAATCGAACATAAACATGATATTTCTTCCGACAAATCCAATACACCCCATTTATCAATCGTAAATTCTGTGCCTGATGTTGTTAAAAGACAATAGGCCAAATTCTTGATACCTACGTCAATACTTAATAGACGCATTATTTACAGTACATTCACATAATTATTTATGTAGTTTGAAAACTATAACTATATAAATCAATAAAAATAAAAATAGGTATCCTCTCTCTTATCTATCCTTATTAATCTTGCCTATTCAAGTATGGTTTTGTATAAACATAGTAAGCATATGCCAACATTGCACCTAAACACTGTGCAATAATATAAGCAACCATTTGTAGTAATGTTAATCTATTATCCATGTAAAATAGAAGAGATACAGCAGGATTAAAATTGGCACCTGAAATAAAACCAAAGCCAAGAATCGATGCAGTGAGCACTAGAGGGATCTTGAGCCATGCTTGTGCTGAATCGTATATGCTATGTGTTTCCACAATAGTAACAATAATTGCTAAAAAAACAAATGTTCCAAATAATTCTGCAAAAAATTTATCGATTAGCATTTCTCTTTTTATATAAAAATATAAAAATATAAAATATATTATTATGTTTATGTATTTGCTGGGACATAAATAGTCGGCGCAATCATTCGTGCGCTTAATTGTTCTCTTGATAAATAAGGTGATTTCAAGTTGCTGGAACAGTATCCGTATCCGGGATTTTTTGTATCAAAAGGAGAGGAATACAAGTAAGGAACATTGGCAGACGGCGTTTTATTTGTTTGTTCGTGAGACGGCAGACCAAGATCATAACAAGCTTCTGCATTGTTATATTTCATAATTTGTAAAGCATTATTTGTCAAATATTGACGATATGTCCAATTGCTGTGAATATTTTCTTGTTTCTGAATGCGTGAATTGATAACAGCTTCAGGTTGCCACGAGGCAAAATTTCTTCCGTCTGCCATAATAGGCGGAAAATCAAAATGTATATTATTAGAACCGCTAAAACATGTGCCCCAGTTTGCCATAATAATATACTACAAGAAGAAAAATATTACATCTGCTCTTCAATCATTTTTATTAGTTCTGCCTTTTTAATTTTTGAAACATCGCCCATGATGCCGCGAGTATTTGCCAATTCTCTTAGCGCTTGAAGATTCATTTTCTTAATATCGGGTTTTACTACTATTTTTTTCTCTTCTTGTTGTTCCTCTAATTCCTCTAATTCTTCCAATTCATCCTCTGATACCTCTTCCAATCCTTCAGAATCTTCTTCCTCATCTTCTTCGAGTTCTACTTCTTCTTGCAAATAATTAATATTCATTGTTTCTCCCATATCAATGACTTTAATAGTTGGTTCGCTTATAAGATCTTCACTTGCGATTATTTCATTTTCTTCCTCTTCCTCTTCCTCTTCTTCCTCCTCTTCTGAATCTTCGTCCTCTTCCTCTGAATCTTCTTCTTCATCGCTAACAGAAATAAGAGATTGTTCATCAGCAACAGGACTAACTTCGGGTCCTGCGCCAAGTCCTGCGCCAAGTCCTGCACCAAGTCCTGCGCCAACTTGTTTATCTAAAGGTGGTTGCACCGCCATCACCTGAAGATTAGATCGAACAAAATTTAATTCATCTACTACAGAAGAAACGAGTCCCATCATAGAGGATATTTTATGATTTTGATCCATAATTCGTTGCGATAAAAACATTCCTAAAATGCCTACTAAGATAAATGTAATTCCTAAGCTTATCAAAAACGGAACAGTTAAAAAGTCGGAGAGGCCCATTCTTACAAGTATTTTATATTTTTAAATTTCTTTTGTAACGAATATTTAATACATTTTATTATTTTTTTTCATAGAACTTTCCTTCTTTTCCACACTTAGAATCAAATTTTCTCGCAATAGAACAATACGTGTATTCAATGTGTTTTTTACTTTTAATTCCCGTCACCAAAAAATTATCATCTAATTCCTCTTCTTTTGGAAACATTAAACATCTACCAAAATTATTATCAGTAAAAAAATCTTTGGTAAAAAACTGGCAATTAACACATAATTTTGGCTTAATTGCATCTGTTGAAATCATTGCATAAAAGATAAGTAAAAAAATACTTTTCATTGATTATGTAAATAAATGAAAAGTATTTAAACTGGTTTATTATATTTTCAACTCTTGAGTCTTGTCAAGTATTTCTTTTGGATAATTCATATCATTCAGAATTTTTAATCCGCCGCGTAATTCAGAAATCCCTTTCTTTAATTGATAAGTATAACAAAAATTCCTTTCTCCATTTGTGCTCGTTGTTTTCATGTGAAAATTAGTAATAGAATTATTTGCATTGAGACGTTTGCATACTTCTATAAAATGTGTTGTCAAAATACAGCTTACACATTTATTTTTTATTAGAAATTCCATAAATGCGAGAGAACTCATTACCGCATCAGCTGGATTTGTTCCCGAATATAATTCATCAAATGCACAGAAGTGTGTTTTTCCAGCATGTTCCTCTTCTTTAATCATGTCTAAAATTTCCATGCAGCGACGAGCTTCTGCTTGGAATAAACTGTCTCTTCCAGAGGTGTCTGGTATATTTAAATAACAATGAATAAAATCAAAAGGGCGCATTGTTGCAGATTCATAAAATCCATACCCTATTTGTTGAGAAATAATAATATTGATAAGTGCGGATTTTAAAATGGTTGTTTTTCCAGAAGCATTGGGACCCGTTAAACTAATATTTTTGTTAAATTGAATATCATTTTTTACCGGACTTGTCCGCATTAAAGCAGGGTAATACGCTTTCTTGAATATATGCTTTCTTTTTTTCAAAGAGAACTTGCAACAACGTAAAAATCCATCATCAATATTTTTCTTTAGACCTTGTATAGTATCTGTATATCCATTAAAACCAAAAGAATACATCAAGGTATCATGATAGACAGAATCTTGATATATATCATAAAAATGTTTCAATACAGTACCTAATTCTCCAATTTTTTTTACATGTAAGGAATAGGGCGAAATAGATTGTAAGTGTTCTTTCAATCGAACAAGTCTTATCATTTTCTCTCTCAGAGATTGATTGAATTCAGAATAACTATTCATATTTTCAGAAAAAGACAAAAAGTTGTACATGTTTTTTTCTGTATATTCAATGTAACGTTGTATATATTTCAAGTGCGAGTGAATTTTAATCATATTTTGGTGAAATCTGAAACAGGTTAAAATATTTTGATAGATGGAAAAGATATAAAACCCGGCACTCACAATTAGATACACTTTTTCTTCAGTTTTAACACTACTAAATTGAGTAAATAATTTTCCAATGGCATGATTGGATGCAACAATTTTTAGAACATCCAAGTATTCTGAAAAGGTAATTGGGAGACCTTTTGCTTTTATAATAAAAAAAGGAATAAATAAAATAACGATTGGAACAATAAAAGATAAAATAGGAGAGGTTAAATTATATAAACTCATGATTTGTAAAAACCATTCTGACTTGTTTAGATATTCCCATGCGGGCCAATCAATGTACTGATATTTTTCTTTGAATCCAGTGTCGTTTTTTATTTCATCCCAAATATCCATCATATTCGAAAAATCCACATCGCAATCTACTTCTTTATATTGTTTTAAAATTTGCTGCGTCTCTTTTAGAAAGACAATATCCGTTGTGTAAAAATTGGGCAACTCTTCTAATACTTTTTTGCCAAGGCAAGTGGATGGTTGAAAAGCCATTTGATACATGCTGCATCCTGATGGATCGACGGTCTCTACAAGCTCTAAATCATCAATAATATGTTTCCTTAATTCTGTTTTTTTATGATTGTAAGAAATGGGAAACCGAAAATGTTCATTGATTTTCTCTAAATTTGATAGATGCATGTTATATTTCGTCGAAATAATAATCCAAGTATTTTGACGAACCTGTATTTTATTTTTATTTTTTATGCCAAATATAAATATATTCTTCTTTTTGAGTCCCGGTAGTTCGTTTAAATTTCTTCATGGGAATTTTTGTCTTACATGCACCTAATATTTTTTTTGCAGCTGTCTCATATATTTCTGACGACAAGTTCAAACAATAAACTCCTCCTTTCTGTAGGTTCTGATACGTCTTTTTAAAAAGAGGCTCATAAAATGTGGCATTCCAAACTTCATTGGACATTGGAGTCGTATTTCTATAAATCTCTGTATTATAATAAGGCGGACTCGTTAAAACCATATCATATTTTAATTTGGAATAATCAAAATTGACGGCATCTTTAAAGTATAGTTTTACTTTTGTTTGAGAAAGGGGTGCCAACATTTTTACCATGTTTTCATAGGGTTTTTTAAGTTGGATATTATTGTCAATACCGATATAGCTATTTATTCCGAGTGCGCAAGCACCTACTAATCGTCCGCCCCAGCCCATGGTGAAATCTAGAATAGATGTAGGTTGAAATCGACAATAGATTTCCATTGCTTGCAAGGGTCTAAAAATACTAATGGAGCCATAATATAAATCAAATATACGTTTCCAAACTTTGATAGTTGGATAAGTAGAATAGGATTTTTCATAATAATCTAATACTTTTTGAACATATGGATATTCTTTAGTTAAAGTCATACGATTTTTCCAGACGTCATAAAAACTAACACCTTTGTTACCCACTGTTTGCAAACGTTCTTCCAATGTAAAATAATTTACAAAATTATTACCTGTTTTGCTAAATGCCTTTTTTTTATCACATCCAATCTGTTTCAACTTCTTATAATCCTGTATAATATCATCTTTTGAAACAGAAAAAAGCTGACTAGTGATCGATCGTTTCTGTTTTCGTGTATAACGATGAGGATTCATCTTTATTTTTGCATGTTTTTTATATGTTTTTGTTTCTATTTTTTTTGTTTTTGTCATAAAAGATATATACCTATTATAAGCATATATATTTTATTTTATACAACAGTTAGTGTTCTATCTTCCAAGGTTCTATCTTCCAGATTTTGATCCTTCTGTTTTACGCGTAAATAATAAGTTGTTACAATACATGTTGTTATCATATCTGAAATAACTTCAATCAAAAACATATCAATTTGTGACATGATAATGTTCATGTACATAAAAAAATCAAACCATATGTATAGAGTAGAAGTTAGTGTAAATTCATATGATAAACATGGATCAGCATGAGTAACTATTTTTTGATCTTGAAGTATATTGATAATCCATGATTGTATCATATTATGATTTGCTGTTCTTACTCCACTATTAATAAAAAAAAAGCTTGCAACAATGACATATTTTTCTGTAGTATCGATGCATATTCCTAATATATATAAATGAGGATTAGGTCCAAAGACAAATAATGAATTTGTTTGATATGCCATGATGATTCCAAGCATGGATCCAATAAAAAAAATCCATGTAATAATAATACGACTTATAAAGGTTTCAATTAGCATTACACACTCTCTTATAAAAATTTTATATCATTTTGTTAAATTTATATCATTTTGTTAAATTTATATCATTTTGTTAAATTCATTGTTTAAAGTATCGGGTTCTATGCGTTAAAGTTTGCAGGAAGTTCATTGATCTGGCATGAATAATATTCTTCAATTTCCTTCAACTTGGAAGTATCGCGACGAGTAATCAAGTTAATACCAGTTCCCTTTCTGCCCCAGCGACCAGATCGTCCAATGCGATGCAAATAAGTATGAACGTCCTTTGGAATATCAAAATTAATCACACAGCTCACTTGTTGAATATCAATTCCGCGCGCCGTAACATTCGATGAGATTAGAACACGCGAGGATCCTATTTTAAACTCAGTAAATGCCTTGTCACGATCGGCTTTTTCCATACTACTGTGAATCCTGCAAACTGGAAAGCCGTCTTCCATCATTGCATCATACAAATCACTCACGCGCTTCACGCTATTGCAGTAAATAATACATTGACTCAGAGACATGAATTTATAAAGATCTTTTACTGTTGCATACTTTTGCATATCATCTTCGACCGCAATAAAATACTGAGAAATTCCCTCTAATGTGAGCTGTTCTGTTTTCACCGTTACCCGAACAGGATCTCGCATAAACTTGCTTGTTATGTTGTCAATATAAGGCGGCAATGTGGCACTAAACAACGCAACTTGCACATCATTCTTGAAATGTTGAAAGATATTATAGACTTGCTCTTTGAATCCAGTGCTCAACATTTCATCTGCTTCATCAAGCACAACAATCTTTACGGTTTTAACATTGATATGATTGCGGCGAATCATATCATAAACACGCCCCGGACACCCTGCAATAACGTGTGGAATATTATTTTTCATAAAAGCCGAATCCTCATCAATAGAAGATCCGCCTACAATGACTTGAACGCGTAGATCCTTCATCATTCCTCCGATACTAAGCATAACATTCGCTGTCTGCTTGCTTAGTTCGCGCGTAGGCGATAATACAAGTACTTGGGTTTCATTCTTTTCCAGTTCTACTTTGGACAAAGATCCAATGGTAAAAGTGGCCGTTTTTCCTGTTCCAGACTGTGCCTGAGCAATAATATCTTTTCCATCCACGATAGGCTTAATGGCCTTGCGTTGAATTGGACTTGGCTTTTCAAAACCATGTCCATATATTCCACGCAATAAATCGGGCTTAATATCAAATTCATCCCAATTATCTATCTCCACTGAAGAGTATTCAGTGCTAGCCCCCTCCCCCTCCCCTGCATCCACTACAGTTTCGCTTTTTAGTGACATACTAATCTTTATGACGAATTGTTTAAGTATTATTTTCTTTCAATTTTTTATATTATACAAAAAAATTGATATAAATGATATTAGTCTATATATAATACCACTTATGCTAATGCAACAAAGAGAAAATAATTATGTGTATAATCTTAATGACTTTCGCGATATAACCTTTGGTGGTTTTGATATAAAGTTACCAGAAGAGACAATTGCGATGATTACAGAGTTGGCGCAACAAGTGGGTTCTCCGACGTATATAAAAACACCAAATTTTGTAAAACGCGAACAACCCGCAAATAAGGATTCGTTTGATCGTGCATCAGCGGATCCAAATTTTAGAAGGAAACGACGCGGTAATCAAGGGATGGAAATGGTGAATGATAATGATTGGGAATCAATACGTACATTTCATGCGACAAAAATGGAACAAAAGGTTGGAATTGATGCACAATTTGATATGATTCGTTTTTGTTTGAATAAAATTACGGAAAAAACGTATCGAGAACAGTATGAAAAAATTATAGAAATATTAGATCAATTGGACGCTAATGAAGAAGATATGTTAAAGGTGGGGAATGCTGTTTTTGAGATTGCCTCAAACAATCGATTTTACTCCAAATACTATGCTGATTTATATACGCAATTGATTCATAAATATGAGATTATGAAGACAGTATTTGAGAACAATTTGTCATCTTTCTTGGAACTATTTACCAAAATTGAGTATGTCAATGCAGATGAGAATTACGATTTATTTTGCAAAATAAACTCTGACAATGAAAGGAGAAAGTCATTGAGCACATTCTTTGTGAATTTGTCTTCCACAAAGATTATTGCTGACGAAAAAATAATAGAATTTGCTGCAAATTTGCTAAAACAAATTCTGGAATTTATTCCTCAAGACAATAGAAAGAATGAAGTAGATGAGATGGTAGAAAATATTGCTATTTTATACAATAAAGAGATCTTTTCAAGGTCCAGTTATTTGATGCCAAATGGTCAAACCATTGTGGAAGTTATCGGATGTCTAGCGAATAGCAAGCCCAAAAGTTTTGCAAGTTTATCTAATAAGGCAATATTCAAATTTATGGACATTGTTGAGATGTAGATATAGATATAGATAACTTTGTGTAAAATATAATAAAAACAAATAAGGTTCTTATTATATATGGAAGAGCACATTACTTATAATATTGATGAAGAGGAATTACCTAATGAGAATCCAATAGAAATAGAAGCAAACTTGAAATATTTTTTAATGGAATTTGAAGACTCAAACCATGAAGATGAAGTCTTTTCGGAAATTAAAACGTATGATTTAAGTTATAATATAAAACAATTACTTCTTATATGTGATTATTATGGAATTTCAAAAGGTATGTTAAAGACAAGCAAGATGAAAAAACAGGATATTATTGAACAAATTGTTCTTTTTGAAAATAATTCAAAAAATCTAGAAATAGTGGGAAAAAGAAAAGAACTTTGGTATTATGTAGAAGAATTAAAACGAGATAAATTTATGAAGAAGTTTGTATTATGGTGATAATAATTAAATTGTTATTCTATGTCATTCTTACATTTCATTATCGTATCTTAAACTATGAAAAATTTCTACAACATATCTCTGCCAAAGGTTGGCAATTGTCCAAGGACGAGTATTTAATATTGGAATGTCATATTGTTCCATAATAGTTATTATATGCATTCTCATTATTTGAAGCGGCGTGTCGCGTGTATATGCAGCTTTTATTACGAATGGCGCAATCGTACATATTGTATTATATTGTTGTAAATCTCGAATCAAGTCTCTTTCTGTTGCTGGTATCACTGTTAATAGTCGTCGAATTAAATCAGGAATATCTCGCCACTTATGCTCGGGCTTTGTAGGGATTTTTGCACCTTCTTGAACTTTTATAACGTCATCTAATAGACGTAGTGTTTCTTCTCTTGATACGGTAGTCATTCTTTTTTGCTTTTACCTTGTTTTATTAGAAAAAATCAATTTTTTCTAAATTCTAAATTTGTATAAAAGAGTTCAATTATAGCATGATTCTTTTGAATAGTTGTGCAATTGGAATATCTCGAATAACGAGAAAACCTCCGCCTCTTTTTTCTTGCGAGGTCATTCGATTTAAATCACCAATTGCGGTCCATCCCTTGTCGGAATAACAATATTTACTATGATCGTGAGTATAAGTATAAGCGAGATTTTTTTCTTCCCAATGAATAGCGGCAGCTTTTTTGCATTTATCTGAATCGGGTAGTTCGTGTCCGCGAATCCATGTTTCTGTATGAATTGGTCCGCCAAACGCAGGTAATAAGATACCTTCATATACATCTATATGATAATGTGGAGATTTTGTAACATGTTCCAGCGAATTATTTATTTTATAAATGTTATCTTGCTTGGACTTATGCAGATCTTTGTATAAAGAGTAATCAAAATTACAAATATAGATATTCGGATGCATAATAAAGACTTGATTCAAAATTCCATCCAAATGTTCAATACCCATTTTTATAAAAACAAAGGATTGCCCGTAGATCAATTCACCATGATCAATATCGGGAAATTGATTGGTCCCATCAAATGCTTTGGGAAATTTGGGAACAGAATGAATCAGCCACGAAATACATTTGTCATTCCACGCAACAATTCCTTTTGCGTGAGCTCCAGTGCTAACTGTTTTTTCCGGAGTTTCATCATTATAAACAATCCAATGCGTAAAGGGTTTTTTGTAACATTCGCGAAGTTGTGCATTGACATCTTCTTTATAATTCCATGTATTGTTGGCAAGTTGAAAGCACTGATTGTCGTGGGGCAATTTAAGAATGATTTCATATGATAAGGTTTGTTTTTTTGAAAAACAGCAACAGTAGTTTCCCATGGCTAGATTGATATTATTATGAATAACAATAATAATATCAATTTTATTTTAAACTTTTTTTGATATAAAAATTTATATATAAAATTATTCAAATATTAAAAATAGCGTATTATAATAAGAAAAAGAAATGGTAGTAAGTAAATTAGATAAAACAGTTATCTATGATGAGATAAGAACCATTGATCCAGAAGATCTTAAAAAAGAAGTCGATCTGTATGAAATTGAAGTAGATGGCATCGATATTGTGATTGCAGTAGGAAATGCTAAAAATACATTTGCTGATAAAAATATTACATATTTTCCTATTTATTTGATCAAAAAGGATAAAGGTATTTTACAAATTGGGTTGTATGAATTATATACAAGTGATCTTCCTGACTATATGGATGATGAATCTAATTTAGATGTGGAAGAAATAGGTAGTCCATTATTATATTCATTTGTTACGGAAGAAATGCTTGAAGAAAAAAAGATTGGGAAAAAAAATGGCAACAAAACAGGCGATGAAGAAAAAGAAGAAAAAGAACCAGTTGCAGAAATTCCTGAATTAAGACGAGATATTTTTATCAAGACGGAAGGTATTCCCTTGTTATCGCGTTTAAAAGAAGAAACGAAAGCGGATGCAAAAACGCAACGAGATAAATATAGTAAAAAAGAGACGGAATCGTGGATTGAAACATACATGAAAAATCCAAATTATTATATTGTGGATAACGAAGGAGGTGGAGATTGTCTTTTTGCAACAATACGTGATGCATTTGCTCAAATCGGCCAACAAACAACTGTATTGAAGCTGCGAAGAAAACTTGCCGACCAAGCAACCGAAACCTTGTTCATGTCTTACAAAGGACAATATGAATCGGCGAAGGAATCGATTGTAAAAGATGAAAGTCATATCAAACAATTAGAGATTGAATACGAGAAATATTCTAAACTTTTTCATGAAACCTTGGATAGTAGCGAGAGAAGACAATATGTAGATGCTGCGAAAAATATAGCGGATCAACGAGAAAGAATTATTCATGAACGACAAATGTCGAAACAAATTAAACACGAATATAGATTCATGAAAAATGTAGATACTCTGGAGAAATTTAAACAAGTCATTGCAACCTGTGAGTTTTGGGGTGAAACATGGGCACTATCAACACTTGAAAGAATTTTACGCATAAAATTTATTCTTTTCTCTCATGAATCTTACAAGGCAAATGATAATAGTAATATAATCTTATGTGGGCAATTAAATGATGATATTTTACAACAACAGGGAGAATTTAGACCGGATTATTATTTGATGTTGGAATTTAATGGATATCATTATAAATTGATTGGCTACAAAAAGAGACAAATATTTACCTTTCCAGAGATACCTTTTGATGTAAAAATGAAAGTGTCTGAAAAATGTATGGAGAGTAATGCTGGTACATTTACTTTGATACCAGATTTTATAGCTTTTAATAGAGAACACAAGCCTACGGCACCAGCTGTTCCAAAATTTGATGAACTATCGGAAGCTAAAATACGCGGCCTGTATGAAGACGATATACAACTTATTTTTTATAAATCTAGTGCAGACAAAGTGCCTGGGAAAGGCTCCAATGAAAAAATGCCACAAGAGTTGCTAAGAGACTTTTCTCAATTGGCTTCTATCAAACAGTGGCGAAAAAAATTGGATAATCAGTGGCTGGCACAATTTGTTTTGGATGGGCATCAATGGAACAGTGTGGAACATTATTATCAAGCCAGCAAATTTCGAGAAACACCGGAATTTTATTTGTCTTTTACGGCAGAGTCGGGTACTAAATTATCCAAAGATCCAGAGATGGCGAAAGCCGCTGGATCAAGTACAGGCAAATACAAGGGCGAACTAATAAGAGCCAAAGAAATCGGAATGGATTCAGATGTAAATGGTAAAAAGAGAGAAAAGGCACTTCAAGATGCATTGGATGCGAAATTTACCCAAATTGAAGAAATGAAACAAATTTTATTGGAAACAAAAAATGCCAAATTATTACATTATAAAAAATCAAAAGATCCGGAATTGGCGGAGCATTTGATCCTAATAAGAGAGAAGCTGAAAAAACTTTAATGAAAAAATATAGTTTAAATAAAATAAAAATAATTAAATATTGATGTCTTCTACATCTTCTTCTATTAGTCCTTGCATTGGTCCTTGCATTGATTCTTGCATTGGTCCTTGCATTAAAACCGGATGAACAACTCGATTCACACTATCCATAATAAAAGTAAAAGGTGTTTTTACGCTTTCATAGACACCTTCTACAAAATCAATATGATCGGTCATTTTTTTGCAATCTTTTTCCATGAGTTCCAAGAGCCGGTCTATTTTTTGATCCATCGAAATCATGGTTTGTTCCATGGCTTCGATTTTTTCTTTAAGTTCTTTTATAGAGTTATTATTATTGTCGCTATTATCGGCGGATTCTTTTTGCATTATAGAATGGGTAAGATTTCTTTTTGAATAAAATAACTTATTACAATGGAGAATATAAATGCGATGGCTCCCCAGAATCCAGCTCCAAGTTTTTTATAATATTCATCCAATCGATTGCCAAATATGTGTAGTTTATCAATAAGTACATCACATATATACCCAATAATGAATGCGATTATACAAAAGAAGAAGAGCATTTTCATTGTTTTGGGAACAAAAGAGTGAAATAGCAAATAAAAACACCCGATTGTAATGAATAATGCTATTTCAACCGTTATTCCAGCATAAATTGCGGAAACAATAATAGATTGGTTATGAAAGTATGGTTTTAGTGAAGGAATCATCGATTTGGATAAATCATTCAAAACAATATCAGAGAAAAAGCTGACGATAAAATTAATAAATAAGAAGGTTAATAATTTCATTCTTATATATTATGCTGTTTTTTTAAATACAAAAATGGATTCCATGCATCCTTTTTTTGATTTCTTTAATGTTTTGTTTAATTTAATAAGAATAGCAATAGTATCAATCATTTTTTCTACATTAGAAGAAGAAGAATCTTTTGCAATAATATTCAGTATAATTTTTAGAGTCTTGCTACATAGTTCCAATATTTTTTCTTTATTTTTGTTTTGATATTGCGATTCATACAAAACAACTAATAAGCTAGTTATTTTAGAAAAATTATCTAAAGATTCCAATAATAGATTTCCACTTTGATCATATATAGTTCTATCTATGCAATAAAATAGTCCGTTTTTTGTTTCCATTAATACTTGGATGAAATTTTTTATTTCTTCTTCAATAACTATTTTTTGTTCAAAAGCTTCTGTTAAAGCTAGAATACTAAATAGGTTTTCTTCTTTTACTTCTTCTTTTATTTCCTCTTTTACTTCTTCTTTTACTTCTTCTTTTACTTCCTCTTTTATTTCCTCTTTTGCTATTACATTTTCTACGTGGGTTTTCAGTTCTTCAATGATAGCAACTTGCTCCTTTACTTCTTCCACTGTAGTTGGGGTTTCTTGCATTCTATTCTATACAAATAAAATAATTATCTATTTTAAATGTAATTAAAATAATGGTATAGTATAACTATATTATTATATGAAACCTACGAAAGAAAGTAAAATATTGATGGAGTTTTTTCTTAAGAATAAATGTATTGATGCGGTACCTTTTACTGCGAAAAGCAAAAAAATAATGAAAAAAATATACGCAAACTTATATGCAGCTCATCAATATGTAGAATCAAAAAAGGCTTCTGATGGAAAACTTGAGAGAAAGAGTCCATATCATGTAAGCATTCGTAAAATTTCTACTGTGCATGAAATTCCAAGACCATCTCAATTTAATGCAGACAGCTTCCCTGAAGCTATTAGAGATCATATTGATACTCATAGCGAATATGATATTTGCTATACTTTTTCTCTCTTACACCGAGAAGTAACAGTGCATTTTATTGTAGAAGATATGGATGCTGAATCACAGATAGCTCATTATAATAATTATATAGAATCGATTATGTTATGGCTACATTTTATAGAGAATTATTCTTCCAATCAATGCGCAAAAAAAATGACGCTGTTTTTATATTTTACTTCCTTGAAAAAAGTTTTGCCAAAAAGTAATATTGATGTATTGGATCAAGAACACGTTAATACTGCATTTACTTATACATGTCCAGTTGTATCAGAAATTGTGGTGTTTAGACACGAAGAATGGTTCAAAGTATTAATGCACGAATTATTTCATAATTTGGGTTTGGATTTTTCGAGCATGAATACAAGCGAATGTACAAAAAAAATACTTACCATTTTTCCAGTTGAATCTGAAGTCAATTTGTATGAAGCTTATGCGGAATGTTGGGCTGAGTTATTACATGCCGCATTTTGTAGTTATGTTTCTTGTAAAGGCGATGAGAATGTCTTTATAGAAAACTGTTATTTTTTTGTAAGCTTTGAGCGAACCTATAGTTTTTTTCAATTGGCGAAAGCTCTTGGATTTATGGGTTTAACGTATAAAGATTTATATTTACCGAGTTCGCATATTGAGAGAAAGACATTATACAAGGAAAACTCGAACGTGCTTGCGTATTATGTAATCAAGACTATCCTGTTAAATAATTATAATGGATTTTTGGATTGGTGTTCAAAGAATAATTTTTTATTGCTGCAATTCAAGAAGACGACTGGAAATATAGAACAATTTTGTTTGTTTATCGAACAAAATTATAAAAAGAAGTCCATGTTGCATGGAGTAAAATGTATGGAAGACTTGTATCATCAAGTTGAAAAAAAATCGGGGAAAAAAAATGCGTTTATTTGGAACAATATGAGAATGTCTATTAGCGAGATGGGTTAAACGCGTCTTCTACTTTTTCTTCTTTTTGTTGTTTTTCTTTTTCTTTTTGTTATTTTTCTTGTTTTTGTCATTTTTCTTCTTCTTCTTTTTTTCGTTTTGCCGCCGTAAAAATAGGGATCAAAACGTTTTAAATCGGATTTAAATTCTTCTGGTTTCTGACCGCTACTAAGACCACTAATAGCACCAATTTTTTTACCGATTTCTTTACGATTGCCGTTACGATCTTCTTCTCTGGACATGATACGAGCTACTGCACCAAGTGTTTTTGGAAATATTTCCTCAGGGACTTGGACTCTATGTTTGATTAACTCAAAAAACTCTGGATCCTCTGACGCAAACTTTTCTATCGTGCTTTTTTTGCCCGGTATAATTATGCCATTTTCGCGACGGCTCCTTTCTTGATGCTCTTTAATTTTTTTAAAAGATGCAAGATCTTTTAAACGGCGCTCATTATGTTCCAACGCAGCTTGATGTTCTATTTCTTTTTCTTTTCTTTCTTGTAAATATTTTTCTTCTTTTTCTTCTTCTTCTTGTGTTTTTTTTATAAAAGGAAAAAACCCCTCTTCCTCTTCCTCTTCTTCTGCTGCTTCTTCTTCTGCTTCTTCTTCTCGTTCCTCCTCCTCTAAGCTATCATTACTATAAAACCTTTTTTTAGGGGGGGTCTTTATTACTAACAAATGAAAACACCGGTTTTAAAACTCCTTGTTTGCTGTTTAATCCGTATTCACTTGAAAATGAATCCATAGAGGGTAGATCTTTTCTAGTAGTAGATCGTTTCATATATTATACTATTATTATATTTATTTTTTGCAAAGTAGGTGACGTTTGCAAATAAATAGTTCTGTATGTTGGATAGATGTTTGCCCGCATTTGTTTCCATTCTTACAAATATGTTGGCATACATATTTATAAGAACCATTTCCTATACTTTTCTTATTGGAGCGCCATGCAGCACTCGCCTCATCAAAGTCGAACGTAAATTCTAATTCTTTCGCCTGTAATATCGTTTGTGATCTGGTTTTCATACTTGCTTTATTTTATATTCATTTATTAAAATAGAATCTATTTTTTCTAAATTGATAGAATATACCATACGCGACGACATAGTGGATTCATTTTTTACAAGAATTTCTTTTATTTTATCTTTTTCTCCAGCGTCTTCCTCATATAAAATAGTGACAACAACACATTTTTCAAAGACTCCTTTTGGATGAATTGATATTAATCGTAATCCCTTTTTAAGAAAATGATGATATATTACTGGATTATGAAATCGTGCATACATATGCTGACATTCGCCCTCAAGAAATGACATAACTTTTTCTACATAAATAATAGTAGCACGATGATATATGTCATCATTATAAACTGAAACAGTATCACCCGAGTAAAAGGTTGGTTTTTCTTTCTCTTTTTCTTCTTTGTCTTCTTTTGATTGCTTTTCTATAATCATTTTCTCTTGAAGAATTGGTCTTTCAAAGGCATTGCTTTCAAATCCGCAACAACGATAAATAGATATCATATTATTTTATTTTCTTACATTTTATTATTGGTATTAAAAAGATCAATTTTCTTATAATAAAACAATACCTAAAATTCTCTGATATAAAAGTAATCCAGCATCCTGAATAGGCAATATATACGCGTATGTTTCACCCTGATTATGATGAGAATGCCACAGTCCTGGTGGTGTTACAAACATACCATCTTTTGACCAATGCACTTTGATCGGATCGATAATATTTCCTTGTTCGTCAATCTTCTCTCCAATGAGACTATAAATATTTTCTGGATCTTCACATGTAATACATAGATCTAATGCAACCGAGTTATGTTTATGAGGTCGTTGATTTGTTTTTGGAGGCAATTCATTGTACAATGACCATAAAACGGGTGTAATGGTATTGACTCCTAGCATCTCGGTATCTTGATTACTAAGAAGAATACCTTTTCGGTTATTATTTGGATTGGCAAGATCTTTTAAACTTTGTAAAATAAATTCCTTGGAATAAATGGCAATTTTAAATGTTTTTTTATAAGGTTGGCTCCCTAAATATTGCAACAAAGGACTGTCATTTATATAATAAATAAGCAAGTCTTCTGATCCATTATTTTTTATGAAGATAGAATTGGAAGTAAAGGGAGAAATAAGAATGTCGCCTTGATGAACATGCAATAGAGTTTCATCTATTTTTATTTCACTTGTACCTTGCATAATATAAAAAAAATGAGAAGCAGCCATAAAACTTGTTTCCATAGTAAAGACATTTCCCTTTTGTACCTTTATAAAACTTGCCAATAAATTGGGCGAAGTGGATGCATATTCAACTCGATAAGTTGCAGATAAATTAATATGTGTTATTCCATATTCACAATCATGTATATTTTTTGTTATAATCGGAATGCTTTCTAATTGCGGATTTACATTTTTTTCGTATTCATATGCTCGTATATAAGAATCCATATTATACTATTATTTTATATTATTTTTTATATTATTTTTACATTTTTTTTATATTATTTTTTATATTTTCATCGATAAAAAATTGAATTTCGTAAATCAAAGATAAAGGGTACCAGATAATAACATTCAACATGGGGATTCGCCATTTAAATAAATTTTTAAGAACAAACTGCCCAAACTCGATAGCATGCATAAATATGAAAGAAATTTCAGGCAAAAAAATTGCAATCGATGTTAGTATTTATTTATATAAATTTGCGGCGGACAATACGCTGATCGAAAATATGTATTTGATGTTATCTATATTTAGATATTATCAAATTACTCCTGTCTTTGTCTTTGATGGAAAACCACCTGATGAAAAAAAACAAGTATTGGAAAAAAGAAAGAGCGACAAAGTACAGGCAAAAAAAGAGTTTCAAGAATTAAAAAAACAGTTGGAAACGGACATGAATTTGGATCACGATGAGAAACAAGAATTATCTATTGCAATGGATTTATTGAAAAAGAAATTTATTTATATTCAAAAGGAACAAATTGACCAGGTGAAAGAACTTATGCGAGCATTTGGTGCAACGTATTTCGATGCGCCAGGGGAAGCAGATGAATTATGTGCATTGCTAGCGATCAAAAAAAAAGTATGGGCGTGCATGAGTGAAGATATGGATTTATTTGTATATGGGTGCCCCAGAGTATTGCGATATTTTAGCTTATTGAAGCATAATGTAGTTATTTACAATACAAAACGTATGCTAGAAGAGTTGGGTCTTTTAGAAAAAGAATTCAGGCAAATTTGCATTTTGTCTGGAACGGATTATAATAAGAATGGTCTTGATCTTTATAACACGTTAAAATTATTTAAAAAGTATTATAAAACTAAAACAAATACAACAAATGCTGATTTTTATAAATGGCTTTTAGAAAATACATCTTATATTTTAGATTACTCGCTTGTTGAAAAAATTGATGATTTATTTAATTTGCGTGAAAAAAAAGACAAATTGGATACTGGTGCATTTTTTGAAAAAATGAAAATAGCAAATGGACCCTATATTAAAAAAGATATTGTCGCGATATTATCTTTAGATGGATTTATATTTTAACAAATACTATAAAAATTATTTCAATAATTATTTTTTTTAAATATATTTATATACATATATAAAGATGGTAATGAAAATTTTAGTGGTAGTCATGTCATGTCATAAAAATTGGCATTTATGGAAAGATATATTAGATAATATAAAAGAAGATTTGATCATTTTTTCATACAGTCCAAAAGCAGAAAATTGGTATGATGAAAATCATCGAATTTTATATTTGAATTGCAGAGATACTTATGAATGTCTTCCTGAGAAAATAATTTGTATGATTGATCAAGTTTCAAAACTGTCATGTTTTGATAGTTATACTCATATATTAAAAATTGATGATTACGAGGCAATGAACCTTACAGAAAAAAAAATAAAGAATTTATATACTTTTGAAGAAATTGAAAGAGCTGATTATATTGGCCAAAATTATATACATGTACATAACAATAAGCATTACGATGGAGCAAGAATATATCATTTTGGAAAAGTAACACCTTTTTCTTATTGGGATAATATGGAATATAATGGTTCTTTTGTGTCTTGGTTGAATGGTGGGAGATCGTATATTTTGAGCAAGAAGGCGATGACGTATATAAATCAAGAATACAATTTTACCAATTTAGATGTATTATATCAAAATGAAATTTATGAAGATGTAATGATTGCTAAAATTTTGCATAAATATAATATATTCCCGAGTGAATTAGACTACGGTATTACTACATTCGAGTTTCCGCCTGCAATCGAGGTTCCGCCTGTAATCGAGGTTCCGCCTGTAATCGAGGTTCCGCCTGTAATTGAAACTTCAAACAATGTATAATAAAAGTATTTCATTTTTCATGTATTAGATTTTTTATCTAAAAAATATACTATATTTTTATATATTTTTTAGGTTAGAATTTTTCAAGTTACTTCGCTTTATTAGGTCGCTTCGCTTTATGCTGTTGCAACTGACTCGGCCTTGACCGTCTTGGCAAAGTGAGGGCTCATGAAACGCTGGAGGTTAAAATATGTGAGCTCATCCTCTGCGCCGAGCTTCAAAAGGGAAGCGAGCTTGGCATCAGGATTGATCTTGCGACCATTATTGGTATCTTGAAGATTGTGAGTGCGAATATAAGCATTGATGTCGCGAGTGACGGCTGTGCGCGCCATCTCGGAACCCTTCTCCTTTCCAAGGAAAGAGGCAAGCTCATCGCTAATGCGAGTGGGCTTCACGAAACCGCTAGGGGCACGGTTTCCAGCCTTGCGCTTTCTGCGAGAGCTAAGCTTCTTGACAGACTTGAGCTCGCGGCTCCACTTCTTCTCAAGAGATCTGAACTCGGTCTTCAAAGACGAGATCAAAGAGCTCATCTGCTGAAGCTTCGCGAGAAACTCGATGGATTGCTCCTCAACGGAAGCCTCAAACTCATCGCTCGCGGGTGCCGATGCATCTACAAGAGGAGTCTCTACAGAAGCATCAACAACAGGAGCAGGGGCGGTCTCGGCCTTTACAGCCTTTGCGGCCTTTACAGTCTTTGCGGGCTTTACAGCCGTCTCGCTTGCGGGGGTGGTGTTCTCAACAACGGGGGTAGTCGTCTTAGCTTGCTTTGCCTTTGCCATACTATACTATACCTAGACATTTACTTTTTAAGTGATTTAACGCATTATATATTATATTGTGATGGTAAGCCATCATAATAAGTTAAGAAACAGATTGAAAAAGCCAAGGAAGGGCATTTGCCGCAGTTTCATTTACCAATGTTAAAGCCGCGAGTACATAATATGCTCCTAAAGATTTACTATCTGCATCAACTCCGCTATTTACCATTTTTTCTAAAATATCTAGAATAATATTTCGAAGAGAATTTAACTGTTGTTCATTATTGATTGTAATACCATGCAAGTTTCTAAAAGGAGTTCCGTGAGGCGGACAAATTAACTTTTTTGTTTCTATTGTTAATTGTGCTCTATATTCCCATATATCTGTTAATTCTCTTATAAATTTAATAAGTTTTATTCTATTTAAATCAAGAAACCATTGAGGATTGCTATAATTTCCTAAAGCATCAATATTTTGAAATAGATCGAGTGTGCGAAGCTCTAATGACTTTTGTTGCGTTATTTCTTGAGAAATATCTTGAACATCTATATTTACTTTAATATTTAATGCTCTGCTTAGGCGAAGGAGTTTGGTGATACCTGTAATAATTGATGGTGCAATAACATTTCGATTGTAAGGATTTTTTACATGTTTTCCAGATTTAATAATAAGATTGTAGAGAGAAACGACATCAAAGCCATAGATAAAATTGTCCTTGTCTTTGAAGCTAAAAAATTGCTCAAAAGGAATGATCGCAAGATCATCGCCTGTCAAAAAATCCGTGTCATTTGTGCATAATTGTCTTTTTAAATAGGCTGGTCCATGTAAATTATTGTATTTTCTTTGTAGCCACCCGCGAAATTGTTTTTGGATTTTAACAATAATAGAAGACAACTTTAAATGAGAGAAAAGTCTCTCTACTAATTGTCCCTTATTTCCAGAAATCTTTAATTTATATTCTTTTGCAAATTGCTTCAATTGCTTTTGATTATAATTATTGGCTATTAGCAAATGACACTCATGAATGGTAGGAGTTATCAAATTGTCTTCCTCCACCTTTTTTGCAATTTTTGCATTTTTTATGATATGTGCATTAATTTCACATTTGTTATAAATGGTATTTAAATACTTTTCTATAGTAATAGATTCTTTCATATACATATATGCAAGAATTGTTTTTGAGTCATTTTACATCAATAAATCTATTATTGATAATTAGCGTGTAACTGCGTGACTGGTAACCGAGTTGTTGTTACTATATTATCGTGTAATTTTGTATTATAAAAAAAATTGATTTAAAGATACCTTGGATAATATAAATCATATACAGCAAACATGGCCGACACGATCATTGATGGAACGACGTTTAATGTGGAGAACATTCGCTATTCTCCTCCAAAGGCAAATAGTGCCGGCGGAAAGAGTGTTAATATTTTGAATAAGGATACGAAGAGTGGTTTGCGAATTGCTTGTCCGCTTATGCTTACTTGGGGTGCAGCCGATTTTGTCGATCCCAAGACGGGACAGTCTAATGGAAAGTATGATCTTTCTTTGCAATTTCCTTCTGAGGAGTACAAGACGGAGGAAGCGGATGCATTTTTGAAGAATATGATTGCTTTTGAGGAAAAGATCAAGGCAGATGCTCTTGTAAATTCGAAGGAATGGTTTGGAAAGGTCCATAAGAATGCCGAGGTTGTGGATGCGCTATGGAGTCCCATTCTCAAGTTTAGCAAGGACAAGATAAGCGGCGAGCCAGATCGCAGCAAGGCACCAACTATGCGTGTTAAGATTCCTATTTGGGAGGGAGTTTGGAAGTGCGAGATTTATGATGAGGATGAAAACAAGTTGTTTCCAGATCCCAACAGTCAGAGCAGCCCAATCGAATTCTTGCAAAAGGGAACAAATCTTGCCACGCTAATTCAGTGCGGAGGTATTTGGTTTGCAAATGGAAAGTTCGGAGTTACCTGGAAGCTTATTCAAGCAGTAGTTCAAAAGCCGCGCGCTTCTCTAACGGGATCATGTTTTATTAAGTTGAAGCCGTCTGATAAGGCAAAGCTCAAGTCTTCTGTTGCACCTGTTGCGGATGTTTGCGATGAGGATGATATGCCGGTGAGTGCTGAGGTCGAAGACTCGGATGAGGAGGATTCACAGCAACAAGAATCACAACAAGAGCAAGAGCTAGAACCCGTGGTAGAGACAAAGGTCGAAGCTGTTGCAGCTGCTGTTCCTGTAACTACACCTGTAGTTGCACAAGTAGAAGAGCCCAAGAAGAAGAAGGTTGTCAAGAAGAAGACGGCCGAGAATTAAAACAGCAATATTTTATAAAAACAAACTTTACAATAAATAATACCGCATACGAAACAAAATAAAACAATAAATATAAACAAACCATAAAAAATAATGATTTATTATCTCATTATTTTTTCATTGTAAAAAGTGCAAATATATAAAATAAAAGGCAAAATTTGCTAATAATAGAACTTCACTGAAAAATATATTTTTTTGTAATTGTATTACACTGTAAAGTGCAACGAGGATTTCGACCAATAAAGATATCAACAAGACTGTATTATACTTTGTTAGAATATAATGCCGAATCATAAAACTTATGATAAAAGCAAATGTCAAGAACGAAAAAATAAAATGAAGGATACTTTTCTCATTTATACAAATAAGTCCATATAAACAAAATAATAGCATTGTAATAAGAATAGTGGAAAACTTATCCCTTCTCTCTAGTTCATAAAGAATAGTTCCAAATCCCATGAGACACATAAAAAATAAAATGATATATTTATGTTTATAACTACAAATAATACTAGAAATACTGTGATGCGAATCATAATAAAAATATACAATGGAAATTGGAACCAAATAACAAAATATCATGAATAACAAATATGCATTTTTATTATTGCTGCCTCCTACTTTTTCTTTCGCATTTGCTTTTTCCATGAATTATCACTCGAAAATAATTTTCACAATAATGTCAGACTTTGTTTCAATATCGTACATATTTTTTTCATTGATGCAAGAAATTCCTTGGCCCTTCAAAGTATAACTTTGCACCTTTGTTATAAATAGCTCACTTACAGGGATGAATACTTGATGATTTCCCAAATTTATAGGAAGAAATTTACCATCCAAGAGAGAAAAAGTAAATGGAATGCGTAATTCAATAAGGACATTATTGTCTTCATCTATTTCTATATTTTCTGGCAATTCTGGAATACATTTCACAATAATCCCTTCGTCAAAATATAGTTCGTGATGCCACAACGGAACAAAATATAATTTCTCTTCTATTGACAACTTATAAACGTTACTTGAAAATAAATCATTGAAACAAGGATTCACAATAAATAATTGCATGCCTTTGTTTGAAATCGTCTCTTTTACCCTTTCTAAAAGATCATCGTCTATTCCAAGAACGCTTTTGTATTTTATGAAAAAATCGTAAATAAAAAGACAAGTATTGCAATCGGCATCATCCAATATTTTTAAAGATAATTCTTTGCAACCATTCACGAGATTTTTTACAATGGACGAAATTATAGAATGGTAAGGACCAGTTCCTCGAATAAGACCATCAATAAACATTTGTAGCAAAAAGAGATATGTGGATGTTCCGTCTTTTTCTTTTTCCATCTCTCTTTCTTCGCTTTCGTTTTCTTCTTTCTCCTCTTCAAAAAAACAAATGTCTTGTTTTAACAACTCGTAAGCTTCTTGAATCAATTGAAATTTCTTTGTTGATTCCGGAGTATTTCCATTTTTATCTGGATGATTTTGCAGTGCCATTTTATGATATTTCTTTTTTAACTGTTCCATTGTAAAATCTTGGGTCGATTCTATTTCTAATATATTACATGCAGTAATGATGTCCATGTATATAGAAATAAATTTTGTTTAACCTTTTATTTATTTTAACTTTATTTATATTTATGTATTAGTGAAACTAAATAAAATAGATAGTTTTCTACATGATAAATCGGTCTATAATTATTGTTATAATATTGAAAAAAATTATATGTCTTGACAAGAATATCGCTAATACTTTCTGATTCTATTTTTTTTTGTTCAATCAAAGAAAAAAGAATATACCATATGCAATCAGTAATATTTAAATTATAAATAAAAATATCATATAGTAAATCTCTGAACTTTAAAAATTTCATATCATCTATATTAATCATCGAATCGATAATTTTATCACAAACAAATTTATGAGGTTTCATTAGTTCATCCGTCGTAAAATATAAATTTTTAATATTCGTTATATTTTCTAATTTGGTATTTATAGAAAGCTTATTCTGAATACATTTATTATATTGTGCTTTCGTAGGTCTCGCAATATGAATAACTTCGCAACAGTTTAATATATTATCTGGTAAAAATGTCAGCTCTTCTGTTATTAGAATAAATTTTAAATTAATGGAGGACGCGTTATTTTGTTGCATATAACTGTAGAAATTTTCTAGTAATTCACTATGTATTTCATGAAAATATTTGCATAAAATAATGCCAGATTTATCTGGTTTTGTTGCAATAATATCAACAATCTGTAAGTATATATCGTGCCAGAAAAGTTTTGAATTACATCCTATGAGAGACATGTCAATTTCATAATGAATATCACTAATTTTGAAAAAATAAGGGACTTTATTAAATGTTACACATATCTTTTTTTCATATTTTAATTCGGTTGGACTATATTTTTTAATGGATCTCAACATTTGCGTATATTTACCAACACCACTTGGTCCATAAAATATTATATTTTTTAATTCATTTAATTTTTCGGGAAATTTTTTGATTATTTTATCTAGTTTTGGATGTAAATTTTCTTCTTGATTCGCAGATATATATTCTTCGAATCGTGTTTCGTTTATTTTCATAAATTGTATATCTTTGCAACAGATTCTTTATTCTATTTTATAACTTATTATAATAAACTGTAAATTTAAAAATAGGTTAAACACATTTTAAACATAAATGTTAATTACCCTTTATTACTCATGAATATTGTAAAAACACTTGATCAATTTAATGAAAAATATATCTATTATTGTGACTCTATAAAAAATAATGTTATTACAGACGGTGTTTTTACTCGTATTATTTATTCAACGCCAGAATTTTCATTAAATGGTATTACATTATTGATATCATTGCACAATGTTGTTGTAGAAAAATATTTTAGTAAATACAAGTGCTCATTTAATATAGATTCACATCGAGATTTTATTGAAAAAATTCGTACAATTGAAGAATCCATTATGAAATACTCTAACATTACAAACAAAATACCACAATTTAAACTTTACGAACAAGTAAGAAATGGGAATATAAAAATTTTCTCAGACACGATTGAAAAAACGAATAATTTATTCATGTTAAAAATCTCTGGTATCTGGGAAACAGAACAATATTATGGGGTTACTTATAAATTCATAAAAATTAAAACATAAACAGCTAACAATAAAATAGATAATAATAATATAAAAAAATACTATTTTTATCCATCGGTTGAAAAGTAGGCAAGAATGATATTCATAGTAATGACCAATACTATGCTTAATATTCCAATAAAATATAACATCATAGAAGTAACTTTATCCAAGGTGTAAGTTTTTTTAAACTCTTCATTGGAGATGCCACTAAAAAAAATGAAATTTTGCAATAAAATACATAAAAGAAATCCAATCGAAACAGAATAATACTCTGGACCAACATTTCCATTTGTAATGCGATCTTTATATATTCCTATAATGGACAAATAATAAGAAATCGCGCCAACAATAACAAGAATGGGACCAATAGAGGTAAGAATAGATAAAATACCGCCTTTATTGTTGCTTTTGCTTAATTTAAACATCAAATAGCCAGCCAACAAGAAAAATCCGGCGCCAATAAAAGAATAACCTACGATATAACTTATAATAGAAGAGAACCCTGCTGTGATAATGATAAGAATGATACCGGTTAGTATCAAAGAGTAATATATATATTCTATAGAATTCATTTTTCTATACTATACAGAGTTTATTTTCTTTTATTTTCATTGTTATTTCATTGTATCAGGTATTTCATTGTACGCCATACTTTTCCAATATCCAATCTTTCAAAAATATTATATTACAACCCTTGTAATCTAATGTGCATCCATCCAGTTTCAAAAAACTAGGTTTCTTCATTTTGTTCGATTTGTAAAAAATATAATCACCATATTGACCTTTTCGAATACTTATGTTATCATTGACGACACGAACAATGGGCGATTCTGGTTTTTGCCCATCTATCGGAACACCATATTTTTCAATTTCTGCAACAACTTCTTCCAATGTAATATTTTCTACAGGACGATTACCAAATTTTGGCAAAGACCTCTTATTTTCTCCCCATTCTGTATAGATACCAAATTTTCCTTTTTTAACAAACAACGGATGTCCCTGATATTCACCTATAGATTGTTGTTCTTTTTTCTCTTTCTCTTTGTCTTTTTCTTCTACAATTTGCTCCAATGTATATTCCCCGCGCATTAATGTCTCCATATCTATATCTTTTTTAACATGCTTAAAGGAAGTTTTTCCATCGATTGTACATTTTATTACAGGGCCATATTTTGCAATCATAAAAACGTGATGATCATCAATTCGAATTTCTCTCTTTTTCTCGGTTTTTAATGTATCACAAATAAGATCCGTGTCCTGCCAACATGTTTCGCAAATTTGAAACCATGGACTAACATTACCGTTGCTGATCTTGTCTAGTTCATCCTCCATATATTTTGTATAATCATAATTAAAGAGAGAATCAAAGTGTTCCAATAAAAATTGGAGCACCATAATTCCCATGGGCTGAATGACCAACTTATTTTTTTCATTCCCAAACTCTTTTACTACGGTTTCTTCCAGAATAGTTCCATCCTCTAGAGAGAAATCTTTGCACTCTATCTTTTTCCCAGGAATGTCTTGTTTTATAACATATTTTCTCTCTTGAATTTTATCAATCAATGTGGAAAATGTGGAAGGTCGGCCAATGCCCTTTTCCTCCAATAATTGAACTAATTTTGCTTCAGTATAATGCTGCTTTAACCCAGAAAATGCAAATTTACATGTTATTTTTTTATAGGGCAGAGTCGAACCAATTTTTACCTGTTGTAAATACGTATATTCTTTATTTATCTTGGAAAACTTTCCCTTGACAATTTTCCAGCCAGGAAAATCAATAAGTTCTTGAGTGCAAGTATAATGTGTGTCTTTTATGTGGGTTGTAATAGTTGCTATAAATGTTGTAAAAGTTGCAGCTGCCATACAGCTTTCAAGAGCATTTTCCCAAATCAATGTGTATAACTTTTTCTCTCGAGCCGACATTTCTTCAGGCAGTTTTTTACAAGAAATATGTGTTGGGCGAATAGCCTCGTGTGCTTCTTGAGGTGGCGGTCCAACAATCTTTTTTCCTTTTTTTTTCTCCTTTTCTTTTTCTTTCTCTTTCTCTTTTGAGCCAACTGCAAGTCCGTCGATACAAGGATGAAGGTATGCAGAATCATTATATTCTTTTTCAACGTACTCTTTTATAGAGGCAATAAATTCTGGGCTATATTTTTTACTATCTGTTCGCATATAAGTGATATATCCCGCTTCATATAGACTCTGACATAGTTTCATTGTTTCTTTGGGAGAAATACGCATCTCATTGCTTGCCAGTTGTTGTACTTTACTTGTCGTTAATGGCTCTGGAGGTTCTCTCGAAATCTGTTTTACGTCGGATCGATCAAAACGGTGTTCAAATCCGATAGATTGATGTAAAAAATACTGAGCATTTGACTCATTTTCCAACGACTTGGTCAATTCAAATGGAATACATTTATTTGTAAAGTAAGCAAGAGTACTGTACATTTTTTTACCGGGAGAAGCATCAATATCTTTTTGATTATCATAGACTAGGCGTAAAGCTGGTGTTTGACATCGTCCTGCACTAAGACTATTCTGACTTGTAATATGTTTCCATAAAAGCGGGCTCACTTTGAAGCCAACAACAATATCGAGTATTTGACGAGCTTGTTGTGCATGTACAATATTCATGTTAATAGTACGAGGATACAAAATAGCACTCTGTAATGCATTCTCTGTGATTTCGTGAAAAATAATGCGTTTCGTAGAAGTTGGATCAAGATCAAAGATTTGACAAATATGCCATGCAATGGCCTCGCCTTCGCGATCATCATCCGTTGCTAGAATCACTTCTTCTGCTTTCAAGACGTCTTTACGCATGAGTTCAATATGTTTTTGTTTTTTTATGTCACTTGCTATATCAAAAAAAACTGTATAATCAGAGCGTTGAATTTTATCTAGTCCTTTTAATTCTCTCAAATGGCCGAAACTGGCAATACATTTGTATCCAGGTCCCAAGTAAGACTCTATTTTTTTACATTTTGCCGGTGATTCAACAATAACTAGACTGAATCTCATAATATAATATTTAATATCAAATTATGTTTAACCTTTTTACATTTAACTTTTTTACATGTAACCTTTTTTATAAATGGTATTTATAGCGAAGGTGTTTTTTATTATTAATAATGCGAGTATGTTCTATGAAATAACTTATTCCATTTTTTGTTTCCGTAATAACAACATATATTTGATCTTGATCATGAAGTTTTTTAACATTTATTAACGGTCTTGAAAGATAAGATCGTTGGGTAATTCTTATGCCACCAAAATTCATTACATCTAAAAAGCCGGACGAAAACCGGCAAACACTTTTTAACAATATGTATCTAGAATCATCTTTTGGAACAATCGATATCGGTATTCCGTGTTCGATGCGAAAATGTTTATCAAATGATAAAATAATACTGATTAGTTCCTTTGGTAATTTTACAAACAACTGAGAATCGACCATACAATAGTATTTAATACTATTCTTTATATTCTATTTTATTCATAAATAAAGTTAATATTTAACTAATATAAATGAATGCAAAATATTTATTTTACATTACATTGGCAATTTCAATTATTGTTCAAATAATAACAGGAATAATAGAGGTCGGTGCATTTTTTGTAACAGTTCCGACTGCATATTCGATAATAAGACAATTACTAATCCTGGAATTAGTTGTTCAGTTTTTTGAGGGAATATTTTATGTTTGGTTAGCCTTTAATTTTACCAAGGTGTTAAATATTACACCAAAAAGATATATAGATTGGTTTATTACAACACCAACAATGCTCTTAACATTAATGATTTATTTAATTTATTTGAATCAAAAGCTAGAAAATAAAACAGATGAATTAGATTTTTTTACACTTGTGAAAGAAAATGCAACTATTTTTATATCTGTGTTACTTTTGAATTGGCTAATGTTGCTTTTTGGTTATTTGGGTGAAATGAGAATTATCCCAGTTTTACTCGGAGTATGTTTAGGATTTATACCATTTTTGTTGTACTATTATCTTATTTATGTAAATTATGTAAATCCAAACACAAATGGATATTTATTATTTTGGTATTTTTTTATTTTTTGGTCATTGTATGGTCTCGTAGCAGTTTTACCTTATTATGTTAAAAACGCATTTTACAATATATTAGATTTGTTTGCAAAGAATTTTTTTGGTATATTTTTGAGTTATATAATATTTTCTGGAAATTATTACACCTTTGCACATTTAAAACGCCCATTTTGGAGGACAAAAAAATATGCAAAAATGTAAAATCAATAGTAGGAATTTCACCTACGATGGTCTAACTTTTTCATCTTCCTGTTGGATATTGGAAGATGTGAAAGACGAAATATGAAAACATAATGGGCGTTCTTGTTTTTCTATCCACCACTTTGTTAAATTCATTATGTTTATGGATGAATTCGCATCTCGGGTTCTAAATACGGTTTGTTTGACTTGAGGTCTCACGCAGTTAGAACATACTAAAAGACGGAACTGTTTCTCTCCATTCTTGTGTCTATAATAATCTAAATTGTTATAACATTCGCAACATTTCTTACTTGTATTGCACTCGTTAATTGTTATTGTATCATATTTCTTATGGATTTGCTTCCTTAATCCCTTATTCATAGTAGGCATAAAATGTTTCATTTGTGTGCTTCTTGACCAATTGCCATAACCAATAAGAATATTTTCACCAAATGTTTCCTTTATTTTGTTAAGAAAATTATCCATGCTTTTCTTACTATAACTATATTGACGAAACTTCATTTTCCTCCAAGTTTCTCGTTGGTAAAAATCCAACATCTTCTTATTGAGTTTGTCTTTTTCAACCAAATAGGATTTGAATTTTTCATAATCTACAGATTTGCTGTTTTCACTGGATAGTTCAGTTTCTAAACCAACAATACCATGTTTCTTCTTTTCCTCCAATAATATTCGTTGATTACACTTTGCTTTACTTTCCATTTTTCTTTGTGGTGCTGTATATTGTAGTTTCTTTCCGTTTCCATCCATCATATAAACTAAAGAACGCTTACCCGGGTCGCAACCAACTATATTTCTCGGTTTCAATTCATCTAATTGTTCCTTCGATAAATCCTCAATATTATAGAAATCTTGTTCGGATAAAGTAGGAACTTTACTACCCCATTTTTTATCTTTCAAATCTTTACGAATGAAAAGCAAACAACAAGAAATGCCATCTGTCTGTATTTGGTGATGAAATTGGTAATGTTTATTCTTGAATGTTTTATGATTCAGGTTCAAAAACCCATTCCAAATATCACGTTGGTTATCCTTAATATTTTTCAATAATTCGCCCTTCTTTGTTTTATTACCATCTTTATCTTTTTCAGGACTAAATAAGCTAACCAAACAAGCAGTATCCAAAATAATATGTTTTGGAATAATATTATTTCTCAATGGTAAGGGTTGAAATAATTTACTGTCTTGTTTTTCTAATACAGAATTCATATACAGCATTCCTTTCAGATATTCAAATGGTCTAACTTTCACATCATAATGTATAGACTTCTTTATATTAGAAGGAAAAATATGCGATAAGTGTAATTGTTTCCACTTAGTAAAAACTTCATCAGTTTCAGTATCTAATTCTAACACTTGTTTCTTGAATCGAAATAGAGTTGCTTTATCCTCTGTAATTTCATTGGTTGTCTTATTGATAAAGCGTAAGAAGTGTTGAATAAAATGTTCCTGTGCATTATTCGATAAAGAAGTATGAATTTGTGTTGCTAAATACGGAAGCATAAATGTAGTATTTTTAAGAATCGTTTTTTCATGGTTCAATAAAGGCTGATATTCTGTTTGGTAAAACTTTTCTAATTTTTCTAATAGTTCTGTGTCAGCACCTTTCTTGCCTCTATTATCACGCATACCTAAAGCCTTGATGCAGTAAATAATAAAGGTTTCGTCCATTTCAGGTAAGGGCAGTTGTTTCGTATAACAATTCAAAACATACAATCGGATAAACTGGTAAGAATGTAGCATTAAGTCGTTCATGGCAAAAACTAAATTATTTATTTCAGGTTGTATCTCATTACGATTCAAAAGAACAGATTTGAGTGTGGTTTTGATGGTTTGAAAAGATGCCTTTTCATTATGCCTAAATGTTTTGAAATTTTCCTTCAACTTTTTCTTTTTGGACATTTCTATATTATACCTAAAGATATTAATTCTAAGTATTTTCGTTATAATTCTTATATTTTTATATAAAATTGATATAAAATATATTTATCCTATAACTATAACAATAATAGCATACATATATGAAAACGACAGAACAATTTATAGTAGAGGCAAAACAAATACACGGTGATAGATATGATTACTCGAAGGTTGAATACAAAAAAGGAAAAGAAAACATTATAATTATATGTAAAGAACACGGTGTCTTTTTACAAACACCAAAAAATCATTTGAAAAAACAAAATTGTCCTAAATGTGCTGGCGTTTATAAAAGAACACAAAACGATTTTATTAATGAAGCATCAATAATTCATAATGAAAAATATGATTATTCTCTTGTTAAATATACAAGAGTGCTTAATAAAGTTATTATAATATGTAGAAAACACGGAGAATTTTTACAAACACCAACTGGCCATTTACGAGGTGCTGGATGTAAAAAGTGTGCCACCGAAATAGAACATAATAAACAAAGAAGTAATACAGAAGAATTTATCGGAAAAGCAAAAATAATTCATAAAGATATTTATGATTATTCAAAAACAACTTATATTGATGTAAAAACCAATATAACAATAGTGTGTAAGGTTCACGAAGAATTTATACAACGACCTAATAATCACTTGACGGGCGCAGGATGTCCTAAATGTAGCGGGGTGTATAGACAAAATCATAATGAATTTATAGAAAAGGCAAAAGAGTTATATGGAGATATTTATGATTATTCAAATGTTGATTATCGAACTGTTGATACAAATATAGAAATTGTGTGTAAAAAACATGGTAATTTTTATAAAACTCCGTATCATCATGTAAATAGAAGTCAAGGTTGTCCCAAATGTTGTTTGCATAAAAAATATTCAAAAATACAAATTGAATGGTTAAATTTTACTTCAAAATTTTACAACATAATTATTCAAACGGGAGATAATGATATTGAATACAGAATACCTAATAGTAATTATAATGCAGATGGTTTTTGTATATCAACAAATACTATTTATGAATTTCACGGAGATTTTTGGCACGGAAATCCTAAAAAATATAATGAAAATACTTATAATCCAATAAGTAAAAAAACTTTTGGAGAATTATATCAAAAAACATTAGAACGAGAACAACAAATCAGAGATTTAGGTTATAATTTGGTTGTTATGTGGGAATACGACTGGAACAATATAAATAAATCAATAAAAATATTACAAAGAAAATTTAGATTTATTCATCATTAATTTCTTTTAATTTTTCTTTTCGTTTCAAATAATAATTTCGTCTCCACTCTTTTAATTTTTCAGGGTTTTCTTCTTTAAGTTTTTCTACATAATTTTTTGTTCGTTCTTTTACCTTATCCGCATTATTTTCATAATATTTTATGTGTCTTGTGCTATTTGTATATTTTTTCAAATTCTCTTCTAATTCTGATATGTATTTACTCATCTTTTCCACTTTTATTCTCAATGTTTCTACATCATCCGCTTCATTGTTATTCATTTAGTATTGGCTATATAAATAACTTATATTATTTTTAAGTTTTTTATGTTATAATTGTATAGGATGGTTAGTCATAAAAGCGATGATTACAAAACCACTGCTGTTAAATATTACTTGGTTGAAGATGCATCACAAGAAGAAGTTTGTAAAATATTCCAATGCACTCGTAGAAGTTTAATGAGATGGGTGAATCAATACAAAAATCAGGGAAATGTGGAAAGACAAAATAGAACGCCAATAGCATATAAAGTGAAAAAGCAACATATTCAATTTATAAAAGATGAAATCAGAAAAAATAAAACAATTACTATGGAAGATTTGTTATTTTTATTGAAACGAAAATATTCAACTTTAAGTTTAAGCAGATTCCACCTAAATCGTGTAATAAAAGATAATAATATTACTTTGAAACTTACAAGAATAAGACACGAACCAACACATAGATGGGGTAAAGAAATTAATATTAATGATAAATTAGATGAATTTTATGAAGAAATAAAGAAACACAAATTAGAGGATATAATCTGTATTGATGAGACAAGCATAAAATCATTACAAAAACGAAACCATTGTTATAGTCAAAGAGGGAAAAGATGCGTAATAAAGACACAATCGCAAGATGTATTTAAGAGATATACAGGAATATTTGCTATATCAGTAAATGGTGTAGAAGGTTGGGAACTCTATGAAAAAAGTGGAATAAACACAGATAGATTAATCGAGTTTTTAGAGAAGTTTATAACAGAAAAATACAAGGATAAACTAATTATTTTGGATAATGCACCAGCACATAAAAACGAAAGAATCAGAGAGTTTGTGAATAGACACAACCAATTATTGTATTCTGTTCCATATCAGCATTTCTCAAATGCAATAGAAAACTATTTTAGTATGTTAAAATCAAGATTACAAAAGTATAGTGGTGGATTAAAATACAATAATTTGAAAGAAAATATAACACATGCAATAGAACGCATCCCAATAGGGTATTATAAGAACATCATAGAAGGTGCTTATAATAGGAAAGAAAAGTATATTCCAAAGAATAAAACCCGTAAAAATCCTAAGAAAATGTATCTCTAAACTGGGCGTTTTAAATGTGCAAAGGTGTAAAAATTGAACCAAGTATTTCAAAACAAAACAAAATAGAAACAAAACAAAACAATGATTGCAAATATTTATAACAATTTGGAGGACTGCGTTTTAGAAAAAACGACAAACGATGTTACAAGAAAAGCCAAGAAGAAGTTGAGAGAAATAGAAGCGCTAAAAATGAAGTCTGTTCTTACAGACGAAGAGGAGGATAAAATTCGGCAAGAAAATTACTGGAAAATTTTTGTTCCATCTGGGCAAAAATTCTTCAAAGACAATTACTACAATATTACTCATTCGTTTCGTGAGAAACCCATAGAAAAAGATGAAAGCTGCCCTATCTGTTTGAATCCAATTTGGAAAAATATGGGTATCGTTACGGATTGCAAACACTCTTATTGCAACATTTGCATAACACATCTTGTAAAGAAATCGAGATATATCAGATGCTCACTATGTAGAAGTGAAATACGAAACTTTGATTTTCATGATCAAGATAATATGTTTGAAATAATGAAAGCTATTTCCGCAAAACAAATTCCGTAGTTAATTTATAAATAATTTATAAATAACTTATAAATAATTTATTAAAAATCATTACATATACACTTTTTTATACTCGAGCCATGAAATATTAACAACTGGTTCTAGCATTTTTTCTTTTATAGCATCTCCATGCTCTTCATCCAATTTTTCTGCTTTTCTTAATGCACTATCCACATAGATTTCTTTCAACAATGTGCCTATAATGAAAGATCCATCATGTTGATCCAATTGACCATCTTCAATTTGTCGCAATACATTTAAGAAACGATTCAATATTTTTAAATCGATTTCATCCTTTCTTATTTTATTGTAGATATCCGTGTAATACATGAATAAAAAGTTGCACTCCTTTGGTGCTTCTTCATGAACTTTATCTGGATGATTATTATACCTGGCTTTTAGTTTAAGAAGTGCGTTGATATCATTTTGTAGAAGGTGGCTGTGTTTCAGCTCGCGTATTAAAGTTGTTTGATCTTCCACATTGTTCGCCTTGATCATTTTTTGCAATTGAAGGCGTTGATTATCGTCCATCTCTTTATCTTACTAGACATTTGAATATTTAAGTAATTGTTTTTTTATTTTATATATCGGTAATATAAATGACAAATTCTATGCCTTCTGCGCCAACCAATTATTCTATGCCAACCAAATCTTTAATACCAGCTCCTCAAAGTAGTGCATTTCTGGCAGGCGCAGGATCTCCACGTGACGCAGCCATGGCTGCTGGCATGCAAAAAGCCAATCTATTGAATAATTTAAATAACGCAGTAGCGAGAGGTGGGAGAAAAAAACGTTATCGAGGAGGTGCAACAAATCAAATACCTATTTCGATTCCTGTACCGATGTATGCAAATGCAAATGGAGGACAGGGTGTTACAAATCAAACTATGCAAAATGCGGGAAACGTTGGTCAATTAGCCGTTAATAATGATTTTTTTAAAAATGTACAAGCGCCCACCCCAATCCCTGCAAATCAATTAAAATTAAAAGGAGGATGTGGTTGCGATTGGAAAGGTGGTAGTAAGCGAAAGCGAACCGGATATAAAAGAAAGAGAAAAGCAGGCACACGTATTATGGGGCCCAATACAACATGGGGCTGCCATAGTGGAGGCAAAAGTAGAAAAACAAAACGACAATCAACAAAAAGAAAATCAACAAAAAGAAGGTATGGTTAAAAAATGGAAGAATTATATATTTATAATATAGTATGCCAAAAGGAAGCGACTGGATTAATTTTATATATATCAATTTAGGGTTTATTTCGCAGATTTTTGCCATGTATTATTTTAGTGCTCTAAGTGACATAAAAAAAAACTGGGCAAAATACAGATGTAATCCTTTATACATGCCTCTCTCAGACAACGTACAACAAGATTTTACTTATTGTGTTCAAAATACGCAAACCGATTTTATGGGATATTTGCTCCAACCGCTTACTTATACAACCTCTTTATTAAGTACAAATTTGGGGCAATTTGGCGTATCCCTAAATTTTGCAAATAGCCTGTTGAGCAATATTCGCACCTTTTTTTCGAGTATTGTAGAAGGAATTTTTGGTGTATTTTTAAATATCATTATTGAATTTCAAAAAATTATTATTGGGATCAAAGACATGATAGGAAAAATTATCGGTATCATGGTTTCCCTTTTATATATTTTAGATGGAAGCTTAAAGACAATGAACAGTGCATGGAATGGCCCACCCGGACAAATGGTACAAGCTTTATCCGGGAACTGTTTTCATCCCGACACTAAAGTAAGATTATTGAATCAAGAAATCGTATGTATGAAAGATTTAGAGTTGGGACACGTTTTAGAAAATGGAAGCCGAGTGCAAGTCATTTTACGACTTGAAAATCATGACAACAGAGAGAAATTATATAAATATAAAGGGAAAGGCCCAAACAAAGAAGATATTTATGTCAGCGGTAGTCATATGGTTCAGAAAGGCACTACATTTATTAGAGTGGAGCATGATTCAGATGCAGAAGTGCAAGATGAAGTCAAGTCAAAATGGTTTTCTAGCTTGATCACAGATGATCATAAAATAAAAATTGGAGAGAAACTATTCTGGGACTGGGAAGATGATTGTCTCCAATAAATAAATTTAGAGATCTAGAAAGTAGGTTTGCTACCTTGAAAAAATGTATATTATTTACTATATATATGGATGCAAATAATATAAAACCAGATGACATTTTAAACAGTTCAAAAAAAATTAATGAAATGTATAAACATATTGGGTACTTTGATGAATATGGTGGCTCATTATTGCTCTTTATTCTCTTGACCATTTTACTTTTTATCGGACATTCTTATTCTGTAGTGATGATGAATATAAAACCTTTACAAGAAAATTGGCCGGTGGAGAGATGCAATCCAAAAGTGATACCTTTTGCAGGGTTTATCAATAAACCATCAAACATGTCTATTAATGAATATACCAATCAAAATTTCCAATATTGTCTTCAAGATATTTTAACCAATATTACTGGGTATGCAGTTCAGCCCATTACTTATACGACGGCATTATTACAGTCAGGTGTAAGCGGATTAATGAAAGCAATAGATTTCATAAACGTGATGATGGCAAATATTCGAACCAATATGGGTAGTATGGCGCAAAATACAATGAGTCGGATTGCAAATATATTGGTTCCATTGCAGCGAATTATGGTGATGTTTAAAGATGTTATGGAAAAAATCAAAGGAATTTTTGCCAGTACTTTATATACAAGTTTAGGAACATATTATGCTTTGCAAAGTTTTATGGGTGCTATTGGTGAATTACTTATTATTATTCTTATTGTTTTAGCTGTGCTAATTATGGGATTTTGGATTGTTCCATTCACATGGCCATTTGCAATTACCATGACAACCATTTTTGTTAGTGTAAGTATTCCCTTGGCTATTATGTTAGTATTTATGAAAGAAGTCTTACAAGTAAATATTGATTTAAAATTGCCATCTGTTCCATCCAAACCAAATATGTGTTTTGATCCAAATACGCTTTTAAAAATGGAGGATGGCTCCACCAAAAAAATACTGGATATTCGCGTAGGCGATATTCTCGAAAAGAATAATATAGTTACCGCAAAACTTGTATTAGATGCGACCAATGTGAAAATGTATAATTTACATAATGTAATAGTCAGCGGATGTCATCCAGTAAAACACGATTATTTGTGGATTCCCGTATCCAATCATCCCGATGCAAAACCAATTGAACCTTATTTGGAACCTTTTATTTATTGCTTGAACACGAGCAATAAGGTGATTATTATTCATGATACACATTTTTCAGATTGGGATGAAGTGTATCAAAAAGAAATGAATTGTTTGAAACGCGTAACGAGAGAAAAGTATGGTGATAAAAGTTTAGTTCATGAAAATAATGCATGGATTCACACCTACTTGGATGGAGGATTTGCATCGCATACTTTAGTAACTTTGCAAAATGAGCAAAAGGTATGCATCTCCGATATTTGTATTGGTGATGTTTTGGAACAAGGCGAGATCGTTCGAGGAATTGTAGAAATCGATGGGAAACTTTTATTGGCTCAGTACCGATATAATTTAGGAAAAAAAAGAGAAGGAAAAGGTAAAGAGGATCATGAAGATCAGGATGAAGAAAATTGTATTATTGAAGGCGGACCGAACCTAAGATTTTATGGCACATTGGAAAACGAATATTTTAGAGAGACAATACCCAAAAAAGAAATTTTGTATCATTTATTGACAGATACCGGAACATTTTCGATTCAACATCTAGTATTTTGCCATTATAATTCAACTTTAGAATTATTTTTAGAATAACCTCTATATTCAAGTTAAATTATTATCTATGAAATATGTATAAAATGGAAATTATGATTATTATTTTCATTGTTATTCTTATTTTACTTTTAACTGCATTCTCATCCTCTTGGAATAAACCAATGTGGTTCGCGGACAGACATAGAAATGGTTATTTAACGCCCAATCAGCATCAATTTCAATTGGAAATGTCATACCCTACTTTGAATGAGGGTTTTACTGGAGCCAATACGAATTATGGTCAATCTGCAACTTTTTCTGATACGCATAATAACCCTATTAGCACAGCTTCTTGGTTCACTCCGAATCTAACATATAAGCCTGGAACCATGGGCGGAAAAGGCGTTCAAGAGATTATGAATCGCAAACCTCAGCCAATCCCTCTTCCCGAGGGTGAATTATCCATGTTTGCTACAACGCCTTTTAAACCAGAATGCTGTCCCAATACTTTTTCGAACAGTATGGGATGCGCCTGCATGACCGTTCCTCAATACAATTATTTGATCAATCGCGGAGGAAACAATGTCCCTTATAGCGAATATTAAATCGCGAGCAATTTTTATACGCGCTAATTATTTTTTTTGAAAAAATAATTAACCAAGAATAAATTATAAATTATATGTGCAATAAAAATCACCTGCGCTTCAAGTTTAGTAAGAATGATCTTGTAACTGTTACAGTACCTGTCAATACAAGCAGTACAAATAGTATTTCGCATTCGTTTGTAAATTGTCCCATTTATAATCCTAAAAATAAACAGATTGGCTATAAAGTAAGCGACGATTATGTGCAACAGGTTGCGATGGACAAATATGTTGTGCGTTTAAATAATACATATACATTTACAAAAAATGGCAATGCTATTGGTACGATCAGCTGGCAATATGTATTTATAAATACAGCAAATAATATTTATTATCCGATAGATGTTCCATGCGCTTCTCAAATCATTTCTGGAACGGGTATATTTGAACATGCTAAAGGCAAAGTAACCTTACTAGCAAAAAAAAACGGTGATCGACTCGTAGATATAGAGTTTGAAGAAAGATAAAAAATTAAATATATAAGAAGAAGGAAACATCTTTTTTATAAAATTTACAAGTTATTGATAAACTTGTATATTGTTTCTAATTTAGCAATGTCATTGATGCACTTTTCTTGTAACAATGTTACAATTTTTTCTATATTTATCGGATCTTGTTCTTGTTCTTTTTGCTTCGCTGCTATATCTTCTTGTTCTTCTTTTTGTTTCGCTGCTATATCTTCTTGTTCTTCTTTTTGCTTCGCTATATCCTCTTCTTCTTGCTCCTCTTGTTCTTCTTCCTCTTGTTCTTGCTTTTTTTGCTTCGCTATATCTTGCTCTTCTTCTTCTTCTTCTTGTTCCTCCTCTTCTTCTTGTTTTTCTACACTGGATTCTTTCTTTGCTTCAACATTGATAACAATATTAACACATGATTCATCTGAATCGGAATCTGATTGTTGAATAGCCAGTTTCTTTTTATTTGATTTTAGTCGTTTCTGCTCTTCGACAAGGTTCTTTTGTAATCGTTTCTGTTGTTCTTCTATCTTTTTTTGTTCTGCTATCAAAAGGCGTTTCTTTTTTTCTTGTTCTTCTCTTGCTTTCATGACATTTTCAAAATACGTATTGATTTTTCTTAGATGTTCTCGTTTGGAATGAATAATGAGTCGTTCTAATTGTTTTGGCAAAACGTTTTGATGCTGGTTTTTATTTTCTTGAATTCCCATAACGATATCCATCCGGTTGTCTTGTTTTGAATAGGTTGTATAGCGAATTTCAGTCCTGTGATGGAACTTGTTTAACATCATATCGCTATTTCCTCTCGAGGTCTTTGCATTGAATGTTTTATCATCAAATGATATTTTTGTAATCAACTGAGAAGTTCTATAAACAGAACAGCCAGACAAACTTTCTTTCACGTATTCTGCATCTATCTCTGTAAAATATTGAGCATCATAATTATTTAAGATTGTTGCTGCCGTTGAAAATGGTCTTGGATTCTGATGATCAAATATTCTTTTATCAACGCGCAGACCATTTAATACTTCATATATGCCAACGCTTCTCCATGTTTGATGAATCCTTATAACGGAAGGCTCAGTTTTAAATCCCATTTTTCCATGATGCACAATTTCTTGCGGACCAGCTTCGCTAATAAGCACATATCTATCTTCATTTTTATCGTCAATATAATGATGAATTATATCACTATTTTTTCCTGTATAAAATTCTGTTTCATTTCCGCAAAAATAATCATATTTTCCAATGCTAACCGGCGGTGTTCCATCTGTCTTTTCCAAAACTATTTCTGAATCTGTATGACCAAATATCATATCCCACCTATCATTTGGGCTCATTTTCAATTTACAAATTTCATCAACGCTAAATTGAGTTTCAATCAATTGTTTAAGCGCATCATTGTAGTCAAATACTATTACAGTTCCGTGCTGAAATTTGCAGTCCTTTAGATCATTGCCAAATCGAATAATCTCTTCTTCTGTCATATTTGTAAAAGTAATATTTCCGGTATAAACCTTTTCATCGGATATTTTTTTCCACGGAGCAATTGCTTTCAAATATTCGCCATTCTTTGAATAAGTATAAATAACAACAGTTGTTGGTTCCTTGTTGCTTTTTTTAGAGAGAATATAGATGCCTTCTTTTCCCCCCAACCCGCTAATACCCATTGTTTTTCTCTCACTATTGTTAGATTTGAACATCTTGAACATATTTTGCAGAGAAATTCTATCCATACCAATTCCATCATCGATCAACTTAATATGGGCTGATTCAATTTTCCAAATGATTTTTGTTGCTTGTGCGTCATTGGAATTAGCGATCAATTCGCTGCAACATTTATTGGGCGTAAAACCTTTTTTATCTAAACTCTCTACTAGTCCTTGTTCGTCCCAGGAACCTCCTCTCTCTTCAAATAATTGCGGTGTTATATCTGATGATGCGATCATATTAGTTTTATCAAATTATGAATCGTGATAACCAATATCAATTTTTTTTGAAACGTATATTATTACAAAAAAAATTGAAAAGGTAATACTTATGCTTAATATCAGCAATTACACAAGTATTATGGCCGACCTCAGTTTTATTAGAGATACACACACTCGATCCATGGTTAGCAACGGTCATCAAGCTATCACGCAGCTAGAATTATGGTCATGGATGAAAACATTTGAACCGGAGAATGGATTTATGTTCTCAACGGATCCAAATGTTATATTGATTGGAGAAACAATGAATACTCTACCGAATCCACCTGGACACTCGGGTTCATCTTTTGGAATCACTATGCGACACTTGCAATTTATCGCAAAGAATGGTTTAGAAAAGTATAAAGAGGAATTGACAAAGAATCGATAGACAAAACTTGTAATTAATTCGAATTTATAAATTAGTTTATATTTTATAAATAGAAATAGATATCAATGTTAGTATAAAATAATATTATTTTAATATATACTTATTTTATGACAATAACTGCAGATTATGTACCAGGTCCGGTAGAGGGTACTGGAAATATTGTTGTAACTCAAAATGGAGAAACTTTACCTCCGATTCCAACTTCATCTTTTTTTAATATAGATTTTGGCACGGGTCCAAATCCAGATCTCGTCGGTAAGCCTATACCTTATCCTCAGGAGGATTTTGCAAATGTACCTACTTCTAATCTTAATAAAAATGATACTAATTTTACGAGAGAACAAAGACAATTACGAATATTAGATATGATGAAAGATGGTAACGTATCAAAAGGGGCAAATATTCGTAACTCTGTTTGCGGTATTATGGGAAGCACGCCATTAACTTTTAATAAACTAGGTGATATGGAAGACAAATTTGATCAAATTATGCACAAAAGTATGACGCCATATTCTTGGCCAAAAATTTCAAAAGATAGTGAATTATCTCCATTGCTCATTACTAGAATAGTTTCAAAAGAATCAGGATTAGATACAGGTTATTTTATTCGAGACCCGAGATTTATAGAGAATTTTATAAATAAGATTGTTGATCCGGCCGGGAGATCTCCTATTAATACAACAAATGGAGATCAATACTTTCCTCTAAATGATGAAGAATTAGTTTTAACAGAATCATTTTTAAGTTTTTTTGGTATTGATGGTTGCAGTATAACAGCAAAACGCGAAGCAAATGGCGAGTATTCGTTTCAAATTAATATACCTGGATTACCTCCAATAACTAAACCAGATACACCAGTTGGCAAAACTCCAGTATATTGGTTTCAAGGAAATCCAGAAAAAAATAATTTTATGGCAAAAGACCCTAGAGCAACTACTGCTATTAAAAGAGGATTATTGATAACAAAAGAAATAGGAGATCTTGGACAAGTGCTAGACCTGTTTTTGTGGAAATTATTTAGTGGTGGAGCGTTATACACAATATCAACATGCGATAAAGTTGTCGCGTTGCAATGTATGCTAATGAGTTTAAATTGCGTTGTAACAAGTGCTGCAAAAGAAGCCGGTGAAAAATTGCGACAAATAATGGTATTTCGAGCTGAAACTAATCCACTAGTAATTTCAAAAGAGACATTTGATAATGAAAAAACACGTATTATAAACCAAAATCAACAATTTATAGCTCAAATACAACAATTAGTAGATAATCCAACAATAAATATTTATATGGCAGGTGAAACAAATCCTATAGATTTTCCTGAAAATTTTTACCGAGAAATTTTAGCTGATTTAAATATTATAAATAACGCGTTAAGGTTTTATGATATTACGGTATTGTCCGACGGTGACCCAACAGCTGATGACCAGCAAGGACGATATCATGTTAGTGATATTAATGAAGTTATTGCTAACCTGAAAACCCAATATTTGTTTAATATGTTTATTCGAAAACCAAAAACTCAATTACAAATGACATTGGCAAAAAAATATACACAAAATGATAAATTATTTAGTGAAGGTGAGGCTCTTACCCTTGAAGGTTATAATAGTTCAACCCCTTTTTATTTACTTGGAAAAAAAGCAAAGGAGAGAGAAAAAGCAGCAGCAGCAGCTCAAGGACCTAGAGGAGGAGGAATTCAAAAAGGTGGTGCAGATCTTACATTTGATACACAAGAAAAATTTAAAACCTTGGAATTTTCAGTCGAACCTGCTATGTTTTACGATAGAGATGCTAATCTTACATTAATCAATTCACATACAGATTCAGCTACAACTCGTGAAGCAATTCTTAATACAGTTCTATCTGGAAGCGATCCTGGAGAATATATGATTGACTATATTGTTCCATTTATTTTGGCTCGAGGTACAGTTAATGATTATGCCCAAGCAATTTTTAACTATGCCCATTTTATTGGATTATCATCTTCTGAAGAACTCAAAACATTGGCATTGATTGCAGGAACAGCGTATGCGGAATATTTATTCAATGAACGTGATCCAGAGATTATACGGATTAACACCTATGTTAGAAAATATGCTGAAGTATATGGAGACGCAGTAAATACCGCGGCAAATTCTGCTGTACAAGTTTGTGAGATTGCAAAAAGTTATAATGATGTCTATGCAGAGGTTTATTCAAGTGAATATATTGACGCCGTTTGTATTGTAAGTCATTCTAAAACTCAAAATATGGCAGAAACTTTAAAAGTAACATATCTTGCCGCAGGAGGCAATGAAATATTTTACAAAATATTTTATGAAACAGATCCTGCAGAATTTGGTACTGATCAGCAAAACCTTTTCTCTGTTTTACAAACTAATGTTTTGACCCCAGCTCAACCCGCATTTGATCAAACTACAGATTTAGATCAACAACAACAAGCGCAATTTAATGAACAACACGGACAATTAGATGAACAACAACAAGCAGATTTAATTCAACAACAACAAGAAGTTTTAATTCAAAAATTTATAACAATATATCAAGCCAATGGTGGAAACCCACAGGTTTTACAGTTCTATCTTGAAAATGGTGGAAATATCTTAAGCTTTTATCAAGATATACGAGCCTCTTTGGACGCTTATGCAATTGCTAATGAAACTGTTAAAAAATTACAAGAAAAATTAAGAGAAAATACCTTATTTGCAAGTGAGTTTTCTGGATCATTAATAAATCAAAATGAAAGTCAATATGCTGCAGAACGAGCAAATAAATCTGCATTAGGACAACTTGGTCAAAGTGAAGAAGTTAATTTTTTTCAAACCAATTTTCTTCCATTAACAGAAAGCTATGAAAATATATATAAAAAAACATTTAGAATTGCATTACAAAGTGACAAATTAGATAAAGCTCTTAGCCTGATAGATCCTTTTAGAGGAGTAAATTTGTATGTCCTTTTAAATAGCCAAATTATGCAAAAGTTCAAAGACGATGGGTACGATATAGGTTCAGATTTATATTATGATTTTATCAATGAGTTGTATTATAGATTTTATTTAGATAGTTATGTTCGGTATGATGATGAATTATATACATTAATGGATGAAATTGCTGGGGAGTTTCAATCTGCTCTTAATGAAATACAAGCGGAACCAGAAACACCTTTTGCACCGGCTTCTACGTCGGCTTCTACGTCGGCTTCTACATCGGCACATCAATATTCTTCAGCAACAGGAGAAGAGGGAAAGATGTCAGTTGATGATCCTGATAATGATAGAAAACTGACGTCAGCAGAACTTGCAGAATGCAATAGAGAACAAGCAAGAGTAACGCAAAATTCAATGTCCTCTTTAGGTCTACATCCAGATGCAGCATATAGTCCTACTCCAAGTTTTGCAAGTTCTCAAGATGCAAATGAACATTTATTGCCATATATTAATTCTGATTCTGAATCAGACTTAGATGATAGACCTTTAAGTTTGCCGAAATTTCAACGGCAAAAGCAAGGTTCTCAAATAAAATTCCCGTTTTCTATAAACGTGCAACCAACAAGTGCTCCAAGGAAAGCCAAATTTCCTACAATACAAGTGCAAGGACCATCTGCACTTCTTCAAAAAAGACCCCTTCCTACATTTCAAGAAGATTCAGATGAAGAGGAAGAACCAGAAGAAAGCTTTAATGATGACGTTACGGACAATAGCTCTAGAAATAATGCCCCTAGAAGACGTACAACTAAAGCCGGATATGATGGAGGAGGCAAACGACGTACTCGAAAGTATAAAAGAAAGCAAAAGAAAACCATGAAACGACGAAAACAAAAGAAAACCAGAAAATACATGAAACGTGCTAGAAAAACTCTTAAAAGAATGCGACGATAATCATCTAATATTCAAAAAATTTCTGGTATTTTTTCTTATCACATAAGAAAAAATAAAAGTTTCTAATAACCACCTAAATAAAAAGTATTTTATTTTTCATCATACATACAACGTTTTTTATCAATACTATCATATTTATTGCATTGTTGCATGAATAAACCCACGGTTTTCAAACAAGTTTTATTTCGCATTTCTTTGGCAATAGCACAGTTCAATGTATATTTTTCATCGCATTTTACATCATTCTCACACAATCTTGTATATAATTTTTTTATTTTCTCACACTCCATAATAATATTAGTTATATATTTTATTTTTTTGTTAAAACGTACAATGACATGTAGAACAATACGTTATTTTTTGCGATCTTTCCGGTGTTATATCGATCCAATCTTCTACATAAGTATGAACACATTCAGCCTTTAATGTTTGATCGATATGTTCTAACAAGATAGTCAAATCAGAAATAATCTGCTGAAATTTTGATACCATAGTCTCTTTCGTCTCTTGCAATTGCAAAATAAAAAAACCTCTTTGTTCTTCAATAGTTGTTCTCATTTCAATAAGATGTTCAATGATAGGTGTATTAGACATGTTACACTACTATCTTAATATCTTTCTAAGTTCTATACATAAAGAATCTCTGTCTTAGGAGGGGTCGCTACTAGACATAAAGACTTAACATGCTCATATTTACATCATTGTTTTTCTTGATCAACTTATCGACAATATCCCGCGTCACTGTAAATGGAAATTCTACCTTTAATGACATTTCATCTTCAAACAAATTTTGTCCAGGCTTCATTAGCCTATACAAATTCAACTTGGTATAAATAATCTCCAAGCATCGCTTCAAATTTCTTACACCATCCTCTTTATTGCAATGATTTTCAATAATATGGTGAATGGATTCTTCCGGAATAAGAATTTCCTCTTTTGAAAATCGCACTTGTTCTCGAATCTTGGGCAACAAATATTCATTTGCAATCACCGTCTTCTGCTTCTTCTCGTAGCCCTTGGTTTGGATACGATACATGCGATCCTTTAGAATTGGATTGACGAGCGACTCATCATTGTAACTAAAAATGAACAAACACTTTGATAAATCAAAATCGATTTCTGCAAAATATTTATCATGAAATTCACTATTTTGAGATGTATCCGTCAAATGCGTAAGAATCCCAGCAATCTCTTCGCCCTTTGGTGTTCCGCTAATCTTATCCAATTCATCAAAATAAATGACAGGATTCATGCACTTGCTATCAATGAGAATTTGCACAATTTTCCCCCAAACACTACCCTCGTACGTATAAGAATGTCCTTCCAAGAAACTGCTATCTGTTGCACCACCGAGAGCGATAAATGCAAAAGGTCGGTTCAGAATTTTGCTAATGCCTTCTTTCACCAAACTCGTCTTTCCAGTGCCGGGCGGGCCGTGAATAGCAATGGCAGCTCCAATAGACGTTGGATTTGTAACTAGTTGGCCGAGCATCTGCATAATTTGCATCTTTGCATCGTTCAAGCCATAGATGGCGGAATCGAGTGTTTTTTGCGCTTGTTCCATAAATTGATGGCACTCTTCTACGCCATTGTCGATAGTAATCGGCAAAGTTTCAAACTTGTTAAAAGGAATACGCATAAAAGTATCCACCCAATTCTTAATCTTGTAAAATTCACCGCTTCCTGGCTCCATATAACGCAGCGAATTAATCTTTTTCATTGCGGCTGCTTTGAAAATGGGTGGAATTTGTGATTCCAGCAAAGTCATACGATATGGCTTTTCAATGCGCATAATCTTGTTGATTTCACGAACCTCTTTGATAATCTTCACTTGCTCTTCAGTGCCCATCTTTTCAAAGAAGGTAAAATCGTTCATGGTATTTTTATCGCGAAGAAGCTTCTTAAAAATTCTACCATTCTTCTTCTTCTGCTTTTTTTGTTTCTTTTCTACCTTTTTATTTTTCTCATCAATCTTGCCCTGACAGACGGCCAAACATTCCTTCAACAATTCATTATCTTTGTCTGCTTCTTGCATGTCTTTCAACTTTTGCAAGAGTGTTTCTTCCTCCAAAGATGCTTTTTTCTTTTCCTTATTAGCTTTACCGATTTCTTCTTTTTCTTTTTCTTTCTCTTTCTCTTTCTCTACCTTTCTTCTTCTACTGCTTCTCTTAACAATTATTTCTTCTTCCTCCTCTTCTTCTGATTCCTCCTCCTCTGATTCTTCTGATTCCTCATCTTCCTCCTCAGAATCATCATCCGAAGACACACTTTTATCTTCATCTTCCGTTTCATAATCATCATAATCACTATCATCTTCGTCAATCCATTCCTCCTCATCATCATCAGTCGCTTGACCAATTGTAAAAATAATGTTAATTTTCTTTTCTTCTTCCTCTTCCTCTTCTTCCTCCTTTACAGGTCTCTTAGACTTGATCTTCGACTTCTCTTTCTCTTTCTCCTTCTCTTTCTCCTTTGACTTTTCCTTTGCTTTTTCTTTTTTTCCTTTGCTCTTTTTTGCAGGCTTTTCTTCCTCTTCTTCTTCTTCCTCATCTAGCAATCCTTCCTCATCTAGCAATCTCTTCAACTTTTCTCCAGCACTCACCTTCTTATTCATGTATTTAGAAGGAAAGATCTTCGAAAGAAACTTGCGATATTCATGTTGATCCATTTCCTCCTCCTCTTCTTCGCTATCACTTGTAAAACTAATATCATCGTCGCTGTCCGATTGTTCGTTGGACTTCTTATTCGACTTTCTATCCTTCTTCATTTTGTTTCTCTTATCGACAGGCATTGTATTTATTATTAGTGTATAATTATATTTAAGTAGGAATCAATTTTATTCTAAAAATATAATGATAATATAAAATCCTGCATTAGTTGCATAACGATAATACATATTATTATTAGCATTTAAATTCTTATAAATAATTTTTGCATAAATATTCTAAATATTTATATATCGAAAAATGCGTATTTAGTAAAAATAAAAATTGATTGTAAAACAATCTAAATATAGCATAATAATATAAGGAGTAATGGCCAAGAATCAAAAAATCTTGGGTGATCAACACGTTTCACAAATTTTGGGGTTACAATTCAGTATATTATCACCAGATGAGATTCGAAAGGGATCTGTTGCCGAGATTACGACGCGAGACACCTATGTAAATAACAAGCCTGTTATTGGCGGCTTGTTCGATCCTCGTATGGGTGTTTTGGAACCAGGTCTCATTTGTCCAACCGATGGTCTCGATTATATGCAGACGCCTGGTTATTTTGGACACATCGAACTCGCTCGTCCAGTGTTTTATATTCAATATTTAAGTACGATTCTCAAAGTCTTGCGCTGCGTTTGTTTCAAGTGCAGTAAATTACTAATCAGCAAAGAAAAGTATAGCCAAGCACTTAAAATGATATCGGAGAATCGATGGAAGTACGTCTTTTCCCTAGCTTCAAAAATTAAGCGCTGTGGTGAGGATACTGACAATGGATGCGGTTGTTTGCAGCCGCAAAAGATTCGCAAGGAGGGATTGGCGACGATTTTTGCAGAGTGGAAAAATGATACACCCAATGAGCAAAACTTGATTATCAAGCTTACACCTGAGATGGTTGTGAAGATTTTCAAGCGTATTTCCGATGAGGATGTCTCTTTTATGGGCTTCAGTCCTACTTGGTCGCGTCCAGATTGGATGGTTTGTCAAGTGATGGCTGTTCCACCTCCTGCAGTACGTCCTTCTGTAAAGCACGACGCGCAACAGCGTTCAGAAGATGATCTCAGTCACATTTTGGTAAATATTATCAAGACAAACAAGACATTGCAAGAAAAGATGAACAACAATGCGCCGGCAAATGTGATTGATGATTGGACAACTGTTTTGCAATATTATGTTGCGACACAAGTGGATAATAAGATTCCTGGTGTGGCATCGGTTGCGCAACGCTCTGGTCGTCCGCTAAAATCGATCAAGGATCGTTTGAACGGAAAAGGTGGGCGCATGAGAGGTAACCTCATGGCAAAACGCGTTGATTTTAGTGCTCGTTCTGTCATTACAGCTGATCCAAATATTTCCATTCGCGAACTGGGTATCCCCATGAAGATCGCCAAGAATATTACCAAGCCAGTAGTAGTAAATCGCGTAAATCGTGCTTTCTTGACAAAATTGGTGCAAAATGGACCTCTAGTCCATCCCGGTGCCAAGATTTTGGAAAAGAAAAACGGCGATTCTATTACTCTGCGCTACGTGGATCGTAATTCGATTGTCTTGGAAGATGGTGACATTGTTCATCGTCACATGATGGACGGCGATCCGATTCTTTTCAACAGACAACCTACTCTTCATAGAATGAGTATGATGTGTCATATTGCAAAAATCATGCAACGCGGGGATACTTTTCGCATGAATGTTGGTTGTACGCGACCATACAATGCTGACTTCGATAAACATCTCTGTCGAAAACAGGAGACCTTAAAAGGGTGCAATCTCCTAGTTAATAAATTCTTTAAAAGAATTATTAGCGAAATGCCTTGTTGCGGGAAACCCCTTAGAGCCTTTACTACCACTCTCCTTAGGAAACTTTGGAGAGGAACTCGGTTAATAGCCGAACCCAATGGTAATAATGTAAAGGATTGGGCAATCCGCAGTGTTACTGTCTAAGTCCGCTATGGTAGGATATGACAGGCACTCAGAGACTGAACGGGTGTTGGTGAGCGATGAAGGATTAGCCATCCAGAGCTTGCTTAAGATACAGTCCGGCCCCTTGGGAAACCTTGGGGACTTCATCGGGAGATGAAATGAATTTACACATGCCGCAAGACGCGGAATCAGATGCTGAATTACGACACCTGGCCGCGGTGCCGTATCAAATTATCAGCCCAGCCAACAATGCGGCCATTATTGGTATTTATCAAGATTCCATGTTGGGATCTTACCGTTTCACCCGAGAAAATATTGCATTCAATCCGCGCGACGCCATGAATCTTTTGATGATGTTCCCTCGCGTCAATGAAACTCTTCTTACAGAAAAACGCGATTCAGGTGAGAAAATCACCAACTTTGATATTTTGTCGCAGATTTTGCCCCCGATGACACTTCATTACAAGACCAAGCTCTTCAATGATAGTGATGATCCACACTCATCAAACAATATCTTGGAAATCAAGAATGGTAAGTATATCAGAGGCCAACTAGAAAAGGGCGTCTTAGGCGCAGGGACCAAGGGTCTCATTCATCGTGTTTGCAACGATTTTGGCAATTTCAAGTCAGCTGATTTTGTTGATGATCTGCAAAATATTATCACAGAATACATGAAATCCAGTGCATTCAGCGTAGGCATCAGCGATTTAATGTCGAATGAAAAGACAAACCAAGACATTATCAAGACGATTACAGGAAAAAAGAATGACGTCAAAGGACTCATTGACCAGACGCAGTTAGGTATTTTTGAGAACAACACTGGAAAAACCAATGTGGAAGAGTTTGAAACACAAGTCAATAATATTTTGAACCAAGCCACGTCGGAAGCTGGAAAAATCGGATTGAAGAGCTTGAACAAGGACAATCGATTTGTTACCATGGTTAATGCCGGTTCCAAGGGCAGCGATTTAAATATCTCTTTTATGATTTCTTGCTTGGGACAGCAAAACGTAGATGGAAAGCGTATTCCTTATGGGTTTGATCAGAGAACCTTGCCACATTTTACCAAGTTCGACGACAGTCCAGTTGCACGCGGATTTGTTGAAAGCTCTTATATCAATGGCTTGTCGCCACAAGAATTGTTCTTTCATGCCATGGGTGGCCGTGTCGGTCTGATTGATACTGCTGTCAAAACTTCCACCACTGGATATATTCAACGCAGATTGATCAAGGGCTTGGAAGACTTGATGGTTTCTTACGACACTACGGTAAGAACAAACAAGGGGAAAATCGTACAATTTACTTATGGAGATGATGGCGTGGATCCGGTGAAAGTCGAAAATCAGCCGATTCCCCTTGTCACTATGAGTATTCAAGACATTTATGCTCACTTTAATATTCCGGATGAAGCTGCCAAGAATAAAACCTTGTCGCATATTTTCTTGAAGAATGTTCTTGCTCGTCACAAGAAGCAGCTTGCTGAATCGCAAACACGTCTTAAAACACTGACAGACGACATGATTGTAAGTCGCGATAACATTGTCAAGTATGTCTTCAAGAACAAGGGGGATAGTGTTGTGCATTCCCCAGTGGCCTTTTCCTATATTATCAATAATATCATGGGACAGCAAAATCTTAGTGCAAATTCAGTTGTAGATATTACGCCGCTAGAGGCGATGCACATGATTGATACAACCTTTTCAAATTTGGAAAAGATTCAATGCGCGCCTCCTACATTGCTTTTCAAGACGCTATATTATTTCAACTTGTCTGTAAAAGATTTGCTTATTGTCAAGCGTTTTAATCATGCAGCGCTTACTGTTCTTTTGGAGACCATTGCCATTAATTATAAGCGCGCCATTGTTGCACCTGGTGAGATGGTAGGCATGATTGCCGCGCAGAGCATTGGCGAGCCAACTACACAGATGTCGATTCGATTTTGTCAGCATATTAAGTGCGTGAAAATTAATAAAATTTCTGGAAAAATATGTATGGTATCCCCGGAAATTGGCGCATTGTGCGATAATTTGATTGAGCAATTTCCGCAATACACATTTAATACGGGGCATCATGATAGTGTTGAAACATTGTTGGATGCATTAGATGATGAATATTATATTATCGGTGTCGATGGTCAAGAAAAAACTTACTGGAATAAGATTTCGCATGTGAGCAGACATCCAGTTAATGGAGAACTAATGAAAGTAACGACTAGAAGCGGGCGCATCGTAGAAACAACCACAAGTCACTCACACTTGGTTCGCCGGGATCAAACAGTTGTTCCTATTACTGGCGCTGATATGAAAGGAGGCATGCGCATTCCTGTAGCAAAACACATCGACAATACATTTATCCAGGATTCAATTCAAATTGGTGATACACAATATAAACTAGATTACCTGTTCGGTTGGTTTATTGGGGCTTATTTGGCAGAAGGAAATTTAAATAAGAAGACCGGATCTCAGGATGTAAATGGTACAATTAATATCACCAATATTTCACCCTATTTCATTGAGAATACAAAACAACTTGCAAAGCGATTTGGAAAGGATTGCCGAGTTGTCGAACGACAATGTGAGTATGGTCCTAGCACGATTACTGCATTCTCTTGTAAGTCTCTAGCCCAATTCTTACTAGAAACCTGTGATAATGGTTCTTTTGTAAAACATGTTCCCAACTTTGCATTCTTGGCTCCTAATGAGTTCAAGGCTGGTCTTATTCAAGCATACTTTGATGGAGACGGCAATTTTCAGAATGATAAACTTCATCACCAAATTCGTGTTTGCAGTCGTTCCAAGCAATTGACCAAAGATATGGCGCTTCTTTTGAACTATTTTGATATCTTTGGCTCGATCAAGGAAAACTTTATTCGCGGTTCCAATATTTATAATCTTGCCATTTCATCCAAGTACAGCACACAATATCAAAAGTGTATTGGATCGCTTGTTCATCCCGAGAAGTTGCAAGAACTAGTTGATTACAACAAGCGAGAAAATGCTCATAGTTTGTCGGATGATATCGATAAAATCGAAGGACTTGGTGAAATAATTGCCAAGTGTGGAAAGATATTAGCTTTGCCTGGACAAAGTCGCAACTATGGACGTTGGGCCAAGAAGGACACCATTGGACGTCGTACCTTGGAAAAGTATGTAAAAATCTTTGATTCGCATCCGGATTCTCAAAAGATTGCTGCAGAACTAGCCATTCTGAAACAAGCAGCATACTCTAATGTCATTTGGGATGAAATTGTCAAGATTGAAACATGGACACCCGAACAAACGGAATATGTCTATGATTTTACTGTTCCAGCGAATCAAACATTTATGACTGATTATGGTGTCATTGTTCATAACACTTTAAACTCAGTAACTTTTGAGACACCTATTATTGTCAGGAATCGTGAAGGTATTATTCAAAAGATTCAAATAGGTGAATTTATTGAAAAGCATATTGCAGCTCCCAAAAAGTTGGAATATTATGCCGAGAAAGATACGACTTATGCTGAGCCCGCCGAATACTTTGAAATTCCTTCATGCACAGAAGATGGAGAGGTTGTCTGGAAAGAGATTGAAGCGGTTACTCGACATCCAGTTATTAATACAGATGGTACGAATACTATGTTAAAAGTAACTACAAAGGAACAACGCGAAGTTATAGTAACAAAGGCAAAAGGTATTTTAAAACTGGTAAATGGAAAAATAATAGGTGTAAGCGGCGATAAACTAAAGGTGGGTGATTATTTACCTATTTCCACAAAACAAATCGATTTTACTGAAGCCCTTACATTAGACCTAAAAACAGTTTTGCCTCCAACAGAGTATATGTACTCATCTGAAATAGAAAAGGCAAAGGCAGTCATGTACCAGCATCAATGGTGGTCAAGACATCAAGGGAAAACATTCACATTGCCTTATAAACGCAGCGATTCGTTTGTAGCCAAAGTAAGTGAAAAGTTACGTAATGGTTGCAAGACAAAAACTGGATTTACTCCTGGGTGTGTCTATATGGCACAAACCAATATGAATGCATACACAATTCCCGAAATGATTCCGCTGGATTACAACTTTGGTTATTTACTAGGTGCTTATGCAGCAGAAGGATGTATGACAAAATTCCAGGTATCTATTTCTAATAACGACCTTGCTTATTTCAAGCCTATTTTAGAGTTGTGTAAAGATTGGAACATCAAGACCAAAGTGTATCGACATGAGAATAAAGGTCAAAAAGGTTGGACAAGCCAAGACTTGCGTATTTACAATACTGTCTTGTGTCGCATTCTAGAGATCTTTTGCGGTAAGCTGAGTCATAATAAGTTTGTAAGCGACAAGATTATCTTTTCGAATAAGCAATGCCTGTTAGGATTCTTGGACGCCTACATTGGTGGAGACGGTTCAATTAAATCAGATTCTAAAAGTATTCTCATGTATTCAACATCAAAAGACCTGTTAATTGACGTCCAACAAATGTTGAATATTTTAGGGGTTTATGGATTTCTTTATAAAAATAAGAAACAAGAATCAAATAATAGAGGTACGCTAAGTGAAAATATTCATCAAATGCATACTCTAAATGTAACAAACAAACAAGCACAATATTTAGCAAGAATGTTAAACACCAAAATAGACTATAAAATTGCTAATACAAAAACTATTGTTGATAATAGTTTCAAACGTAATTATGAAATTAATAAAGCTTATCTGACTATTCCAAATGAAGTTGATGGAAAAATAGTTTTTGAACCTAGAACATCTGAAAAATATAAGGATGTACTGTTTGATAAAGTAACAAAAATAGAAGATATTTCTAATACAACTAATTACGCTTACGATTTAACAGTTGCAGATACAAGAAACTTTAATATATACAACGGGATAACGCAAAAAGATACTTTTCATTTTGCTGGTGTCGCGTCCAAATCCAATGTCACGCGTGGTGTGCCAAGAATCGAAGAAATTCTTTCGCTCTCCTCGGAACCCAAGAATCCCTCCCTCACAGTCTATTTGAAACCTGAAGACGAAGCGGACAGGGAAAAAGCTCAGGGAATCATGTATATGTTGGAACACACAAAGTTGCAAGAATTAGTGAGCTCGATTGAAGTTTGCTTCGATCCCGACGACTTGAATACACTCATCAATGAAGACAAAACAACCATGGAACAATATCGCGCTTTTGAAAATATGATGGACGAATGCGCTGATATTGCTGCCATGGAAGAGACAAATGAAAAATCAAAATGGATTATTCGCATGGAACTCATTCCCGAAATCATGTTGGAGAAAAATATTACTATGGACGATATTAATTTTACGCTAAAGAATAGTTATGCCGATGATATTAGCTGTGTGTATTCGGACTATAATTCCGATAAATTAGTATTCCGTATTCGTATGAATAATATTTTGAAACAGAGTGCGAGTAAAACTGCGAAGAAACCCAAGGTAAGCTCGCTCGATCAATCGGATCAAATCTACTTACTCAAGAATTTCCAAGACCAGCTTCTTAAAAATATTGTCATTCGCGGTATCAAGCGAATCAACAAGGTCATCTTGCGACGCATCAATGGACAAGACAATGTTGTCGAAAAATCAGGTGTGTATAAGAAGCAGGATATTTGGGTCTTAGATACCATCGGAACCAATATGATGGATGTTTTAGCACTTGATTACATCGACTCCAAGCGCACCTTTAGTAATGATATTATTGAAATTTATAACATCTTTGGAATCGAAGCTGCAAGACAAACTATTTACAATGAGCTTGCAGAAGTGATTGAGTTCGATGGCACATATATCAACTATCATCACTTGAGTTTGCTCTGTGATAGAATGACATTTACCAATAAAATGATTTCGATTTTCCGTCATGGAATCAATAATGATAATATTGGACCGATTGCCAAAGCATCCTTTGAGGAAACTCCGGAAATGTTCTTAAAGGCGGCGCGCCACGCAGAACTAGATATTATGCGAGGTGTTTCAGCAAATGTCATGGTGGGTCAGGAAGGAATGTATGGAACAAGCGCATTCCAAGTAGTGCTAGATTTAGATGAAATGATAAAATTGGAAGAAACAACTGTCTATGAAGAGCCCAATGATGCGGAAGCCATTGAAAGTATGTTTGGTCTAGCAGAGAATATTGAAGAGCCGTGCAGCACAAATAATCTTGTTATACAAAACAACGTAAGTACCATCAAAACAACAGATTTAGGAACAGACAACGACTACAATCCTGGATTTTAGACATACTGAAGTTTTACTTGTAAAAATTTATAAAGTATTATATGATATTTTTTTATTATATAATATAAATATAAAGAGATGCCAACAAGACGTCAAAAACAAAGAGCCTATAGAGGTTGGAGATGGGAGGTATAACACCAACCCCATCCCCATCCCCATCCCCATCTTCGAAATCCTCTTCTAGTTCAAAACAAATACCTATATCTAGACAGCACTTTGTTAGAAGAAGACGTACATCAGTTCCAGCTCTGATCGGAAGAGCACACACAATGGGTGGAAAAAGGAGAAGAACGAGAAGAAGAAAAGGAGAAAGAACAAGAAGACATTAAGTATGTGTATTTTAGGTTATCGTTATAAAAACGTATAAATAATAGAGCAAGAAATATATTATGAGTATTTTTTGCTCTATCCTTCATAAATTATATGATTTAGAAATACCATTGCCAGAAAATCAAGACTATTTTTCATACTATCGAATGACGCAACAAACTATTCCAAATAAACAAACTTATGATTTGTATCAATTCATTGTTAATTTTTATATAAAAACAAACCATTTTACAAAATCAAAGAAACAAATACAGAGTATTAAATGGAAACATTTAAAAGATAATCTGGACAACATTTTTTTTCCCAAAAAGAGAAAAGACAATTTATTGGAAGCATTTTCTAAAACGCAAAAAATAATGTTTGCATTATCCAAGTTTGTTCATATCTATAAAATGAAAAAAACTGTTATCAAAATACAAACTGATCTAATGTTGAATGAAATTGATGTAAGAAAAAAAAATGTTTTTTTATTATTGCAAGATGGTATTAAATACGCATTTGTTATTAGCGATTTAACTCATGTTATAGATTCAAGTCTTTCTCACTGCTGCTATTTTTTTGCAGAACCACAGGAAATTAAAAATCCATATAACAATATTCCGTTTAATAAAACAATTTTGTATAATTTATATTTTTTTATTCGCACAAATTTATTTACTATGCCAATATTGTTTGAACTATTTTTTCAATGTGATTTTGATTTACATACATTCAAAATAAACAATGAACATTCTATTCGAGAAGTATTTATTAAAAATTATGTTTCCTATTCGCATCATTATGATTTATATCCTCATATTACAAGTATGATAAACAAATATTATATAGATATAGATCCGGATTTTCCTAAAGAGACGCTTGTCAATATTATGCGACCATATTTACACTTATACTTTCTCGGAAAATATTTAATCTTTGGGTGTGAAAAAAAATATATTGTGACACGTCTTTTACGTAAAAAATTATTGCAATTTTCAAAATATAATCCCGATTTTGGTAAAAAAATTATTACACCCTATCCAATATTTGATTCAAGCATTCATCCCTTTTTATTTGAAGCTTTGAAATACACCTATGTAGTGACATTTAATACTGATCATATAACCTTTAATGATGATACCGTACCTATTTCTGAAATTGAAATAAATTATGAAGATAATTATGATTCTATGGAAGACGATTAAACTTCTTCTACAATTTTCAAGGTAGCCTTCTTTCTGCGTGTTTGTTTTTTTATTACAACACTTGATTTATTGCGCCGTGATTTATTTTCTCCCACTGCAATTTGTTGTTCTTCTTCTTTTTGCTCATCTTCTTTTTGCTCATCTTCTTTTTGCTCATCTTCTTTTTGCTCATCTCTCTGCACTAATACTAGTTTTGCTTTTTTTGCCTTGGGTTTTTTTGCAGACTTTTTTGTAAAACCTTTTAAAAATTCTTCAATTGTAATCGAATTCTGAATAGCCTCTTCTACACTATGCATACAATCTTCCGATCGAAAAATAGTAATAGGGAATGCAATTTCGGCATCAGGTGATTGAATAATTTTAAACTTTGGAACATTTTCAGCGCGCAGACCCGGTAATACGATAAAAATAAACTTGTCGTTTCGCGTTCCATATGCAACAAATTCGTTACGATTAGATTGCAAAATAGGCTTGCTCGAAATAAATATACTTGGAATTTTATATTTTTGCATTATTAACCAAATGTCCAGATTTGTTATGAAATAACTTTCGGTGTAAATAAAATTTTGAAAGGTTAATACACCAGATTTTAATTGATCACCCAATGTTTTTTTACCTTCAAGAATCAACACATCAACAATTTGATCTTGAAATGCAGGCAAGTATTGCATATACTGTTCTAGAAGTTCTCTTCGAATTTCATTCAATGTTAAAGTTTTCTCAGGATAAATATTTTTAATAATATCAATGAGCAAGTAAAAACCGCACTGATTTGTTTTTTCATATTCCAATTCGAAAAAAGAGGAAGGGAAACATTTCTGCCAAACACCCGAGGTAATTTTTGTATTTGTTTGCACAACGCAGTCCCTCGCCTCGCTCTTGGCTTCACTCATAACATTTATTTCTTCATTTATAGTTGCATTATTTTCATACAATTGTGTCTTTTTAGGTTCAGCATCATCATATGCATTATATATTGCATATTTATTTACAGAAACCGGATCTAATCCAACAAAATAATCTTGATTCAATAAGGATTGTATAATAATAATCTCATTTTCATGCAAGTTATAATTAACTATACCAAAAGAGAGATATACATCGGGTTGAAATATATATGATCTGATTCTACTATAACGAATTAATTCATCTGCCATCCTTCCAAAATAATAAATTTCATTATTTTTACCTGTTAATAAATTATTTTTGGGTATAACTAATTGACACTTGTTGCCTTCTATTACAGAACATACTGGTGATTTTTTAGCACAATCTCCAACAAGACAAGTTGAAATTTTGTCAAGCAAAGAAATATCATATTCCTCAACAAAAATTACATTGTTGCCCACGAGTGTTGTAAGATCTTCTATAATACTATCTAATTTGGATGAATATAAAATATAGGGTGTTTCTATTTCAGTTAGTATTTTTTCTCTCATCTGCAAATTTTCATAATTATTCAGTAATAGTCGAATGGTATTGCGAAATGCTTGGAAAAAATTGGTTTCCAACTTTATTTTTTTTATGTACTCTACGCGCTCATCATCTACTTTGGTAGAAACCATAGTTATTTTATCCGCAACCAAATGATTACCATCTTGCAATATTCTTAAAGAATCATTCACTGTTTCAACAACAAGCAAATCAGTAACTTCAATAAATTGATTTGTTTCTGTCAATATGCCAACAATATGATCATCTTCAACAACCTTTATTTCCGGTTTGCACGGAATTTTCCCTTTGCTTTCTTTGTAAATCGTGGTTAAAAATCGCAAGGTTTCATTATATCCAGTAAAAAGTGAATCATCTGTAAATAATATATATTCATAAGCAGGTTGTATTTCCGATGGATAACACGGAATGAATCCTGTTAGCTCCGTTTCATTATTTTTTATAACTAATCCAATTACTTTTGCACTATAATTGATGACTTGCATCATTACTTCATAATCAATTTTATGAACAAGTTCGATCAAATACTGTAATAAAATTGGCGATTTAAATTTATATATATTTGGCATAGACGCCAAAGGAACGCATGTATCGTGCAATAATGGTTTTATAATATTCTTAAATACTGCGCGCATTGTTTTGGATAATTGCGGATCATATTCGCTGAATGTTTTACTCACTTTTAATTTTGTTTCCTCATTTCTATAAGAGTAAATTGGCTCAAAAAAATCACCTTTGTGCATAATGATAAGTGTTTGTTTTCTTGCTTCGTAATATTCGCTTGAATAATGATTTGTTGGACAAATCAATTCCACATTGTTGGTGGAATCATCTTCCGGAATTTCCAAGATGACTAAATTAATACCTTGGCTGAAAAGTGACGGATTCGGTCTTGTAATAATATCCCATAAATATGTATAATCAATGATTGAAGTTGGATCACGCAAAAAGCTGATAAAATTTTGGAATGAAGCTACTATTTTTTTGAAATACAATACCTCTTCCTCTTTATCTGGATTAATTTTACTATACAATTTTGTTCCAGTAAAAGAAGAAATATCTATATCCATTGCATCTGCATTAACATCATCTTTTAAAAAGCTAATTAATAGATTGCCGTTTTGATAGGTAATAAATGTGTCAAGTGTCATAGAATCAATAATTCTCTCTTTCATTTCTTGAATATTCGGAACTGCTGATTCGCCAAAAAATTTGGCATCTGCAATACACGCTATAAAAGATTGTGTTTGACTTTCTTGGACACCATGACGCAATAAACAATTATGAAATGGTTTAATATTGGTATTTGTTTTACTAATTTGACAATCCGCGCCAATTTCATGAAGCATAAGTTGAATAGCCATGGGTAAATATCCCCATCTCATAGAATCGAGTGGAAATTTTTCGGGGCTTTTAATATATTCTTCTTTTTCTTTCACAAATTGTTGGTTTTTTGTTTCCGCCTTTTTGCTTTTCTTTTTGACAAGTTTTTCTTGTTCTTCTTCTTTTCCTTCTTCTTCTTCTTCTTTTCCTTCTTCTTTTCCTTCTTCTTTTCCTTCTTCTTTTCCTTCTTCTTTTCCTTCTTCTTCTTTTCCTTCCTTTCTTTCTCCTTCTTCTGTTGCTTTTTTACTTTTTTGCGCACATTGTTGCCTGCGCGATATCTGTGCTTTTTTATTCCAATTAGAAAAACAGCATGGAATACAAAGTCCATCGGGATGTTTTCCTTCTGCTATAAATCCGGGTTTATGTTGCTTATAATTTTCTTGGGTTCCGTGCGCAGTAGGGCTAAAAAACTCATAAATGTATGCACCCTTTGGAACAGTTTTTTTATCCCTTGGTATAACTGTCCCACAAGTAGGATGTTTTCCATCAACAATTTCACTTGGGTCAATGGGCATATTTGTTTTTAAACACCAATATCTTGGACAAATGTAATTAAATTGTTTATCCGGATTTGATCCATACTTAATAACATCGCCTTCTTTTAAAAACCCGGGTTTTTCTCTTTCAATATTTGCCAATTCTTGATCCGTTAAAATGATAGGTTGGCGTCGATCTGCTGATGGGCATGTACGGGAATATGCATTAAACTTTCCTTTGTTCTCTCGTAAAAATAATACGGGATCTCTTTCTTCCATATTTTTGAAAAAGGGCGATGGATTTGTTAATTTCATACCGTCTATATTTTTTACAGTGGTTGTTGCTGCTGTTGGCGGCGCCTTTTGGACAACTTTTTTCTCTTCTGGTAAAACATCAGACTCTGAAGAAATAGTGATTTCGTTTGAACTTGCTGGTTCTGAACTTAATTGCTCAAGTCCTTTAATTTCTCCAAAAGATGAACTTGGACTTGGACTTGCGCCTCCTTTCAAGTCTTCGTCGTCTTCCTGTTCAACTGCATCTTGTTCCTCCTCTTCTTCTTCTTCGTTTTGTTGCTCGACTGCATCTTCCTCCTCTTCTTTTTCTGCTTCTTCCTCCTCTTCTTCCTCTTCCTCTTCGTCTTCATTAAATAGTAAATCAAGCACATTTTTTGATTTTAACTCTATTTCTGTTTCAGAATCTGTTTCTAATAATTCATCTTCAGAAAATTCATCCAAAATAGATTCGGGATCTTCTTGATCTGCAAAAATTACTTCCGATGCAGCAATAATATCATCAATCTCAATTTCTTCTCTCTCTGCTATTCCACAAGTTTGTTTTATTCTTTCTAATGGAACGCTAGTAGAAGTAGGATCTTGCGTCAATCGAATAAAAGAATCCAAATAAATAGGTATCAAAGATAGATATTGGATATCGTTTATATTTTCTATTTCTATTAAAGCCAAACTAGTTATAGGATTTACAATAATTCTCGATTTAAATCCAGGATTAATTTTAATTTCAATATCAGATCTTTTTACACCTCTTTCTACTTCTAATTCATTCACTATTTTTATTAGCAACTCTTTCGCTTCTTCTATCGTCATATCATAATTCTTAACAAGAGCTTCTAACAGCTCTTCGCCACGTAATCCATTTTTTTGACTGGACTGTTCAATAATAAAAGCTTCTTGACTCGTTTTTTTGTTAAAATTACTTACACGTTTATACCTCATTTCTACACGTTTTCCCTGTTCTTCAACAGCCTCAATAATAAAAAGACTACTTAAACATCCAATAATCTCATCAATTTGAATAACATTATCTATTTCAAGCGCACTTTGATATGTTATTTGTTTTACATCTAGATTATCTTCAAATAAACTTTCAAATAAAGAAACACGATACCCATTTTCTTCGAAATATGTTTTTACTTCTTCAATAATTGGATTTACTGCTTTGCGAAATATAGCTGTAATATCAGAAATATTCATTATTTTTTCAAATTCGCAGGAAATAGAAATACTACCGTCTTCATAAAATTCACAAATAATGATTTCTTTTTCTTTGTCATCCGTATATTCAATATACACACTAACTGATCGAACTTTTCCAATATTTTTCATTAATTTTATAATAGTTGATTTATTCAAAAAAGGTATTTTTCTTCCGTCTTTTGAAATTTTATCTGTAAATAAACGATAAATATTTTCTTGTCGCGATGCTGGATTGTATTTAACAAGAGGATTACTCTCTGACGTATGAATTAATTTAAATATAACATCAAGTGGCATTTTAACAACAACATCAGAATATATGATTACCTTTATAAATTTGATACCACGATATTGATATTTTAATTCACTTGTTTTATTTTTATATATATCATAAAATAAATTGACTGCTCGAAAAGAGTCCTCGGTATTTAAAGTTAATAGTTTTTTATTTTTTTCTAATAACTCGTACTTTTTTTCTTGCAACATATCCAAGTTTTGAATATCCTGTTTAAACAAAAATGGATAATATAATTTTATAGTAATTAGTTCAGAGAGATCTTTACTTTTTGCATATTCCAATACATCGGCAGCCAAACATAGATATATGTTATTTTCTACAATATTTCCAGTGCTAAGTAATAAGTGACTATTCAATGTTGTCAATGATTTACGTGTTATTCTTTCAATAAATTCATCGTATTCTGTTACATCATACGGATTATAGATAAAAGGATATTCATTTAATAAAATGAAAAATTTTTGGCCCAGTACTTTACTAACCCAAAATTTTTTTCCTTCCAAATTTAGCGATAATATATCATCATAGCTATACAATTCTTTATCAGGTATATCAAATTTTATTTCCTCCCCTTGTTCATTTCGTATCATATTCGAGAGAAACTGGTCAAATCGAACACGTGTTAAAGGGAGCTTCTTATTTTGTGTCAAAGTCTGATACACATTTTCAGGCTGAAATGTCTCTTCTTTTAAGCAAAATAAATACATTTCTTCTAGAGAAAAAGTATTTGAAAAACTTTGTATTATTTTTAATTTAATTGTCCCGATACTATCATCATAATGAATTTGTTGCGAAACAAAATGGACTGGAATATTATTTTCTGTAATATATTTCATTTCTTCTGCGTTAAATATAGGTCTTTTTGAAAAAGGATCAATAAATGCAACATTCATCGGATCTTCTTTAAATAGGGAATCTAAATCAACACTTGAATCTAAATTCTCTCCATAAAATACATAAATTTGCACAATGTTGTTCGCTTTTAAATAATTTACTTTGTATATAAAATTTGTTTCCAACATTACTATTACTATTATTGTATATATATATTTATCTGTTTATTTTAATATAAATTGATTATTTTAATATTTTATATAAGATTTTCCTTACTTCAAACAGTAAGGAAAATGAAAGAAATGTTAATAATAAAAAATCAAACAAATATTTAGTCTAAAGATTACGTTTTAATAAATACTGATAAGCATCTTTGCAAATATCTTCTAAAGAATACTTTGACCTCCATCCAATTTCATGATATATTTTTGAAACATCTGAATAGGAAGCATCAATGTCACCTTCTCTTTTTTTTGAAATTTGATAAGGAATAATAATATTATTTACTTTTTCAAATGTTGTAATTAACTCTAGAACAGATGTTCCCTTACCAGTGCCCAAATTATAAATATGAATTCCTGGTTTATTTACAGTTGTGATTACCTTGGAATGTCCTTCAGCAACATCCATTATATGAATAAAATCTCGAATACATGATCCATCAGGAGTATTATAATTATTTCCAAAAACTTGCAACATTTCATATTCTTTAGATGCTACTTTTAATATAAAAGGGAGCAAATTATTTGGAATGCCATTTGGGTCTTCGCCAATAACACCGGATGAATGTGCGCCCACTGGATTAAAATATCTCAAGATAACTATAGACATTTTTTCATTGGTTTTTGCGTAATCTTGCAAAATTTGTTCCTGCATATATTTTGTTTGCCCATAAGGATTGGTTATATTTATACCGGTTATCATTGATTCGCAAAGTGGCGAATTTTGCTGGCCCCCATATACGGTTGCAGAGGATGAAAAGAGTAATTTATTGCAATTGTAAATTTCCATCACTTCCAACAAATGAATCAACGAATTTATGTTCGTTTTATAATAAAGCAATGGCATTTTTATAGAATCATTCACAGCTTTAAGAGAAGCAAAATGAATAACCGCATCAATTTGCAAATATTGAGAAAATACATCTAAAATATCGCGTTTTTTAGTTGTATCCCCTTTGAAAAAAAATATATTTTCTGGATATTTTGAGATAGATTTTATTTTATCTAATACTTCTATTTTTGAATTACTTAAATTGTCCATAATAATTACTTTATTATTGTCATTGGAAAGGACTAGCGCGGCATGACTTCCTATAAATCCCAAACCACCAGTTAAAAGGATGAACATGCGTATGAAATAACAAGATATTTTTATTTTATACAAATAACATTTTTGATAATGTATTTGAAATAAAAATTACTGTTACAATCATATAGTAAGTTTTTGAATATGGTTATGGATTTATTTAAAAATTGAAATCAAACAAGTAAAGTGTATATAATTATAAACCCCGTGAAATATGAACCTCAAGTTTATTATTATTCTAGTATTTATAGTGGCCGATTGCTTTGCAAGCAGAGCAAGTCGCAGACGCAGGCGCAGAGAACAGCGATATGCTGAAAAAATAATTGCGCAACAACATAATGTTGCAAGGATTCTTAGAACGCAAGAATTATCACTTTTTGACAATGATTATATATACGGTTCAACCCAGTATAAATCCGCGATATGTGGTTATATGCAAGAAACTTTATTCCCGGACAATTTTGATCGATTTATTAGTTATTCATTTTCAAATGAGGTTCGTTCTGCATTTGCAAATGAATATATTTCTACAATTTACAGCAAGGAGAATTTTCCTCTTACATATAGAACGCCAGATGTTACTCTCGATGTAGCAAATGGAGAAATAGTAGAATATTATTCAAAATACTGTCTTGTACATGTTGATACTTCTGCTCTTGCTTTTGCTGGTTTTATAGCTCTACTCCTTTGTTTTCACATTATTTGTTGTCTTCTTTCTTACGTTATTAATGCGTGTTTGAAATTCGATTTTCGGAATGACCAAATAAATATGTTCTGGTAGTTTCAAACTTTATTCGAACTTGTTCATCAGAACAACACATAAGTTCTGCAACCGCTTTTGTTGAACGAATAGTATTAAACTCATAATCATATTTTAAAAAATAAAGACGTTTTGTAAATGCATCAAGTTTATTAATTTGTGACCATATCTGCTGATATTTGTATATTTTATTATAATAATTAATTATGTTATTATCAATATTTTTATTTTTATTTTTGTTATTGATTAACTTGTCTATTTGCCAATCATTTTGAATTAAAACCGAATTTGTTTTAATTTCAAACAATTTTTCATTTTTATTTTTCCACGCATTCTTTTTTCTATAGTGTTTTGGTAAATTTGTTAATGGTTGCAGATCTGTTAAACCCGTAAATAATTCGCCATCTATATATGTTATTGCATATGTATAAAATAAATATTTGGGATTGTATGTTTGAATAGCCTTATTTAATCCGTAAAGAGCATAAATTGCCAATTCATTTTTTGGTATATGTCTGCAATATTTCCAATATTTTTTGTAAAATACGTTAGTTTGTTTAAGTGCCAAAAACTCGTAATAATAATAAATTTTTTTATGAATATAATCTTTCATAATAGGCGTTATAGAAGAATGAGCTAGAAGACTACGTATTTGATTCCACGATTGATATTTTATAAACCCTCTTCCCTTAGAAAAAGAATAAACATGAATCATTAAAAAAATTATTATCATAATATGTAACATCATAAATGTTATATATTTTATTACATATCTATTTATATCTATTCAGTTATTTATATCTATTCAACTATAGATCATAGTATGGATTATCAGTTATCGTCATACCGCAATAAGATTCAGGCTTCTTTTTGTAATCTATGGGTATATAAATATTTGCAGACTTTGCATTTTCCAAAATAAATTTGAAATTTTGCCAAAAATCTTGTTTGTGTCCAATACTTGTTGTCATAATATGTGATAATTCATGCAAAGCAACAAAAGTCAATGTATTTATGTCAATTAATTGCGTATCATCTTCTTTCTTCTTATTTAAACAAAAAGCTATTTTTTCACCTTTATTTTCACTATACGCAGTCAATTCACTTGTAGGCAATGTCTCGGAAATTTTTTTAGGATTAAAACCTTTTACTAAACGTTCTACTCTTTTATCATCCGGATGAGTTTTTTCCATATAATCGACCAATTTTTTACATTTCTCTGTAACTTGTGCCAATAAATTAGCTGCCTGTTTTTCCTTGGAGCGTTCTCTCACACAATATTTATTTCCATCAACAGAGGATACGATACACTTTAAATTATATAATTCTGATTCTGAATATACTTTTAGACATACCAGTAATACAAAACCAATAACTACATATAAAAATATATCTGATTTCATATTTACTAATATATTACAGTTACAATAAAAAATACATGTAGTTTAAATATTAAATATTTTTTTCATCAATAATTTTAATACGCGTCTATATTCATTAGTGGTTACATCATCATGCTTTGAATAACAGTCAGGAACAATTATAGTATAATTACTAATATTCTCTGAATTATTAAACCATTTATTTGTATGAATAGCAACAATTTTAAAATTTATAAGATTATATGACTTTACATAGTCTTTTATATTACATAATTCCTTATAATTATCACTATATTTATTTCCTAATTCATTATAAATATCTGCTTCCGATGAATATATAAATAAAATTTTTTTATGATCTTTTAATGCTTTATAAAGTCGTTCAAAACGTCGCCAAAAAGTATTTACTGTGTCCTCGTATTTATCACTTGTATTAAAATGTCCAAACCAAACACCATCATTATTGTATATTTTATTTTTTTTTGGAAAAAATAATTCGGGATTTTTTAAATATTTTAAAATAAGTGCAGGAGTTGTTGGAATATAATCAAAAGGGAAAGACTCTGTACGCATATTTAATTCATTCATTATTGATGCAGTGGGACACTTATTACCAAGAGAAACAATACAATCGTAATCAGTAAGATTTATATTTGAATTAACTGGCGTGTAATCCATATATTATTATTATAGAAATATTTAAATATAAATCTTTACCAATAAAGTATTTAAATTTCTTAGTATATATATATAAAATGATTGGATTTTTATTTTTGACATATGATGCTATTTGTAAAGAAGATATATGGTTTAGTTATTTTAAGAATGTAAATTGTGATCACTATAAAATTTTTGTTCATCCAAAAAATGCAAACGAAATACGTAATCAAAATTTTTTTAAAAATTGTATTATACCATCTTGGTGCGAAACAGATTGGGGTAATTTCTCTTTAATAGAGGCACAAAAATTATTAATTGAAGAAGCATTAAAACATTCGAATATAACACATTTTGTTTTTGTATCAAATAATGCAATCCCGGTAACATCATTTTATCAGTTATATAATTTTTTACAAACAAAAAAAAGTATTATTGGTTATGGAAAAACAACGATAGATAATCATACAATGCGTTATGATAAATTGCAACATAAACCTATTTTTTCAAAAGAACAATTTTTAATTCAATCGCAGTGGTGTATTTTATCAAGACATGACGCAACCATTTTAGTTGAAGAACATAATGAAATAAAGAAACTTTTTAATAATTCGTGGATTCCTGATGAACATGCATATGTCAATTATTTGGTATATTATAAAAATATTACTGATATAGAGAATAAATCGACTACTTATATAGAATGGGATAATGGCAAACCTTCAATATTTTATAGCATATCAAATGAAGAAATAAATAGAATTAGAAACGAAGGTAAATTCTTTATACGAAAAATTTGCGACTCCACATGGGTTGATGTTAATTATTTATTACAACAATAAGATACAGATCTATTTATTTGATTTCTAAAAAATTAAATAAATTTAAATGTTTAAACAACTTTATTGAACACCTTGACCCAACTCCAAAGGAGGTCTCATGAAATCAGGCTCAATAGTACTCAAGTTCCAAGGACCAACGTACAATTGAGGATTGGGTGGTTCCGAACGAATTTGTAAATTTGCATTTCGAAGAGTCTGGCCAATTGTGTCAATGCCAATATGGTAACCAGCCTTTAATAAATTAATGTTGGAAAGCTCCCCTTTTCCGGAAGGATTTAATTGAGCCCACTGACTATTGTTGTCTTTGGGCAATAAATCAGAAGGGTTCTGAATATTTTGTTTTGAACACGAAGTAGGAACACCCGTAGAAGGCGATGCGATTCCTTGTACCGAGGCGAATACTTCATTTTCTCCTAAAGGATCCGACGGTTGAACGCTCGAACCAGTTCCATTGGGAGAGTTGCTTACTTTATTTCGGTATGCAGCATTTGGTTCAGAATTCATCATTTCAGAACCGTAACTGCCCTTGTTTGTTACATATTTGGCAAATAAACTAACACCATATGCTAGAATCAATAAAACGATAATGGCGCCAATACCATAATCCGACCATAGCTTTTTCAGTGAAATGCTCATTATATAAAATTGGTGATAAAATATTTTTTAGAATACAGTTAATTAGAATAAATATATATTCAGTTTTGAAATCTTCCTATAGTTCTTTCAAAAGTATCTTATTCTTCTTCGGAATATTCAGATTCCGATATATTTTCGATATCGCTGTCACTATCACTATCATCTACATTTTCTAACATGTACGTTTTCTTAATGTTCTTTGCTTCTAAAAATGCTAGGATTGCTTCTTTTTTGGCAAGTTTTGCCTTTTTTCTGGCTTCTTTGTATATTTCATAATACACTTGGTTTGGTTTTTTTAATGTAATCGTTTCTAAAGTAGAAACATCTGTTATATCAAATTCTTTCAACTCTGCGGATATATTTTCTTCTATTGTGTTTTCTTCTATTGTGTTTTCTTTTATTGTGTTTTCTAAATCTTTGCTTTCATTTTCCTGAATCATATTTGAATTTATATGATTTTCTTTTACTGATACCTTTATTTCTTCTTCCTTTTGTTTTTCTTCTTCCTTTTGTTTTTCCTTAATACTTGCTCTTGCTCTTTCTCTTTCTCTTTCTCTTTCTCCGGGTTTGATTAAACAACTATCAAAAAAAACTTCTGAATTTAATGTCATTACTTGCTTAAGTTCCATTTCTATTTGAAAATTGCGCGAACTAAATCGAATGCCTTGTATTTCTAATATAGAAATAATATTTGTATCCGCATTCACATCATCAATGGTTAAAGCAGACTGATTTTCATTGTAAATTTTTACGATAGGTGCATTTGTTTGATAATTCATTTTAACATTTACACGTAATAGATAATATTTACATGACTTATAGGGTCGAATTGTGGTAGCAAATGCATTTTCTATGTCATTTAATTCAAGTTGATTTTGAAACCATGTTTCACCCTTTTCATAAATAAGTTTTTGACATCGTTCTTCTAAATTTTCTAGCCATCGGAATAATTTTTCATCATTATTGTCAAACATCAATTCAACATAATATTTTTTAGGGTGTTTAACAAAACCTTGCTTTGTTAAACTTTTAGGGGTTTGAATATAAAGAGGCTGTTCTTTATATAAAATTTTTGTCATATATGCACCTCCTTGAAGACTCGTTGGATTTCCTAAAGACAACTGCAAAAAATCAAAGTCATCATTTGGATAGACAATATTATCCATTAGTAGAACGAAAGAAAAATTATCATTTAATAACACGCAATATGCACCAAGACTAGATTTTAAATAAAAATCCTAATTATGAAAGAAAATATTGTAAAACAGTGTTTGGATCTTTTAAAAAGAGAAGATATTAAGTATCAGTTAAAGGGGTTGTTTGCTCCTATTATGGAAGTCATTCTTATGGAAATTACACCTTATATTTATACAATTATCACTTTAGTTTTCATTATTTTTATCATGATTTTAGCAATATTGATATTGTTTATCCTAATTTTGCGTAATAAAAGTATATTTGAGAAACTTTTCTAATATTTTCTCTCCCTTTTATATATATAATGCCAAATAGTTCAAGTTCATCATCTAGTTCATCATCTAGTATGAGTGGAGGTAGAAGAAGAAGAAGATCCCATCGCCGTCTCAGCATGCGAGGCGGTATGGGTGCATCTGAATGGCAATTAAATAATCTTGGGACAGAAAATCAGCAATATGATAATGTTTTTGTTAAAGGTGGAAATTTTGGTGCCGCTGTTCAAAATTTGGCAGGAACGCAACCTTCTCTAGTTACTGGCGCTTTTCCGAGTTCTGCCAATTTAAAATTAATTCAAAGTGCTGGTAAAAGAAGGCGACAAAAAATGGGCGGCCGCAGAACACGATCTAAAAGAGGAGGAAACTGGGGAACTGCAATTTCGCAAGCAGTTGTACCATTTTCGCTGTGGTTTGCTCAAAATAGATTTGGCTCTCGAAAACATAGCACTCGAAAATATCGCAAATAAATAATATCAGAATAATACAAATGAAGGAATTTGAAGAAAATATACAAAAATGGGTTAGTATCGACAATCAACTAAAATTGTTACACGAAAAGACGAAAGAGTTGCGAGAGAAAAAAGCAAAATTGTCGGAATCTTTGATCGAATTTGCTGAAACTCATCAAATGTCAAATGCAAATATTGAAATTAGCGACGGCAAATTAAAATTTGCCAAAACAAGGGTTAGCGAGCCGATCACTTTGAAATATTTAGAAAAATCATTGTCTAGTTTGATTCGAAATGAATCACAAGTAACGCAAATCATGGAACATATCAAACAAAATCGTGAAGTCAAACTAGTTCAAGAAATTAAAAGATTTTCTTAGAAATATATACTATCTCAATTGTATATATGTCTAATCATTCAAAAGAAAAAAAAGAAAAGGAAGAACAAGAAGGAGGGTTTCAAGATAACGATTTTATCTTCTATTCTTCGGGAGAAAATATATACAGTGGTGGGTTTTCTATAGATTCTCTCCTTTTGAAAGGTGGAAAAGGCGCTATCAAATCACTTTCTATTGACGACGATGCTAAACACGGAATTTTTGGGAAAAATTTAGCTGTACCCCCCATGTGGTTTCTTTCACCAAACAAAGAAAACAGTAAAAAATCCATATTTAATGATCATGATGAAATATTGGAAGAAGATATGCACGATAAATTATTACAACTATCACAATTACGTGCTAGAAAAAAAGGTACTGCAAAACTTTTACCAAAACATACTAAAAAACAAACTAGAAAAAGAAAATAAACTAATATTTACTATTTATTAGTGTATTTTCATTATTTTATTTTTATAACATGTTCCATTTGTTATAATTAAAAGGACTCACCAAAATTTCATCAAGATGCTGTTTCCAATAATCAACACGTTGCTCCATCAGAATATCCTTTTCTGTTTTGGGATAAGGCGAATTTGTCATCATATTTTCTTCTTCTTCTCCCGTCATAAGTGGTTTATGTCCATAACAATTTACACCAAATTTGATATCTGGATTTGCCATATAACCACCATTTACACCAGGTCTTCCACAATCATTTTCATGACCAGAAATGGTTTGAAGATTTTGATACGTTACTTTCTGCGTAGGAAATAATGCCATTTGGCCCTCGGACCAACCATAATTACACCATTCTCCTCCACGCTGATATGATTTTTCGACATCATCATATGTTGCTAAACGCGCTCCATAGGCAGCACATAATGTTTTTGCATCATTATATCCATATTTATTTCCGGGTATGTTAAATACTTGTTGCTGTAGTGATTCTGGGATATTACTATTACTGTTACTATCATTACTATCAGAAGTTGTTTCGTTGATTCCAATATTTATCTGGGGAGAATTGCTAAATAAATTAGTAATTGAAGTTACAACGTTGATTCCAAAAAAGTATTGGACTCCATTTATAAGAGCCAAAACACAAAAAATAATAATAACAATTATACCGGCAGTTTTAATATCTGTTCCTGATCCAGTTCCAGATGTTTGTTGATAATCTATGGTTGAATTCTTTCCTAAAGATGAAAAAAGTAAAACATATAATAGAATGACTACTAATAAAATAACAAATACCATTGGATTTATGCTCAATGTATTCATATAATTATATATATTTTGATTGGTCGTGGTTGAAACATCCATCTATATATTACTCTATTGATTTTTTTCTATAGAAAAGACAATACGCTTTTGGTGAAACTAGTTGAGCGGGGTCTTTTATTTCTGAAACATTTGTATCATTAAAATGATACCATTTATCATTTGCATTTTTAACATATGATGTGTAATGACCCCCAAATACATTTCCACTATGATTGCAAATTCCGTACAAAGTATATACATAAGAGTCTTTCTTATAACCGATTACATACTTGGATAAATTCAAATCTTCCAAAGGGAAATCGACCAAGATTTGATTTTTAATATTATTTGAATTGAACCTTTTTATATCAATTACTAAAATATTTGGCAGACTCCAATAAGAAATCTTCTTCTTCACATTTTGTTTGGAACCGGTTGCTTCATTGTACCATGCATTTTCATTTTCCAATGATTCTCCTTCAACATATAAATCAAAACAATCTATCAGCGTTGGACTCTTATTCCCCTTTGGAATAGAGAGATTAATCATAAAATAAGGTTCTGGAGATGTACTTAATACTTCTCCTGATTCCAAGGATATAATTTGCGATACATGAATTCCATAAAACATATTCCATATTTCGGAATATTCATTTGCATACATCGACTTTATTTTCTCAAAACACTGAATAGCAATTTTATCTGTTGTATTTTGCGCTGAACCATTAATTGTCATATTCACCTCTCTCGCTAAAGATGTATGAAAACAATCGACTAGGAAAAGAAGAAATTCTGGCAAATCATTCTGCGAATATCCAGTAAAAAGATCCATTTTTTTAATCTGTGCCATTTTTTGAATAGTTTTAATAAATTTTCCAGGTGAAATAATACAATTTTCTGACCACATTAAAGTACGCAAACTATCCCATTCCACAAGAAGCGCCGATTCGTATTTATTACTCAAACGCTTTTTGTACATTCCTTTGTCCAAAAAGTCGTTTAATTCATACGTATGAGATAAAATTTGTATGCAAGAATTTATAAAACATGTATTTCCCAGATTTCCCAAACCGGTCAATCCTTTTCCTTTATATTTATCAAAACTCATCAGCTAATAATAATAATACAGTATTTATATTTAAACATATTTACAAGAATATATAATAGTGCATGTCCAGTAGAAACCATCTATCAAACGATCAGCGTGCTTTATTAGATATTTATGTAAATTTATATAGTCAAAATTCGCGGCAAATAGAAAGAATGCTTGAATTGCAGCAAGAAATTACAAATTGTATAGTAATGCTAACGAATGAAAACTATAATCGTAGAAATGTCCCTCAAACATCAGGACAGATTCCATTACAACAGATTCCATTACAACAGATTCCATTACAACAGACTCCATCTCGCAATAGAGGAACCTATTATGATGAAGCAACTGGAAGAATTTACATCAATGGACTACCATATCGTATAGATTATTTCAATAATGAATCCAGACCGACAAACAGTGGTGTTGATGCATTATGGGGAAATTTTGAAAATCTATATTCTAATGTAGTCGTACGACCTACAGCAGAACAAATAAGAATAGGAACTAGAAATATTCTTTTTTCGCAGGTCTTAGAACCACTCAACGCGAGTTGTCCCATTTCATTGGAACCATTTCAAGAGAGTTCTCAAGTAACTCAAATTATCGGTTGCGGACATCTTTTTCATCCGGCAAATGCTCAAGAATGGTTTGATCGAAACGTACGTTGTCCAATTTGTCGTTATGATATTCGTACGCGATTACGTGATACGCCTGCTCGCGAAGAAACAAAAGAAGAGGGGCCGTTAGAGGAAACGAAAGAAGAGGAAACGAAAGAGGATGAAGAAGATCCATTAATAGAAGAGAGATATCCAACTCCTATTATTGACATGTCTAATAATGTACTTGTAAATGAATTGACACAATTAACAGAAACAATTTTAGGTAGATTTATGAATACTAACACTAGAGTTCAATTGAATGGTGAAAATAGTCGAATGACATATGATGCTTCCAGAAATGAAATTGTATTTCAAGGTTTTTATTTATAAAATATATAAAGACATGTGAATACTAGTAAGTACGATGAATCTAAAAAGACATAATAATCATTGGACACCAAATGAATTGGAAAGAATGTATCGCGAATATAATTTGCGAGAATTAACAATTCAAGAAATTGCGGATTTACATGGACGAACTACATATGCTATTCTAAATAAATTAGTGCAAGAAAATCTAATAAATGAAAATTGGGCAGATGTAAAAGGATGGACTCCGGAATACGAGTATGAGAAAAAGGAACAAGACGAAGAAGAAGAAGACGAAGAAGAGGAAGAGGAAGAGGAAGAGGAAGATGAAGAAGATGAAGAAGACGAAGACGAAGAAAAAGAAGACGAAGACGAAGAAGATGAAGAAGATGAAGAGGAAGAGGAAGAGGAACAAGAGGAAGATGAGGATGACTCATCTGATTATGACCCAGAACAAGACGAAGTCGAGCAAGAAGAAGATCAAGACGATGACGATGATGGTAATGTTCCTTATAATATGGAAATTTATAATATTGGAGTCGCAACTCGTGGATTTTTAAGATTGATTCACTATACAGTAGTCGGGGTATTTCATTTTATAAGAAAAAATATTGTTCCTTTATTCAATAAATAATAAATATATTTTAATATAATAATTTATTATTTCGTATTATTTTTTACCAAAGAAACTAGTAAGAGGTTTATTTCCTTGTTTTTGATTGTTTGTTTCACGCAAGAATTCATCAAACAACATGGCTTTAATTTCATCATTCTTTAGTTTCTCCATTTTATCTTCCAGTTTTTCAGCTTGAAAAGTAGAGCGCAATTGTTCCATGTCGCGTCGAAATTTCGCAATCTTTGCCTTTTTATTTTGCATCGCCCAAATTTTTTCCAAAACAAGTGCAAAGATTTGTTGCACAGGTTTCATAATTTGATTCGTAATATAAAAGGAATAGTCAATTTTTAAATGATTCTCTTGAATAAAAGTAGGCGTTTCTATTTTTTCCCCCTGTAGAGCTTTTTTATTAGGGCTATGAATATACACAAACGGAATACGATCACCTGAACTCGGTTTATTACCTGGATCACGCGATGTTATCCGGTCTGCAAGAACTTTGTGAGCAATTTGCTTTGGGTTTTTGTATCCAGAACGCAGTGATTTCGTAATCACTAATTTATCCATGGAATAGTTTTCTTGTACAATATTTCGCAAACATGTTTGAAGAAATTCCATTGCTTTTTTGATGTCTTGTTCTTTCATCAAAATATCAATAATACCACCATAAATATCTTTGACAATCGGCGCATTGTCTCGACGTTTCAGAACAATTCCCATCTCTTTTCGTTTGCATTTGTCGGGATCATCTTCATAAAGCATACCCACATAACGCTTTTTTGAAAGTAAGCAAAATGGCATGAATGTTTTTTCGTATTCTAAGTCGTGCGGTTTTTTCAAGAAACTAGATGCCAAATGGCCAGCTTCTTTTGCCAATTCAATGGTAATTTCCAATGCTTTTTTGCCGCGAATAGGCTGACCTTCTGGTGTTTGCAAATTAAAGGTGAAGAATACAGAATCCGTGTTATGTACAATTAAATTTCCAATACCTGCAGCAAAGTGATGATTATCTGTCGTTAAATCATATACATAACCTTTGTAAGGAATCTCAGTAAAATACAATATAGTATCTTCTGGTGTTGATACTCCTTTAGGTTTATTTAATAGTAAAATAGAGCTGTCATAGCTTACCATACTGATTGAACTAAAATTTAATAACTTATAGGCAACTTCTTTGGCCTTGGAAAGTTGTGATATATCACCATCATTAATATAACCATCAAAATAACTATTAAATTCTTCTGGTAAGCGATGATGTAATAACTGTGTTCCTATTTTAATATCTTTTGGTGATACTGCCTCCCCCGTTGGCAAAACTAAAGAATGGTCATCTGTAACATCTACCACGCTCGTACTTGTATATATGCGTATCATCTTTTTATGTGATGCTAATTTATGTCTAATGACACGATGTATTTTTGTCCAACCTTTTTCTGTCCATGATTTTACATTTGTCAGCTCACATACTTCTTTTTCTTGACGACCTAACTCTTTGCAAGTCACCCAATTATTATTTCCATATTTTTTTGCCAAATCCTCAATAGTGCAGATATCATATTTGTCATCATTTATTTTCACATATACTGGTGTATAATTTGCGACACTATCACCATATATGTACTCGGCTTTTGTTAAAACCGGGCCATGTTTGGTGTCGCAAATAGCATCGCCATATGTTTCTTCGATAATTCGCTTTGCATAAGTAAGTAACATGCGTCCAGTTGCAGTCGTTGATGCAGCAATATCTTTATCATAAAAGGAACTCGTCCTCGCTCCACATTGTCCATACAATGAATTAGCAGTGACCTTGTAACCAAGTTGTCTTTTATCAAGGACATTCTTCATAAACTCGTCTGTTTCCGAAGGTATCATTTTCCTGGTTGCCTTTCTAGCGGCCAACAGTTCCTCCAAAATAGAAGGCATAATAGCGCGGCCTTGTTTAAATTGTGCAAATCGGCAAATTTTGTAGCCAGACTTTATTTTTTCCGCAGCAGCTGTTGGCCGCGCTCTTACATATTTGAAAGTATCATAGGTAATATTGACATATTCATACTCTGGCAAGTTATCATAAATAAAATTTCCGGCTTGGTCTTGATCCCCAACTGTTTTAATCAGATTATCTTGCAAATCGTATTCCTTTGTCCATACCTTGCTATCATGCGACAAGTTTTCACTAATCATTGAAGACGGATACAGAGATGCATAATCTACGCAAGCTACAGGGTTATCCAAATATAAATCGCACTTGGGATCGAGAACAATGGCGCCTTCGTATCCATCGTCGCCTTCGGCCTTTTCCATAACGGGCATAAGTGTATTTTTTTCTCGGCACTTTTTTGCCACGTAGCTTGTCAGTTTGATTCCCTGACCACGGAGAACCAAGAAATTAATCGGCACGCTGCAAATCTTGGCCATCTCAACAAATCCGGTGAGCACATCCACTTTATTCATTAGATAATGTACCAAGTTGCAATCCTGCAAACAGTATTTTGCAATGATTGCGCGATCTTCGTCTGTGCCATTGGTCATTCGAAAGATATCTTTTGGCGTGACATCATCCTTTGCTAAACACCATCGAACCTTTTTACTAAAATCTGGCGATACATTTCCACGCACTTCAAAGGTTCCACTTGATTTATCCACGCTGCTAATAATAAATTTGGCACCATCACTGTAATAATCAGTTGAATGTCCAATTTCCTCGAAATGAATATAACTTCCTTCCAACAAACCTGTTAAATTAGTACTTTTAACCACCGTTTTATTGTCTGTTGCATCGTATTCCAATTTTTTCACATAATCACCAATAAAATAACCAGCAACATAATCCAACTTGTAAGAGGTAAGATTTTCTTCACGACGAAAATAATTGTACATGTCAATTTGAATACGACCATTCATTTTAATGAATCGCAAATTATGCTCACCGCTTGCTATCACTATTTTTGTTTCCTCCAATTTATATCGCTGTGTTTCTTGATCGAACGTGGCGCACGTTTCACCACGATTTTTTGACAAGTTTAAAAATTCGCCAACGCAACCAGTCTCTACAGCACGATGAAACATGAAATCATAATCAAAGCCGAAGATATTATATCCAATAATGATATCCGGATTTTCTCGCTGAATCAAATCCTTCCATGCTAACAGCACTTTGTCTTCTGTAGAATAAGATTCGATTTCGGCATTATTTACACTGGCACAAGTATTCAATGCAATGCAATGATTTAAATAGGGTTCTTTTTCACCCGCTCGCAAGAAAGTTGATCCGATAAAAGTCACCTTGTCGCCCTCCAATTTTGGAAATACCGCATCAAGTGTAATGCGCAGCTCCAAGAGTTTTGCTTCACGATCAAATTTTGCGTCGAGCAACATATCTACCACACTGCCAACGTGTTCCTTCGGTTTTTTGAAGAAATTTCCGGCACTCGAATTGGATTCTTCTTCGTCCGCATGCATGGAGTCAAACATATCCTCAATGGTCAATTGATTTTGCAAATCGACATCTTTTTTTAAATCGCGGATCTTGGATTGCAACCATTTATCAGTTTTTCTATGAACTTCTTCTAAAGTAGGCCGAATCTTGGGATAAACGCACTCTATAGACGCCGCCATCGAAGAACTGTAACCAAATGCACACAATACTATTTCCTTTAATAGTTGTTTGCATTCTTCCAGCTGTAGGTCTTTGTCCAAATTTTCAATGTGCTCCACAATATTGGTTGCCAACTTTTTATAAGATTTGACAGGAACCGGAAAATCACCATGACTGCTACTCGCCTCAATATCAAAGCTGCAAATTTTATAAGGAACCCGCGTCTCCTTCTCATTCAATGGTAAAATATGTTTATAATCGATGCAAAATTCATAAGTACATGTCGTTTTCTTATCATGACTTATTTGAATTGTTCGCTTTTTTGGAAGAGCCACCCACCCAGAAGGACTAATGTCCTTGATGTGAAAGAAGCGAAGAAGGGGTGGAATATTGGCTTCGTACAAAAAGAGGCGTGCGCCTTGAAACAAGAATCCATTCGGTAAAAGCTTTCGCTCTTTATCATACCACAAGTTCTTTGTCTTGTTGAAACATTGCACATTATTAAAAGTAAGTTGAACAAATTGATGATCCTTGCCGGCATCGAACCCATACAACTTTTTTTTGTTGATCAACTGACATTTTACAATGGAATCTTCGTAATATTTGCCTACTTTCCCTTTCAGAAAAGTCAGGAACGATGTTTTTGTCGCATTGGTCCAATCATCTCCCACTTTGACATAGAAGAAGGGTTTGAAGTTTTCTGCAATAATACTGCAGCTTTCACCCTTTTCATTAAGGCCGAACATTTGAATTTTAAAAGTATTCGCATCTTTTTTTGGTCCTGAATCATCGCTATTGGAATCGACCGCGTTATCATTATATACATTAAAATCGTAGAGACGAAATGCTTGATCCATTGCTTATTTCTTGTTGTTAGATATTATCACAAGTAATATCTAATTCAATTTTCTTTGTACTAATCATTCTTTATTATATTTGGAAATGTATTAAAGAAATTAAAGGGATAATCTTATTAAGATGAAGTTTTTACTAATAAGTCTATTATTTCTTTCATATGCATATTCTGCAAGATTAACACAAAAGAAACTTTGTAGAGATTGCAAGCATTTTATTGCGAGTGAAAAACAATGCGCACTATTTGGGAAACCAGATTTAATAGTTTGGAAAGATAATTATGATAATGCAATGAATGTGAGAGAAAATGAGTGTGGAGAAATTGCTATATATTTTGAAAAAAATAAATTTAAATTTATTACGGTACCCTATTATTCTCTAAAAAATAATTGGCCAATATATTTGATACTTCCTTTATTTGCATACGATTTATATTTAATATTTTTAATTAATACATAAATATAATATATTCTTGATAATATATAATATATTTATGTCTGTAAAACCGATCCAAGCTATTGCTGTATTCAATGATAAAAAAATCAAGGGCACTGTTCGCTTTACAGAGGATGTGAAACGTAATCTAGTTCGCATTGATATCGACATTGTAGGTTTAAAAAAGAATGCAATGCATGGTTTTCACGTACATGAAGCGGGCGATTTAACGGATCATTGCACAACCATGTGCGCACATTTCAATCCTTACTATAAAGCGCATGGATGCCCGGGTGCCAAAGTCCGACACGTTGGCGATTTAGGAAATTTAGAAACCGATGCAACCGGTTGCGCAAGATATTCAATAGTAGATGATATGATTAAGTTGAAAGGAAAGGCAAATATTCTTGGGCGCGGTTTGATTATTCATGCAGATCCAGATGATTGTGGCATGGGTGGATTTGAAGATAGTCTTACAACGGGTCATGCTGGAAAACGTATTGCTTGTGCTATTATTGGATATTCTGCAAAGAATTTTGCATAGAATTCTTTTTTTTGTATAAAAATTAAAATTAATAAGTATTATAAAATGACAAGTTTTTTCGCTTCGGGTGATTGTATTTTAACGTATAATTTGGGTAGAGCAACATTCTCAGCTACATCAACAGGAAATACTTATTCTTCTGCTTTAGATGCACTAACAGAAACTTTAACGGTAGAAGTCAATAATTATTTGGATGCTAATCCAACCTATATTGTTGTAACTATTCTTTATGAAAACATAAAATGTGTTGAAGTTCCTCCATTAGAACTATACTATAATGTTGTGTATATAAAAGTTGGTGATAAATATGTTATAGTAAATCAGGAAAAACTAGATTTTATACCTTATGTCTCGGATGAAACCACTTATTCTGGATTAACACATCAATGTATGACAAATAAAGATGGAACAGTAAATAATAATATAATTAGTTTTGCAGGATATAGAACACCCGCAAGACCGATGATAAATTTACCACCATTATACGATGAATCGCCATATATTTTAATGGTAGATGGAAGTTATATTAGTTCGCAAAAATTATATATTGATTCGGGATCAGGTTTTGCTACTACATTACCATATGTAATATATGATGTAACTACTGCATCTGGCATTTTTTCAAACTATAAATTCATAAAAATAATATTTGATAATACAGATCCTCTTTTATACAAAAGAGTTGTACAGTTTTCTTAGGAAATTTTTATACTCTTTGAAAGTATAAAAATTTATTTATAAAAAATTAATTTCTTCGATTCTTTCTTGATTTACAATGTTGTCTTTGACTAAAACCCTTGGGTCTATTACAATCAATACTACGTTTGTATTTTAATGACCATTTTCCACCTCTATGCGTTCGCTTTCTTCTTCTTCCTCCAGCTCGTCGTTTGCTAGGTCCAGGCGCATTTCCTCCTTTCATTATTCTTCTTATTACTATTCCGCGCGGACCTTTCTCAGCAACCTTTGACTCAATCCAATCTGCGAATGATTCTGCACTCCTGTCTCGACGCTCAAGTTCCGCATTTTCATACTCTTCAGAACTATCACCATCAATATATCGAAGCGTAGGAAATCCCATGGGTTCTTTCCCTATATTTCTAAGATTGGGATAAAAATCTTTATCAACCATGGCAAACACAATATTGGGATTTTTTTTATGCTCGTCTTTCAAATAAGTTTTTGTATTTAACCATGGTTCTTTTGTTTCATTACATGGCCCACAACCAACCATAAATAAAAATAAAAAAATATGCTTCCCAGATTTAATATGATCATTTAATTTTTTAATTTTTTTTTTAGCTATTTCATTCATAGGTCCTTCAATAACCAATGTTTGCATTATAAAATAGAGATAGAAATTTTATTTATCCTAGTTTATAATATATGACCCTATTGTTAATTTTGATTATTATTGTCTTTTTAGCAGGAATCTATTTTATTACTGTAAGCAGTGATCCTAAATACTTGGAATCTTTGACAAATATGAGTGGTTCAGCAAGATGTCCGAACATGTTGATTCAAAAAGGGAAAAACTTTTACTTGTTTAATTCCAATCTGGCAGAAATTCCAGGTGTAAATCCTATTGAATTTGAGAATTTAGAAGATTATACAGAATTTATTGATTGGCAAAGAAGCCAAGGAATTCGTTGTCCCGTATTGTATTTACAACATGGTTACGACGCGCAAGGCCAGTCGGGTTATAAAATGAGACCGAGTATAACAGAGCCACAGGGAGGTTTGCCGCCCGCTTCCAGCACACAAAATTTTAACCCAAATTACTCCACGCCTCAAATAATGAATCAGCCAACATCTAGTTCAGATTTATCAAATTCAGCTCAAGTAAATGAACAAGAAGAAACATCAAATATGTTGTTCAGCCCGAATGCTATGGATGATAATTGGGGAGGGGAGCGTTATACAAAGAGCTTAGTGGATGCTGGATATTATGAAGGAAATGAAGTTAGTATATATATCCCGTAAATAATAAAAGATTATTTTTACAAAAATGATCTTTTGATAAGTCGCTTCGCTTTAAACAGTCGCTTCGCTTTAAACAGTCGCTTCGCTTTAAACAGTCGCTTCGCTTTAAACAGTCGCTCCGCTTTATGCGTGTTGATCTACCACGGTCATGACAGAATTCAACGATTGTTTTGCTGCATTCATTGTATTCAAATTTGTAAGAATCGCCAAATTTTCTGGAGATAGCCCACTTGTAGGAGAAAATTGCAGTGCCGTTTCCAACATGACAAGACCTAAATATTCTTCCATATTAATAATTACATTTTCATAATCTGTTTTGTATTTTTTAATAAGCAATGAATCTTGTAATACTGTGGCCTGTTCTTGAACACTGGTTGCATAAGTACCAGCAGACCCCCCTATACCATTCGAACCATTATTAGTGAGCCCTTCCATAATATTTTTTTGCATATTCATATGAAGTTTCCATGAATTCGTTCCTACATACAAGAGAAAAAGAACAACAGCAATTATACCAAAAATTTTCAAAAGATCTTCGTTCATATACTATATTATTTATAAAAGATTATTTACTATAATACTTGTAAATATAATTTTACATGTTCTATAGCCGACTTGTTTATTTTTCTTGTTTGACCCTTTGCATTACAATATGAAATATCTTTCAAACAGTCCGGATTCTTATTTAATGAGAGAACCAATTCAGGTAAGCTTTTAAATTGTTGTATAATAGCAGTTGCAGTTGTGCTGCTAATCCCTGGAATTTGTGACAACATAATTTCTCCAATATTGTTGATTGTAATATTCTCTTTTTTTACTCGTTTTACTACACTAGAATAATTTTTTTCATTGGTTTCATTTGTTTCATTTGTTTCGTTTGTTTCTTTTTCTGTTTTATTTTCTACTGCGGTTTTATAATAGGCATCTTTATTTTCAGAAATTCCTTTTTTTAATTTATATGTCATATGACATATCATAAGCGCGGTTTCTTCTAGACTCTGGCTTCGTAGAACCGAGAATCCTTTGTAATAACTCAAGGAGAAAATAGCTGAATATAAAACAGATTTGTCGATTCTGCTTTTAAATGTTTGCACTTTGTTTAAATCGCCTTCAATCATATACATGACATTATGATTTGGCATTGGCAAACCATTTAATCGAAATGATTGTTCTTCGTATCGCCCATCTTTAATGGATGCTGCTAAATCAGACAAGGTTTTTCTCTCAATCAGAACCTTTTCACAATCATTGTTGTCACAAAGAATAATATCTCCTACTGGCAAATTACATATTTCTAATTGTATTTCCTTATATAAAGGACTGATCTCTAAAAAATACTTGCATGATTGTATCAGATCATGTTCTCGATGATCAATCTGTATCTTCATAATGTAATAAGTAAAAACTTATTAAATTACTTTTTAACTATATATTTGTATCTCTTTCTCTTTTTCTCTTTTTCTTTCTCTTTTTCTCTTTCTCTTTCTCTTTTTTTGTTTTGTTTCTTCTGTTTAACCGAGACCGGACAAACCATGCACAATGCCCGCACGAGCTCGAGTGTATTGAACCGGATTTCGAGTCGTAAATACTTGGCCAAATAAAATACTATTATTATTTCTGCAACATCCCTGAGGAGCACGAACTAGAAAATTTCCCATATTACCACGAGGCCATGTGCCACCATAAGTAATAATACCGGGTTTTTTGTTACCACCACAAGATCCTCCGTATGCACAAGTACGATTTGCAACAGATTCAGCATTTCTAGCAGATTTGCCTCCAGACATATAAGTCATTCCAACCATTTTATATATACTCTAAATATTATATTTTCCTCGGCAAAAAAATTAAATTGTGTGTCTTCTAAATTATATATTAAACCAATTTAAATGTATAATAGTGTATTTAGAATATGGATTCATTTGATTCAAAATTACTTCACGATGATGATATTGTTAAAGGAGAGGACGGTCTAGTATTTAATCCGTATAATCCAAACAATGTTGAGATTACATTGAATGATGTTCAATCTATTCTTACTAAATATGGAATCCCTTCAATCGTCCATAATATAGAATTGTATAAACGCGCATTTGTTCATAAATCTTATACGAAACGTCCAAATATTGAAAATATGCAGCAGAATATTACTATTCTTGAAAAACCCCCTGATTGTATGCCTCTCAAAACAAAATCGAATGAGCGCCTTGAATTTCTAGGAGACGGAATTTTAGAGTTGGTTGTCAAGTATTACTTATATCGACGATTTCCTAAAGAAAATGAAGGATTCATGACAGAAAAAAAAATTGCCATTGTTAAAAATGAGGCCATTGGAAAAATTGCACTAGAAATGCATTTGCATAAATGGTTAATTTTATCGCGCCATGCCGAAGAAAAGAAAATTCGTACCAATTTGAAGAAGCTTGGCTGCCTTTTTGAATCTTTTTTGGGCGCATTGTTCCTAGATTTTAACAAGATCGTCGTAAAAGACTCGGATAATTGGTTTCAATCCATGTTTGTTACCGGACCGGGATTTCAAATGGCGCAAAAATTTGTTGAAAATATTTTGGAAAAACACATTGATTGGATTGCCTTGATTCAGAATGATGATAACTATAAAAATATACTTCAAGTGAAAATACAAAAAGAATTCAAAGTGACTCCACATTATTTAGAAATGGGTGAAGCTGATCCTGAAATTGGATATAAAATGGGTGTCTATTTATGTCTAGGCCAGCCGGTTCATCAGTGTTCTACATCAAATGCGACACATATAGATGTATTAAAGACTTTTGAATCCGTGCATCAATATGTTGAACAGAATAGGAAGATCTTTTTGTTTTTGGGGCAGGGCCAACACAAGATCAAGAGAAAGGCGGAACAAATTGCGTGCCAGGAAGCGTTGCAAAAAATTCTTTTATACACTTCATAAATTAGATAGAAGTTTAAAATGAAAAGTTTTATATGTGTATCTTATATAAGGTAATATATGAACCCTTTAGAAAAAATAAAAGAACAATTACGGCTGAAACCAACTGCTTCTTTAAAACAAGAAGTCAAGGTTTCAATTCCCGTTCCTACTCTTCCAGAAAAAGTCAGCATTCAAAATGTCCAATTTAAGGATGAACAGGATCCAAATTACCCTATTGCCGAATTGCTAAAACAATTATCCGAGAGAAATGTGCGAAAAGTCGTAACAAAACAAACGGTTGAATTGAGCAAACCATTATCTGCAAAAGTTGGCGAAAAAGCAGAAGAAAAAGCATTGGTTGAGGAAGAACCTGATGATAAATCCGCGAAACCCGCAAAAAAAGCTAAAAAAATATCTAAAAAAGCACTTTTAGTTCTTCAAGAAGAAGGTGTCGATATTTTACCGGAAGCAAAAGTAGAAGAAGAAAAGGAAGAAATAAAAGAAGAAGCAAAAGAAGAAGCAAAAGAAGAAGCAAAAGAAGAAGCAACTGAAAAAAAGGCACCGGCTAAAAAAAAGGCATCAAGAAAAACAACAAAGCAGCCCAAGGGCATTTCCACATTGGATCCTATCGAATGGATTAGCATTGATGAAAAGACTGTTGCAACACGATTGCCCAAGAAGAAACAAAATGTTATTTACAAAGTCAGTAGCTATTACATGAACAATCGAGAAATATTTATTAATTTTATTAATTCACTCTTTGAACCCTATCGAGACCAAGTTCTAGATGATAGTGCGCAAGTAACATGTGATACTATTGGCAGTGTAACGGAAGATTTTTCTCTTTTGACTCATCAAAAAATAGTGAGAGATTATTTGAACCTTTTTACACCATACAGAGGTCTTCTTTTATACCATGGTCTCGGTTCCGGAAAAACCTGCACGTCTATTGCCATTGCTGAAGGAATGAAAAGCACACAAAAAATTATTGTTATGACACCTGCATCATTGCGTAGAAATTATATCGAAGAATTAAAAAAATGCGGCGACGCACTTTACAAGAAACAACAATTTTGGCAGTGGATTGATGACGTAGAAGCTATTGAAACTTTATCTTCCGCACTGAGTTTGCCCATGGAATTTATTCGAAAAAAGGAGGGTGCTTGGCTAGTAGATGTTTCAAAACCCAGTAATTACGATGAATTAGAAACCGCTGAAAAAACTAGCTTAGATGAACAATTGGATGAGATGATCATGTCAAAATATAAATTCATTAATTATAATGGATTAAGAAGGGATAAATTGCGAGAGATGACAAATAATTTTGAAAATAATATTTTTGATAATGCTGTTATTGTTATTGATGAGGCTCATAATTTTATCAGTCGCATCGTGAATAAAATTGGCAAAGAAAAAGAAGTCAGCGTGAATGAGAAAACTGGGAAGCGCGAAAGAATTCCATATTCTCTTTCCATTATCTTGTATGAAATGTTGTTGAGCGCACAAAATGCAAGAGTCGTTCTTCTAACTGGTACTCCTATTATCAATTACCCTAATGAAATTGGGATTTTGTACAATATTTTGCGTGGATATATCAAAACGTGGGAGATACCATTAGATGTAAAAACAGGAAAACCAACCAACAAAGAATCCCTCAAAGAGATGTTTTCGAGAGAAAAAAATATGGATTTTATGGATTATTCGGCATCCAGTAAAAAACTCACTTTTACCAGAAATCCATTTGGGTTTGAAAGTAGAGAAAATAAAGATGGCGCATATGAAGGTGTTACAAATAAAGAGTTGCAAAAAACGGATAAAACAACTGGTGAAAAAGTTGTCTATCGACGTGGCCAACTAGCCGATGAAGACTTTGAACGACGGGTCATTCAAATTTTGCATAAAAATGAAATCGAAGTTATACCACAAGGTATTTCGGTCCGACTCTTTAAAGCGCTTCCCGATAAATTTGATGATTTTTTGAATCTTTTTATCAATAGTGAAAATGGTACGCTTAAAAATGTTGAAATGTTTAAACATCGCATTATGGGATTGACCTCTTATTTTCGAAGTGCGCAAGAAAAATTGTTGCCTCGTTATGAAAAAATTGCTGACTTTCACGTTGTCAAAATCGCCATGAGCGATTATCAATTTGGCGTATATGAAGCCGCAAGACAGCAAGAAAGAAAACAGGAGACACAGACAAAAAAGAAAAAGGGAAAAGTGGATGAAAATGGTATTTATCAAGAGCCTTCATCCACCTATCGTATTTTTTCGCGTCTGTTCTGTAATTTTGTCATGCCAAAACCTCCCGGCCGCCCCATGCCGAGAGAAGACACAGAAGAGGGATCTCATCTTGATGAATTATACAAAGAAGTACTTAAAGAAACCGAAAAGGTAGAGCCCATAGATTTAGAAGGCGATGATACGGGTGAAGTGGAAGGAGACGTTATTCTTGATAAATTAGCCGATGCAACTTATGAAACACGAATCAAACGCGCAATTGATTATGTAAAGGAGCGATCCGCTGAATACTTATCACCCGCCGGTCTTGAAATTTATAGCCCCAAATATTTACACATTTTGGAAAATATTCAAGACCCTGAGCATGTCGGTTTGCATTTAGTATATAGTCAATTTAGAACCTTGGAAGGGATTGGAATTTTTACGATGGTTCTCGAGCAAAATGGATTTACTCGTTTCAAAATAAAAAAGAATTCGTCGGGTGAATGGGAACTCGATATTGCAGCAGAAGATTTGGGCAAACCAACCTTTGCTTTATACACAGGAACAGAATCCGCAGAAGAAAAGGAAGTGATTCGTAATATATTCAATGGAGATTGGCCAAAAAGCACACCTTTAACAGAGCGGCTAAAATTGATTGCTGAAAACAATAATATGGGTGAAATAATTAAAGTTCTCATGATTACGGCTTCTGGATCCGAGGGAATCAATTTGCGAAATACGCGATATGTTCATGTCATGGAACCCTATTGGCATCCTGCTCGCATTGAACAAGTTGTGGGTCGCGCGCGCCGCATTTGCAGTCACAAAAATCTACCAGAGGAGCTGCAAACAGTAGAAGTATATTTGTATTTGATGACTTTTACAAAAGAACAAGTGTTAAGTGATGCATCCATCGAATTAAAAAGAAAAGATTTGAGTAAAAAAGTATATCCAAGTTATTCAGCAAAAGATAAGGACAAATTGGTGCAAATTCCTTTTACTAGTGATGAAGCACTGTTTGAAATATCTACCATTAAAGATGAAGTAAGTCAAAAGTTGATTACTGCAATGAAAGAGGCATCCATTGATTGCGCTATTTATTCCAGAGAAGGTTCAAAAGAACAATTGCACTGTCTTCAATTTACTGATGCAAATCCAAATTTGTTTTCTTATCAACCAAGTTATAAAGCCGATCAACCTGATACAACATCAACTATGAATAAAAAATCAATTGATTGGTCTGGAAAAGAAGTGCAATTAAGAGGTAAAACATATATTTATCGAAAGATGAGTCCCACGTTGGGAAAAATATATGATTTGGATAGTTATAAACAAGCTCTACAGGCAACAGGCGTAGAACCAGTTTTAATTGGTACATTAGAAAAATTACCTGGAGGCGATATGCAATTCAAAAAAATATAATCATTTTATTTATACTCCAGATGATTCTTTTTTAGTAAGTAGCTCTATCAGAATATTCATTTTATCTAGTAAAGAATCTAATTTGTTATTTATTTCAGCATTGTCGCCATTTTTTATACTAGGTTTTAATTTTTTAAAGATAGAATCTACTTCTACTTCTGATTGCATTGTCGAATTTTCTAATTGAGGCGCCCATGATAATTGTTTTTTTGCAAATTCTATACTTGGTGACTGACTCAGTAATGGTTCGCCTATTTTAATCAGTTTTTTTGTATTTGTATTTGTATTTTCTTGTAAGTCTTCTTTTGTTTTTGTTTTTGTTGATTGCAACCATTTTTCGGCCTCTTCTTTATTTACATTTTGTATCTGATTTATTTCAAAATTACGCTGTGCAATCGTTTCGGCAATTAATTTTTCCATTTCACTAATAGGTTCATCTTTTTTTTCATGAAAGTCGATGACAGGTGGGATAGATTGTGTCATTGCATTTCTAAAGTCATTTTCTTTTTCACTCAACTCCCTTTCAAACTGTGTTTTTCTATCCTGCTGAATCTCTTCCACGGTAAATAAAATAGGTTCTTTTTCTTTCTCTTTTTGTTGCTCTTTCTCTTTCTCTTTTTGTTGTTCTTCTTCTTCGCGTTTTAACATAGGCATCCAACTATGTATTAAAATGGAAACCATTTTTTTGTTCAACTCCATCAAAGACTGTTGAGATCGTTTTTCTTGTTCATAAAAATTTTTCACAATCGTAATAAAGTTTTTTTGAATAGGTTCCTTATATTGACCATTATTTTTCATGATAAATACACTTTCTGCATCCAATAAAATATCCCATAATAAATCAATATTCTGTTTTTCCAAAAAGCTCATATAAATATAGACAAAACTATATTTATATATTTTTAAATAGAACCATTATTTTAACGGCGAGACTTTCTTGTTCTACTTTTTCTACTTTTTCTACTCTTTCTACTTTTTGTTTGCTGGCAATATTTCATACCACGCTTCACACAATTTTTTGTGTGCGTAATATTTCTTAATGGACCTTTTTCTCTTGCTCCACATTTAATACAAAAATATTTCCCGTTAATATCAATAGATGAACTATAGCACGGTGTTTTTCTTCCTTTTGACATTATATAGTATAACTATATTTTTATATTCTTTACTTGTTTCAATTACACCGACTAAAAAGAAAACTTTAGGCTCCTCTATAAATAGTTTATTATCTAACTATAATTATATAGCATAGTTATGTCTTTCTTTGGAAAACTTACACCCCCGTTAAGTAGTCAATTTAATGGATTAAAATCAACAGTTTCTGCTTTATCACAACGCGCGAATGAAAATGGTCAATCAATGCTAAGTAATCAATTTAATGAGTTAAAATCATCAGTTTCTGGTTTATCACAACGCGCGAATCAACAAGTTTCTAGTTTTATGTCTGGTAAAACAGTTACAAAAAATCCAGATGGAACAGTTAGCTATAATGAGGTTGTATATACACCTCGCCAAGGAGGTGAGTTTAGAGATTATCCACCTGGTCCAGATGGTAATAAATACCCCGAAATTTTATATAAAATGTATTTTAATGGAAAGAATATAATAACGGTTCGAACTGATACTAATAGTATTGTTGGAAATCCTCCCAATCATCGCGGAACAAAAATGGCTGGTGGAAGACGACGACGACGAACAAGAAAGTCAAGGAAATCCAAGAAATCAAAAAAATCCAAGAAATCTAGACGACATAAAAAATAATAATTTTAATATAGAATTCTATGTTAAAATTTAACATGCATTCACGGATAGCTTCCTTCCAACATTATATTTTTATAACTTTTTTTATAATTCTTCATTAAAATAAATCTTTCTAAAAGATTCCATATATTTATCAGGGAGAACATGAGTTTTAAAGTATTCAGCAGTATGTTTGTCTTCTAACATATGAACAATAAAATATAAAGAATACATGCCACATTCTGTGTCACCATATTGATGTTCATTGGGATGATTTTGATCAAATATTAAACGAATAGGGGTTTTTAATTGCAACCCTTGTTTCTGAATTCGTTTTACTAAGCGCAATATTTCTTTTGGAGCTGGATCACCGACACTATCGAAAAAGAAAATTTTTCCTTTTTTCAAATGAATAAACATACTCACCCAGTGTGAGCCACCCTTTGTGTGAGGATCTAAATTAAAAATAATACCAATTTTTGTTTTACCTGCTTTCATCTGTTTTTCAATATTAAAATCACAAAGTTCTTGCCAAACGCATTCGCCATATTGAACGCGTGTATCAAAATCAATCGGCGATGGACCGATAAAATCAAAACAAGGATATGCATCTTCGTGCTGTTTCATAACAGATAAAATATCAGTACTTGTTAACCATTCGTTGGGGTTCTTCTTCCATTCTTTGGGCGATAAGGGCGCAAAAGAATCGGTCAATTCATTATCTAATTCTCCATTAGTAAATTGTTGTTTTATCCAACATGATTCCTTATTACAAATATTGCTCATATTTTTTTGAAGATGTTTCCAAATTTCTTTGGGATCATTTGTTTCAATTCTTACATCTGTATGACGCAAATTCCACAAATCTCTTAATTTAAATAGTGTTTTATCATTAAAACAACTATACTTCATTAATTTTCCTTTTTTAGGCGAGCATCTCAATGTAATTATTTTTTTTGTAGTCGCGCCGCCTCTTTTTAATCGACTATATATCTTTTTCTTATGACGTATTATTTTTTTATTATCTCTATTTTTTTTCGTTCGTTGGTTTGTCATATGTATTGGTGATATTTTTCTTTTTTCGAATTCCTTTATTTTTTAGCACTGGGTCTTTCAAATTCACATCTTTTTGTTGCGGCGGAATCTCTTTTCTTAATGGTTTCATTATTTTTCGTTTTACAAATTTTTCTAAACTATTAGGTTCTTGTATTTTTATTGACCGCATCATAAGTTGATCAGCGTTGTCTATTGTCGCATTTTCATCAATCATGATTTCATTTTTTTCATCGATTTCTAAAAAATCTTTGTAGTCTTCTTGAAGAATATCTGATGTATCTAACATTTTAAAATATTCAATACATGATGAAATATATGTTTCAAATTTATATTGCAAATCCGTAGTTATATTCATCTTTTCATTAGGGTAAAGTTCTGGGTTCAATAATTTTTTTGTTACATCGTAAATCCGTTTTCGATAAAATTTTTTGTCTTTTTTATTTATAGCGCCTCTTTTTTCGCAAGTTTTTAATCGATATTTTTCGTAATTTTCTTTGTTCATTAAACATTCCAATGTCACTTCTGTAATTATTTTATCTGTCAATGTGTTCTTATCTGTCATTCTATACTTTATATAGAATAAAAGTTTTTCATTAGCGATTTTCTTATTAGCATTTTTCTTTGATATTTGTTAATCCGCGAACCTGAACCCTTGTATTATTGTTAAACAAATCAATTCCGACTTCAGAAGGGCTGGGATTTGGATTTACCGGACTAAATATTTCTTTTGAAAATAATCCAGGAAAAGGTTGTTGTTGTTGATTTGTAATATTTTTAAACTGTGTATGATATAAGTCGCTATTTGAATTAGGCACATAGACTGCTTGGCTGCATTTTTGCAAAGCGAAAATTTGATTTCTTAATTCAGATTCCTTGTTAATACTTGATGCGAATCCAGACCAAGGTGATTGCGTATTTCCGGGATTAAAAACAGCGTGTGGGCTATATGTTGGTAATTGTTCCATAGGCTCCTGAATTGGTTTTCTTGGATCCACAATCGGCATCAGCGAATATTTTGTCATTACTGGTCTCACACTTAAATAAGGCTGCAAAAGTGCGGATGGTATATTTCTATCATATATTCTTCGATTAATGGAATCCGTAATTTGAGAAGAACATTCATATTGACTAAACTGAGGTGCAACACTCATATTATACTAGTGGAATATATTTTATTTTCTCCTTCTTTTTCATATTTATCAACCCATCTCATTAAACTTCTTGAAGAACATTTGAATATTTCACATACTTCTAATTGTGATTTATCGCAAACTAAATAATATTCTATTGCTGATTTTTTATAATCTTCACTTTTATGTTTTGATGTTTAGGCATTTAATTATTTTTTCTCAAAATATTTTTTCTCAAAATAATATAGATGCCTAAACATCAAAATAAACGAAGTTGGAAATTTAAAAAGGCAAAAAGGATTAAAAAAACAAGAAAAATAAGAAAAACAAGAAATATAAGAAAAACAAGAAATATAAGAAAAACAAGAAATATAAGAAGGATGATTGGAGGTGTTATCTCTAGCCCCCCATCAAATTTGTTTCCTTTAGTGAAAATAAATAAAATTAATGAAGACACCATTTATCGTATAGAAATAAAGAAGTGTTCTTATTATTTTTATGGAAGAAATAAAAAATACTTATTAACAATAATAGATGATGAATATTATATGTTAAAGCTTGACGAATCACACGAAGATTTTGATATAACTTCAATAGATGGTATTGAAGACTCACTATCATCTACTGATCTGAGGGAAAATTTTCGTATGCTTCGAGAATTGGATAACGCTGGTATTATATTTATATTATTTGATCCTAATCCTAGAGCTCCTAGAGCATGTCCCCAAAGTTTGGATTTAACGAGTGCGCAGATGAAATTGTTAGAATGTAATACATCGTTGAAAGAAAAATGTGATAATTTAAGCCTACATTTAGATTATGTGTACAACCTACACCCTCCGCATAATAAGTTGGTGTCATTAAACAAAGACCCTTCTGCATTAATACTATGCTTATACAATGAATCTGGTTGTATCTCATCTATTACTATTGATATTGTTGATATTGTTGATGGAATTATAACTATAGATATAGATGCTATGACGGATACTGTTTCTGAAGGTAATAAATATATTAAATTATTAGTATGTACTGTAATACGAATATCATCGTTGTTATCAGAACATCATATAAACCGTATAACTTCTACAGCAATGAATCCAATGTCATTTTATTTATTAATGACGTATTTTGGCGGAATAGTTAGCGATATTGAAGATAATACTGAATTTTTCAACGTTTTAGAAAAAAAAGGAATAATTATTAATTCTGAGACAGATTATCGTGAATTATTTGAACTTTATGAAGAATATGAAGAATATGAAAAATCAGGTGACATTTTTCGAGTAACAATTGATATTGAACTAACTCGAAAAAACATAAAAAAAGCAACAGCGGCATTTCCCCAAATATTAGCTGAAATAGTATGTTGAAACTATAATAACAGCAAAGTAATTTTCAATAGAATTATATTTTCTACTATCTATTCAATCTAAATTATTTGCAATAAATGGAATAATATCCTGTATAATAATAAAAAAAGACCAAATTATTTATCAAGAGGCAATAACTTATCAGGGTTTTTAAACTTCATAGTTATTTCAAGATGACTACTAATCAAAATTTTGCATTTTTGTATTTTTTTTTCGTTGTTAAGTCGGCATTTTAAATGTGCAAAGGTGTAAAAAATCCATATAAAGATATATAGACAATACACTATATATATATGTGTGGCATTTTTGCACTATTAAATAATGAAAGTAATCATACAATGAAATATATTGAAGAAGAATTCATGAAAGGTCGTGGTAGGGGACCCGAGTTTTCTACATTGAAAAAGGTTAATTTTGGCGCCATCTTTGGATTTCATCGACTAGCCATCAATGGACTCAATGATGAGTCAAATCAGCCTATTGTTATTGGCAATGTTTCCTTAATATGCAATGGAGAGATCTATAATTATCGAGAATTGTATAAAATGATGAATATTAGTCCTATAACAGATTCAGATTGCGAAGTCATTGTACATCTTTATATAAAATATGGTATTGATCAAACCTTGCAAATGCTCGATGGTGTATTTGCCTTTGTTTTATGCGACACCAATTCCGATAATTTAGAATCGAAAATCATTGTGGCGCGTGATCCATATGGTGTCCGACCCTTATATGCGATGCATAAAAGAATTGAAACTACTCTTAATAGTACAGTTTTTTTGGAAACAACAAATAGTACAAATCTAATTGCGTTTGCATCTGAAATGAAAGTTTTGAAAAATTTTGCTACAAATGAATATAGCATAGTTCATTTTGAACCTGGTACATATTCAATATATAGTTTGCCGCCTAAAATTATTGCACAATGGAAACCAGAAATAAAAAATAAAGTATATCACTCGTATGGATTCAATTCGAACATGTTTCAAAATGAAAATGAAAAAGAAAATGAAGAAAAAGAAAAAGAAAAGGATTTTCAAATGGCGATAGACGGAATTCAAAAGCATTTGCTTCATGCTGTAAGAAAACGCGTTTTAATAACAGAACGCCCAATTGCGTGCCTTTTATCTGGTGGTCTAGATAGTAGTTTAATTACCGCGCTAGTCAATGAAGTCTATCAAGAAATTTCAGAGGGAAAACAGCTAGAAACATTTAGCATTGGTCTCGCGGATTCGGAGGATTTGAAATATGCTCGTATTGTGGCAGATCATTTGAAAACAAAGCATACAGAAATTGTTTTAACCGAGTCAGATTTTTTGCAGGCAATTCCGGAAGTTATTCAAGCGATTGAAAGTTATGATACCACAACAGTAAGAGCAAGCATTGGCAATTATTTACTCGGAAAATATATCAGTGAAAACAGTGATGCGAAGGTTATTTTTAACGGGGATGGTTCCGATGAATTGTGCGGTGGTTATTTGTATATGCATGCAGCACCAGATGCAGTCGAGTTTGACAAGGAATGCCGGCGTTTATTGAAGGATATTCATGCTTTTGATGTATTGCGTTCAGACAAGTGTATTTCGAGTCACGGTTTGGAACCACGAACACCGTTTTTAGACAGGTCGTGGGTACAATACTATCTTAGTATCCATCCTGCCTTGCGTTTTCATCCTGGAAATAATCAGTGTGAAAAATATCTTTTGCGAACTGCATTTAGCGAAAGATATTATTCTAGAGAATTATTGCCCACAAGTATTTTATGGCGAAAAAAAGAAGCCTTTTCGGACGGCGTCAGCAAAATGAATCGATCTCTGTATGAAATTATTCAGGATCATGTTAAAACTCTTCCATCTACTGTCCTTCAAGTATTGACTAATATAAGAGATGAAGTTAGACCAGATACGTTGGAAAAGAAATATTACCGACATCTTTTTGAAAGATTTTATCCATCCTTTGGAAATGTGGTTCCATATTTTTGGATGCCTCGCTATGTAGAGGCAACCGATGCAAGCGCTAGAACGCTACATTTATATAATTCACTCAATTAATTACCAAACATTTTTATTATATATTCAATATATAATTAATATTAATAATGGAGTACATAAACAAAGTTTTATATTTTATACAAAATCATGCATTTACACTATTTATTATATTCAGTTATCTTTCCTATATTGGACTTGCGATAGGTATTCAAATTATATCTCCTGAAAATTTATATCAATTGGATTATTATGCAAAAATATATATCTCTCTATTTTTATTGTATCGTTTCAACCCGTTTAATAAAATCACATTCAATAATTTAGATCGAAAAATCGCATTTAGTGCGGGAATATTTTTAATAACAACAACGATTATTGATGATATTGTTAAAAAATATCTAAAAGACGTAGTAAATTTTATTAATGTATAGAATTTTATAGTTTGCGCAGAGTTCGATTTTTGTACGACTTGGATCGTGTTGTATGCCGTATTTTATGTTTTAAAATAGGATAGGTCTTATTTTTGGCAAAAAAAGTCTGCAAATGAACCATTGTTTTTTTAGTAACAATTTTATCAATTTCATATTCCTCTTTTGTTTTTTTTGCAGATAAAAATTTGAATTGTGTCATAAAAGTAAGAACATAAGTTTTAAAGGATGTCTGTGTTGCGGTGGATATTAATAGCTGTTGTCCTATATCACTCTCTAAAAATCGGCGAATCATCATTTCAAAAGATAAATCATAAATATAAGGTCTTACTTTAATATAATACACATTATCGCCATGCATATTTGGATAATAACAATCATCTAGGAAACAAATATGTGCGTTTGTTGGAAGTCTAGTACATCGAAAAAAGTCATCCAGTGTTTTGTCATTTGTTGTTCTACCCATTTCAACTTGTTTCCCATTTACTTTGAATGCTGCAATAATTTGAGTAAATAATGGGTAGTTTATTTTTTTTTCAAAATAATCCTTGATAAGATGAACCCACACTCTAGGACCTTGATTATTTGTGTAAATCATGATACCGTCTAATTCTTGAACCATCATTTTATGTTTTAAATAATTCAAAATAGAATAAATATTAGGCCTGATAAATTCAGGATATAAATTTAAAATATCATAAAATTCTAGTGAATCTACAAACTCCATTTTCATTTCACCTTTAAAAAAACTATGGATGGCTTCCCAAAAAATACCGAATTCTACAAAATATCCTAATGTTTCATCCATATCAAATACCACAATTTTTACTTGATTATGCATATAGTTTTCTAATATATAAAATTTACGAAATAAAGTTATTTTCTTTAACAATAACAATTTTTAAAAAAAAATAAAAAATATTTACATAATATAAATATATGGAATTAACTAATTCTGATTATAAAAAAATATTAGAATTTTATAATCAAACTATACCTAGAAGCAGTCGTTTATTAAAAAAAGCCGCAGAAAAAATTCTCGCTGATAAATTATGCTCATGTATTAAAAAGGTTTCACCTCTAAATGATGAGCCTCGAAGCATTGGTATTTGTACAAAGAATATTTTTTTAAGACGAAATATGAAACGCGGCACCTTCAGTTGTAAGAAAAAGAGACAAATAAAAGGTATTAGAAAGACACAAAAAATACATTTCAATAAAAAAAAACAATAAAAAAAATAAAAAAATATTATTAAAAAATTATTTTAATTTATAATAATATTTACTTACACTTTTGAACATTGTATAAACCAATCACCAAAACGCCTCCAACAATACCGGTATAATCATTTATTAATTTTCGACAAGCTCTCCAAACATCTCTTTTATAAGATAATGCAAAAAAACCGACTGAACTTTCAACAGCATTCGGATCTAAATTCAATAATACCTTCATTTGACTTGGCAATGTATTTGCATTGAATGCAGTGTAAGCCCCATCGCTAGTTTGATATCCAGAAATTGTATTTCCTTGCAATGGGCTATTTTCATAAGTATTTGCATTAATTGTACCGTTATCTGGTACGCCTGAACTGAAATAAACATTGCCATATCTTCCATACAGCGCTACACCTAAATACAAGGTATCTGTTAATGGCTCATATACCTTATTAGTAATGGGTTTTCCAAAAACTTTTTCTATTTTAGCTTTTACTTGATTGAAAATCTTTACCATTGGATCTTTAATTTTTTGTTGATATTCTTTTTCATTGGTTGGTGGATTAACCGTCAATTCTCCACCCATATAGTTTTCTAATTTCAAGACAACCTCTTTCTTAAATTCTGAGTTTAGAACAGCCTCTAAAGCTTTTAAAACCGCCTCGTTCTCTTTTGCCGACAACAACATATTATATCTTACGCAAATAGTAATTATTTTACAAAGATAATAATTCATCTTAGAAAAAATAAAGTTATAATATTATTTTATAAAGTATAAAGATACAAATATAAGTATGAATATAAGTATGAAATTTCTTCCGCTTTTATTGACCGCAGTATCTCATGGCCAACCTGTTATCAAAAATATAAATATACCAGCTTGTAGAAATTGCAAGTATTATAAATTTGGTTACTTGGATACTAGTGGTTATATAAGCAAATGTGGAAAATTTGGAGAAAAAAACATCAATACAGGAGATATTTCTTTTGATTTTGCAAATGATTGCAGAAGAGATGAAGAAAAATGTGGAAAACAGGGAAAGTATTTTGAAAAAGACCCAAATTTAAACTTTCGACTGTTAAAATATACTATCGTTAATAACATACCAAGCCTACTTGTTGGGTTTTCTTTTTTTGGATTAATTGTAGGAACTTTCTATAAATAGAAAGTTTATATATTTAGAAATGTTGTCTTTGTGGAAGAAAAAGAAAAGAGAAATAATTGCGTTGAAACGAGGTTGCTTTAGAAAGTGTTGAAAAAGTTGTAATTTCTTGATGGATTAATTAAAATATATTGAGTCCGAATTTAGCGAAAGGAAATAAAGAATTGAAAAAATTATAATATAAATATATATTATAATGGGAGATAATTGGATTGGATGGGAAACAGATACAGCTGCAGTACTCAATCATCTAGATCTAGCACAATTTCCTGATATCAAGAATTTTACCGACGCTCAACTAAACGCTTTAATTGCACATAGATATGATGATATTGTTAGTACACTCATGAGTTCTGATTTAAATCAGAACGGGTACATTGCCACGTATTTGCATCCGCCCACCCCCCAAAGCGTATTTAACCTATTTAAAACCGTACAACGAAATGTCAGAGCATTAACAGGAAGAGGAGGAAGAGGAAGAAGAAAAACTAGAAGAGGAGGAAGAAGAAGGAAAACAGCAGGAAGAAGAAGAAAAACAGCAGGAAGAAGAAGAAAATCTAGAAGATAAATTACAGGCGGTTACATACTTTTTATTTCTAAATTCTAATTGTTTTTAGATATAAACAAAAGTCGCTCAATATTCAGAAAAAATGTACTCGTTGTAGAAGAAATGGTCGTATTGCATCAGGGTTGAATTTTAAAAAACTTCTCGATAGATTACTGCTTAAATACATATTCGTGTATAATAGTAGATGTTCTACCAACTATTATTTGCTCTACTCTTTTTTAGTGCAGTTGCACTCAATACAAATATAAATAAAAAACTGTGTGTCAATTGTCAATATTATTCTCTTGATAAAGATGCCAACCCCTTATATGCAAAGTGTCTTGCATTTCCTAAAAATGATAAAAATGAAATTGATTTTCTAGTTACAGGAAACAAAGGGAATCGCGATTTTTCATATTGTTCTACTGCAAGAGAGAACAATCTCTTCATGTGTGGTAAGGAAGGAAAAAAATACAGAAAAAAGTATAATCTTCATAGAGAAAAATAAAAATAAAAGAAAAATAAAAAGAATAAAAATTAAAAAGAAGAATACGTTTTATTTTGCTAGATGATCTAGTGCGGATAGTAAAACCTGTTCTTGATTGCTGAGTTTCTGAAAAATCAGGCACTCATCCATGTGAATATTATAATATTTTTTTGAAAAACTTTTGCATATGACATGTACGCCATTATTTTCTACTTTGATTTCCGAAACAATAGCACCATTGGTCAAATATAAATTCTCTGGATCTTTAATACTGATCCATCGAATAAAACTTCCAAATTTGATATCTTGCATTTCTTCCACGTAGATATAAGCTTTTAATTTTTTCATATATTCAATCAATGTTTCTTTGGGCAAATGTGTTTGTTTTAGAACTTCCAAATTTAGCTGTTTTATTTTTTGTGTCGTCATATTCATCAATTTACTATTCTCTTCATTGTCCAGCGCTTTTAATAACTCTTCAATGTCCATTATAACTAAATTCCTATTCTATAATCTAGTTATACAAGTTTTAATACTTTTCTTTTTATCTTATTTTACTATTTTGCTATTTTACTTTAAAAATTAGCTCCAAAGGCGCTACCGCCTAATGCTTCATTTGCAGCCATGGGTTCTTGAAATCCACCACCTCCACCTTGTTGCTGCGGCATTTGCATATTAGACATTGATTCCATTCCGGGGCTCGTGTTTCCAATTAGTGCGCTAGCATCATTGGCATTTACATAGGTAGAATTATAATCGGGGAGCTTTGGCTGGTTGTAAAGTGACTGAGTAATAGCCATTTGTTGCGAATTTTGCGATTGACTTATTGGCTGCACCATTTTTTCCGTGTTAGAATTAGAGTTAGACTTTGATTTAGCTGTTTGTTTCTTATTGACTTTACCATCCCATAACTCACCAATACGGTCGCATAAAATACTAACCTTTTCTCCCAGTTTTGTTTGCAAACTGAGTAAAATAACCAGAGCAATAATAATAATTTGAATAATATTTGTATCAGGATATTTTGCTCCACTCCATGTAGGAAGATATGTTACAAGTCGGTGAATAAAAAATATACCAAGAAACAAAATAAAAGTTTGTATTATAATTTCTGCTAAAATCTCTAAACTTCCTTTTTGATCATCTGCTTCGGGAACATATTTTTGCATAGCTTTATTCAAAATAACAATTGGTATTAAAGAAAGACTAGCAAATTGCATAATGTTCAATAATTCTGATTTTGTGGTATCATCGAAATTAAATACATATTTAAAAAATCCTGTATTTGATGAATCTGAAGTGTCCATATGTTTTATAAAAAGAAATTAAATATTGCTAAACCAAAGTCTTTATAAGATACTTATTCCGGAGGACGGAGGGTATTTTGAATGTTATTTATAATAATAGGAAAGGGCTCGAAAATATTAGTATTATTTAGTGGTTGTGGTCCCGCTGCTCCTGCTGCTTCCACTTCTTCTGTTGCTGCTTCCACTTCTTCTGCTCCTGCTTTCACTTCTTCTGCTCCTGCTTTCACTTCAACTTCTTTCACTTGAACTTCCACTGGTAAAACATCTATTTTTATAACACATATGTCGTCGCAATGTTTGGGTTGAAAACGGCTCAATACATGAACCTCGGTAATTTTATCTAGATGCATGTTCCATGGCTGCAACCATCGTCCCACTGCAAATTCGACAAGTTCCGCACTTGTTTTACTGGTGAATGAATTCATTTCCTCTACATTTTGTTTCAGAATCATATCCCACAATCCATCCGAGCCAATTACGACATGAACCTTATCATCTGGTTTAAAAGGAACCACCGTTACATCTGGAGCGAGTCCTGTGCGACCATTATGACCAAGTGCCTGGGTGCTTGCCAACTTGAGATGCGGTGGAAAGATAGCATACTTTGATGTAACTCCAACCATTTTTATTTCACTTACAATTTCAAAATTGCCTGAGTCTTCGTATGTTACTCCTTTTTTTTCTATTCGTTTGCGCTCTTTTTCATTTTCACAATTATGTTCTTCGGACAAGAAGACCAATTCACCATTTTTATATACCGCCGCTTGTGAATCACCACAATTGATAATGACAATGCGATCTGAATATACTTTTACCAAACACATTGTGGCGCCAGAACTATTAATATTTGTCACATATCCATATTCATTTACATACTGTGCCAAATTTTCCACAGGAGCAGCTGTACCAATAATCCCATCCAAGGTCTCTCGCGGTATAGCGCGAAGACAGTCTATACATTGATTTTTGCCATGTCCGTCTGCAACAAAGCCATATTTTCCGGATTCGCCAGTTTCGGCATCCACAAATGTTCCTGAAAATGTTTGATCCTGCCCCTTGTCCATTTGGCGAATAGACTCGTTAATAGTAATTGCGTGACTCATCTTTTAAAAAGCTTCCTTGATTTTGTTCTACTTTTTTTACATGCAACTTTAGCATTTCAATTTTTTTTGAAATGCTAAATATGAAAAGTGTTTTGCTATTGCAAAATACTGCATAAACATAAATATAAATATAAATATAAATATACAATATTATTATGGATTTAGTTTTAACCGCAAAAATTGTATTGGGTGCTTTTTCTGCGTCTTCCATAACAGCCTTTTTACTTTGTTATTTTAATAAGAGGCCTTTTTTCAATCCGAATCATAATACCGAACAATTTTATACTCATATTAAACAAGTTGCGCTTTCAAGTACTACAGTCGTCGCACAATCCATTATAGTTGGATCTTTCTTTGTTGGCACGCTTATGGACGATAAACCACATACAATCTATCAAAATTTGGATAATATGTTAAGATATTCTGTAATAGTCGAATTTTTCTATTATATTTATCATAGATGGGTTCATACAAAACAATATTATAAAATGATTCATTCTATGCATCATACAAATATAGAAGTTTATCCATTTGATACATTTTATATGACAAGAACAGATGCCTTTTTCCTGATTTCCTCTTTAAGCATACCATTATTTTTTGTAAAAATGAATTTTTTTGAGCACTTTTTTATTATTTATATTTACGGAACAGCTGCTTATTTGGAACATAGTGATCTCCTAGTTACACATCACAAGATTCATCATAAATTGCTATTCTGTAATTTTTGTATTGTAAATCCCATATTTGATATGGACACGTACAAGTAAGTATGATATCATATTTTTCATTTTTCATTTTTCATTTTTTATTTGATCTATAATATATAATGAAAGATATAATACAAATACCAGAAGATATTTTATATTTGGTTCATATAACAAAAGATGGATATAAAGATGAAAATGGAAATCTGATTTGGACTGAACTACAGGCAAGCGGAACAGATCAATATCCAGGTGTTTATTTTACATTAATCACAAAGGATAATCGTTTAACGGAAAAATTATTTTATGGTAAAAATATTTTAATATTTTCAAGAAATTTACTCAAGCAATTTGATTATCACATAAATGTTAGTGATAATAACGGATTTATAACAGAAAATAATACATATTTTCCATGGAATTTAGAACAGGCCGTAAAAAAAATAAAAGAAAATGCATCTTTACCCGAAAATGAAGATGAAGTTAATTACCATAGAATGAATGAAGCTGTATTTCATGATCCTGTTCCGATGGAATATTTATGTATGGACATATTGAATAAAGGCGGCAATCAGGTTTTACCTGATTATCCTATTGAAAATGATGTCAAACCCAATATGTCATTATTACCTTTTTATTGTTTTGCACAGCCAGAAGAAAATAATAGATTGACAAGTTCTCCCGAATTTTTCAAAAAAATTGCAGAATTTTGCGGTGTAGATCAAACCTTATCAAAAGATGAAATAATAGAAAAAATTCGAAAAAAAATGCCTTTTCTACAATCACATAGAGATAAACAAAATATACAAATGTTGAAAAATATATATAAACATTATGTTTATTCCCATAGAAAATTTAAAGCAGGATCGAAAAAAATAACAAAAAAAAATAAAAGGAGAATTCAATATAAAAAGAAAACTTATCGCCGTAGAAACCCTAATTATCGATTTAAAAAAAGGGCAATGTAGAAAGATAGAAAGGAAGAAATGTATTAATGCGTTCAACTTTAGGAAACAATATATATAAGAAATACAATGAGTGGTAATCGAGCAAATGCTGCTGCTAGAAATAGACGTGCCGGAGGTGGTCCCGAAATGCAACCTCCTATGCAACCTGGGCGAGGAATGGCAAGACCTGTTCAACAACAACAACAATACCAACAACAAATTCCTATGCCTGTGCCTCTGCCTAATGGCGTACCAACAGCGCCCAAGCAAATGACCATTCAAAATGCAGTTAGCTTAATAACCATTCGTCTTGGTCGAGTGGAAACGTTTATACAAAAGATGGAAAGTGAAAATCCCACACTAAATGAAGATTCTAGAATAGTGGAAGAAGGTGTTTTCAACAGTATTATTTCAAGATTAGATGCATTAGAACGTGGTCATAAATTATTGACTACAAAAACAGTAACAACAAATGTTGTGAATAGCGATTCTACTGATCAACTTTCTGAAGAGGTTCAAAGTATAAAGAATGACGTTGTCGAACTTAAGGGTTTATTATTGCAATTACAATCTTTTACAATGCAAACAAATCAGAAATTATTAGAATCTTTTGTTTTCTCGGGAAGAGAACAACAAAGTGGGCTTATGTTCATGAATGAAGACGAAGGTGAAGATGACGGCGAAGACGAAGACGAAGACGAAGAAGACCAAGAGGATTCGGAAACTGTTTTACCAGGAACAGAATCCATTCTCTTGAATCTCAAAGAGATTGTTCAAAAAGAACTTAATGAATAAAATTGAAACTACTATATTTTTCTTACTTAAAGACAAAAAATAAGAATACTGGAGATGACCCATTTTATGCTTTTATTTACCGTATTATTCGTATGTCGGGCCTTTTTCCAAATTCATCTACTAAATAAAGTAGTGAATAAAATTCATCTATCAAAAAATATTATACCTATTGTCAAATCAGAAAAAAGAATTGTTTGTCCCGATTTTAATGAACCAAATTGGGAAGAAGGAGAAATTCCATGGGACTTTCGGCCTGATAACAAAACCAATGTCAAAAAAGTTGGACCTAAAAAGCCAATTTATCCATCCGATTCTGTAAAAAGAATCGATTATATGTTTGCGGTAATACTTCAATAATAACAAATAACAAAATATGTATAAAGAAATTACACATATTTATATATTATATTATGAAATTGTCATTTTCAGATAAAAATAAAAAAGATATTTTTTCTTCTATTTTTCTCCTCATAAAATCATGTACCTCTGTTGTACATATCACATTTAGAACAGAAGAATTATACATACAAGGAATGGATAAATCCCATATTTGTCTTTTTGAAATTAAATTGCATTCTAGTTGGTTCGATTTGTATGAATCAGCTGGCGAGGAAATTAGTGTAAATGCACAAATTTTCTCTAATATTCTTTCCATGAACAAAGAACATCATTCGATTCATATATCTTATGAAACAGACTCGGACCAATGTAATATAGATTTTATTACAGAAGAAAATAAAGGGGATTTTAATACATCCTTTACGATTCCTTTGGTGGATATAGAACACATTTTATTAGATATACCCAGCGTTGAATATGATGCAGAATTTTCCATCTATGCGAAAAAAATGTCCGACATGTTATCACAGCTTCTTATTTTTGGAGAAATAATACACATTGATTGTAATGAAGAAACGATTGTACTTTGTTCAAAAGATATTAGTGGAGAAATGCAAGTTACTATACCAATGAACGATTTATCGGAATACGCCATTGGCGATTCTATCCATACTTCTTACAGTTTAACCTATTTATCAAAAATGTGCATGACTACCAAGTTATCCTCCGAAATTCAATTTGCCATCAGTGCAGAGTTTCCTATGAAAATTAAATATGATTTGGGGTCTGGAAGTCAAGTATTATTTTTTATAGCACCAAAGATAGAATAGTAAAGATAAAGATAAAACAAAATAATAAGTGAGTTTAAATGCTTAAAAACTAGTGTTAATTTTTATTAAGTATATGTTGAAATATATTATCGGATTTTGTATTTTTTGCATTGTTTTATTTATGTATCTTCATGTGCAATTTCATTTAAAAACAAGTAGTCATTTGGAAGTTTATGAGCTAGAAAATGGATCAAAAGATAAATTAGAAGAAGTTTGTCATTTACGGCAGCCGGTTATTATGAATTTTTTCAGTGATTCTCTTTCTCTTGCAAAACATTGTAAAAAACAATATATACTCGATAACTATTATGCTTTTGAAATCAAAATACGAAATACAAAAGAAGAAGACTACCATAATGAAATATATGTTCCATTGCGAGTGCTTTCTGCATTTAAACTATTTGATGAAGATAAGACTGGATCTTATATAACTGAGTCAAATAAAGAATTTATTCAAGAGGCGGGTCTTATAAAATTGTTTCAATCTGAAGATGATTTTATTCGTCCTAATTTAACAAGTCATTGTGAGTACGATTTTTGCACCGGATCGGAAAAATCTGTAACGCCATTTCGCTACGAAGTAAATTATCGAAATTATTTTTATGTTACATCCGGCGAAGTTGAAATAAAATTAGTCCCTCCAAAATATTCCAAGTATCTTCATTCTGTAGAGGATTACGATAATTTTGAATTTCGATCGCCTATAAATCCTTGGTCCGTTCAGGAATCATTTCAATCAGATTTTGATAAAATTAAATTTATGGATGTTTTATTGCCTGCAGGAAAAATGATTCATATTCCGGCTTACTGGTGGTATAGCATACGATATAAGCAAGACGCCACATTAGTCTCCTTTAAATATCAAACATATATGAATACTATCGCTATTTCTCCTCATATTGGTATGCGATTTTTGCAAATGCAAAATGTTCAACACAGGATTGTTAAAAAGTATGGACCAGATACAGAGTTTGGAGAGAAAATAGAAGAGAAAGTAGGAGAGAAAGTAGGAGAGAAAGTAGGTGAAACAGGTGTTACGAATATAGGTGAATTATCTAGTATTCCTCTTGAAAATGAATTACCTCCTTTACAACCGGCAACGCATCCACTAGAAGAAATATCTATTCCTTTAATTGTAAAAGAAGATTAAAAATTGATTACATATTAAAAAATAAATAATATGTAAAATAATAAAGCGCATGACACAATATAAGGTTCATATTGAGGACCGAAGTTATACAAAATGGAAATTCTTACACGCGACTAGTTTGGAAGAAATTGATTTACCAGATATTCACCCAGCTACAAGCAAAATGCTTACCGGCGATACATTTATTATGGAAAAAGACCGACCCGTTATTTTACATTCTACTATTCGAAATCAAATTCCTGCAGTTTTGATTTTGAAAGATCAAAAAACATATGGACGTGCAAAATTAGCAACAGGAAAACAGGGAAAATTATTATATAAATGCGCGCCAGATGACATGCGTTTGCCGACCTTTTTGGTTCCATATGAAATGAAACATGTCGGATTCTCCAAAGTATTTCATAATCAATATGTTACTATTAATTACGTAGAATGGCTAGACAAACATCCTACTGGTCAAATCTCCCAATTGATTGGTCCAGTGGATGTATTGGATAATTTTTATGAATATCAATTGTATTGTAAAAGCTTGAATACTTCCATTCAGAAATTTACAAGAGATGCATCAAAGGCTTTACTGCATGTATCACATGACTCTTTTATTGATACTATCTGTAAAAAACATCCAGAAATAGAGGACAGAACTTCTTGGTATATATTTTCCATAGATCCGCCAAAAAGTCTCGACTTTGATGATGCTTTTAGTATAAAACATCTGGAAAATAGTGATGGAGAAAAGCTTTTAAGTATCTACATTGCAAATGTCAGTATATGGCTAGATGCATTGAAATTATGGGATTCTTTTTCAAGAAGAATATCCACTATTTACTTGCCGGATAGAAAACGACCCATGTTGCCAACTATTTTATCCGATTGTTTATGCAGTTTGCAATCAGGATCAACGCGTTTTGCATTTGTTATGGATATTACTTTGAATGCAAATGCTGAAATTCAGGATATTAAATATGTTAATTGTAAAATTCGTGTGTCTAAAAACTTTTGTTACGAAGAAGATAGTTTATTAAAAGATAAAACGTATATTACACTGTTAGAAACAGGTAAATTGTTGTCAAAGAAGTATAAATATTTTAACGGTGTTTCAAAAAGCCATGATCTCGTTAGTTACTTGATGATTTTTATGAATTATCACACGGCTAAAGAGCTCTTTAAAATAAATTCTGGAATATTTAGAATGGCTATTTTAAAACATGATATTACAGTTCCGGATCATTTGCCAGAAGACGTACAAAATTTCATGAAAATATGGAACAGTGCGGCAGGTCATTATATTGATGCGAGTAAAATTGTAAAAGGCGGAACCATAAACCACGATTTATTGAATGTGGATGCTTATATTCATATTACTTCTCCTATTCGTCGGATTGTAGATTTATTGAATATTATAAAATTTCAACAAGTCTTTGGTCTTATTACTCTATCGCGCGAAGCTGGTGAATTTTACAATCGATGGTTATCTGAATTAGACTATATTAACACCACTATGCGATCTATAAGACGTATTCAAAATGACTGTTCTCTTTTAAACTATTGTGTAGAAACTCCTGGTATTATGGAAAAAGAATATGTTGGCTATGCATTTGATAAAATTGTGCGAAATGATGGGTTGTATCAATATATTATTTATTTGCCAGAATTAAAATTAACCTCTAGAGTAACCATTCGTGATGATTTTGACAACTTCGCTTCAAAGAAATATAAATTATATCTATTCCACGATGAGGAAAAATTTAAAAAGAAAATTCGTCTTCAGCTTTTATAAAATTTATGGATTTTGTTTGATAAATGCATTCATACTTAGGTACCCCTGTTTAGATGCTCCTGATTGATAATTGCATGTTTTTTTGGCTCCTTTTTTATTAAAGGTTACCCAATCCAAACCTTGATTATCCAACTTATCACAAATGCAAATAGCTTTTGCTGGATTATTAGGATCAACTGAACAAACTTTATTCATACAATTCATATTAGTCGCTTTTGGCGGACAACTTGTCATATGGTAACCCATTTTGGTAATAATTGGGCTAAAATCGGAAAAAATAATCTCTTGGCCGGATTTCGAAGTATATGGCTTGATTTTTTCGCAATCATTGTTACCAACACTATAATTTGTTCCTGTTACGACATCACACATACAGAAAGCTTTTGAATCGTCGTATGGTGTTGGAACGCACTTTGCCGCTGGACACAAACCAAATTTCATATTGCATTTCACCATTGCATTAGAATTATTATTAAACCAGGAAATTATCGCATAAATAATAAAAAGTACAAGGATAAATCCTAACGCGAAGAGCAACAAGTTTTTAAATGATATATTTTTTATTGCCATTATTATATATTATATATAAATATAAAATATAAAATATCTTCTATAAAGGTTTAAAAATATCTATATTACATATACTTTTTCATTAAAAAATATAAAACAATCAACAAGCCAATAATGCCTTTTGCAATCATATCCAATATATTTGTAATCAAATTTTTCTCTTCTTGTGGGAAAAGATAAACAATTCCATAAAATGACCAAATGATAATATAAACACCAAATATTAACATATTTACGTTACTATTTTTAACATAATTTTTAAAAATCAAATAAAACATGATGAAAAAGGGTATAAATCCTAAAATCATTGTCCAGGTATGAGATATATTCGTCATTTCTCCCAAATAGCCACATCCCAACATGATATAATTCAAAACGACAATAGAAGCAGTTGTACCGAACTTAACAACCGTATCAGAATTCATGGACAATAAATGAGATAAGGAAATCAACATCATTGGGGTCGTAAAAATCCAATCAGCATAACGAATCTGCGTTAAAGCTGTCCAATTAATATTTTGCTCAGAATTAATTCTTTGCATAAAAATATAATAATAAAATGCAGCTACTAGACAAATGGCTGTTTCTAAAGATAAGATAGTTCGAATTGTTTTGTTTGAAAAATTGAAAAATAGTAGATAGCGCAAAAGGTAATAATTGCACTAAAAATCAGAACAACAAATGTTCTCTTGAATGATTTTTTAATATTTGTTTTTGAAACATCCATATATATAATTTTATATTTTTAAATTTTTTAAGAAGTTTTATCAATAACGATTTCTTTGCTAACATTTCTAATAATTTTATTCATATTTTCTTCATCTTCCTCATCTGTAAAACCGCCCATAGATTGACTCACAATTTTCATATATTCTTCGCTGACAGTGGATTCTCCATTTTTATATTCTGGATTTTCTTCCTGCCATTCTGATATTTTCAATACATTTTTGTGTGCAATATGTTTGATAGCAAATTTCATTTTTTGTTTCTCATTGTCTTTTTCCCAGGTATCCATATCCTTCACATAAATAGTTTCTCTCTTCAAGTCGCTGCAATGAATCGGTCTTTTACAAATATCTAGGTCCTGCAAACCTTTGATAAATATTTTTGTGATGCCTTCGACATATCCCAAGCGACCGGTTGTTTCCAAATCTTTCAACTGTAATTGCAAAGATTTTACAAAATCCATAATATTTATCGCATCTTTGCATTTCTCGTGTAAAAAAAAATGTAAATTAAAGTGATTGTTTGTTGTATTGTTATTGGTAATATATTTTCCTTCTTTGGCTAGATCCATTAGTTTGTTATTTTGCTCCACTAGCATGCTCTTAAATTCTTGGTTTTGTTTCATCAATTCTTTGATCAATTCATTGTTATCAAACTTGATTTCGAATTCATCATTATCATGATGTTTTATGATCATTTGCATATTTTCTTCGATCTGAGATGGTGTATATTTTTTAATACATTTTTTTTTATGTTTCCATAAACCCGATTTATCCTTGTATTTTCGGCCACAGTCGTCACAACAATATTGACACAATTTCACATTTTGTTTGCATAAACCATCTTGCGATTTATCGCAAGAAATCGCAATTTCGGTTGCCAAAGGTTGCCGATTGGTTGCCAAAATCGCAAATTTGTGTTTTACGGTTGAAAGATGTTTCGCGAAGTCATATTTATTGGCCGTTGTATAGTCACAAAATTCGCAATGATTTTCTTTGCGACTTTTTGTCGCAAACTGGTTGCCAAAAGTTGCCATTAAGTTGCCAAGAGAAAATATTCTTAAATGCTTTTCAAAATTTATGTAAAAAATTACAGTCACAAATTTTTAAACTGTGAAAAATTTCTCAAAGCATTATGTAGCGGATGTCAATTTTGCATATTCCTTTTACTGAAAAAAAAGTACTGGACATTTTTTTGGACATTTTTTTTGTCCATTTTTCACTTGCCCAGTTTACTTTTGGAAGAAAAAACATGCATTATTTACACATGACTGAGAAACCAACTTGCAAAGTAATATTTCTGCAATGTTATCGAAATAGATACAAAACCCTGAAGTAGTTATTCTGTCATTTGTTCGTCAGTCACGGCTTTAAGTTACAAAAATTATATATATAAAGATTGATTTGTTGCAACGAATTTCAGAGTTTTTGTAGGAATCTCTTTTAGTTTCGAAAGAAGTTCCATATTTCCCATTTGCTCTGCCACTTTTTCTAATTCAGATGAAATATTGTTGATTTTTAGAATAGCTTTGACAAATTCGCCAAGGAAAATACCCTTTTCATGCTCCAAATTTTGCAAAATTCGCTTGCATTCTTGTGCTGATTCGGCTTCAAACCATTGTTCAATGTATTGTAGTAAATCGTAGTGCATAGAATAATCGACGCCTGTTTCTAGATAGTGTTCTAGTTCAAAGGTTTGATACTCGTCAAATAGCGATTTGATTTTTTTTATAATAGATTTTATTTTTTGGTCTTGCGTATTAGGTGTAATACTTACTAGATCATCCGCAACAGTTACATTTGTGAAACAGCTCAAAATAGTGGCAATCTGTGTAGAAGTTACATTATCAAACTCATTTGATTCTAACATTTTTGCAAAAGTTAAACAATGTACTTCGCGAATATGTGCTGCTATTTTACCTGGATTCAATAAATTGTATTCAACTGTTTTTTCGGTTGTTTCTTTTATTTCTTCATCTTCAATCCGTTTCCCAACAAATCCATTTTGTTCCAATTTTTTGAGAACAAGATGTATTTGGTTCAATAAATATCGATCAGTTCTATCATACTGATCTTGAATCTCATGTAACTCTGTTTTTTTTTCATTCAGCTTTATAATAGAAAGCTTGTCACGTTGTACAAATTTATTGTCTATTAAAATTTGTTGCAATTCCTTATCGATTTCTTTTCTCTTTTTATTTACTGCGCTCTTTTGTTGCATTTCTAAATCAATAAATCTCTGCAAAATCTCTTGCGGTGTGTTTAAATACTCTAGAGAAGATTCAACTTGTTGAACTTCTTTCTCAACCGCAGTATATTGCTGATAAATGCATCCCAGATGCTGCGAAATATCTTCTTGCGCCATGGATTTTTTGCAAAATTGTGTATAATCTTGGTCATTAATATGAATCAAATTTAGAAGCAAGTTGTAAGAGACCTTGAATTTTGATACAAGTTTTTGCGGCTTACCTTGCATCATTATCTTGTATTCGGTAAGTTCTACATTCCTGAATAAATTATTCAAATGAATGACGTGACCGACTGTATCAAGACCTCTGCGACCAGCGCGTCCAGATGCTTGCACAAATTCGTGAGGCAAAAGCATACGATTTGTTGAGCCGTCAAATTTTCTTACATCCGTAAAAATTACCGTCTTTGTAGGTGTATTAATACCCACTGCAATCGTCTCTGTTGCAAAGAGCAGTTTAATGTACCCTTTCATGAAAAGAATTTCGACAATTTCTCTGAAAATAGGAATTAATCCACTATGATGCATACCAATACCCTTTTCTAAAAGTCCGACCAGGGAAATATACTCGGGCAAATCCAAATACTCTTGAAAATTAGATAATTTAGATCGCAAAATTTCTTCGCATTCTCTTTTAATAGTATAACCTACTTTGGAATCATCTTCCAGTAAAGGTATAGTAACCTCTTTTGCAGCAATTTCAATCTGTTTCCTCGATAAAATAAAACAAACTGCTGGAAGCATATTATTTTCTACGAGATACTTACATAGCTGATTGATTACATGAGATCGCTTCACAAAAATCTGTTTTTGTTCCATTAATTGTAAATATTTTTTAACAAGATGATAATTGGGCTCATTAAATTCGCCTTTTGATGACTGTAACAAAATCGGTTTATTGATAACCTCTTTAATCTTTTTTTCCAAGTCTTTGTCTTTTATTGCCTTGAAAAGACCTTGATTTGTTGTAATAAAAGAGTAATGTGTTAAAGGAACCGGCCTAACATTCGATGAAGCCAAATAAACCTGTTTTCCAAAATTAGAATTGGTTCCGTGACGATTTTCAATCCAATGTGCAAATTTCTCCGGGCCATCTAGTGTGGCTGATAATAGAACCATTTGAATTTTTGGTGGAGTCATCATTAGACATTCTTCCCATACCTTGCCGCGTTCCGCATCATTGATGAAATGGATCTCATCGTGAATAATACATCCCAGCTCGTCTTCAAAATCCATTTCAAAAAGTAATAATGATTTATTTTCTGCACCAAGATTTTGATTTTGTTTCTTTCGATACAAAGTGTTTTGCAGAATTTCCGTGGTCATTAAAAGAACATTTGCATCAGGGTTAAACTTAATGTCTCCTGTAAGAACTCCAAAGGAAATATCGGGGTATTTTTGAGAAAATTCATAATACTTATTATTGGACAGCGCTTTAATGGGAGATGTATAGATAACACGCTTTCCCTTCTTAACAAAATAGTCAATTGCAAAATCGGCTGGCAGCGTCTTCCCAGAACCAGTTGGCGCACAAACAAGAACATCGTGTCCTTCCACAATCGCCTCGATGGCATATTTTTGAAAACTACTCAACGGAAAAGAGTATTTTTCAAAATAGTCTGCGTATGTTTTATCGCTTTCTTTTGGATAATCGTTTGAACAAAGTTTCACCATTTGTATTATACACGGAATAAGGCTTTAACTGAATTGTGTATAGTTTATAACATCAATTTTATTTGATCCTACTTATTCAAAAAGAGTATAATTCTATATTTATATTACTATTTAGATAGAATTAAAATAGTAATAAATATGCACGATACATCATTGAGATCTGGAAAAGCGTTTTCAGAAGCGTATGGATTTGAAAAAGGGTTGGTTGTTGATTTGGGGGGGAGAAATGTAAATGGTTCATTGCGTTCTTTTTTTGAAGAAAAAGGTATGAAATATGTCTGCGTTGATATGGAGTCGGATCCATCTGTTGATATAGTTATACCTCCAGGTGAAAAGTTACCATTTGAAGATGGATCAGTAGATTTAATAGTATCCACATCTTGTTTTGAACATGATCCATGTTTTTGGCTAACTTTTAAAGAGATGACTAGAATTATAAAAATGACAGGTTATATTTATATAAATGCTCCTACCTCGGGCCCATACCATTGTTATCCTGGTGACAATTGGAGATTTTACTCGGATGCGGGACAGGCATTGGCGTACTGGTCTGGCAAGCAAATATCAAATGAGCCCATTTATCCAGTAAAAGTTATAGAAACATTCAATATCTTAGGAGAAGTATGGAATGATTTTGTCTGTGTATGGAAAAGAGTAGATATCGAACATCTTGAAAAAGATATACTTATTCGTGATGAAATTATAAATAATGTCGGATTATTAGAAATGACAATAAATAATGATGGATTACAAACAAGAAAAAAGTGTTAATTTTATGGAGATCTAACTTGAGAAAATAATAATTATATTTATATCATAATTTTTTATAATTATTACATTTCAAATGCCGATTTTATAAATTCGTCAATCTTATTATTACATAATAACGATGTAAATTTATTTATTTTTTCATCATCCCAATACCACCATTTAATTTCTAACAATTTTTCTATTTGTTCTGGAGTAAATCTGTATTTAATAAATTTTGCTGGATTACCTCCAACTAAAGTATATGGTTCTACATTTTTAACAACATGACTGTTATTAGCGATTACAGCTCCATCACCAATAGTAATGCCGGACATAATTGTTACATTATCTCCAATCCATATATCATTACCAATAATTACATCACCTTTTGTTGATGGACATCCTATACCATTAAAGTTATTAAATATATTTTGATGTATATGACCAAATGGATATGTTGTAACCCAATAAGTATTATGATTACCACCTAAATATATATTTACATTTCCTGCGATTGAACAAAAATTTCCTATAATTAATTTTGCGTCATCATTTTTCCAATGTATTATCGGAGTTCCATATGTATATTTTCCAATTGACATTGTAAAATATATATATTATAATAATTAAAATTTTGACATATAATTAAAATCTTTATTAAATGTCGAATTATTTATCTTTTTTTCCACACTTCAAAGAAGTTATTGTAACAAGGTCCCCATCCACCAGATTCGGAATATTCTACATAAAAATTATTAGATTTTAAAATGTTATCAATAAAGTTTTTCTTTTCAATATCCCAATAATCATTTTCCATGATAATTAAATTAATATTATTTAATATTTCGGGCATATCCATCAAAATATAATAAAATGCTCCTTCGCAATCTAACACTAATGTATCAAAATTAATATTATATTTTGATACTAATTCATCATATGTAATAGTATTTACAGGAGAGTAACCGTCTAGTAAAGTATCACTTGCAATTGTATCCCAACCTCGCTGAATCAACTTGCGTTTTGATAACGCCGATGATTCTATGTGAAAATTCATATTATTTATATTTCGATTTTCGAGCAATTGATTTGCTATATTAATATCAGATTCTAATGTTACAAAATTATTACTGCAAAGAATGCTGGAAATAATCAAGGAATTTCTCCCAATATTTCCTCCAATCTCAAGTACTTTTTCATTTCCAGTTAGATACTTAACCGCCATTTTCTGTTCCGGTAATTCTTCATAAAAGTGACCATAATTTATTTTTAAGGTCGAATGTAAATGATTAATTTTATTATTAATAAAGTTTTCAACATCGGTTACAGTTATTTCATTTGTTATCGTATTTATTTGAACACAAAGAGTATCATCGTATTCTCTAGTATTTCCTTCATTATCTATTATAATTATTTTTTTTAATGTACCAAAGATAGGATCTGAAAAATAAGCAGCTCTTGAATTATCGCGAGACGGAATGGTAATAATTGAATTTTTCATCAACTGATTATAACATATTTCACTAACATCTATATTATTTTCAAACAATCCATATAAAATTTTCATTGTGTATAAATATAATATAATATAATACTTTAAATATAATACTTTAAATATAATACTTTAAATAAAAATGCTTATAATTATGTAATGACAACTCTTTCTAAAAAATATAAATTACTAGAAAGTCTAGGATCAGGATCTTTTTCATCCGTATTTTTGGGAGAAAGTGTTATAACAAAAAAACAGGTCGTCATTAAAATAGAAACAAAAAATTCGAATATGCTAAAGAGAGAAGCGCAAATATACGAATCTCTAAAAGGACATCCAGGAATTCCTAAAATAAAGTATTATGGTTCAACTGAAGAATACAATTTTTTAGTGCTTCCGTTTTTGGGTAACACATTGCATTCAACCATCTTTTCTCTCGAACAGGTTCCATTCCTCTTCAAAAAAATGACGGAGATTATAGAGTTTGTCCATTCAAAAGGATTTTTGCATCGTGATCTAAAACCGGATAATTTTTTATATGATAATAATACAATTTATCTGATCGATTTCGGTCTTTCAAAACAATATATAAATGAAAAAGGAGAGCATATTCCATTTAAAAAAGGAAAGAGCTTAATAGGAAGCGTTAATTTTTCCAGCGTGAATGTTCAGCAAGGGTTCGAGGCAAGCCGCCGCGATGACTTGGAATCGTTATTATATATATTAATATTTCTACTTAAAGAAAATTCGATTTCGTGGAATCACGATAGTGCGGTAGAGGTCCTTGACAAAAAGCTGGCATTTTCGGAACCACCTGTTGCAAATCTTTTATCGTATTGTAGAGGTCTGCAATTTGAAAAGAAACCAGATTATAATAAAATTGAATCGGTTATATAAAGAATAGAAATATGCAACATACTAAACATGTCAGAGACAAGTAATGTGTCATTTCAGCCGGGTGATATCGTAACAATTTTGGATAAGATTGGAGATCAATCATATCAAGGCAAAATGATTAGAAGAAATGTTGAATTGAAGATACCAAAGATACCGCAATATGGATTTGAGGTACAATATTTTGTAAAATTCGACAAGGCATCTTACAAATCCATTTTGCTTCAAGGTTGGCATATATATGCAAGTATGGTTGGACAGATAAAAAGATGTATCATAACCTCAATTTCTGATGAAGAGCTAAAGGTACAATTATATGATCCAGCAAATGGACATCTACCATTACAATATGATTATACAATAAAATATGAAAATATCGATAGTATTTTAATAAGCCCAAATGCTTTCACGATAACTAAGGTATAAAATTATTGTATGTTTATTATATATGTTTTTATTGTATTATTTTTTTATCGGAAGCTCAAATGTTTTTATAAATAAATATACAAATAAAATTACAAATATAAATGCAATTATAAATGAAAATACTGATACAAATATAATAACTACAGATACGAATATTATAAAAGTAAGTGAAGGTTATGATAATCGATATAATCAAACCTTAGAGAAAGAAAAAGAAAAAGAAAAAGAGAAATTATATCATATTGAAATTTCTTTTAAAAGAATGGCGCTTTTAAAAACATTGGAACATCCCACTATTTCTATTATAGAAAAACTAGATAAAATTAAGTATTATTCTTTTCTTTTTAATGAAACTATAAAATCGAATATGAAAATCGATACTAGAGAAGGCGGATTGTATAATGATTGGGATTTTGAAATGTAATAAGAAACAATATAAAGGCAATACACCTTGTAGTATATAGCAAAAATGTCTTGCGAACAAACGAGCGAAACACCTTCATCCGAGGTTCAATTGTTGGGACGAGTTAAGTGGTTTAATAATAAGGCAGGATATGGTTTCATATCTGTTACAGATGGTTCTCAGTCAGGAAATGAGATTTTTGTTCATCACTCCGGAATCAATGTAAGCCAAGAACAATATCGTTATTTGGTTCAGGGTGAATATGTGCAATTTTACCTAGATAATACGCCTGGAAAGGTACATGCCGTACAAGCAAAGAATGTCTCTGGTATCAATGGAGGCATGTTGATGTGCGAAACTCGCCGTGATTTTAAGCAGGGACGTTTTTCTTACAAGTCAGAAGAAGAACAACATTCCACTAGATCGGCGCCAAGAGAAAGAGTGCAAAGAGATCCAAGAAATAGAGGTCCAAGAGGCCCTAGAGGTGCAGGACCAAGATCTGACAAGGAATGGTCACTTGTAGGTCAAACGTAAAAATGTAATATCAAGATAAAAATTCTCATATGTTGATATTTAGATAAGTAAAATAGTTGCATTGATTTTGAATATATAGTGTATGGAAGAAAAGTTACGTTGTGCAAATGAAAGACTCCTAATTAAGGACAATTCAAATGAAGAAAAGGATCGCAATCTTATTTTTGTTTATTGTCCGCCCAAAGTAGGATCTACTTCTTTGGTATCTTCGCTTCGATTGTTCGCATGTGAAAAATATACTGTATTGCATTTACATAATGAAGATGTAGTAAAAACATTATATGATATTGATGTAAGCATAAATGATTTAATAAAGCACAATAGTTCTTTAGGAAAAAATATATATGTGATTGATATTTATCGTCTTCCCATTGAACACAAAATTTCTATTTTTTTTGAGAAATTGGAAAAGTTTCATTTCAACAATGTAGTGGAGAAAATTGAATCCTATCCTATTGAAAAATTGATCCATCGATTTAATATGATTATGCCCCATTTGGCAAATTATGATTATTTTAGAAATGAATATCATATTCCTTATCCACAAACATTTGATTTTGAAAAAAAATACGGTATTATTAAACATGGAAATATTCAATATATTAAATTGAGACTCTCTGATTCGGATACTTATTGGTCAGACATATTAAAAGATGTATTAAAAATACGAAATATCAGAATTGTTCGTGATTATGAAACATCGGAGAAATCGGTAAAAAACATTTTTAAACGATTTATTGAACAATATGTAGTGCCAGAAAATTTTTTAGAGGATATAAGAAATAATAGGGCATTTACTTATTATAATACGAAAGAAGAACAGAGTCAATATGTAGAGCGATGGAAAAAAAAGAGTACTAGTAGTGTTGTGTCCTATACAAAAGAAGAGTATATATTATATACAAATATTTCGAGAGAAAACAAATATATGAATGAAATTCAAAAGGATCATTACTTAGATAATGGATGCTATTGCCAAAAATGTATGGAACAAAGAATGCAAATAAGATCCAAAATATTGTGCGGAGAACAAGTATCGCTGAATATAAAACACGAGTCTATAAAACCTAGAAGACGGATGATAAGACAAATTATTTTAAAAAAACCGCCCAAGCCGACCGGTGTTATAGGTCTTAATATGATGAAAGGAATGCAATAAAACTTGTAAAAATTTTATAATATAATTTAATAATAATATGAAAAGAACAAAAAAATATAAGCGATTAAATAGAAGGAGGAGTAGAAAACAACGCGGAGGATCCCAAGCATTAATACGGGCGGTAGAAAATGGTAATTTCGAAGAAGTTAAAGATATTATCAGAAATTTGAATACAAGAAATAAAGAAGATGTCGCAAGGGTGATCAATGAAAGAAAACTTATTGATGAAAGAGACGGTGTAACTCCAATGATTTTCGCAACTCCAATGATTTTTGCAATCGCGCTTGGAAAACAAGATATTGCAAGTTTATTATTACAGAACGGCGGGACGCTTACAGAGATAGACCTTATTGACTTGTTGATGATTGCTTTAAGAGACTGTAATGAAGCGGCTGTCGTCGATACTATTGAGATATTTAAGGAAAGATTTGGCAGTGAATCTTTTGAAATGCGTATCAATGAAAAGTATGAACGTGGTTTTACTCCATTAGATACTTTTATTGCTTTTAGGGAGCCGGATATGGAGTACAATATTACGCAAAGACGTGCAAAGATTATTTCGAATATAATACTCATATTAATAATGAATGGAGCAATTGTTGAACAATCTGTTCCACCATCGGAAGAGGATTATAGTAGAATTTCTAAAATATGGGAAATAGCCATTATAGCAAGAAATGTAGCTTTAGTCAGCTTACTTACTGAAAGAGATTATGGAGTTGGCAAGGAGGTGTTTTCCTATGTACTTGATTCTTATGAAGATGATAAGGAGAATGTAGATGTAAAAAAAATTATAAGATTAATTGCGAGTAAATTATTTGAAAAGGGGTTAATTCCTAAAGCTTCGAGAGAAGCAACTAAGCGAGAAACACTCACATTACCAGAAGAAGATGTCCATCCTTATGATAACCCAGATTTTATAAATTATGAAGAAAGCGAAGACAGAGATGCAATACCAGGTGCATATCACCGCGAAGGAGTTGTACTTCGTGAAACGCTAAGAGCCATCCCGAATGCTGAGCCTGTTGTTGATGGTAATGTTCCATATAATGTTGCAGGGCGTGCTGTACTAGGAAGCGTATCTTATGGTCGTACTGATCATAATCAACAACCTATTCAAGAAGCAATACCTTTCGGGGGAAAAAGAAGAAGATAGATTGAAGTGATTCCGAAAGAATGACTTGAATAAAGAGGGTTTTTGCTCAACTTTTTTTAAAAGTTGTAGAGGAATGTTCCTGGGTGAGAAGAAAGGAAGAGGTTTTGCTCAACT